TCAACTACGAAATCAGAAGTTATTGTAACTAGTAAATGTTTATCTTTTAAACCGGAAAATAAGGTAACAGATGCTGCTGCAACTACGGAAGCATCCGCAACTACGGCTGCTACTACGGAAGCACCAGAAACTACTGCTGCTACTACGGTTGCTAATAAAGAAGCAAGTATTACTGGTACATGCAAACCATACAGTAAAACTAATACGGAAGCACCAGAAACTACGGATGCTGCTGCTACTACGACTGCTACTACGGAAGCACCAGAAACTACGGATGCTGCTGCTACTACGACTGCTACTAAAGAAGCATCTAAAGGTATTAGTGTTAACAATATATGTAGACCATATGATAATACATCTACAACTACGAAATCACAAGTTACTAAAATAAATAATAATAATAGATGCACCCCATATAAACCGGATGAATCTGTTCCTTCAACTACGAAATCAGAAGTTATTGTAACTAGTAAATGTTTATCTTTTAAACCGGAAAATAAGGTAACAGATGCTGCTGCAACTACGGAAGCACCAGAAACTACTGCTGCTACTACGGTTGCTACTAAAGAAGCAAGTATTACTGGTACATGCAAACCATACAGTAAAACTAATACGGAAGCACCAGAAACTACTGCTGCTACTACGGTTGCTACTAAAGAAGCAAGTATTACTCGTACATGTAAACCATACAGTAAAACTACAACGGAAGCACCAGAAACTACGGATGCTGCTGCTACTACGACTGCTACTAAAGAAGCATCTAAAGGTATTAGTGTTAATAATATATGTAGACCATATGATAATACATCTACAACTACGAAATCACAAGTTACTATAATAAATAATAATAATAGATGCAACCCATATAAACCGGATGAATCTGTTCCTACAACTACGAAATCAGAAGTTATTGTAACTAGTAAATGTTTATCTTTTAAACCGGAAAATAAGGTAACAGATGCTGCTGCAACTACGGAAGCATCCGCAACTACGGCTGCTGCTACGGAAGCACCAGCAACTACGGCTGCTGCTACGGTTGCTACTAAAGAAGCAAGTATTACACGTACATGTAAACCATACAGTAAAACTACAACGGAAGCACCAGAAACTACTGCTGCTACTACGGTTGCTAATACGACTGCTACTAAAGAAGCAAGTATTACTGGTACATGCAAACCATACAGTAAAACTAATACGGAAGCATCAGAAACTACGGATGCTGCTGCTACTACGACTGCTACTAAAGAAGCATCTAAAGGTATTAGTGTTAACAATATATGTAGACCATATGATAATACATCTACAACTACGAAATCACAAGTTACTAAAATAAATAATAATAATAGATGCACCCCATATAAACCGGATGAATCTGTTCCTTCAACTACGAAATCAGAAGTTATTGTAACTAGTAAATGTTTATCTTTTAAACCGGAAAATAAGGTAACAGATGCTGCTGCAACTACGGAAGCACCAGCAACTACGGCTGCTGCTACGGTTGCTACTAAAGAAGCAAGTATTACTCGTACATGTAAACCATACAGTAAAACTACAACGGAAGCACCAGAAACTACGGATGCTGCTGCTACTACGGTTGCTAATACGACTGCTACTAAAGAAGCAAGTATTACTGGTACATGCAAACCATACAGTAAAACTAATACGGAAGCACCAGAAACTACGGATGCTGCTGCTACTACGACTGCTACTAAAGAAGCATCTAAAGGTATTAGTGTTAACAATATATGTAGACCATATGATAATACAACTACAACTACGAAATCACAAGTTACTAAAATAAATAATAATAATAGATGCATCCCATATAAACCGGATGAATCTGTTCCTTCAACTACGAAATCAGAAGTTATTGTAACTAGTAAATGTTTATCTTTTAAACCGGAAACTAAAGTAACCGAATCCAATGTTAGTGTAACAGGTAAGTGTAGTCCTTATAAACTCAAATCATTGCCTACAACTAAACCAGATACAACTACGGAAGCACCAGCAACTACGGCTGCTGCTAATACGGATGCTGCTACTACGGTTGCTACTAAAGAAGCAAGTATTACTGGTACATGTAAACCATACAGTAAAACTATTACGGAAGCACCAGAAACTACGGATGCTGCTACTACGGTTGCTACTAAAGAAGCATCTAAAGGTATTAGTGTTAATAATATATGTAGACCATATGATAATACATCTACAACTACGAAATCACAAGTTACTAAAATAAATAATAATAATAGATGCAAACCATATAACCCTGATGAATCTGATCTTACAAATACAGAATCAGAAGTTATTGTAACTAGTAAATGTTTATCTTTTAACCCGGAAACTAAGGTAACAGAATCCCAGGTTAGTATAACAAGTAATTGTAGTCCTTATAAACTCAAATCATTGCCTACAACTAAACCAGATACAACTACGGAAGCACCAGCAACTACGGCTGCTGCTAATACGGATGCTGCTACTACGGTTGCTACTAAAGAAGCAAGTATTACTGGTACATGTAAACCATACAGTAAAACTATTACGGAAGCACCAGAAACTACGGATGCTGCTACTACGGTTGCTACTAAAGAAGCATCTAAAGGTATTAGTGTTAATAATATATGTAGACCATATGATAATACATCTACAACTACGAAATCACAAGTTACTAAAATAAATAATAATAATAGATGCAACCCATATAAACCGGATGAATCTGTTCCTACAACTACGAAATCAGAAGTTATTGTAACTAGTAAATGTTTATCTTTTAAACCGGAAAATAAGGTAACAGATGCTGCTGCAACTACGGAAGCACCAGAAACTACGGATGCTGCTACTACGGTTGCTACTAAAGAAGCAAGTATTACTGGTACATGCAAACCATACAGTAAAACTAATACGGAAGCATCAGAAACTACGGATGCTGCTGCTACTACGACTGCTACTAAAGAAGCATCTAAAGGTATTAGTGTTAACAATATATGTAGACCATATGATAATACATCTACAACTACGAAATCACAAGTTACTAAAATAAATAATAATAATAGATGCACCCCATATAAACCGGATGAATCTGTTCCTTCAACTACGAAATCAGAAGTTATTGTAACTAGTAAATGTTTATCTTTTAAACCGGAAAATAAGGTAACAGATGCTGCTGCAACTACGGAAGCACCAGCAACTACGGATGCTGCTACTACGGAAGCACCAGAAACTACGGATGCTGCTACTACGGTTACTACTAAAGAAGCAAGTATTACTGGTACATGCAAACCATACAGTAAAACTAATACGGAAGCACCAGAAACTACGGATGCTGCTGCTACTACGGTTGCTACTAAAGAAGCATCTAAAGGTATTAGTGTTAATAATATATGTAGACCATATGATAATACATCTACAACTACGAAATCACAAGTTACTAAAATAAATAATAATAATAGATGCAAACCATATAACCCTGATGAATCTGATCTTACAAATACAGAATCAGAAGTTATTGTAACTAGTAAATGTTTATCTTTTAACCCGGAAACTAAGGTAACAGATGCTGCTGCAACTACGGAAGCACCAGAAACTACGGATGCTGCTACTACGGTTGCTACTAAAGAAGCAAGTATTACTGGTACATGTAAACCATACAGTAAAACTACTACGGAATCACCAGAAACTACGGATGCTGCTGCTACTACGACTGCTACTAAAGAAGCATCTAAAGGTATTAGTGTTAACAATATATGTAGACCATATGATAATACATCTACAACTACGAAATCACAAGTTACTAAAATAAATAATAATAATAGATGCAACCCATATAAACCGGATGAATCTGTTCCTACAACTACGAAATCAGAAGTTATTGTAACTAGTAAATGTTTATCTTTTAAACCGGAAAATAAGGTATCAGAATCCCAGGTTAGTATAACAGGTAATTGTAGTCCTTATAAACTCAAATCATTGCCTACAACTAAACCAGATACAACTACGGAAGCACCAGCAACTACGGCTGCTGCTACTACTGTTGCTGCTACTACGGTTGCTGCTACTACGGTTGCAAATAAAGAAGCAAGTATTACTGGTACATGTAAACCATACAGTAAAACTACTACGGAATCACCAGAAACTACGGCTGCTACTACTAAAGAAGCAAGTATTACTGGTACATGCAAACCATTCAGTAAAACAAAAACAGACGCAAGTATTACTGGTACATGTAAACCATACAGTAAAACTACAACGGAGTCACCAGAAACTACGGCTGCTACTACTACGACTGCTACTAAAGAAGCATCTAAAGGTATTCGGGTTAACAATATATGTAGACCATATGATAATACATCTACAACTACAACTACGAAATCACAAGTGAATCAAATAAATAATAAGAGATGCTCACCATATAAACCTAATGATTATTATCCTAAAACTACAGAACCAGAAGTTATTGTAACAAGTAAATGTTTATCTTTTAAACCTAGCACAACGGATCCGGATAATAAAGAAACTACAGTTAGTGTAACTGACACATGTAGTCCTTATGAAATAAAGCCTCCTAAAACTACAGTTCCTAAAACTACAGAGGCTACAACTACAGAAGCTACAAATACAAAATCACCTATTAGTGTTAACAATATATGTAGGTCATATGAGAATACATCTACAACTACGAAATTACAAGTAAATACAATAAATAATAATAAATGTACACCATATAAACCAAATGAATCTGTTCCTAAAACTACAGAACCAGAAGTTATTGTTACAAGTAAATGTTTATCTTTTAAACCTAACACAACAGTTACGGATAATAAAGAAGCATCAGTTATTGTAACTGATACATGTAGTCCTTATCAAATAAAGCCTCCTAAAACTACAACTACAGTTCCAACAACTACAGTTCCTACAACTACAGTTCCTACAACTACAGAAGCTACAAATACAAAATCACCTATTAGTGTTAACAATAAATGTAGGGCATATGAGAATACATCTACAACTACGAAATTACAAGTGAATCAAATAAATAATAATAATAGATGCACACCATATAAACCAAATGAATCTGTTTCTAAAACTACAGAACCAGAAGTTATTGTTACAAGTAAATGTTTATCTTTTAAACCGGATAATAAAAAGACAGAAGCACCTATTAATGTAACTGATACGTGTAGTCCTTATGAAGTAAATCCTCCTACAACTACAAAGTCATTGCCTACAAAATCACCTATTAGTGTAACTGATACGTGTAGTCCTTATGAAGTAAAGCCACCAGCAACTACAGATGCTACAACTACAAAGCCATTGCCTACAAAATCACCTATTAGTGTAACTGATACGTGTAGTCCTTATGAAGTAAAGCCACCTGCAACTACAGATGCTACAACTACAGAGTCATTTCCTACAAAATCGCCGATTAGTATAACTGATGCGTGTAGTCCTTATGAAGTAAAGCCACCTGCAACTACAGAAGCTACAACTACAGAGTCATTGCCTACAAAATCGCCGATTAGTATAACTGATGTGTGTAGTCCTTATGAAGTAAAGCCACCTGCAACTACAGAAGCTACAACTACAGATGCTGCTACAACTACAGATGCTACTACAACTAAAAAATCACGAGTTAGTGTAACTGATGCGTGTAGTCCTTATGAAGTAAAGCCACCTGCAACTACAGATGCTACAACTACAGAGTCATTGCCTACAAAATCGCCGATTAGTATAACTGATGCGTGTAGTCCTTATGAAGTAAAGCCACCTGCAACTACAGATGCTGCTACAACTACAGATGCTGCTACAACTACAGATGCTACTACAACTAAAAAATCACGAGTTAGTGTAAATGATGCGTGTAGTCCTTATGAAGTAAAGCCACCTGCAACTACAGATGCTACAACTACAGAGTCATTGCCTACAAAATCGCCGATTAGTATAACTGATGCGTGTAGTCCTTATGAAGTAAAGCCACCTGCAACTACAGATGCTGCTACAACTACAGATGCTGCTACAACTACAGATGCTACTACAACTAAAAAATCACGAGTTAGTGTAAATGATGCGTGTAGTCCTTATGAAGTAAAACCACCTGCAACTACAGATGCTACAACTACAGAGTCATTGCCTACAAAATCGCCGATTAGTATAACTGATGCGTGTAGTCCTTATGAAGTAAAGCCACCTGCAACTACAGATGCTGCTACAACTACAGATGCTGCTACAACTACAGATGCTACTACAACTAAAAAATCACGAGTTAGTGTAAATGATGCGTGTAGTCCTTATGAAGTAAAGCCACCTGCAACTACAGATGCTACAACTACAGAGTCATTGCCTACAAAATCGCCGATTAGTATAACTGATGCGTGTAGTCCTTATGAAGTAAAGCCACCTGCAACTACAGATGCTGCTACAACTACAGATGCTGCTACAACTACAGATGCTACTACAACTAAAAAATCACGAGTTAGTGTAAATGATGCGTGTAGTCCTTATGAAGTAAAACCACCTGCAACTACAGATGCTACAACTACAGATGCTACAACTACAGATGCTACAACTACAGAGTCATTGCCTACGAAATCGCCGATTAGTATAACTGATGCGTGTAGTCCTTATGAAGTAAAGCCACCTGCAACTACAGAAGCTACAACTACAGAAGCTACAACTACAGATGCTACTACAACTAAAAAATCACGAGTTAGTGTAACTGATGCGTGTAGTCCTTATGAAGTAAAGCCACCTGCAACTACAGAAGCTACAACTACAGATGCTGCTACAACTAAAAAATCACGAGTTAGTGTAACTGATGCGTGTAGTCCTTATGAAGTAAAGCCACCTGCAACTACAGAATCTACAACTACAGATGCTGCTACAACTAAAAAATCACGAGTTAGTGTAACTGATACATGTAGTCCTTATGAAGTAAAGCCACCTACAACTACACAGTCATTACCAGCAGAAGCACCGGTTAGTGTAACTGATACGTGTAACCCATACAGTAAAACTACAACGGAAATACCTACTACTACAGATCCATCTACTAACCCAAAATCACCTACAACACCTTATAAGCCAAAATCACCTACAACACCTTATAACCCGCCCTCAATAACACCTTATAAGCCAAAATCACCTACAACACCTTATAACCCGCCCTCAATAACACCTTATAAGCCAAAATCACCTACACCTCCTTATAATCCAAAATCACCTATAACACCTTATAATCCAAAATCACCTATAACACCTTATAACCCACCCTCAATAACACCATATAAGCCTAAATCACCTACAACACCATATAAACCTAAATCACCTACAACCCCTTATAACCCACACTCAATAACACCCACTTCTAAACCATCATTAACAACCCCTTATAAACCTTCATCAACAACACAGTATAAGCCAACAAGACAAACTAGGTCATATACAACTGCTTCTAGTTATAAATTTTATAAAAATACGGAAGTATTTAATAAACCATATGATACAAAAATAAATTATGTTTATGTTAAATTAAAAGAATTAAGCGAATTTAAATGTAAAAGTGGTGATGCAAGTTATAATAAAAAGTTAAATTATGTAATAATGAAATTAAAAGAATATAACAAATTAAATAAAAAAGATGATATTTATCATAAAAAATTAGATTATGTTCTTGAAATGATAGAAAAAATGAATCCTCAAAAGAAAATTTTAGACGATTATCATACAAAACTAGATTATGTTCTAGAAATGTTCGGAAAATTACAATCATTAAATAGTACTGATGATTCTAAGAATGGAAAAATAAACTTTATTATTGAAAAATTACATCAGATTGAATTACCTAATTGTGAACAGTTTAATTATCATGAAAAATTAGACTATATATTACAAATTTTAAAACAATTAAAACCCCAGAATAATATTGATTCTCTATACCATAAAAAATTAGACTATGTTCTTACCTTAATAAAATAAATGTAATAATTTTATTTTGTTATATAAATGTAATGGTTCGTGTAAAACTAATTTTAATTGTATTATTATTACTTTTAATATGTTTTTTTGTAAAAAAATGTAATTCTATTAACAATAATATGGAGAATTTCTTTTCTTTAGAACAAGACGCTATAAATTTATATACGGGTTTCCCATCATCACAAGAAATTTATGATTTAGAAAAAAAAATTAGTAATTTAAAAAGGTCTCCAATATATAACATCACTTACAATGATATAGAAGAAAAATTAAAACTAATCTATGGTGAGGAACCTTTCTTATCTCAAACTACAATAGAAGAAGTACAAAACAATATAGACAGTTTAGTTTTAGATTTTAATAATATTAAATATGAGATTAATCATTATAATGTTATACTTAGTTCATTAGAGCAAAAGACCGGAACGTCAAAATTCCTGAACCCTATCGATACTAAAAAAAAGGAAATTAAAGAGGCCAAACTTAATTTAGTAGAAAAATTTCAAGAAATAAAAACTAAAGTTGACGAAATAGAAAAACAAAATCAGTCATATGTAGATAAATACACAAAAACTTTAGTAATCCATGTAAATAAATATAAGGAAGACTTAACCAAATCAAAAAAAGCTCTTGAAGATTTAATAAAAAAGTTAAATCTATTAGATCCAAATGATATAATTAAGTCACTTCCGTTGAAAAGATGGGCATATGACTACCAAAATAGAAAAACACTAATAGGTCAGTTTCCAACAAACCAATATTCACAAATTCTCGATAAAACTATAATTGAACTAAAAGCACTAATTGATAAGGCACCTGAAAAAGACTATTTGGTTAATACGGAATATACAGTGAAAGCACTAATGGGCATATATAAGAGCACAATTATAGCATTAGGCGATATGTTAACAGAATTAACATATTATTTATCAAATCCTACAGAAGTAATATACGATCCTGATAAGATTGGATTTATAGACAATAATAAACAAAATAGTCTTGTAGAAGCATTATATTTCTGGATGTCTTTAAAAATAGGCTCTCCAGAATATTTTGTTATAAATAAAATAAATAGTAACTGTAACCCTTATGTACTCCCAGAAACAACACAAGATAAAACTTACCCTTATAAAATAACCGGAAGTTGTAATGCTAAGGAATCAATTTCAAATACTCCAAATACAACAGTTCCCCCATCAAATACAACAGTTCCCCCATCAAATACAACAGTTCCCCCATCAAATACAACAGTTCCCCCATCAAATACAACAGTTCCCCCATCAAATACAACAGTTCCCCCATCAAATACAACAGTCCCTCAAACTACACCAACAAATTATAAATTATTATTTAATAGTATATTCACGCCAATAAGGGATGACATAAACCAAATCCAGAAGTCTTATAATAATTATCAATTTGTCTCGCCCACAACTACAAATAGTACTGTATCAGATTTAAAAAATGAAAAGGAAGAAGAAGAAGCAAAACATCAAGTTTTATTAAACAAAATAACAGAACTAGAATCAGCGTTAAAAAAAGAACTAGAAAAGGGAGAAGATTGGGATATTTCTATAATAAGTTCCTTAGAAGAAAGTTTAAATAACCAGACTGAAAAATTGGTAAAATTAGCTGAAATAAATAATATAACTGATTCAAATAATAAGTATGCGACAGAGTTAAATGCAATAAAAACAAAACTTCATGAGTCTCAAGAACTACTAAAATCTCAAACTAGTAAAGTAGAAGAATTACTTAAACAGCCTAAATCCCCAAAAACTGTTTCAGAAATTAATAGACTCAAAAAATCAATTATTAATGTAGAACAGTTAATAGAAACAGAGACGAGTTCACTTTCTAATACAGTTACAAAAACTAGAAACAAATATTACAAATCTAAAAATAAAACAATTTTACCCATTAAATCAAATAATCATCATGAAAAGTTAAATAATATAATAGAATCATTAAATAAACTTCATATTAAATCTATGGATAAGAAAATGTTTACTAAATTAAATAAAGACTATAATAATTTAAATAATTTAGATAAAAATCAATTATTAGGTCTCTTAACTTCCATTTTAGAAATAAAGGTAGAAAAAAATAATTCCAAAGATATAGAAAATATCGTTTCTTATACAAATAAACTTATAGAATCTAAATCTAATCTTAATAATTATAATAAAACCGGAAGAGAAATACTAATAATGGAAATATCTAAAGCATTAAGAAAGGGTACATTAACAAGAATTAGCGAGAAAGATAGAAAACTTCTTCTTTCTAATTTAAATTACGATAATAAATTATGGAAACAAATACTTAAATTAAATGATAAATATTCTGAACCAACATATAATAATAATGAAAAACATATTGATGGATTTTTCCATATACATCCAGATAACTGGTAAATTTAATTTATTTGATAATAAAATATTTTATAATAATATATGAAAATGAATATTAGAAAAATAATAATATTGTTTTTGGTATTTTTTATTTGTGTAATTTTACACAAATGTTATACACTTCATACTAATAACAGGGAAGATTTCTCCGATGCTGCTGCTGCCGCCGAGAAGGAAAAGGAAGCGTTTGATGCTTGGGATAATCTTTTTGCAGAGTTCACTGCCTCTCCCTTGTTCACCGAGACCGACACCGACGCCAACCTGAATCTATGGGCAGGCGATCTTTTTCCAGATTTTACAGTTCAGTTCAATGAGGTCATGCTTTTATTTACAGTCGCAAAAGATTTGTACGACGGTGTGGGGGACAACACGGGCTCGGCCGCTATGGTGCAATATATAGATGACCATAAAGCAAGTTGGGTGGGATGGACTGTAATTCATAAAACATCTAGATATACTATAAAAATAAATGAACAAGTTACCAAAAGTTCGGATGAGGAAGCCGTTTTAAAAGAAATAACAAATAAAATGCTGAAACCCGGCACGCCTACAGTAATAGAATTAGATGTCCATAAAGGAAAGTTAACAACAGCTCGTTCTAATTTAGATAGTATAATTAGTGACTTAGGTGATATTAAATTAAAGATTGATGCTGATGGTTTATTATATGAATTAGATGATATTAAAACATTATATGATACAGAACTTAGTAAAATAAAACAATTAAAGACTGGCATAACAGAACAAATTGCTACTATTGTAAGTGAGATGGCTGCTGCGCGCTTGCGCTCTTTGAAGTTATTCGGGGGTGATGTTGCTGGCACTGGTACTGGCACTGGTGCTGCCGCCGCGGAGGCGGCCGCGGAGGCGGCTCTTGCTGCTTTCGATAAACTTGAGGCAGACATAGATGCTGAAGGCTTGTTAACAACTAAAACATATGAAGATTGGGACTCCCAACTTTTTTCAGCTTTTACAGTTCGTAAAGAGAATGTCGTGCGTTTATATACAGTTGCAAAAAAATTGTACGCCGCGGTGACCGACACATCTAAAGTGGCTGACTTGACTTCTAAAGTGGCTGACTTGACTTCTAAAATAAATGAAATTAATGGTACTTGGGTTTACTTAACTGGTCTCGAAAAAACAGCTACATATACTATAAAAATAAATGAACAAGTTACCAAAAGTTCGGCGGCGGAAGCCGTTTTAGACGAAATAAAAACTAAAATGCAGAAATTGACCCCCCCCCCTACACTAATAGAATTAGATGGCCATCACGAAAAGTTAAAAGCAGCTGGATTAAATTTAGTTAGTATAAATAATGAATTAGGTGATATTAAATCAAGTATTAATGCTGATGGTTTATTATATGAATTAGATGAATTAGAAGAATTATATGAACAAGAACTTATTAAAATAAATCAATTAAATATGGACATACAAGGTCAAATTTATACTATTGTAACTGCTAAGTCTGGTATTAATGCTGGTACTAATCTAAGCCCACAATTAGCACAAATGAAGACTTTATTAGAAGGACAGTTAACTCCTATACTAACTAAAATAGACGAAATTAAGGAATCGCAATCAGATATTAAAGCAACTAAACTTAAAAGTATTAGTAATAACAAATTGGCTAAAGCAAGGGAAGAAACGGAGAGATTAAGAGTTAAAGCATTAGAAGTTACAAATGCAAGGGAAAAACATGATGCTTTAATAGAACAAATTGAAGGTTTAGAAGAATCTCTTAAGAATGAAATAGGGAAGGGTTCTGATGCTGATGTACGTGTAATAAAATCAGTCGGGAAAATGTTAACTAATCAGACCGATGAATTATCCGAGTTAAATAACAATAAATCTGATGATCCTAAATTAAAGGCACTACATGATAAGGTACATGAATCACACAATTTATTAAAATCTCAAACCAATCAGTTAACTAAGTTGCTTTCCCAACCTAAAACAGAAAACACTAGTATGGAAATAAATAAACTTAAAAATTCTATGTTAGCTGTCGAGAAAGTAATGGAAAACCAAACCATGAATATTTCCAATACGGTAAAAAAATCACAAAATAATGAACTAAGTAAGTTGGCTCTTATGGGTCAGATGACACCAATGTCTACCCAAATGCCAATGTTACCTATGTCTTATAGTTCAAATTCGAATATAGATAATAGTCATCATAATAAGTTAAATAGTATAATTGAATCTATAGAGAAATTAAATCCTAAAACAATGAATGATAAAGAATTTGAGCGTCTTAAACCCAGACTCAACCAATTAGATAATTTAGATAAAGAAAAATTATTAGGTTTACTTGATTCTACACTATCAGTGGATATTACTTCAGATAATTCAGAGGCTTTGCAAGACATTGTTTCCTATACTAAAAAATTAATAGCTTCTAAATCCAATCTAAATAGTTATAATACTAATGAAAATAATATACTTCTACAGGAATTTAAGACAGCTATAAGAAATAAAACACTAAGGAAACTAACAAAATATGATAGAGATATTCTTATGTCTACCCCTGATAGTCAATTATGGAAACAGATAATTTACTTAAATAAAAAGTATTCTGACCAAAATCCATATGATACAACCTATGTTCCAGGTTATGTCTATATGCCACCAGATAAATGGGAAACCCGTAGAGAAATACCAAAATGTATAAATGATAAAGCACCAATTTCTAGTCCAGCATTTGTGTTTGGTTCTGGTGTTCCAAGAAATGCACTTGAATTTGATAGTAAACTATTGCCAAGATTTAGTTATAGAGAAGAAGGTTCAGGTGTTTTTACTGATGATGAAAAATTTAACAAAGAATATACGAATTCTATTATGGAAGAAACTGATAGAGAACGTCTTGTATTAAGTACTTCGAATACAGATAAATATGTTGAAAAGGTTAGAACCCAACATTCTAAGAATCATCGTTTTGATGATTACAATTTATAAATAATTATATATTATTTTAAATAATTTTTATACTATTATATTATATTATGTCTATTAATGTTACACTTCTTGATAATGCTGAACCTAAACTTGAGGTGTCAGAAGTGCCTGAAGTACCCATTACCCTAGAACCAGAAGTGCCTGAAGTAGAAGACACCAATATTTTAAATTTATTAGATTTAGAAGAGGTTGATTTAACCCCTCCTTTATCTGAAACATGTGATCTTAGCGAAGAAAATCAATTATTAACAACTATTGTAGATATTTCAAGCAGTACAGAACCACATGAGGTAAAGGAAGACTTAGGCCTTGATATACCAGAGTTTAATTTAGATGAAGAAACTATAAATTTGGATGATTTAACTGTTACAAATGATGATGAAGAAGAAGAAAAAGAAAAAGACGAACTAGAGGGTGATTTTTCATTAGATTTGGATGATGATGTAAACGATGCTCTATTTGAAGATATAACAGAAAAGCCAGTATTTGTTTTTACACCAAGAACTGAACCAGAAGTTGAAGTAGAATCTTCTGATATAGAAGTTGAGTCATGTCCGAACTTTGTTGCATTATTAGATGAAAAAGAAGACACATCTATAAAATCTGGTGGTGGTAAAGATAATAAAATAGAAACTTTAGATTATTTGGAAACGGATAATTATTTGGATTATTTAGATAGTTATGGGAGATTTTTAAAGGAAAAAAATCAAAAGGGAAACTTAACTAAATTTACTTATGATGAATTAGATGGTAAATTGGTAAAAACCTCATTAACTAATGGAAAAAAAACAACTATAGTTCTACCAAAATATAGAAGGGTTAATGATATTTTAGACTTTATACATATCCAGATAAATGAAATTATTTATCGTCTAAAGAAAAAAAGAGATGATATAGAAGGAAATAATACTGATAATTTTGATGAACTAAAGGAAGAATATTTAAAATTAATAAAATACAAAAAAATTTGTTTAGAGTTTATTAGTAATAATAAGAATATAGATAATGAAATTATTCTTAAGAAAAAAATAGAAACAAAAAGGAATTTATTTATACTTAATGAAAAAATTAAAAGGGTGAATTTAACTACTAATAATATTGAAGAAAGAGAAAGTTTAATACGTGAATATATTGAGGAAAACAAACTTTTATCATTAGAACGAAAGATTAGAGAAAATAATAATTCTAATTTATTCTGGAATGATACAGATACACATAGTGTTTCCCTAAAATATGAGAAACTATTAGTTCAGGAGCCTATTGTTAAGAAGCAAGGTGAACCAGTTAAAAAGAAACTAATTAAAAAAATTAAAAAGAAAGAAGATAAAGACGCTAAGAAAGACGAGAAAAAAGACGAAGATAAAGACGAGAAACCGAAGAAGAAATTAAAAATAAAATTTAATCCATCTGTAAATGATACGGACCGAGACCCTGGCAGCAAAGACTGGGATGGTCCATACAAAGATACATCTTTAAGTTCAGGTAAAGGTAAACAGCAAATAAAGACAGAAGAAAAACTTACAACATTAGAACAGGCAAAAGAAGAATGTAATAAATTAGATGAATGCAAAGGTATTACATCTGATTCTAGTAAAGGCAAGATAAAGATAAGTTTAAGGACATCAGATAAACTTAAAAAATCTGAAGAGCAGAAATCATGGGTAAAAAAATAAAATGATATATAAATATAATGGAACTAAATAAATTCTTAAATGTAGACCTTTTTCTAATAATATTTATGTTATGTATTATATTCGTTTATTTTATCACAAAATCGCCAAAATTAGTTAAAAAAATATAAGTATATTTTATATGTTACAAAATTTAATTTCTATTATACTTGCATTAATATTAGCATTAAGTTTTCATACTTTAATCAGTAAAAGAAATTGTATAATTATAAATTAATTCGTTTTATTTTATAAAAAGATTTATTAAAAAATATATATGAGTAAATCTAGACCTATTAGTGATTTTATTGATAATGAAGATAAAAATTTGGTTGAGGGCATTTTGAATAATATTGACGCACCGGTTATAGAAACTAATATAGATGACACCCAAAAAGAAGAACAAATGAGAATGGAAGAGAATATGAATAGACAAATAGAAGAACAGCAGAGACTTGAACATGAATACGATGAGGAAGAAGAATATCATCACCAAGATCCAAACCAACAATATCATCACCAAGATCCAAACCAACAATATCATCAACAGCAATACCACCCACAGTATCAGCAACCACATCCTCCGGTTAAGAAAGAGGAACCACCAGCTGAGAAGAGTTTAATAGATAAAATATTAGAAAACCTAAAACCAGCAATAATTGTAATTATTTTATCTAGTTGTGTTTTTTCGAATGTTTCAACTAAATTTATAGAGAACATTTTGCCGGATAAAGAAATCTTTAACAAATATAATATAATTATTGTGTTGTTAATAAAATCGTTGTTGTCTGGTATTATCTTTTTTATTAGTAATTTACTCTTATAAAAAATTTGTTGTTTATATTTATGTATACCGAATTAAATAAAAATTTAATTTTCATTTTAGTTTTATTCTATTTACTGTTTAATGTATATATTAAGAAATACTATAACATAGTCATATTTGTTTTAATGTTTTCAGTTCTAAATAATTTTATTACTGATAAAATAACATTATTAATGGGTATATATTGCATAATTATAAGTATAAGTATAGTAAAACATTTTCATTTATTAGAGAATTTTGAATCAAATTCAGACACGCCTGCTAGAAAAACTACTACACCAAAAAAAAAAAAGAAAACAATTAAATCTATTTACAAGAATGTAATAGAAGAATTATCAGATAATTTGATATCTAAATATGTAGATAAAACTAAACAGGATAAGCCGACAGATATATCAACCCGAAAGGTAGATATGTCAGATTTAATACCAACCAAATCAGAACTAAGTTCATCAAAAATTAAAGGGATATCTTTAGATAAAGAGGAACTAAACAAACCGATTATTATTACTAATGATAATTTTATTATAGACGGACACCACCGTTGGTATATAAATAAATCAAAAAGCAAGGCATCTTCTGTAGAAGATAATGATACGAATTTTATCTCATGTACAATAATCAATTGTACAATTGACAAATTTTTAAAAAAAATCTCGCAATTTAAAAGGGACTATAATAGTAAAACCCTGGATAAATTTCAGATAGATAAAAACAAAATTAATTCAACTGCAAAAGCACTTTCAATTATTAAGAAGAATCTAAGTATTATAGAAAACTACAATAACGAATTGAATAAATTAAATATTATATAAATATAAATATGAATAAATGTCCGACTAATACTATTTGTATAAATAATATACATGTGATATATATTTCATTATTTTTGTTAGTAGGAATGTATTTATTTACTAATAACTATATTAAAGGTATATATAGAAGTAATAATGTTGATTCTATTAATGAATTAGAGGAAAGATTATTTAAAAAATTAAAGAAATCTAATAAGGATAATAAACAATTAGATATAGATATCGATATCGATTCCAAACTGCTCAGGGATGATTCGCGTATTATAAACCGAGATTTAGAAGTTTTACACAATCCATTGATGCCTCCTCTTAAAAGAGACCATCATTCTACTGGTAGTTATGTAGGTAGAATGCCTATTAATATGGAAACAAGGGGATCCGGTGGTGATTATCAGCAGGTAGGTGTTCTTCATAAAGTAACAAATAATAGTGATGAATTTACTGATCCTGGAAATAATGATAAAACGGTTATACTCCAGTTATTTGGAAAACCATTGTATAAAGGTGCAAACACCTGGAACTATTATATAATGGATAAAAATAATTTTAAAATACCATTAACAATTGGTAGTGATAATTGCTCTGATAACCAGAGAGGCTGTAAAGAAATTTATAATAACGATGAGATATCAATCGAACAATATAATGGTACATTTAAAGTCCAGATACTTAAATTTGATGCCCCAAAATATATCCCATATGTTTATTAATAGAGATTAAGTCGTATTTTTAAGAAAAAATTGTATAATTATATTATAATGAAACTATATTTATTATTATTATTAATAATTATTTATTTAATTATTGATTGTATAAAAACAGAGAAGATCGAAAACTTTTCAGTTAAAAAGGAAAAAAAGAAACACAAAAAGAAAGCAGTAACAAAGGAACAAAAGATAGATTCTGAAATAGTTATAAAAAAAACGAATAAATATAAATTGGTTTTTAAGGCAACCGAATTATTTATATGGGAACCTGAACCTATTGATAATTATTTTCCTTTAGGACAAATAGTAACTACAGAAAATACTAAACCAGAAACTATATCAGTTTTAGTAAAATTCAATAAAGAAAATAAACCAGTGGATTATACATTAAAAACTATGATAGATAAAAAATATGGAGTATGGGTTCCTAAAGGTAAAGAAAATATAAGGTTTTTATCTTATATAATAAGTAAAAATAAACCATCTCTAAATAGAGTTCAGGGTATTAGTAGTAAATTTACAGAAGAAACAGAAATAGAGGAATTAATAACGAAAATAAAGTTAAAATTGGATGATACAGAAATTAAAACTGAATTCTGGAAGATACATCATTCACCATTTTTCACAACAGATGATGAAGAAACCCATTATTATTTGCCAGAAACCAACATTAAACCTAATAAATTATTAAATGTAAAATCTACAAAAAAATATGATAAAATCTGGTCGAATCAAAAAAATAATAAAACGGTTAGTATATGGCGTCCTATTGCTGATGAAGATTATAGAATTTTAGGTGATATAATACTTAACAATAATACTGATCCAAATAATATAATTGAAACACCAACCGTTCATAAATCTAATTGCAAAGATGTCTTATATTTTGACCCTAAACCTCTATGTCATAAAACTAAAGATACAGAAGTATGTTTTTGGAAACCAAATACACATGATGGTTACACTACTACTGGAGATATAGTGACAACAGATAAAACAGAACCATCAAGTGATATGTTATCATCTATTCCATTAGAATATGTAGAAGAAAATAACAAAATTGTAAATAAATGGAGTAATAATAACATAAATTTGTGGTCGAATAATTATAGTTTATTTTCAAGTACTAAATACACTAAACCAACTGGTAAAACATATAACATTTGTAATAAATTTGTAGATTATGAGAGAGACCCTACCGATAAAACGGTTAGTGTTACGATTGAATTTATTCCTAAAAATATAGGACATCATATCGATTTAGAAAATAAAATAATAACAACTTTATCCAATAAATTAGATATAGAACCAAATAGAATCATGATTAATAATATTGATAAAATTAATCATAAAATCAATATAAGTATAAAAGAAAAAAGGATAGATTCTATAGACGAACCTACAGCAAAAGTTATAAGTGAATTAGTAGATATTATATATAAAAATAAAATTAAGATTCATGATAAAACACAGATAATTTTAATACTTGAAAATATCTTATTAGATGACCAAAAAGAAACTATTGCACTAGATAATAATTTATTCAAGGATTTCGTCGATAAGTCCTAGTTTAAGACAAGTTTTACTAGACCATGAGATATCCTTTTTAAGAATCTTTTCTAGTTTAGTCTCAGGAATATCTGTATATTTTTTATAAAGTTTAATAAGTTTATTGTTAAATGTTTTGATGTTTTTCATTTCATCTTCACATTCATTCATACGACCCCACAGACCACCACGTACCTGATGGATAAGCATATGAGAATTTTTAGTCATAAAACGCCTATCACCAACAATTGAAATAAGAGTTGCTGCACTACAAGCCTCGCCTTCAATAACTGTATAAACTGGAACCCTACAATTTAGAATATAATCTACAATAGCTAGAGCACTCCCTACTTCACCACCTTCACTGTTAATATACAAATAAATAGGGATAGGATCAATATTGTTAGTAGAAGCAATATATTCTGTTTTATTTGCAAGTGTTTCAAGTTCTACCCTTAGTCTAAGTGCTGAAAATTTATTGATATCATCATAAAAATAGATGCGGTTATTCATAGTATAGATATTTACCGTAACCTCATCCTCTTCCTCCTCCATCAAATTATTTTTTACACTAGACATCTTAGGTCTGTGTTTTGAAAAGGACATTTTATATATTACACCAGATTTGTTTAAATAATTTAATTTCCTTTTTATTTTATGTAGTATAATTGTTCCATTTAAAACTAAATAGATAATTATTATTAAATGAGTAAAGTGGATTGTTCAAAGGTATATGTGAAAACGTCTAGTTTTTCTATAAAGTCAAATGAATTTGATGGTGCTTTTGCCAATACTGATATAAAAAATGGAGAACTGGTGGAGATGGGCATTGTTAGGGTATTGGATAACTTTGATGGTATGAAAAATCCACACGTATTTACTTGGTCCGATGAAATTCCAAATAAAACTTGGGCTTTTACTTCCGGTTGTGCAACCTATTACAATACAGCTAAAAAAGGAAATGCTAATACAATTATGAAACGATTTTTTAAAGAAAATAGATTTGAAATATATGCTGTTAGAGATATTAAAAAAGATGAGGAACTTACTCATACCTATAAAAGTTTAGAATGGAGAGAAGTATTTTCTGAATTAAATACTATTCTTAATCAATAAAAAATATACTAACACTAACTACTATTATATAACTATACCTTGACATGAGGGTATGTATCCCACGATCCACTAATTCGTATCCTTTTAGGATTTACATCAGAGTTAATCGACCCTCCTTCCAGCTCCTTCAACTTACATTCATGTCTCCATTCTTCACCTTCTGGATTTTTTGAAACAGGCAGAGGGCCATTAATCTGTTCGTCTGATACATACTTACTAATATACCAGTATGTGTCCCAGTAGTAATATAGATTTATTGTATCATTTTGAACTTCCAATAGCCTATAAAGTGTCTTGTTTTTATCGGTTTTTTCGTTAATATATACAATTGCAGTAAATCCTACATCTGATTGTGGTTCATTACAGTATGAACTGTAGTAGTTGTTGTTTTTGTTGTTGTATAGTTCTATGCCTACGATTGTACCAAAGTGAGCTTCGGTCAGATGTTCGTATATGTCTTTTTTTGTAAATGTTCCTCTGCCTTTAACACAGATTTTGCGAGTCCAGGGTTCTTCTTCTTCTTCTTCTTCATCCATACAGATCAGCGTATTCCACGCTCCAAACAAATTAATAAAATTGGCAAACATGGTCGGGTGTAAGTCTTTGTATTGTGTCGGGTGTAAGTCTTTGTATTGTGTCGGGTGTAAGTCTTTGTATTGGGTTGGTTGGTTAATATCCTATTTAGAATTAATTTATATTCAATTTTTTTAGATTTATAAAATCTATCTATTTGTAGGTCTATAAAGTAAAATTATAGAAAAAAATCTATTCTACTACTACCTATTCTACTACTATTCTAATACTTCTATCCTATTAATTGTAGTAATCTTCATCATAATCTGGTGAATTTACCAGGTAGCCCCTCGACGATTCTGACATCCAGTTGAGGTCATCATCGTCCATCCAGGTTTTTTCTGTAACGCTATTCATGTTATTTGCCAAGAGTTTGATTTTGTGGTCAATGCGTTCCCACTCTTCTTTCATAAAGGTGAGGGTCTCATCTACTTCATACCTAATCTGGATAAGTTCGGCCTTAATCTCATTATGGATATTAGTCTTTGACTTGAGTTTCTTTGTTGGGGGTTCGTCTAGGTAGTCATCAAATGATGAAGACCTCTTGGTCTTCCTGTTACCCATGTATTTTGGTGCCTGTTCAGGCAATTCATCATCATCGTATACGTGTTGGTCGTCCCAATTCTGCATCTGCTCGCTGTATTCCTCGTAGATTTCATCGACAAAAGACTTATCGACGTCTTTCTGGTTCATAAACTGCCGCTCTTCTTCATACTTGGTCGGATAGTCGTGTTTTGTGTAGATTTCGAAAGGCTTGCTTCCATTGTAGCGCCCATATTCGCGGCGGGAATAGACGTTGTTTGTATCCATTTTTTCTGAGCGATTCTTCTTGATCATTGCGTCGCGCTTCTTCTTTTCTTGCTTCTTGAGGTAGTATTTGTCGCCCTTTGAATGGGACTTTGTTTTTGGGTTTGTTGTAGTCACGACAATAGAGTCGGACATGTTAAGGGATGCGAATGTAGACATAGTCATGATTGTTTTTTAGTTTGTTTTTGGTTTTAGTTGGTTTGTTTTTGTTGTTAAGATTGCTAGAAAGATTGTTTATAGTCGTTCGGTAAGGTTGTTGGTTGATGTGTTAATTGCTTATCAAGAAGAATATAAAATCAATTTTTTTTTTGTAAAAAAAAGTCAATAATTATAGAGGAAACCACGGTCTATTTACATAGTCTAATTCGTCCCATTGCTTACATTCCTTTTTATAGGGTATATTTGGTTTCGTGAAGTTATCTGTGATATTCATGGTATGAAGAGGTTCTATAGTGATAGATGGTTTTAGTGTATCGTAAGAGAATTCATGGTTATCATTAATGTTGTGTGCCATTAAGGGTTCATCTTGTTTGGCTGGTTTTCCATAAACAGGTTTGGGTAAATCATTTAAAAAATCTATTTTTACTTCAGGAGGTTTATATGTAAAGGGTTTATATTTATATTCATTGTTATTGTTATTGTTATTATTTTCAAATGGAGACTTTGTTTTTTTGGGTTCTACTATATTATAATCTGCAAGAAGAAGTTTGGTAATATGTACTATTAGAGTCTTAAGAATTTTGTATAAATCGCTAAAAAATATATATACAGGAGTTTTATCAAAATTAGTTATCATAATTATATAATTTTAAAATAAAATATATAATTATACATAATGGCAAGTAAATGGACTTATGGGGAAACTAGTTATTGGTCTGGAGATTGTAGAGGTAGTAAACAATCGCCAATAAATATTGATACTGAACTAATACAGCAGTGTCAGGATTTGTGTAATTTAAAAATTTCATATAAACCTTCTAAATGTTCTGTTGAATTTATTAAAAACAAAAATTTATCTTTACAGTATGATAAAGGTTCTGGAATTATATATAATAATGTTTACTATAAACTAAATGAAATTACTATACATACACCTAGTTTACATCAGATAGATGGAAACTATTATGATATGGAAATATGTTTGCTACATTCACTAACTGATCAGGTAGGAGAGAATGGGGGTATTATAGTTAGTGTTATGTTTAACGAAGGTAACTATTTTGGAGATACCGAAAATTTTATGAATCAGTTTATTAATGAAATTAAAATAGATAATAAAGAAATTGTTGAGGTTTCTGATGATTGGAACGCAGAAATGTTACTACCTAAAAAAAAATCATTTTTTGTTTATGAAGGTAGTTTACATTTCCCTCCTTGCACTCCAATGAAACATATAGTAATGGATACTATAGGTAATATTGGTCCAACCAATCTAGAAATACTACAAAAGAATCTAGGTAAAAATACAAGACCTATTAAAAGTATAGGAACAAGAGAAATTTTCTATAATTCTGGAAAAGTAACCGAACAAACAGATGAAAGGAAGGTAAATAAAAGTAGTGATAAATTCCTAAGATGTAAAAAAAAGGGAAAGAATGATATTAAACAAGAAAAAGAACCGGAAATAATTAAAGAACCCCCTATAGATACTGGGTTATCTTTGAGTACGAAGCAAATAGTTAAAAAAACATTTATACTAATAAACATAGTTACTATTTTTGTAATAGCAGTTTATCTTACAAAATATTTATTTAAACATGAAATAGCTCAGAGTCTTATAGTAGGTATTGTTGGTACAGAAAAATTAGGTAACCCTGATATCTTAAGTATATGGAGAAATGATGAACGTTGTTTTGTATAATATTATAATTGAACTCTATTGTATTCTTCTATTTTTTTACTATCTATATCCAATTGGTCAATAATTTTTAAATTATCAGAACTATCAAATGATTTAGGATTAAAACTATTATCAGTTACATTTAATAGTGGTTCTAGTTCTTCAAACACATTTTCGGTTTGATTGAGTGGATCATAGTGTGTTACTTCCTCTAACTTCGCACCAGCCATATTTCCAGGAACATCTACAACTTCATCTTCCTCATCTAATTCAGCGTCTAATTCAGCATCTAATTCAGCATCTAATTCAGCATCTAATTCAGCGTCTAATTCAGCATCTAATTCAGCATCTAATTCAGCATCTAATTCAGCGTCTATTTCTATACTATAATCATTACCGACTGTTTTTTCTTCTATATCTTTAATAATCATATTTTTGTGTTCCTGTAGTTTTGTGTGCATCATAACAAAACATACAGAAAGTAAAAGAGCTACTATAGGGTCATCAAGGCAAGTATATAGTATAACTCCAAGGCAAAGAATACGAACAAACATGTTATCAAAGAGGTCAATAATTGAATTATTAAGTTTCGGGATGAAATAGACGTTGAATACTATTATTAAAACAATAAGGACATTCTTTAAAAACCTATTTAAATCAGTCATATAATATTAAAGAATAAAAAAAGTTATAGAATATTTAGATAATTATATATAACAATAAGATAGTATGAAAATCGGAAGCAGAGGTTATTCGATTATTAAAGAAGACTATTCACCATCATTAATTAAATCAATTAGGGAAGAACTAACAGTAAAACCATATGTAAACACAGATTATGGGGCACCTCCACCGACATTTCCTATTTATGGTGAAAGCAAAAGGAAACTATATCTACCAAGATTTTATGGCATAAATAAAATAGGATTAACTGATAATATTCAATTGAATAATGCGACACCTATAGATATTAAATTTTCAAAATCACTAAGACCCAAACAGCTTCCGATTATTGATAAATATCTTGAAGAAGCTAAACGGATAGGAGGAGGTATCATATCAGTTCCTTGTGGTTATGGTAAAACCGTTCTAGCTTTGAAATTAATTGCTGAACTAAAGGTAAAGACACTTGTTATAGTACATAAAGAGTTCCTATTAAATCAGTGGAAAGAAAGGATAGAAGAGTTTCTTCCAGAGGCAAATGTGGGTAGAATTCAGGGTAATGTGATAAAAACAAAGGATAAGGATATTGTTATAGGGATGCTACAGAGTATTTCTATGAAGGACTACAAAGATGAAGTGTTTTCTGATTTTGGATTTGTTATTTATGATGAATGTCATCATCTGGGTGCTGAAGTATTTTCAAAGGCTCTTATTAAAACAAATTTTAAGTATCTTCTTGGGTTATCTGCAACTCCCAAAAGAGCAGATGGATTATCTAAGGTATTTGAATGGTATCTTGGTCCAATTGCTTATAGTATTAAACAAAGAGATGATACAAATGTAGATGTAAAGGTGATAGATTATTTTGAAGAAGATCCAACTTATTCTAAAATGTGTTTAAATATGAAACAGAAACCGAATCTACCGATTATGATTAATAATATTACTAATTATGAACCGAGAACTGACCTAATAGTAGATCAGGCATATAAATGTCTATTAGATGGTAGAAAAATTCTTATTCTAAGTGATAGGCGTGAACATCTAAAAACATTAAAGTATAAATTTGATAATTATCCAGATTCTACGTATACATGTGGGTTTTATTTGGGTGGTATGAAACAGAGGGATCTGGAAGAAACCGAACTATGTGATGTTATTCTTGGAACATTTTCTATGGCAAGTGAAGGGTTTGACTGCAAATATCCACTTAATACTATTATACTTGGTTCTCCTAAAAGTAATATTGAACAGGCCGTAGGTCGTATTCTTAGACAGGAAAAGGATAAGATTACAAAGGTACCATTGGTTATAGATATAAATGATAATTTTTCTATTTTTTCTAAACAGACAATTAAAAGAATCAAATTCTATAAAAAAAATAAATACAATATAGTCCGATATGATAAAGAGATGAATCAATTGGAAGAAATGTCAAATAAAAAAGAAAAAAAAGCATGTGATTTAGATTTTCTAGAAGACTAGAATAGTCTCGTGCCAGGTTCGAACTGGCGACCTTTCGCGTGTAAAGCGAACGTGATAACCGACTACACCAACGAGACTATTTCTCATAAATATTATAGACTGGTAGAGATTTTATCAGTGTTGTATTATATGTTTTCGATGGACAATTTTTTGAATAATAAATAAGCATATCTCCAAACATGTCAAATTGTTTACCAACATTACCAATACACCATTTATTATTCTTGTAAATTATAAGGAAGTGTTTTATACCTATTTGAGTTTTTAAAGACAAAGAAATTATAGTTTCTGCATTATATGAGCAACGTGGGACTGATGTATTTGGGCGAAATACAAATGTTCCGTTACAGTGATTCGATAACTGTTCTTCAGCATCGCTACGTCTAAGATTTTCCTGATACCAAGTGGTTATTCTACTTTCAATTATATCCTTTATACCAATCGGTATTTTTTTGTTTGATGAAAACATGATTGTTAATATTTATGTGTATATTAATTTAAATCAATTTTTTTATAAGTACATAATCTATATAGTAAAAAAAACCATTTTTTAAACGAATAAATAAGTTCTAATATTTTAATTAATTTATTAGTTTCAGATATATGAACACTCTGGGTGATGATGATGAAATTAGTACTCCTGTTAGAAATCTAAAGAATGACTATAAATATCCAGATTGGTATAACCTGAAAAAATTTATTTTCTATAAAAAAATTTACAAAAGATTAAAGGTTTTGGTAGAAATACATGGGGCATCTTCTAATTATTACAGTAAATTAGATAAATTTATTTTTGGTCCATCTATAGTTATATCTTGTTTATCTGGCATAGGATCATTTATGTCTACGTCTGAATTTATAGATAACAGGACCCAGAATATATTTGGTATATCTGTAGGTATTATGGCCTCTGTTGCTGCTCTTATACAATCTATTGGTAGTGCTACCAGATATAGTGCTAAGGAAGAATCACATAGAACAGCGGCAGAAGAATATAATAAACTAAGTGTTAAGGTAAAATTTGAAATGGAAATGCCGAATGAAGAGGATTTTCAGGACAAACTAGAGATTGCTATTTTAGATATTCAAAATAAATGTAAATATTTCTCTCCACAATTTATTGTAGATAAGCACACAAAACTAAAACTTACAGATAATGTTGTATATGATGATGATGAAATAAACTCACCTGACCCACAATTTACAAATGTTTAATTTAGTTTGATATATTTTTTTTCACTATAAAAATTATCATTAATATGGTATTCATCATTTTTTTTTATTATTAGTTTAATCTTTATAAATGTGTCTATATTTTGCACAATACTATCTTGTTTTATAGAATCTGTATCATTGAATTTTAGTAGAATATCTGAATATATACCTTTTATATTAAATTTATAGTCATTAAATTGTATTTCGCATCTAAGAAGAGTTGGGATAAAATGTAGTTTTCTTGTTGGGAATTTATCGTTATACCAACAATCTAATAGGTTGCGTTCGTTATTAAAAGATTTAGGTAACACTATTTTTTCTTTCTTTTTAAGAGGCCATATCATATATCGACCAGTTAATAGTTCTGTTTTACAAAAGAATAGTTCATTGTTTATTGATTTGTTTATAGATACATCACTTAGAATTAATTCTATTTTATATAAATCCATTTCTAGATTTTTAAATGCGCTATAGTACTTTAATTCTACATTAATATCTATTTTGTTATTTATAATTCGTTTACATAAATTATTTATATAGTGGCTGATAAAAATATATTCATCTACAAATCGAATAAGTTTTATATAGTCTGATAGTTTGTGTTGTTTTATATCTTCTATAATCCGTTTTATAAGTTTCTTTTCTATATTTGGAATAACTTTAATATCCTCAAACTTCAAATCTAATAATGGTTCAATATTATTAATAAAAATGTCTATATGATAGATTGATTTGATTCTATTATATACCTTTATATATTGTTCCAAAATATCACAATCTTCATATTTTTTTTTTAGAAATATTATAACCTTTTCTACTAAAGTAATAAAATTTTCATTATCAGTATAATTATATAGAAATTGATTTGCATATTTTATATTATCCAGGTTCTCTTCTTCTAACGTTTTATTAAATAAATCAATAACATAATCTAAATTTGTTCTAAAAAATAAAATTACTAATTCATCCTTAAAGTCTATATAATTATAAAATGTGTAAAGATTTTCTAATCTTACTTCATTTATATTAAACTCTTTATATTTAGTTATGTATGAATGTAAAGTATCTTCTAATGGATTACGATTTATAATGTAAAACTTAGAAGAATAGGTCTTAATTTCAGAAGTGAGTTGAATAAATCTATTTTTAAATTGAGATTTTATAACATAAACTATATTTTCTAAATCAATTGACGTTTTTTTAGAGTAGATATTGTTATTTATTGTTTTTATAATTTTATAGAAAATATTATTAAACACAATTGAATCCCAAGATTTTATAAGAAGTTTGTTGAGTTTATAGTCTTCGGTAATAATATCAAGTTCAGAGAATTTATAAAGTTCACTAAATAGATTAGTAAGAGTAATAGATTTTTTATAGAGATCCAAAAAATGTTCGAATAATAAATTAGTATAATTTGGATTAGTTTCTATTTCACAATGTTTATGTTTAAAATAATAATTTACTTCGTAATTAATAATTTTTTCAAATTCACAAGTACATATTTTTATAATAAATTCAGAATTACTATTACCCTTTAAAATATTAAAAAGATTCGTTTTAACATTTTGTTTTTGAATATCGTTATTATATGTTGTATTAAAAAATGTATGATGTATAACAGTATGTAAATATTTAACAAGTTTATTAGAAATAATCATTTCGTTGTTATAGTATTTATATTATAAATCAAATCATAGATTTAAGTATATACACTAAATTATACGTCAATACATTTAGTTTGAGTTATAGAACTATCATGATGATATTTACATTTTTTTTTGGGTTTAAAAACCTTTAAGCTAGGGAAATCATTTAATTTAGAATCATTGCAGACTTGTTTATTTTCTTTATTACATTTTAAAAAGGGATCTGGTTTAAAATCTTGAAGCAAATCCGTAAATCCAGTAGTGACCCCTACTATTTCATTATTCGGTTTATCAATTGGGAAATCGTTTGGTAGATTACTATATTCTTGTAGAATAAGGTCATTAATGTCTTTACTTTTATTGCGGTCATAGTTGAGTTGCATATCAGTGAATCTTGGGACATATGCCAACATGTCATTTACACTCGTTTCTGGTGGATTTAGAAAAGAGAATTCCATTATAAAATAAGGATATATTTAAATTTATATTAAAATTGAAATAATTTAAATAAATAAGTTGGAATACCTACATAGTCGCAAACATGCCAAAACTACTTATCAAGTACAACGAAGAGGCGGAACCAACACACGATGAATATTTTGATGAGAATGATATTGGATTTAGAACTAAAAATAGTGAATATATGAAAAATATGTTTACATTCTTTAGCACAATTGTTACAGAAATGAATGTTAGTATTACACCAGAAGGTATTAATATTTGTGCAATGGATATGGGACATATTTCTCTTATTAATAGTTTTATTCCTAAAAACTTGTTTAGTTCATATCAGTGTGATAGAAATTATGTAGTTGGTATTAATCTAAATATCATGGTTCGGATTCTAAACCATCTTAAGATAGACGACGAGTTGATCTTTATTTTTGGAAAGGACGACGAAATTAGTGATAGTATCGAATTGATTTTCGTCAATCAAAAATACGATAAATTCTATGAATTCAAGCTTATTAATATTGATAATGAAGAGTATGACGTTCACGAATTTGATGACACAGCTAAAATTTCTATGAGTTCTAGGTATTTTAACGATATTATTAAAGATTTTCAGGATATTGGTGAAAATCTTAGAATTAAGATTCTAAAGGATAAAGAAAAAATTAGTCTTAAAACAGATGGCGAAATGACCAGTCTAAAAATGATTCTTAACAATGATGAACTTGAGTTTGAAAATCTTAAGGATATTTGCCTAGATTTTAATCTAAAAAATATTAGTATGTTTAGTAAGGGGTATATGCTTCATAATACTATTAAAATAGAAATCGATAATGATGTCCCAGTTAAAATGAGATACAAGATTGGTGATGGTTATATTGACTATTACCTTGCACCAAAAATGGAAGATTAAAAAAATATAAATATAATTTATAATATTGTTGATATATATTATTTTTTAGTCTTAGTTCTTTCTAATTTTTGTTCTGTGATGCGAATATGTTTACTATTGTATACTTCTTTTACTCTTTTTTTATTTTTAGTATTATGTGATTTAGAACATCCTCCTTTACCTTTTTGTTTTATTCCATTAAGAAATTTTGGTTGAACACTAAAGTCTTCTTCCATAAAATTATACATTGTTGATAATTATATATTATAAATAATTATTTTCAATTTTATTATTAATAAAATTAATTAGAACCAAATGTATTCTCGTTACAGTATGTAATATATAAAAACCCATCGAAATCTTCTCTATTTTTATAACTTTCATATAATGACCTAATCGTTTGTGAGGTCATTGGGAGTGTTTTATCAACAAAAATAAATAGTGCTTCTTTATCAGTAAGTGAAATACGTTTCCTTATAACATAAATAAACTGCGCAACAGTCATATCATACGGAATTAAAAATTTCTGTTTATCAATATTATCTAATGTACACCCTTTATGTTTTTCAACAATAACCGGTATTTTATCTTCATACTTTAGTATTATTTTCGATGATTCCTCTTTCCTTTTTTGTAGAGAGAACTGTTTTTTAAAAGATACCATTATATAATAATATTATAATATAATAATATTTAAATCTATTTCCAATATATTTAACTTCCACAATTATGGCTACAAATATAAATAATTTCGGAATTTACAAAGGAATTATCCATTCTGCTTAATTCTTCAAATGTTACATCATGTATATGGAATTTTTTTCGTTCCATATCTAACAAATCCTTTAGGTCTAACAAATTATATTCTACCAAAAATTTTGTATAATTCTCAAGAACTTTATCTATAATCTCCTGAATAGACCCAAATTTACTGATATCTATAATATTATTATAACCCCATAAATATTTACATGAAATCTGAAAAGTAATCATTTATTATAAACTTTATTTTTATATTTAAATCAGATTTGTTTATACATATTAATGAAACTATTTGTTATATGTTCAATAATAATTTTTGTAATAGAAATATATGTATTATTATATCTTTGCAAAGAATATTTTAATACACGAAATATACAACATAACATTATCAACTATAATATTCGGGCTATAGAAGTTGAAGAAATACCACCTAATTATGAAACTTCTATTGATATTCCAAATTATATTGAATCAGAAGAAAATATTAATTTACAGTCGCCACCGCCATATTAATTTAATTTAATTTAATTTAATTTAATATATTTAAATAAAGATTATTTTTTATAATAGTTATAATGGACTCCTATTTTTTTGGGGTAATATTTATTTTAGTAGTATCAATATTATATGGGTTATGGATTTTTTGTGATCACTACTTTTTTATACCACAAAGAAACAATCGAATAAATAGAATCATTAATAATAATAATGTAGTAGAGATTCCTCCTACCTATGATGTAACTATAAACATGCCCTTTTATAATGGAAATGAAAGTCCTCCACCACCACCGTATTAATAGATATCACATTTATCCTGAGGTATATTCTTACTCCAACACTTTAAACGTTTAAAAAACACATAATAGATATATATTATTCCTAATAATGGTGTTATAAATCCTCCTAGCATAAAAAAGGTAATAAAAATAGATGTAGCTAGACAAATTTTTAGATAGAGTATGAATAACTTTATTGGAACAGGTCCAGCAGCTATTTTACCCACTTGGATAACAGACATAATCATACCAGATACTACGTTCCCTGCGAGGGTTAAAACCATTTACTATAATACTATATATTTTTTGATTTAATACAAAAAAAATTGATTTCTAAATATGTATTAGTTCTAATTACACACATCAAGAATCAATCACTATGGCGCAAGTTGCACAGAACACAATGAAATACTGGAAAAGAGGAAAAGCTATCATTAGACCACACCTTGAAATAGGCGATCTCTGGTCCTACGACCAAATCAAACAAAAGGTCGATACAATGAAACAAGAGATAGGTATACAAAATATTAATATCTATGAAAAAAATTCATATTGCTACGAATTAAATGGCTCATGGAACGTTGTGTTCGGATTTTTGATTAGGAGAGAAGACGGTACACTAATCGAGTATACATATATGGTGAGACGCGACCACCTTCTTAATAAGACATATTTCTGTCCATTTTACGTTGAAGGACATGGATATTGTAGCCTACCCAAGATGGAGTTTACTTTGAAGGATACTCCTCAAGAATTCAAGATTGTAGAAGATTATTTTAAGGAAAAATACAATGCTACAGAAATTTCGACCTTCCCAGCTTAGTAAATATTAATTATCTATATATTCTATATTTTTTATTTATATTGTAGTATAGTAATTAGGTATGGGATCTTCACCAAAACTAAAGGGTAAGGGTAAATTTAAATCAATGAAAGGAAAACTAAATAAACAATCTAAATTAATTAATAAGAAACATTCTAAAACAATAAAAAATAAACAGTCAAAATTTAATAGTATGTTAGAGAAATACCATCCTAAAATAAACAAAGTTATGAATAAAGTGTCTAATAAAGTTTCTATTAAAACCAAAAAGAATAGTAATGGTAGAATACAAGTAAATGTAACACCAGTTAGTAATAAAAAACCAACAGTAAATAGTTCTAATCAACAAATGACAGAAAGTAATGATGAATTTAGTGAAGACATTAATCTATTTTTAGAAACCCAGAAGTGTGATTTGTTTAATAAACTTAACATGCAAAGAAAATCAAGAAAACAATTAAAAAACACCTACCTAAAAAATAAAGATGGACTCAAGGATTACTACAATAAATATTTAGATTGTATCGATAAAAATTTAGAAACTGCTGAAAATAGACTTATGATGCTACGAGATCCTAAATTTAATGATGGGTTATCACCAAATCAAAAAAAATTAAATGAAATGAAATTGCGTAGAACTATACGTAAAAATAAAAAACTTCTACGCAAAATATGTACCAGAACCGAACCAATTTTTTGTGAAAAAACAGAAATACCAAATGAAAAGCTAAAACGTGGTAGAAGTGTCTGTCAGAAAAGGAGAATGTGTAAGGGATTAAATGTATCATTAGGAAATATACCAAGAGATTCTAAAATGTTTATTAAAGATATTACTAAAACTTTTTTAGGACCACTAATAAAAACAGTATCAAAATCTAAAAAAAATGGAATTAATTAAATGGGTATGCGTGTAAAGTAGTATTACAACTTTTATTTTTTATATTACTATTATCATTGACATCTGTTTTTGCAACCGTTTTATAAGTATCAAAAACATTAGAACCAACTACTTTAGTAGAAGGGCAACTTTCGTCTACATTATCAAGAAGTTGTGTGACAAGAGGTTTTTCCTTTGGGACCGTTTCCATAATTTCTGCTTCATTAAACCACCATCCATTTTCAGACGTTTTTAAATATGCTTCATCAATTGTTTGATATTCTGTAAAGGATTTCATTATATATATACAATTTATTTTATTTTATATGACTGTTGCGCAGTTTATTTAAGAATTAGTATTAAATATAGTTTATGATTAAAACCTTAGGTTTAGAAAAAAAATACATACCAACGTTTGTTAATAGTAATAGTAATAATAAAAATAAAAATAAAAATAAAATAATAGACCCTGAAATTTTACAGCAATTAATTGATTCAAAAAACAAAATAAATAAAGACAGATATAAAAAATATTGGGACAAAACAAAAAAATTTAGCAATATTTATGAATTGGTATATATACCAAATAAAAATAATAGAAAGCATAGTATATCTTACTATAAACCATTAAGTCGTTCTTATTTTAAATTATGTGAAATAATTACAGATTTTGACTTACTTTCTTCTAAAAAAAATTTGAATGTGTTGTGTTTGGCGGAAGGTCCTGGTGGATTTATGGAATCTGTTGTAAATTTTAGGAATAATTCAAATGATAATATTTATGGTATAACTCTAAAATCTTTTAACAAGGATATACCTGGTTGGAAAAAGGCAAAACAGTTTATTACAAGTAATAATATTCAAATAACATATGGTGTTGATGGTACGGGAAATTTGTATAATATAGATAACATCAAATATCTTAAGAGTTTTATAAAGGGGGAACTTGATTTTATTACAGCTGATGGCGGATTTGATTTTTCGATTGATTTTAATAGTCAGGAAGAATTAAGTTATAGAATAATATTTTCTGAAATAGTAAGTGCTCTATACTTACTAAAAAAGGGAGGTGATTTTGTATGCAAATTATTTGATATTCACTCGTTAATAACTGTAAAGTTTATTTTTATACTAACCAATCATTTTGATAATGTTTTTATAACAAAACCTTTTACGAGTAGATCAGCTAACTCAGAAAAATACTTAGTATGTAAGGGATTTACAGGTATAGATTCGAATTATATAGAATTACTTTTTCTCTATATACAAAATTGGGATGTTATGAAAAATTCATTGCTATCTTTTATAGATGTTCCAGAACATTTTATACGAAGACTATATATTTATAATAATATAACAACATTACACCAGATTAAAAATATTAATTATACATTGGATTTAATTGATAATAATATACAAAACAAAAAGGAGATAATAGAATACCAAACTTCAAAGGCAATTGACTGGTGTAATAGATATAATGTTAGAATAAACAACAAGAGCAAGTTCATGAATTTAAATGTTGATAAATATATATGGAATTATCAGTAAAAAATAGTTATCCAGTAGATAATAAAACAAATGTGCCTTATACTAAACGGGATTCTTCGCCTTTTACAGAAATTAGAGGACCAACAAAAAATGGTGGATTATATGGAGGAGAACATAGCAATAAACCATGGATGCCTATTTATGTTGAACCTACTTCTACTGGATTTATGGAAAATTTACGCTCAGCAAATCCTCCACCTGGTGCAATTAGTCAATTTGTTGGAACAACAAGACTCGGTAATAACTATACTGCTATGCCTGGTGTTGAATGGTACGTATCTAAAAAACCAGAATGTGGACCTCATAGTATAAAAGGTATCAAGGAGTAAATGTTTTGTTATTTATAAAATATTCTAATGCGTCTTGGACTTTATAAAATGAAAAATCTATAAAGGGTTGTTCTTTTTTTTTACCAATTAGTATAGTTATCCAGCCAAATGATTTTGCTGCTTTAAGATTTGTTTCACTATCATCAAAAAATATACACAAATCATCCTCTGTTATATTATTTAGTTCTATAAATTTAATGTATGAAGACTCCAAGGGTTTTAATGTATTAATATCTTTTGTAATCATTTTTTCAAAATGCTTCTCTATACCGATTCTTTTTAAAGAGAAATTACAGTGGCTTATATTTGAATTTGTATAGATTACTTTTTTATCTGGTAGAAAGGATAGTAATAGACCCAAATAGTCATTTTTTGTTAAGTATGAATGTTTAAAAGGAATATTTTTTGGTATATCGTATAGTGTGTAATCCAGATCAAAAATCCAGAATAACATGTCATTATTATTTAGTAAAAAATCTTCAAGTTATTTAAAAAATAGAACATAAATAATCTAATGTATTTTTATGTTAGTATAATTGTTTACTATATTTATGGGTTGTGTTATTTTTCATATATAACAATTAATGCAAAAAAAAAGACTATATACTCATTGGTCACTGAACCAAACGATATTGTTTAATAATAAAAATTGATTTAATTTCTTTTTTTGTATGAAAAGAACACACCAGCAACAACCAACTATGTTTTCCCCGAATGAACTTGACAGCTCTTCTCCACAGATGGAACAGCCTTCGGGTATCAAAACTGTTCTTAAACCCCATCAATTGACAGTGTTACATGCCGCGAGAAACCTAGAAGAAACGCGTTTAACCAAGGTTGTTAGACCAAATTATTCTTATGATATTAAATCATCTATTGGAGTTTTGTGTGATAAAGTTGGAAGTGGAAAAACACTGGAACTACTTTCGATTATAGAATCTAACCGGTCTCTCACAGAATATGAACCCCATAAATCCTTAAATATTTCAGATGAAATTACAGTTTCCTATACTTCTAATAAATCTAAAATATTCAAACCAGTTAATCTAATTGTAGTTCCGCACACTATTTTTAAACAGTGGGTAGAAGCCATCAAAACTCAAACGAATCTAACTCTTGTAGAAATATATAATAAAAAAACTATCGAAAAATTCGTAAAGGAACCTGAATTTTCCCTAAATCAGGATGTGATTCTTGTTTCATCCACCCAATATAGGAAATTTTATGATGCCTATGAAACCTACGAAAGAGCGTTTTCACAACTTAATAATACTACATTAATTTTGTCAAGAGTTGTTTTTGATGAAGCTAATATGATTAATATTAAAAGTTTGTCCATACCAAAGGTGTCTTTTAGTTGGTTTTTGACCTCATCCTGTGCTTCCCTCTATTATCCATTTGGTAAACAGTTCTATAGGTCTGAAATAACAGGTGACTTCGAACCCTGGGATAGGTATACTGATCTGGTTCGGTATCCAGCTCCATCTTTAAAAATTACGGGTATTGAAAATACGGGTTATATCAGAGATACGTTTGCTCGATTAAGCACTCATACAAGATCAACCACTGCAACTTACAATTACAATTACAATAATGTTCATAGCTACATTGAGGATTATGTCAATAAAATGTTTATTAAGAATAAAAATTCTTTTATCGAAGAATCGTTTAAACTGGAACAACCCAACGTAACCGATTTCATCCTTGAGAACCCAATTATTTATAACATGCTTACAAATATCGTAGATAGCAAAATTATTAGTATGATTAATGGTGGTGATATTAATTCTGCAATAGAATCACTAAACTGTAACAAAACAACAGATGATAATCTAATTACGACTGTGACAAAAACTCTAGAAACACAACTTCATAATCTAAATGTAGAACGTAATATGAAAGAGAATATTATCTATACTTCAGATGAATACAAAGCAACTGTTCTTGAAAAAATTAATGATAAAATAAAAGATGTTCAACACAAAATTAAGGTGCTAACCGAAAGAATTAACGAAAATGATATGTGTGCTATTTGTTACGATACAATTACAAATCATCAAACCATTGTTGATTGTTGTCATAATAGTTTCTGCTTTGCGTGTTTGACTACCTGGATGACCCAGTCAAATAAATGCCCTCACTGTAGGAAAAAAATTGGAAGCACCAATCTTACAGTTGTTACGGAAACTATAGAAGAAAAGGAAGTGGAAAAGGAAGAACCTCGACTTACAAAGATTGAAAAACTAAAACAGTTTCTTTTGGAACGCATCGAAGAAAAGCCAGACACAAAATTCCTTATCTTTTCAGAGTATTCAAATATCTTTATGGAAATATCAAGACTTCTGGTTGATATGGATATTAATTATAGGATTGTGAAGGGTCAGGTAAATAAAACTATTAGGGATTATAAAGAAGGTGATCTAAACTGTCTCCTTCTTAACACGACTCATTTTGGGAATGGACTTAATCTAGAAAATACCGATGATATTATTCTACTCCATTCACTCAACAAAGAAATGAATCATCAGGTAATTGGTCGGGCACAGAGACCAGGTAGGAAAACAAAACTTAACATTTGGAATCTAAAATATAAGAATGAGGTTTAGATAGAAGGAGATGTAAAATAGTATAGGCTGGAAATAGAAACGAATGTTTTATTTATAATAATCCATATAACTTACTAAATGATGGTGTTTATAATTCATATATTTGGATAATTCTAATTGAGTTCTAAAAAATATATAGATGTAATGCAATCATCGTGTAGGCACCAGTTATATTCAATATGAGGCATTTGTAGTGTTTTTAAAATGATATAGGAATTATGAATATGTATTTATGTAAATTGTAATTTCTATTATAGCTATTTTATAATAATGTTTCTTTATTTTTCTTAACCGACCCTTTTTTTCTTAACCGACCCGTTTTGTTTTTCTTAACCGACCCTTTTTTTTTCTTCCCAAAATGTGTTGTTTTGATACCCCTGGATAATTCTTCCCATTTTTTAATATCGGCATCTTTTGGGTGTCTGTCAAGTATTTTAGTGAGTAAATCATAAACACTTTTATTTTTGATTAGTTTATTAGAATTAACACCTGGGTGTTTGCCATTAAGAAGTGCAGTAATAAATTTGTATCCCCCATCAAATACAAATGTTAAAAAATTATTATAGTTGTCTTGACTATCTGCCCAGACACCCCCAGTTGGTCCATATTTAGAGACTTTGATAATTTTTTTTGCTAAATTGATATATTTAGTATCACGCTTACAATTATTTATTACGTTTTTGAGTTTTTTAATTAATGTATTTAGCATATTGGTTAATTCATCCTCTCTGTCCTTTCTTTTACCTGTTTTAACATTATTCCATTCAACCGAAGTATAATATATACGACCATCCAGAGCTTTATAAGGTTTCATTTTTGTTTGACGTATAATAGATAAATTATACATATGTATTTCATTCATAATTAATAACAGCTGACCTATGTCTTGTATATTTAAATCACAAGTTAATTGTCGATCCCTTTCCATACAATTTAAATATATAATTATTATATAAATCTATATTTTTTATTTTTGTAATAAAATTTCTTGGATGACTATAGTTTACTATAGGCATTCTAATTCTGATATTTAATATATTTTTATCAAACTGATGCATCAGTCTATCGGTGAATCCTTTAACAACAGAGTACGATGAACCAAAGAAATCTGGGTTAGAATTTTCGCTATAGCCTTCAGAGTTTGATATTAATTCTTCATGTTGTGTAAATATACATCCTGTACCTAGATATGTTAGATGGATATCTCTTTTTTGACAAATTAATGCCAGTGATAATGGTGAAAACAGATTATCTCTTATATTATCTACTAATTTGCCAGGTTTTTCAAGGTAGTCTATTGTTCCTATTTTTACTCCATTATATTCGCCATGTGTCCGGCCTATTAAGCTGACAATATGTGTAGGGTTTATTAATTTTATTTCAGTTTCTATTGCTTCTGTGTTATCTAGTCTTAATTTGCTTGTATAATATTCTAACTGTTGTTTTTTAATAATTTAACAAACATAGAACCAATCCAACCATTACTACCATAAACTAAATATTTCATTATAATATATGAATAAATTATTTATTTTATTATTATTTTAACGAAAAGTCTTTTATACCGATGATATTATTCTACTCCATTCACTCAACAAAGAAATGAATCATCAGGTAATTGGTCGGGCACAGAGACCAGGTAGGAAAACAAAACTTAACATTTGGAATCTAAAATATAAGAATGAGGTTTAGATAGAAGGAGATGTAAAATAGTATAGGCTGGAAATAGAAACCAGAAGACATTTACATACATAAATAGGCGTTTGCTTAGGAATTTACCTGTTGGAAATTCGGATGTCCCATAATTAACATTATATGGATTATTGCATTGGATGAAATAGTTTACTAGATAAAGAATGCTGTTCATAAACTGTCCACCCATACCAACACTTAGACAAATAGTATATCTATTTTTTTTTCCATAGATATTAAATAAAAAAGCAAACAGACAAAACAGAGCACAGAATAGAGCATGTGTACCTTCAATAACCCTACTCCAGTCATCTTTTACAATCATATATTCTCTATCAGCATAGGCGCCATATTCAGCATAAAAAATATAGGCCATTTTCCAGGGTAGAATATAGGATATATTATATTTTGAACTCCACACATGTTCATCTGTTGCTATAAGTGTTCTTGATATATTGTTAACATATTTATAGTGTGTGATAAAGGAAAATTCCCATAATCCTGTCAAGATTGTAAACATCATCCAATAATAGACACATTTATTCATACGAGTTAATGAAATGACATTTTTCCTAATAAAAAATGAAATAATAATAAAGATTCCTACTTCTATGCCAGCAATTTCAAGTCCAGTAAACATTTATAATAATAATAGTCATATCTTTAATTGTATTTAATAAAAAATTGATAATCATTTTAATTTATAATTTTATTAACCCATCATTATATCCATGAGTTTTTCTAACACAATGCTTCGTTCTATTATTTGTAGTGTTGATAATGCTTTTGTTAATGGTAAGTCAATAGATTATTTTAGATGCATCATTGACCAATTTAGCAAGAATGAATATAAAGAGTTTCTAGATGATTTCAAAGATAGTAATAAGGAAAGAATTAGTAGTTATGACCTACTTACTACAAATGGTTATTCAAAGTATCAACTATACAAAAATAATAATTATGAAGTAAATATGATTGAATGGGAGAAAAAAGCTAAAAGTAAAATTCATAACCATTCTCCAAATGGATGTGTACTTAAACTAATTGATGGTAGTCTTATTGAAGATAAGTTTATCTATCCAGAAAACTATAACACACAAACTTATAATCTTGAACCAATTAAACACACAGAAAGGAATGTAATTGTCCCTATCCATTCTTTCAATAAATCCAAAACTCATTCATATTATATGGAAGGATTTCACCAGATTACAAATATTAATAACGATAAATCTTATTCGTTGCACTTTTATTCACCGCCAGATTTCATTCCTAAAACTAACTAAGACATTTTACATAATTTATAAAACCAGTAATAATTTAGACACATAAACATTCCTTGTATATATGTAATAAATGAATCTATGTAATATATCTGATGGTAAAATAGATAGGTATTTAGAAGAACTCTGAAAGGAATATATAGAACAATAGTAGTTATGCTTGCAATTGTATACATAGGAACATTCTTTTTTTTTTTTAAATGTAGCAACCACGTCACATTTAATGGAACTGTTGTAATTTCGCTTAAATAATTTAGTGCTACATAATAATAATAATTAGGCAAAAGTGGGTACCAACTTTTATATAATATAGTTGATATCACCACTGTGTGATGGAATATCATTTGATTTTTTATTTTAGAATTATAATAGAGTAGATAAACAATATCAAACAGATTATAGACCACAGAATAATCTAGGATTAGATCATAGAAGTATACATTCAATATGTTACCTAATTTTAAGATACTACAAAATGCTAAAATAGAAGCATGGATGCTAGAAGTATAACAAACAATTTCTTTACCATTTTTTGTGATATTGTTATAAACAAAATTACTACATAAACAAGTAAATATAATCTGGTTTGTATATCTAAAATTATACAAGGATGTATACGCCACTAAAATTATAGGCGATATGTATATATTTAAAAAATTTAATATACTAATAACAAAAATACTATTATATATAATTTCTGCGAAACGTTCAGAAGCCATTATATAAATAATCAAAACTTATTTAAGTATTTTAATAGATATCATTTATAATGCAGATTTTCGTAAAAACACTAACCGGTAAAACTATTACGCTTGATATTGAACCAACAGATACTATAGAAAATGTTAAGTCTAAAATCCAGGATAAAGAGGGTATTCCACCAGATCAGCAGAGACTTATTTTTGCAGGAAAACAATTAGAAGATGGAAGGACTCTAAATGATTATAATATTCAGAAAGAGAGCACACTTCATCTTGTTCTAAGATTGCGAGGATAATATTTGTATATAGTATGTTTTTATTTTTGATTACAGTAGGATTAGATATTGCTATGATTGTAGGTTGGTGGACAACTAAACTTACTTTTAGGATAATTTATTACGGAGGGAGCTATATATTTACCTATTATAATAGCAATAGATTAATAGAATATAAAGCTTAAAAAAAATATGTATATAATGTCTATTAAAAATGTTGATATATGCTGTGGTTTAGCCTGGGGCGATGAAGCAAAGGGTAAAGTTGTAACTGAATTAATAAAGGAATACAACTATGACTGGGTGTGTAGGTGGTCTGGTGGAAGTAATGCGGGGCATACTATTTATTATAATAATATTAAATATAATACTAATGTGATACCGTCGGGTGTATTTTATGACAAAAAATGTTATATTGGTCCTCAATGTTTTATAAATTTGGAAGATTTAGATAATGAAATGAAATATATAGAAAATAGTGGATTTAGTATAGAGAATATCCGTGTATCTGGTAGGGTTCATATTATTACTAGTGATCACAAAAAAGAGGATGTGTTAAAATATAAAGGTTCTCAGGGATCTACTGGAAAAGGTATTGCACCATGTTCCAGAGATAAATATGGACGTACTGGTATTCGGTTAATGGATATTCTAGATACTTATGATTTTTCTGGATTAAAATGTTTTGATAAAAACAAGCATATTATGAATGAAGAATTGAGTGGTAATATATTGTGTGAAGGAGCACAGGGAATATGGTTAGATATAGATTATGGTAATTATCCATATGTTACTTCTTCAACGACCCTTCCATTTAGTGCCTGTTCGTTGGGGTTTTCACATCAAAAAATAAGAAATATATATGGAGCCGCTAAAATATATGATACACGTGTAGGGGTAGATCCTGACTTTGGTGATGAACTACTAAAAAATGAAACACTAAATAATATTGCTATTATCGGAAAAGAATTTGGAACAACTACTGGTAGAAAACGTAAAGTTAATTGGCTAAATCTATTAAAATTGGTAGATGCAATAAATATATCAGGCACAACTCATGTTATTATATCTAAAATAGATATTTTAAAGGAAATAGATACATACAAATTAATAGAAAATGAGATAAAAACCTTTTGTTCATTAGATGAGATAAAAAATCATATTGATAGTACTATAAAAGAAAGATGTGGATTTGTAAAAAATATTATTTATTCTGATAATCCAAAGCATATTAAATTCGAATAAGTAAAATTATAGTAATATAAATATTTATAATAATATATGGAATACGCCGATATAAATTCACTTTTATCTGGATTAGAATTAAATACAATTAAAAAAGAACAACCAAAGATAGAAAATATAGAAGATGAAGAAGAAATATTAAAAATAAAAAGAGAATCGAATAATCGTCTATGTTTTAGGGATATGGACCATCAAAAACATAATATCTTAATCCCTAATAAATTTAATAAAAAGGACGATGTAGACGAAAATAGTTTTGATAATACAAAAAAAATTAATAAGGAGTTAAATAATCGCATGTTTGATTTAAATTCAAACATAAAATTAAAACCTATAATGGATTTTTATCCAAAATCTTCTAGAATGGTTAACAAACTCGCCAAATCTAATAATTAGATTGTGCAAGCCATGGAATAGAAGATGCGCATTCATATGAAACTTCAGTTAGGGCAATGAGAACATAGTAGCCACCGGTTCTCCTACTTTCGGCGTCTATGCCAGAGGAGACTAATTTATTCATTTCTTCTAATACGATTTTTGATAAAATATTTTTTTCTTGTGGGTATAGATTAATTATATAATTTAATTGGTATTTGAAAATGTCATTATTGGGAACAATTTTACATTTTTGTTCCATATTTATCTGAACGCGGTAATTCCATATATCTTCTAGACATCGATATAATTTTTTAATATAACTAAAACTTAGATTTAGAAACCAATTTATGTTTGAACCAAATGATAGAATATTTAATGAATCTATTTTTTCAAAAACATTTAGTACCTTATTTCTAATAACTTGTTCTTCTGATAATTGCATTGGGGTTTCGATAATAGTGCTTATTTGTTTTTTTTCAATAAAAATAATTCTATTTTTTATAGATTTTATAGTTTTTTCAGAGATTGGTCTACGGTTATATGGATTTATATTCGAATTAGATAACAATTTTTTTAGTGATCTTATATCGAATCCATATCTAAAATTTTCATTATCAATATAACTATAAAAAAAAATAGGTTCTATTTCTATAAATTTATCAAGTGTAAAAAAATCCTCATCATTTACGCATTTTGTTGCATATTTCATTCTAAATTTATTCTGAACTAAGATAATAGTTTTTTCGTATTTTCTATAATAATCAATACTGTTATAGTGTTGTTTCAATCTTTCTAATAGAACTGGTTTTTTTCCAATCCAATTCATATTTAATGCCTTTAGTGTTTTTCTAATAGTATCAACATATATTCTTTGTTTATTTTTTAGTTTATAGTCTAAATCACTAGGTGTAAGTATTTCTTTATCATCTATCATTAAAATAATAGTATATATTTCTTTAAATTTATTAGAAATAGATTTAAATTAATTAATTAAATTGATTAAAAAAAAAAATTGATTTTCAAAATCTTCCAATGAAGAGAATACAAACACATAAACATGTCTCTCGTCAAAGGAAAGAACGTCTCTATGTCTGCTGTTACCGTCTCTGCCGCCAAGTCTCTTGACAATGGTGCTAAGTTGGTTTATGTAAATTACAACAAAGGTAGGTTTAATATTCAGACGCCTCCTATGGAGTTGGCTTGGGATGTAAACTGTTATAATGAGGGTCCTTATCCTAAATATAGTTGCGAAATTTCCTTCAAGGGTATGGATGAAGATACTAAGCAAGGTCGTGATCTTAAGGGATTCCACGATAAGATGGTAGAACTAGAAGAGAAACTTGTAGACGAAGGTGTAAAGAATGGTAGTGCTTGGTTTAAGCTTGCTAAGGGAAAGGTGAATAAGGATATTATTGGTTCTAAGTTTGGTCCTCTTGTCCGAGTTTCTAAGAACAAGGAAGGAGAACCAGATGGAAAGTGGCCTTCTACAATGAAGTTGAAGCTACAGTACAAGGATAATAAGTTTGGTTGCAAGTTGGTTGATACTGAAGGTGTGCCGATTGATATTAATAACACAGAAAGTGGTCAGGATATTGATGCTACCCTAGTCAAAGGTGCGAAGGTGAAATGTGTAATTCAATGTGTTGGTCTATGGATTGCCTCTGGTAATTATATGTGTCAGTGGCAACTAGTTAAGGCTGAAGTAGATGTTCCAGAAGGTATGGTTGGTGATGATTTCCTACCAGAAAGTGATGGTGAACTAGATGACGATGAGGAGGAACAAGCATCACCTAAGATGCTTGAAGATAGTGATGATGAGGAATAAATAGTTAGTTAGAATAATAAATAGATAAAATAAGTAGTATAAATATATTTTTTTTCTTATATTTCTATCGTATATTATTAACTACATGTATAACCTATAGATAAATTTAGTCGTATAATATAATTTTTTCCTAATGTTTACACCATATTTAGTAGTAGCATAAAAAATAATATATTAAAAAAAAAAATTGATTTTCAAAAACAACTTAAGATATTAAATACAATCATATAAAACCATGTCTCTCGTCAAAGGAAAGAACGTCTCTATGTCTGCTGTCTCTGTCTCTGCTGCCAAGTCTCTTGACAATGGTGCAAAGCTAGTTTATGTAAATTACAACAAAGGTAGGTTTAATATTCAGACACCTCCTATGGAGTTGGCTTGGGATGTAAACTGTTATGACGAAGGTCCTTATCCTAAATATAGTTGCGAGGTTTCATTCAAGGGTATGGATGAAGATACTAAACAGGGTCGTGAACTCAAGGGGTTCCACGATAAGATGCTAGAACTAGAAAATAAACTTATTGATGAAGGTGTAAAGAATGGTAGTGCTTGGTTTAAACTTGCTAAGGGTAAGGTGAATAAGGATGTTATTAGTTCCAAGTTTAATCCTCTTATCCGAGTTTCTAAGAATAAGGAAGGTGAACCAGATGGAAAGTGGCCTTCTACTATGAGGTTGAAACTACAATACAAGGATGATAAGTTTGGTTGCAAACTCTATGATACTGAGGGTGACCAGTTTCTCATCAATAACCCTGAGAGTACTCATAAGATTGATAGTATCCTATTGAAGGGTTCTACAACAAAATGTGTTATTCAGTGTGTTGGGCTATGGATTGCCTCAGGAAACTATATGTGTCAGTGGCAACTAGTTAAGGCTGAAGTTGAAATTCCAGAAGGAATGGTTGGTGATGATTTCCTACCTGATACAGATGACGAGGATGAAGATGACAGTGGCGATGTCGAAGAAGTTGATCCTAAGATGCTTGAGGATAGTGAAGATGAAGAAGTAGAAACTCCTGATCCAGCTCCAGAAGTTGTAGACGAACCAGAAAAGACAGAAGAACCAGAAGAGACAGACGAACCTAAGGCAAAACCGACTGTTCTTAAGAGGAAGAAGAAGGTTTCAGCAAAGAAGACAGATGCTTAATACGAGTATCATAGATTAGAATAGTTTTAGGGTTATAGATATATATATTTTTTTTCCTTTTTTTTAAAATTGATTTTATTTATTTATTTGTAAATAAATACACATCAATATTATCATACACAATCATGACTAAGGGTGAAATTCACATTATTATGGGGTGTATGTTTTCGGGGAAGAGTTCAGAACTTATGAAAGTTATAGGCAAATATAAACTTCTAAAAAAGAAAATACTAGCAATCAATCATATTTATGATACGCGATATGGTAGTGAAAAAATTATTACACATGATAAGAAGGAGGAAGAATGTATACAGATAGAAAAACTAAATAGTATTACTGATAGTCAAGAATATATTGATGCTGAAATTCTTATTATAGAGGAAGGTCATTTCTTTGTAGACCTATATGAATTTGTATCTAATGCTTGTGATAGTAAAAAGAAGGTGTATGTAGCTGGATTGAGTGGAGATTTTCAACTAAATCCTATAGGAGATATTCTAAAACTTATTCCGATTTGTGATACTGTTAAAAAGTTGACTGCATTATGTCTTAAATGTGGAGATGGTACAGAAGCTATCTTTTCTAAAAGAATAGAAAAAAATGAGAATCAGATTTTGGTTGGTAGTGATGAATATATTCCGGTTTGTAGACATCATTTTCATAACGACAAGTAATAATATTTGTAAAATATAAAGATTTAAAAGAAGAACGCTATTTTTTATTTAATGGAAAATAATAATAATAAAAAAATACAAAAGAAAAGAGGAAGAAAACCTAAGATAATAAAGAATGATGCTAACAAAAATAAGGAAGATATAAAAAAGAATGAGAAAATTATTTTACATTTGAATATTACTGAAGAAGATCTTAAGTCAGATGAAGTTCTACCGAATGAATCGAATGTTGTTTACCATAAGTATAAAGAGAATGAACCTAAAAAAGATAACAAGGATTATATTAATTATATCAACAAAATAATTGAAGACAGGAATTCGATTTCTACATCAGAAAATAGTTTATTTCTTGAATATAACAATGCAAATAAAACAAAGGTGTGGCCGACTAAAACAAATATAGACTGTCTATGGTGTTCTCATTCATTTGAAAATATACCATTTGGGATACCTATTAAGAAGGAAGAATGTACGATGCATATGTTTGGTAATTTTTGTAGTCCCGAATGCGCAGCGGCATATAATTTTAATACAACTGACGATAATATATGGGAAAGGTATAGTTTGTTAAACGAACTGTATTCTATAAACAATGAACCAATTAATATTGCGAATTCTAAATTGTTGTTAAAGAAATTCGGAGGGACATATAGTATTAATGAATATAGGATAAATAATATCAATTCAAATTTTGTTATTAACATGCCTCCAGTTGTATCTCATATACCAACAATAGAAGAAATTTCAAAGAATTATAATAAAAATGAACAACTACAGCAGGTGGATGTAAATAATGAATATAATTTGTTCCGTCAAAATAAAATATTAAATCACAAAAATACCTTAGAAAATATTATGAATATTAAATATATATAATGGCTATTAATCAATTATTCATAAAAAAACCACCGATTGAATTGCTCGAAACTATTTTTACTTTAATGGGTATTAATTTAAAAGAGGGTAATAAGTTTTATTATAAAAGTATAGAAGATAATATAAAGGAGATTCTAGAAATTTTATTGCAAATTAAATCATATTATTTGAATTGTAAATCCAAAATATATTATAACAACTTAATACCAAAAAAAATAATTACAATTATAAGGCATTGTCTTAAACTCTATGACTATAGACTATTATCAAGTGAAATTTATAAGAATAAAAAGAAGGTATTAGAATTTACGGTTATAGAAATTAATAAACCAGTTAAAATATCTCTTGATTTTAATTAAATTAATTTTAAAGTTATATAATTAATATATGACAGATTTAGATTACTTGTCTAAAAACAGCAAAAACACAATTTCAAACAAACAAATACTATTTTTTTTTAGTAGTTATTTTATTAAACATATTACAAACACGTATGAAAAATTTAAAGACTATAACAATTTTACTGAAATAATTAAGTATGCTTGTAATGTTTTTTTTAATGTATTTTGGATCGAATTTTATTCATCCTTTAATATATTTCAATCACTTTTTATAGCAGAAAAATCAATAGTACTGTATTGTGAATTCATATTACTTTCATATAATTCTAATTTGATTATAAATGATAATTATAGACCAACAATTATTGATGCAGTAATTTTTACATATAAAAAAACAGTTGAAAAAAATAAAATTAGTGAAATTAAACCTAAAAAAAATAAAATGGAAATAGTAAAATGTAGCTATTTTATAAAGGAAATAGTAATGTTACTTTATTTAAAAAATATAAATCCGAAACAAATACCTTTAATTCTAGATACTATAAAGAATAAATATTATAGTTTTGAATCTAAGGAAGGAAAGATTTGGTTTTCTAGATTATTATATAACTATAATTTGTAAATATTTTTTTTAATTTTTATTTTTAAATAATATGGATGATGAATTAGACATGCTATTTAATAATTATATGGAAGAAGAAAACATAAACATAAATGATTCTACTAATAGATTAATCATTCAATATATATACACGATCTCATTTATTTATTGCAATATGATGATTTATATTTTGAATATATGGTTTATAACACATCACAAAAAAATAATTATAAATAAATACTTAAAGTTTTAACTATTAGTAATAGTATAAAATGCCGTCTAAATCCAAAGCCAAATCTGCAACCAAAACCTCCGTGCCTAAGACTACTTCCAAGAAGTCTTCTTCCAAGAAAACCTCTAAGACGACCCCCGTTAAGGTCGCTGCCCCAGTTGTGGTTCCTGAACCTGTTAAGGTCGAAGAACCTGAACCTGTTAAGGTCGAAACCCCTGCGCCTGTCGAGGTGGCCGCACCAGGTGATGAGGTGTCTCCTCATGCCGCTATTGAACAGCAGTTCGCTTCCCTAACCGAGAAACTCGTTGCCCTTCGTGCGATGGAGACTTCCTTGATGTCCGAACTCAAGGCTCTCCATAAGAGCACCCTCAAGCACCTTAAGACTATGAGTAAGAAAAAGAAACGCACTCCTAGTGATAAGAAAAACCGCACCCCGAGTGGTTTTGCTAAGCCTACGAAGATGTCCCAGGAACTCTGCAAATTCCTCAACAAACCAGAGGGTACTGAAATGGCCCGCACTGAGGTGACCAAATACATCACCCAGTATGTTAAGGACCACGACCTCCAAAATCCCCAGAACCGTCGGGAGATTAAATGCGACAAGAGTCTTAAAGCTCTACTTAATGTTGAGGATGACACGACGGTCACCTACTTCAACCTCCAGAAATACATGAAGGTTCACTTTATGAAGGCTGAGGTTGCTGTTGTTGTCTAATTATAATAATTTAACTATTGTAAACTATCTTATTACCTATAAATTTACCAATTGGATCTCCTACAGACCCATCATCTAGTTTTTCATAAATATCTTTATGGATATCCTGAGTAATATAGTATTCACTATCATCAATTGTGATAAGTTCTACTTCTATATCCTCCTCCTCTTCTTCATCCGGTTTTTCTGGCTTGGAGTTTTTTAGTTCCATTTGTTTTATTTTTTTTTTTAAAAAAACAATTTCATTTGTTTTTTCAAAAAGTTCCTTATCTTGTTTCTTAACAATAGAAACACTTTTATAACGAGTAAATTCGGTTTCAAGTTTTTTATATTTCTTTTGCAATTGGGTAAAATCTTCTTCCAATTTAGTTTTATCCTCTTTGCTAGAAACAATCAATTTATTCATAGAACTATAGAATTCTTCAAGGTGTTTATCCATTTAATAATAATATAGTTTTGTCTTTATATTTAAAAAATAAACTATAAGAATCTATAATATAGATATGAATATCGTGTCCAGAATTGTTTCTGGGACCAGACGTCTTTTTACTAATAGTCAAATTAGACATGTTAGTACTATAAATTACGGTGATATGAAGGAAGAAATTGTTACTCAATTAGAATATCCTATTAATAGGTGTCGGTCTTCTATTTCAAATAAAACTATTACAGTATTGGGATATGGTCCACAGGGGAGGAGCCAGGCACTTAATATTAAAGACAATAATCTAAAAGTAATTGTGGGTGTAAGAAAACACGGTACAAGTTGGGAAAATGCAAAAAGAGATGGATGGATTCCTGGTATGGATTTGTTTGATATCGAAGAAGCCACCAGTCGTGGTAAAATTATCAAATATCTACTCTCTGATAGTGGTCAAATCGAACAATGGAAAACTGTAAAAGATAATCTCTATACAAATGATACACTTTATTTTTCACATGGATTCGGTATTCATTACTATGACTATACAAAAATTAACCCACCAGAAGATGTAAATGTTGTTATGGTGTCCCCAAAATGTTCGGGTAATACTGTTCGTAGAAACTTTAGTAACAAAAATGGATTTTCTTCATCCTATGCTATCTATAAAGACTATGATGGTACAGCCGAAGAAACATGTTTATCTCTTGCCTTTTTGATTGGTAATAACTATGTTTTTAAAACTACATTTGAGAATGAAGTAGTTAGCGATCTTACTGGTGAACGATGTGTTCTAATGGGTCTTATCCAGGGTGCATTTCTAGCACAATATAAAGTTCTTAGAGAAAATGGACATAGTCCTTGTGAGGCATACCACGAAACAATAGAAGAAGCACTACAGAGTCTTTACCCACTAATTAACGAAAAAGGTATGGATTGGCTATATAAAAACTGTTCCACTACCGCACAAAGAGGTGCACTTGACTGGGCTCCTAAATTTGAAGAAAAACTTACCCCACTTATCGAAGAATGTTATGAAAATGTTAAAAATAATACGGAAGTAAAAAGAGTGATTGAATGTAATAGTAATGAAAACTATAGAGAAGAACTAGATAAAGAATTAGATTTGATTAAAAACCAAGAAATGTGGGATGTAGGAAATCAAATCAGAAAAATAAAAAAAGATATTAATAAACATAATCTTACAAATAACTATAGAACTTACAGATATAATGGGGTCTACTACGATAACTAACCATAAGCAAGTCGTTCTATCGTTGAAATATAGTTTAATTCAAGACATCTTGGACATTCATCAAATGTATCCTGTGTATTATCCCCACAGTAACAAGGACGTTTACTAAATTCTTTTGAATAATTTCTATCTTTAAGAACCCTTTTCTTTAACACACCATATCTTTTACAGGTAAAAATACAATTTGTATTACATTTTGTAGAATATAAACAATCGGTCTTTTTATTACTCGGAATAGATACTATCTTCTGTATATAATTAATACAGTCCCATATATTTAGTTCTATATCGGAGGTAATAGTAACTATTGGATAATTATAGGGAGAGTTCTCCAGTTTTTTAAATTTTAGATTACATTTAAATTTTTTTGAAATATTTTTTAGATTAGTATAATTATTACCAAGAACGATTCCTACCCTTTCTGGGTTAATAGGGACGACATAACTACATTCACCTATTTTTGAAATACCAAATTCGTTTACTCTGTGTTGAGTCATAATTATTTATATTAAATACAAAATTATAAATCAATTTTTTATTTTTTCCTCTGAATATATAAAATATGTGCATGATAGGAGGCAGCTAGAACCCCAGTTACTAATAAAATAAGACTCATATTTTTAGATATTTTACCATTACCTACCCCGCTATATCCAATATAAGAAAGTAGTAGACCTAATAATATATGAGTAATCCAAACAGTTAAACCAGAAACACCAAAATGATACATCCTTTATACAATTATATTATATAATTATTCATACTCATCATCACTATCATTATCACTATCATTTGGGTTTCTTAGTGGATCTTTAACAATTACATTTCCATTTTTAATAGTTTCGCAGGTATAATCACTATATTCGTTTTGACAAGCGGTTTTTTCTATATTATCTTTATTAACATCTAAATTTTGGTAATAGGAAGAAAAGAAATAATAGAATAGACTTCCTCTGATCATACCAAATAATAGATTAAACATAATTTTTTGATAACTTGTTTCACATCCAATACTCATACGCGACCAAATAGTAACCAGGGTCATGAATAAAAGGAAAATAAATTTAAACCAATTACCAGAGATTCCACCCTTTGACATCATTTCAGTATAAAAGAAAGATGTTACAAAAGAAAGAATTTCAGAATGATAATTTGGTAGGAATCTACTTGCACCACCAATATTCTCAAATACCGCGCAACTCGAATTAAATATTATATTACTGTATTTGTTATATAGGAACCCAACTATATCATTAAATATTAACCCAACCATAAGGATAATTGACCTATAATCTTTATAAAGTGTAGCAGAAAAATAGGTAAAAAAATACAATCCTATCGGTATAAGCTTAATAAATAAATGGATTAATTCTTTTACCATATCAACACTTTGTAGTATATTCATTATAATAAATATATATAATAATTTAGAGAAAAAACTATATAATTATTATAATGCGGTGGTGTTGTTTTGGAAAGAAAAACAAGTCTTTCCATATATCTTCAACCTCGTATAATGTAATTAATAATTTTGAAGAAACAACCTTGAATGAATGTCTTAAAATGGACCAACTGAATGAATCGATATATACGACTCTTTTATCAAAGGCAAGTAAAGCACAAAAAAATGTAAAGAATAGTTCTATATATATGACAATTGAAGTACCACCACCTCCAAGACCATCTAATAGAGATAGATATACTATATGGCAGAAAAGAACAATTAGTAGGTCTGTTATTGAACAGAGCGAAGCAGTTCTGTTTTTACAGTCCAAAGGTTTAAAATACGATGTAGATTACGAAGCATATCAGGCAATAGAACTATCTAAGGAATATAAAAGTAGACATAATATTAAAGAAAGTAGTGTAGATAAAAGTAAAATATTTGATAATGTATTTACAATGAGTGATACAAATATAATAAGAAAAAAATCTCTAAAGAATGTAAACTATGTTGGAAAATCCAGAAAACTTTCAGACGAATACATGGACGCACCTGACTATGATTTTGATAATTTCGAAGAACCGAAATCACCCGAACCACAAAATATAATAAATATTAATACGACACTGCCTTCTGCGCCACCCGCCCCACAACAGTTATATCCACAACTACATTAAAATTTATTAAATTTGATATTATTTTCTACTAAACATAGTTCTAGAACCTGCCATATATTATTTACTGGTCTAAGTTCTATGTTTTCAAGTATTTGTGGTTCATTATTTTTAATAATCTCAATGTCCTGATTATTTGATTCTGGATATAATAATAATTTTACCCCTGCCTTTTTACCACCCTCTATTTTAGAACCTAACCCACCTATCTGGTTCACATTACCATTTAAATCAATCTCGCCAGTTAAAGCAACTGTATTTAAAATAGGAGTATTCGTTAGTAAAGAAATTAAAGCTAATGTTATAGCAGCACCCGCGGACGGACCATCTTTAGGAGTAGATGTGTCTGGACAGTGTATATGGAATGACCATTTATTTTTTTTACCTTCTTTATTAATTTTTTCCTTAAGTTCATCTGGTATTATATTCCAGGCTAAAGTTCTAGAACAATTCATACTTTCTTTCATAACATCTCCTTGTTTCCCAGTAAGATGCATAGACATATGTGAATCACCAATCGTTTTAAATATTTCTATAATAGTTATACCACCTACACCAGTTGTAGTCGCATATAATCCATTTACTAATCCTATATGTGGGGAACTATGTATTTTTTTAGGAATTAATTTGTGATTATTTTTAAATATATCATCTATTAACTCCATGCCAACTGTATATGGATAGTCTACTTGTTGTCTAAGATTTCTTATATTAATTTCTCTCATTATTTCATAAATTTTTTCTTTTAGTTTTCTTAGTCCTGATTCATTTGTGTATGTATTTACTATATACTCTATAATCTCATCTGGTAATATAATATCATCGTGTGATAGTCCTATATCTTCCAATATATCTGGCATACTAAAATTATTAATAATATGAATCTTGTTTATAGTTGTTAATGCAGAAAATTTAATTCTATGGATACGGTCCATAAGAACTCTGTCTATAAGTGATGGATCATTATAAGAAAAAATAAACAAAATTTGCGATAAATCTATTTTAATTCCTGAAAAATATTTATCTTCAAACTCCTTGTTCTGTGACCTATCTGTAATATGGGTTAGTATACCAATTAGTTCTCTTCCTGTTTCGGTATTACTTATTTTATCCAATTCATCTATATAAATAATTGGATTCATACATTTAGAATCCATCAATATATCTACCAATTTTCCCCATTTAGAACCCTGATAGGTATATCCATGACCCTCAAGTATAGAACCATTACTTGTACCTCCCATTTGGATAAAAGAAAACGGCCGAGTAGTATTATCATTTCCCTTTAAACACTGTGAAATACCTCGTTGAACTAAAGACGTTTTCCCTACACCAGGTGGTCCTTCAAATCCTAAACAATAACCAGACATAGTACCATTTATCCATTGCCCTATTATTCTAATAATCTCATTTTTTGCAGCATGCTGTTTATAGATTGCTTTATCTAAGAGTTCTGATGAATTATTAATATATGTTAGAATATTAGTTTTGTAGTTATCCCATTTCTGGTTTAATATATCAAATTCTGAAAGTTCTTCGTTATCATCTACAATATCTATACCAAATAGCAACCCTATATTAATTTTATCCTTTATAGAAGTTAATTCTATAATCTGATTTATTAAATTAGTAAACATTTCTTCCTTTTTACCCCTCTTTATAACAAGTTTGGTTTCAAGAAGATAGTTACATTGTTTCGTAAACTCTAAAATCTCAGAAACCTTATAATCATTATAATCTAGTAACTCTAGTTTTTCAGTGATTATAGTTTCAAGTAAACTATTATTTAGTTCATTATAATTCTTTAAAAATTTTATTATCTCATTACGATTTTTTAATTGGTTGTTATTATTTAATTTATATTTTTGTATATAATTATTAAAATCATTCAGCAAATCTTCTAAACAACCAAAAATATACTCTTTCCTAAATATACCAAATGGTATTTTTAACAACCCATCAAGATATTGTGTAGATTTACTACTATCTGACCTATTATTTTCTATTTCCTTTAATTTATTAAAAGCCTTCGCCTTAACCTGGTCATCGGTTTTCATAAGAGTAATCCTTTTATCATAGGGTATCGTAGTTTCATTAAAATTTTTTGTCAAGTCATTTTTGGTCTTATATTTACTAAAATTAATTCGAAAGTTTTTCTTTATACTCCAGTGAAAACTATTATATATTTCTTCTGATACCGGTGTAGCCTTTAGTATAAATGAATCATTATTTATAAGGTCAAATAGAAGAAAGGATAAATAGTTAAAGTGAGAATTTTCACCATCCAGGAATAGTGATATAAGTAGTTGTCTCTGTTTAAATGGCGTACAGGATAAAAACATTTTTACCAAAGACGAAATTGTTTCTACTTTTATTTTATTAAATAAATTATACACTTCTGTATATTTTAGTATAATATCTTCATTATCTAAAACCAAAAATTCTTTCAAAGACAACTGATTTATATATTTAGTATAAAACACTTTGTTTATTTTCAAATCTATAGTAGAAGGTAAGACACTTAAATTTGTGTATTTATCTATAAAATATTTATTCCTATAATTATCAAACGGATCATGAACCAAATAACCATCACACACTAAAACTAATTGCAACTTATTTATAAAATAATAATATCTAGACCCATAAATGATTTCATCTATACTTGATTCATTATACATATTTAGAAAAATATGATTCTTATATTTCTTTATATTTCTCTGGTCATATAACTGAATACATTCCTTTTTGTTTTTAAAACTATATTTTATATTAGAACGATATGTAATATAGTTCGTTGGTATAAATATACTATTAATCATAGTTAGATAATCATTTGTTTCTATGGAACCTGTTAACAAATATAACAAATCTAAAAATGAAAAACTCCCAGTTGATTCCGCCAATATTTTTAATTTTATTATAATTGAATCTAATATTTCTCTCAATCCCTTAATAGTATTTTTAGAATTAACCGATTTTACTAATAATTTGTTTATTTCTTCTAAACGTGTATTATAAATAACATAACCATCACATTTTAACCTATTTGATTTATAATTCTTTTCAATAACAGACGTTATATTACTAATAACCTCTTCAATTCTATCTATATCATTTTTTAAATTTTTTCTTGCCAATAATTTCAGTCGAACGAAACTCTGAAATAATGATATTTTCATATTATATTATTAACATAGAAACTATATTATTATTTTACACTCGCCTGAATATATTAATACTTATAAACAATAGACTATTTATAGCAAATGGGAATCCCTTTGTTTTTTAAAACAATGTCGTCTAAATATGACAATATTATTATGGAATCTATTAAAGAAAATAATAATGCTTTGTTTTTTGATCTAAATTGTCTTATACACCCCTGTGCTAGACGCATCGTTGAAAATTTTTATACCAAAGATAAACAACTACTAGAACAAAAAATTTGTATAGAAGTAAATTCCTATATTAAAAAAATAATGGACTTAACAAACCCTGAATTTGTCTATATCGCCATTGATGGGGTTGCACCCTTCGCTAAAATGACACAGCAAAGAACCAGACGTTTCAAATCTGTTCTTGAAAAAAAAGAAATGAATACTATCAAAGAAAAAGAAGGAATGACTCCAAATGGTAGCTGGGATACGAATGCTATTTCACCTGGAACCGATTTTATGAAAACCCTATCTGAAAGTATCCAGACCTTTATCGACACAGATTGTCTATTTAATAAAATCCATGTTATTTTTAGTGATAGCAGTGAACCTGGAGAAGGCGAACACAAAATCCTACAGTACATCAAAACATTCCAAGTCCCTGGGAATATTATTGTCTATGGTCTAGACGCTGACCTTATTATGCTTTCTCTAACAAGTAATACTGATAATATGTATCTTCTAAGAGAAAAGGTAACAAATGGTAAAGTAGAAGACGATAACTATATCTATGTAAGTATTGATATTCTAAAAAAAAATCTTATTAATGATTTTATCGACCGATACTATGTCGGACAGGAACGGATTAAAATAGAAATAAACCATGATATTATCCAGGATTATGTCTTTATCTGTTTTTTTCTAGGCAATGATTTCCTACCCCATATGCTTTCTCTTGACCTAAGGAACCAGGGATTAGATATTATTATGGATATCTACATTTATGTATTTAATATGCTTGGAAAACCATTTACAAATAAAGGTAAAATTAACACTGAATTCCTAAAACTGTTTGTTAAAAAACTATCAGAAATCGAAGACAAAACAGTTGCAGATATTTTTATTAAAAGAAGTAAACAGAATAAATATTTTAAAATTAGAGCGGAAACCGAATACGACAGGAAGATGGAACTTCTAAATAACAAACCTATCCTAGAAATGGACAAAGAATTCAAAGTAACCAGGAATAATAGTAAATCAGAAAACTGGAGGAATAGATATAACTACTACTGCCTTAAAAGTGATACACAATATGAACTAGATTCTATTTGTCATAATTATTTGGAAGGAATCTTCTGGACCCACGACTATTATTTCAAAAAATGTCCGTCCTGGTTGTGGAAATACAACCATCTCTACCCACCAACACTTTATGATCTAAATAAATATTTGGAAAAAAATGAACTAAATTTTACTTTTAAAAAGGATGCTCCTGTTAAACCAGAGGTACAGCTACTCTGTATCCTCCCTAAAAATAGTATTGAATTGATATCAAAAAAATATAAAAAATATATGACCGATATTAGCTGCGGTCTAACTCATCTCTACCCAGAGAAATATGAACTATCTCACTATTTCAAAAGGTATTACTGGGAATGCACGCCTATTCTCCCGCCGATTACTCCAGATTTAATCAAATTAATTGTATAATATTAAACACATACCACTTATTTAATTACAAATGAATGTTCGATACAAAAATAATATCTATTTTTTTAAAAATAATGACCTAGAAATGAATATTCTATTTCTTGAAACAAAAGAAAAATATAATCTAGATGATAAATTCACAGAGAGTATAGTAAAATTGTATATGTCTAAGAAAAGATATAATTGTTCCTATTCTGAAGAAACAGAAGGTGTTATTCTGAAGTATTTCTAGTATTTAATACATAATGTATTTAAATATACCGATTAAAATATAAATTGATTTAAATATATATCAACAAATATTAACAAATATAACCCAATTATGTCTCGTTCAAGACCATATACAACAAATCAAGAAACTTGGAATACTATTCTTCAAAGGGCATTAATGATTCCAATGAATCAACGGGAATATTCTTGGGAAACAAAGGAAATTTCTAGATTTTTGGATGATATATTTAAACTTTTTGAAGAAGGTAAGTATGTTGAAAAAATGGGTTCTATTATAAATTTAAAATATAATGACAGAAATGATATTTATGATGGTCAACAAAGAATTTTAACTATAATTATAAGTCTTAAGGTAATCGGATGTTTTTCTGAAAAATTAAAAAATAAAATAAACCAACTTTTGACTGTAGATACTGATTTAGATAATTTAACGCCAGAACAGACAAAAATTAAAGATGAATGTGGTGTAAGTATAATACCTAAAATGTTTTGTATTAATCCACATGATATGATGGGTTTAGTTAATATTTTTAATAATAAAGTAAAGTCCTGGATTTGTTATCTTAAGAATATAGACGATGTTAGGTCATTAGATGATTTAGATAATTTAGATAAATATGTTAGTGAATCATATGTAAAGGGGTTTGATCGAAAGGCTGATTTTATTAGACATTTAAATACTAAATACTCATATAAAGAACCAGATAACAGCACAAAATTGCATAGTGCTTTTATAGAAATTTATAACCATTTTGCTCTAAAAAAATATGATGAACCTAAATTAATTGAATTATATAAGTTTATTTTGAATGATATTGATATTCAGTTTTTCGAATGTACTGATCCAGAATATGTCAGTAGAATATTTGATTGGGAAAATAATAGGGGAAAATCAGTCGAATATCTTGATATTATTAAAAATCCTATTTTGGTTCAAATACCAAATGATAAAAAGGTATACATATACAAAATTTGGGAGTCATTGAAGCATAAAAAGAATAAAATCTATAAAAAGAATTTTGGACAGAAAATATTTGATATAGCGATTCAACTATATAATAATACAATTAAAAGAAAAATAATTCACGAAGAAGAATTTAAACATATTATTAATAGTGAAGATACTTATAAAGAAATACTAAAGTTCTTTAAAATTGTAAACAAATTATTTGACATTATGGATCAAATTAGTGATGATAAATTTGGACGATTGCTAAATAATACATCCAGAATTTGCTTAAACTGGGAAGCATATATGTGGTGTTTATTGCCTATATTCTATAAAACTGATAATATTGATAGTAACATGATTAAATTAATGGCTAAATGGTATTTTAGACGTATTGGATTAAAACTAAGAGGATTTAATAATCTAGGTTATTCTAATGAATTTATTGAAATTACTAATAAAGTTCTAAACGATAAAAAGTATAATTATTATGAAGATATTGAAAAGTGTTTAGTTAAACACAAAGATGAATCTGTTAGTGATGAAAATTATTTACGTTCAATGACTAGTATGAATTTCAAATCAACTAATGCAACTCATTTACTTCTATTTTTAGAAACATGTATTAATACAGATACACATATTGTTCCTTTAGATTATACTCTTGAACATATTTATTGCCAGAAAAATAAAGAAAAATTAACGGATATATCTTTGATGGATAATATTGGAAATTTAACACTAATAGAAGGTAAAAATAGTGTGAATGGCCATAAAGGAAATAGTTCTCTTGGCTCTAAACCATATGATAAAAAAATACAATCATATAAAGGAAGTGGTAGTAAAATTACACGTGACATAAGTGAAGAATTTGAATCCTTTTCTGAGGTTGAAATTCGTACAAGAAATTCAACAATAGCATCTTTATTAAATAAATTTACAAAATATTAACTATTTCGTTACAAGTATTTCTAGTATTTAATACATTCGATAAACATAAATTTTTTTTCTTCTTTTTTCATAATTTTAAAGTTATTTGCTTCAATCATATTAACAAGCCTGTCAATAGGATTAGCATTTTCATCCAGTTCTTTATTCCATCTTCCATAGGATTCTGCAATAAGTAGAGTCCCACCTGTTTCCAGAATACGGTAGGCTTCTTTCAAAAATTCTTTACAGTTACTACCCCACATCGCTAGTGACATGATAACAATATCAATAGAGTAATCTTCTAATCCTGTAGGGATTCAATAGCTGCTTTCTTATGGGAATACAGACCATCATAAAGAGAAGACATAATAAGTATAATAATTTATAAATTTGTTCTTATAAATCAATTTTAATAAAAAAAATTGATTGGTTGATGAGTAAATAATATGAAAAACATATTACATAATGAGTCTCATATATGGCACAAGACAATGGCTTGATGTTAGGGCAAAGGTAACTGGAGAACCATGGTGTGAATGGCCTGAATATAATTCTAAGGGTCAAACAACCTGTAAAACGTGTATGATGTATTTTAGTGGGGGTTTGTTGCCACAGGAAAAGACAAGACATGATAAGCATGTAGAAAAACAAAGGAGATTGATTGAATCTATAAAGACCAGGAAAACTCAACCACTAACATATTACAGACCCAGTCCATCACGAAAAGTTATATCCTCTAGTGCAAAAACAAAACTAACCAAATACATTCAAGAAATAGAAAAAGATGAAGGTAAACGATTACAACTACATAAAAGCAAAGAGATAAAAGAGATAAAACCTAAACATGTATTAGAAGGGGAATACTGTACCTATCATCACGCTAGATATGGACCTCAATGTCATTGTAACCGAGATAGAGAAGGGTTTATTAAATGGTATAGTAGGTATGATAGGAAAAAACAGTGTGTTAAATGTGATAGTATGAGCTGTGATTGTCCAAGAACATCAGAAGGTTATATAATTAAGAAAATAGTAGTAAAAGAGGTATATGAAAAGGAAGGAGGGAAATGTGAAATACACGGGAAACCAAACTGTGATTGTGGTGATTCTGTAAAATGTTTAGTTACAGAAACACTCGAGGGTTCTATTATTCGTAAATATTGCACACTACATCTTGATGCGGAGTGTGACTGTGGAAAAGATCGAAAATTCTATAAAATTATAAAACAAGTCCCAGGAGAAGGTCATAACTATGATAAACCTGGTATATCCGGTAGAGTATAACTATAGAGAAATATTTACTTTCTTGGTATATTTAATACATTTTTTTGTTATTTTATCACGTCTGGTTCCATTAGGACAGCGTTTTCCAACTGGTCTGGTTAGAGTTGCCTTTTTCGCTGGTACCCTTTTAGCAGGAAATTTTTTTGTTTTTATAATAAGTTTCTTTTTAGGGTATATGACAATTTTCTTTTTTGGGTATATGACAATTTTCTTTTTTGGTTTTACAGCCTGTTTAACATAGCCGTCATTGAGCGCCAGACATGCTTTAGCAGTTTCATCTACATTAAATTTAGTATAGGAGTATTTATCTTCGAAATAGAAAGGTTTAAGTATAGTGTTATATATTTTTTTACGTAAAGGTTTTGGTGCCTTCTGGTTTGTAAATACATCAATATAGCAGGATAGCCATCCGAATATATCGCAGTTTTGTTTAAAGACGTTATTGAAGAATTGTTTTTTGTCGAACTTACCCATTTTATTATTCTTTACCGAAAAATGTAAAAGAGAGAGTGTTGCTTGGGTTGCTATAATATTTGCAACAGTTCCAAATTCTGGACTGTGTCCAGGTACTGGTTTGTTTTTTTTAAAGGTATCATCATATTTGTTACATTCTTTAATAAGTTGTGATAAATAATCGACATGTCCTATACCAACATAAGCGTCAATTGTGTTTTTATCCTTAAAAACGATTTGTCGTAAAAGAATAAAAACATATGGTTTAAGGTGCGTAATAAGGTCTGTTCCTGTATAGGTTTTGATTAAATTTTTGATATTCTTACTTTTTATAATGTTTGTGTATGCTTCCTGAATAGTTAAATGTAAAACGGTATTGGTTAATGGTTGGTTATACATAATAGGCCATCCTGTTGCTTTAGCAGGTAACTCAGTTCCCTTTACAACTGTAGTTAGTCCCCAGTCAATTAAACGCGCAACATCTTCATCTTTGGAATAGACTACATTTGGACCTTTAATATCCATATGAATAACATTCGAGTTTTTTAGGGGGACTATACCATCCTTTAGTAATCTAACGAGAGATGAATTGATTTTTGGGAAAAGATCAATAGAGAAATTTTTAGAGAAAAAATGGAAGACATCTTTACCACCATCCGGGAGTTGTAGTAATCTTAGACCTTTATGTTTGTTTTTTACATCATTAATCGTAAATCCTTGTCTATTCATAGCTAAACAGTTGGGTCCAAAATCATTGAGGTCGTCCTTAGTAACAGTTCCAAGTTTACATTTTTTTATACCACTAACAATAAAAAAATTATTGTGGTTTGGAACTTTAGTAGTTTCCTTTTTAATTTTTGTAATTTCCTTGAATTCATCATCAGCATCTCTTTTAGACATTAGTTTTGATACGTAATTAGGATTACGATCTGTTTCTCCTGCACATGGAAGTTGTGGTTTAAATATACAACCATATGTTCCTGAACCTAAAACTTTTCCACCTTGCATTATGTAATAGTATAATAAATTAAATGGAGGTATGTTTTAATTTAAAGAAGAAATAATAGAATAATTTAATATGTTTATGTACTTGATGGTCTATCTTCTTGGGTTTTATAGTTCTGTTATTTACAAAGACTATACCATTATCCAGACAGAGGTAGGTATACTATTTGATAAACTAGTAAAAAAAAATAAAAAGGATGAAGAACAACGCGACAAAGATAGGCGTGTTCTTGAACGTATTTCAGAAAGTGTAGACCGGTTGGTTAGTCACCAAAGGCTTGGATTTAATGTTAGGAGGGCATCTCCCTAAAATATATATTTAGTATGAACGTCGTTTAACCGGGTTATTAAGAGCTTGGAAACGCACCCTTTTGAGTGTATTAGACTTTTTTTTCTTTGATTTTTTCTTATTGGACTTTTTCTTTAAACTTTTTTTGCGTCTACCTCCACCGTTATTACCACTATTATTATTATTCTTTTCTTCTCCACGAGTATTATTCTCTTCCGACAGGAATGGAGCCTGATTATAAACATTCTGGCCATCTTGTTCGGTTGTTATGGAATTTGCTATGACGTTAGCATCATATTGGGTTGGTAATTCTTCCATAAATCGTCTTAGGAGGTTAGATTTGGTTTTTTTAGATAACTTTTCCCGACTTTGATTTGACTTACTCTTAGTTGCCTGACTTTTAGATGACTGACTCTTAGTTGCCTGACTTTTAGATGACTGACTTTTAGATGACTGACTTTTAGATGACTGACCTCCTGCTTTTTGTTTATTCATTTTAGATTTCATTATAATAATATATAAGATTTTAATTAACTACGATAATATATTAAAATACTATATCCTTTTCTAAAATTCCATAATACAGGGTCTTGGGTGTTATCCCAATTGGAACCGTCAAATGTCCATGATTTATCTTTTCCAATAAATGGAGTCCATTTAAACTTGGATAGTTTTCTATAACTAACTCCATCAAATCCACATTGGTCTTTACCTATATTAAGTAGAGCGCAGAAATGGCGTTTGGTGGTATCTCTTACGATTGCACTATCTAAAACATATTTTACATTATTGAATTCTAGAGTAGTATTATCATTGGGATACTCACTGGAAACTTCATCTATTACACCTACCATAATTACTTCAGGCATGATATTTTTTCTGTTAAAAGCACTTTTAATATGATAATAAATTGTATTTTTTATACTACGTGTTCCTTTTTTTAGGCCATCTTTTCCCAAAACACTTGTCTTAGATAGTAATTCAAGATTTAAATATTTTACGCCTTTAGTAACTAAAAAATTAGTAATAGCCACATAATAATTTACTGGATTACCTGCTTGTCCTACGTTCTTTATATAATATCCTTTTAACTGATTATTTTTTCTAAATGATTCTGGTATATTTTTATAAATATTTTGTATAATAGTGTTAGTATCGAATGAATCTAATATATTTAGATTTGGGTTCATACTTGCCTCAATTGCTAAATTAAAATATGCAAATGTTTTTTTTAAACCTGGTTTTAGTGAGGTCCCGTCTGATCTCTTTCCTTCTATCATTAGTTGTCTAAGAAATTTATAGAATTTTCTCCCTTTATTACTAATAAAAAAAGTCATAAACATAGAATTAAACCAGCAATTTGATGCCATCTGTTTTGGAGCAGTAACATCGGTTATTTTTAGGTTATTTCTAGAATAGGAGAGTAAATTAAGAAGATGTTTTTTTGCTTTCTCAGAAAAAACGGTATAGCATTTCCCACCTACCATAATTTTCGGAATTTCAATACCTTTCCTTGAATAAATATCAGATAGATTTTTTGAATTTTCACATAAAAGTTCGTCATATTTAGGCATCCCAGACTGTCTAGCAATCAACCGTTTATTAACCAGGGGTGAAAACGAACGCACTAGTTTATTGATATTCTTTTTAGTTACCTTTGGGGATTTAGATTTTACATTTAATTCAGACATAATTTTATTACCTACTTTTTCTTGAAGAAAAGGAGTAGCTGAAGGAATCTTTACATTTATATTAGAAGATTCACACAAACCTGTCTTTTTATTTTTTTTAGTGCCCTTTGGACATCTTTTAATAACTGTCTTTGTTTTAGTCGGTGTTTTTTTAGTCACAGTCTTGGGTTTTGCTATTGTCTTTGTTTTAGAGTCAACCTTTTTAATACATCTATTAGTTTTGGGATTTCTTACCTTACCTGGTTTACACGGAGGAAGTTTCTTAACAGTTTTAATCGGTTTTTTAATGCATTTACAGTCGTTTGTTAATTCATAATTATCATCTGGACAAACCGGTTTCATATACAATAATTATATAAAAAAAACTATCCTATACTAATCTACACTAAACTATTTTTATTCTATTCTGGTTCAAGCAACCCAAGGAATGTGTCAAAGCTTTCACAGATTTGGTCTGTTTCATCCTGGTCCCTTTCAATTGAAAGGAGTTCTGTAAGCTTTTCAATCCTTGAACTAATCATAAACCTATTTTTCTCACGCGTCAGGTTCTGTAGTTGTTCCTGTTCTCTAACAAGGTCTTCCTGGAGTGTTTCAAGAATATGCCTTTCTTCCTCCAGATCAGTCTCTGCTTTTCTCACATGTACGAGTGTCCCTTTGTAAGTAAGATGGGTTTCGTTGGTTTCATTTTTGATAAATTCAACGAACGTTTTATCGTCGTCTAAAAGTCTCTTGAATTCGTTGAGCTCATTTGAGAGTGTTTTCAGAAGTCCATTTGTCTGGGAGAAAGGTTCGAGATTTACTTCGACCGAAAGAGTGTTGATTTTCTCCAACTTTTCGATTTGTGTGGTAGTATCTGCAATATCCTTTTCGTGAGCACGCTGTGTCCGAACGGCGCTAACTAGTTGACTTTTGTAGTTTTCGTATTGCTTGTTCCATTCAGAGGAAATGTGTTTCCTTTCTTCCAGATTGCCGGACAGTCGCTTGAAGTCATCTTTACTATCGGAAATGTCTTCTAGTATATTTTCAATACGTTTGTTGGTCCTATAAATTTTTGTGTCAGTCTCGTAACCGGGAATGTCGGCGGCCATCATCGCGAACATATCCATGTTTGTTTTTGTTTTTAGTTTGTTTTTATTTTTGTTTTGTTTTGTTTTGTTTTAGTTTTTGTTTTTAGAAGTTAGTAAGGTTTGTAGAAGGTTTGTAGAAGATTTGCTGGTTGTTTGGAGGTATTGATTTGTTAATAACAAATAAAAAGATGTCTATATTCAATTTTTTTTATGTAAAATAAAGTGAATATTTATAGTAAATAAAAAATAAAAAATATATAAATGAATAAGAGTTCTGAATGTTTTAGTATTTGTAACCCATCCACCAAACATCAGTAAAATGAATTTCTTTAGTGTTATTCTTTACGTTTTTAAGGACATACTTTTGATTACAACTTAGCAATTCACATTGGAATTGTGTATGATTATTTTTATCGTTCATAAATGGTGTACCAACTGTAAAATGATTTTGGTATAGACTGAATTTCCATTGTCCTTTTTTTGGTACGTTAGGTGTACCATCTTTTTTGGCTTGAAAGCATCTAAAATCCTTTAGTGTAAAATCCTTTGTAGTCTTTCCATTAACCCAGTCGAGAAATTTTTTGCTTCTATCTTCTATATTAAAATTTATTTCATCATCTTTATAACATTTAATAAGCAATTTCATAAATAGTTTTTTATCTGCATCTGTTTTTGTAGTAAGTTTTTTTGTTATATTAATAAGTTGTTGTACTGTAGGATCATTTCTATCTAGAGTGATTTTCATTGGAATAGCAATAGTACCACCCTCTTCTTTCTTAGGTTTTGGGATATTAACGACTACAGGTCCAGGTCCATCTACTTGAATACCTGCCCGACTGGCTAGTTCATCATTACGGGCATCATTTTCTTTCTCGTATGAAAGTGAGTTATCAATAAATTGTTTGGGTCCAATAAGATATTTAGTGGGATTTTTCCAGTTATGATCGTGTTGGCGAAATTTGGTGTTCATATAGTTTCCTCTACAAGCGGTCTGATAATCTTCTTCTGCATTTGTAGAGATAAGTCGGAATACACCCTTAACAGTACCATATGTGTAATTTACAAATGTAAGAGATTCGCCAGTAGGATTATAGTTTCCAATGATCAAGAAAGGTCTATTCATATTAACTCCTTGTTTTTTTAGATGTTTAATCAATAGATCTAGTTTGTCGTTAAACTCGCCAGTGTTCATGATATTATCTACACAAACAGATGGATTTTTTTCATCAAACAAATGGTATTTTTCCCCCTGATTTCCATAAACAGCTAGAACTAGTGGGTTATAGTCCATTTCTGTTGCTTTTCCGGCTAGATACCTAGAAATAACCTTTCTATTTGGAGTTGCGATAACAGTTATATCAAATACATTTTTTTTATAGTACTCAAAATCAAGAATATTAGTTAGTTGTAGCACATTAAGACCATTATTAACAGCCTCTATTTCTTTATTATTTTTCATAAATTGGCAGAATTCAAGACACCTTCTATTATCAATATCATCTTTCTGGTCTTGACCAAGTGTATCAAATGGGACGTTTTTATATACATCAGTTACCTCCATAAATAGTTCCCGACTAACTTCAGTAACCTTATAATCAACCAAATGGGATGAAATCTTATCATCTTCAAAGCTAATACGGATTGCATCAGAACATGAAGAATAATTTTCATCGGTTGATTTAGTGTTGTCAAACTCTGTAAAATTAATAGCATGATATTCAAGATTTTCCCTTTTCCAAATAGGATTTACTTCATCATAAATAGTATGAGGTGAAGCTGTTGTAGGTTGATAACTAAGAATATTAGGTTGAGCAATAATATTTTCAATAATATTTCTAAATGGAGGTATACCTTCGTTTGTATTGTGGGCTTCATCGTGAATAACCCGAAGGTTCTTTTGTAAATTCACTCTTAGGTTAAGGAATCCTTCTGATATTTCAAGAACATCAAGGATCCTGGTTTTGTTACTACAAATGAATATAATCTTAAACTGATTTGATTTCTTAAGATATCCCCACGCATGATTAATATCTTTACAGTGTGTAGCATTCCCGCCAAGTGTGTTTTTTTTAGATGAAATAATCATAATCTTATCCTCAAGAGATACTGATGGGTAACGATTATCTAGTTCTTTAAACAGACGAGTAAGCCACTGTTCGTTCGCCTCTAGTGTATTTTTAGTGATACAAACCGAAATAGTATTTTTCTCAGAAAAGGAATTAATGATTTGACCATTACAGAACCCAGTCTTTAGGGCCTGTGCGTGTTTATATAGACCTCTTATCTTATTAATACAATATTTCATAATAACCATCCTATCCTCATCTGTAAAAGACTCATTGATTGATAGTTGCTTATCGTCTTTATTTTCTAAAGGCCGGAGATCACTTTCCAATAGTTCTTGAATTGATGCTTTAATTTTAGTTATATCTGACCGCTTCCCAATTTTACCTCTCTTAAGGTATGGGTATTTTATTTTCAAACAATTAAGTAGACCCTTTTTACCCGGGTCATTTTTGTATTCGTTAAACTCGTCGTTTACAGCACTATAATATACGTGTACAAGATGACTAAATTTGTGGATAGTATCGAGTTCTTGTTGGGTAGACATTGTATTAATCTCTGTACTCAGTTTTAAATAAATTCAGTACAATCAATTTTTTTTTTTAAGTACATAATAATTAACTAAAATAAACTTATATTATATGTCTAAAATTTTGAATAAGGATGGAGACTTATTAGATTTTGAGTTGGAACAAAAATATAAAACCCCATTTATTAGAAAAATGTTAATACCCTCGAGTTCGATTACTCGTGTAGAGTTAAAGATAGCATCCCTTATTCAAAAAAATCCCCATCCAAATCTAGTAAATGTCTATAAGATTTCTAAAAGTCCACCTTATATAGATTATCAATTATTAGATACTAATTATTCAGTCTCTAAAAAAAATAGGTCAAATTATATTGATAATATACGACAGGGAATCTTACATTTACACAATTTAAATGTAGTTTATATTGATTTTAAAAATAGTTATGGGGATAATATTGGATATGATAAAATATCAAAAACATACAAGATATATGATTTTGATGTTTCGGGTGTAACAAAAGGAAATAAAAAGGAATGGTTTAAGCTTTATACTCCACCAGATTATTTTAATTATAAAAAATTTTTAGAAATATGCAATAATCCAATAAAGATTTCTAAAAAGTCGAATAAAATCGAAAAAACAATATCTGATATTTGTAACAAAGAAGTTCTAACAAAAATAGATGAAGTCTTATTTTACTTAGATTATAATGAATTCTTATAAATTCTAGAAATCAGCATCAAGCACAATGTCTTTGTTGGTTGTACCATCAACCTTAACATTATTTTTAGAGTATTCACCTACTCTTTTTTCGAAGAAGTTAGTTTTACCTTCCATAGAAATCATTTCCATCCAAGTAAATGGGTTAACAACATTATAGAGTTTATCATACCCAAGTTGTAGTAGAAGACGGTCTGCAACGAATTTAATATATTGTGTCATCATACCAGAATTCATACCAAGTAGTTTACATGGAAGAGATTCAACTATAAATTCATTTTCAATCTCTACAGCCTCACAAATAATTTCATAGATTACTTCCTGAGACAATTTTTCTTCAATACTAGAATAGAGTAGACAGGCAAAATCTGTATGGAGACCTTCATCACGACTAATGAGTTCATTACTAAAGCATAGACCTGGTAGAAGACCACGCTTTTTCATCCAGAAAATAGAGCAGAATGATCCAGAGAAGAAGATACCTTCTACACAGGCAAATGCAACAAGCCTCTTGGCAAAATTAGAGTTCTGGTCTGTAATCCATTTTAGAGACCAATCGGCTTTCCTTTTAATACATGGGATAGTTTCGATGGCATTAAACAGTTTTTTCTTTTTATCGTCGTCTTTAATATAGGTATCGATAAGAAGTGAATATGTTTCAGAATGGATATTTTCCATAGCAATCTGAAGACCATAGAAACATTTGGCTTCAGGGATAGAAACATCACGGAGGAATCTTTCACCTAGATTTTCAACAACAATACCATCACTTCCCGCAAAAAATGCCAATACGTGTTCTAGGAAATATTGTTCATTTTCTGAAAGTTTTTCCCAGTCACCATAATCTTTAGAAAGGTCGACTTCTTCCGCCGTCCAAAATAGACCGAGTGCTTTTTTGTACATTTCCCAGATTTGGGGTTCATCTTTTCCGAGAAGTAGTGCGAAATTATTTGTTTTAGATTCCATATTTTATATACTTAGATTTTAATTTTTAAATTGGTTTAATTAAATTATAGATATATATATTATAGATATGAATGATTTAACGAATATTAGGTTAGAAAATTCGACACAATATAAAAAAATTATAATGTTATTTTTCGGGATTTTTACATTTCTAATGATTTTTTATTTTATCTCAGAAAAATATAGAATTGGATTAGTTTTGAATAAAATGGATATTTATAATAGTGTTTTAACCCTCAAAAACACACCGTTTAAAAAAAAAGATGGTTATAGATTATCTGATTATTATATTGCCAGTAGTTTTAGATCTACAGTTGGGAAAAATCAGATGTTTGATTACTGTTCTGAAAAAATTCTTGAAAATACTATAAAATCTGGTGCTCGTATGGTGTGGTTAGATGTTTTTAATAGTAATATGTCTGATAAACCTAATCCGGTTGTATGTAATGGTAAAAAGGAAGGAAGTTGGCAGGTTTCGTTGAATAGTGTTCCATTTGATTTATGTTGTTCTACTATAGCTAAAACTGCATTTACTTCTGGAATTGTTAATAACTATGATGATCCCTTTATTATTAGTCTAAATCTTAATACAAATAATAAATTGTATTGTCTTAAAAAAATCAAAAAATCTATACTAAAACATTTAGGTTCTAGACTTCTTGGAGTAGAATACGGATTTAATAAAGTTAATATGGGAGAAGTAGCTATTTCGAAACTATGTGGTGGAGATGGTAGGAAGGCAAAGGTAATCATAATGTGTAGCGAAGGGTTTGAAAATAGTGATTTAGAAGAAATCATAAACCATTCATGGGATAATTCTAAAATGAAAAAAATAGTTCATAAAGCAGTAGACCCTAATATTAAAGTAACAGAATATGTAAAAGAAAACTTAGCTTCATTAAAAAGTCATAATACAAACAATCTAACTATGATAACTCCAGAAGAAAATACACTCTTTACAAGACAGTATTTACCTACCTATTCTTTTGAAACAGGTTCTCAATTTATTTCTATGTATTATCAAAACCCGGATAAGTTTATGGAGGAATATCTAACTAAATTCAAAGATTATAGTTTTATTCTAAAACCAGATAAATTACGTTCTAAAGCATTCAAAAAAACAAATGTTTTAGAATTAGAAAATGAACAGAATGAAGAAATATTAAAATCTGGTGACAAAAACTTCTCTAATTGTCCTATAACTAAACAAAATAACACAAATAGTGATACAGTTTCTGAAATGGTTCTAAAGGAATCTGGTGAGGATAGGGGATTGTGTTTTATGACTACGAATAGATGTGATAATAAAGATAAATGGCTTAGTGTTGATTCTCATGGATTACATTTTACTATAGATGAGAATAGTAAAGACTTCCCTGGATTTAAAACAGGTGATAGTCATAATATAAATGCAGAACATAATAGTGAAACTGGTTCTAAAATGATGGATACCAAGGTTGGATTGTGTTGCTCTAAAAGAGAGAAAATAGATATAAAAAACCGACTTGTTCTTGCTCCTTCATGCGATTCCCCTGAGAATGATAAGGGATTGGTCGGGTTTAAAGTACATAAAGAAGAAAAAGAAAGACTTGGTAAAATTCTTACTACAACTTCTAATGAGGGCGATTATACCTGGACGCATGCTAAGATGTGTAATGCTCCTACTAAATCGTCTTTAGATAATACCCATTTCTGTCTTTTATCAGAAACAAATTGTCCACATTTTTATGATGAATTTAAAGTAGAAAACAATTATAAATTATGTTGTAAAAAATAATATACTATATTAGATATAATTATGAATACATATGATAATATTCATTCAATATACAGTGATATAGCATTAGATAAAAACAAAACATCTATTTCAAAATCAAAGGTAGCAAGTAGTGCATTTGAAAAATTATTAATGTATTTTTTAGACTGGAAGGTTGTATTTGGTGTATTTGGTTCTATTGTTATAGCTATAGCAATCGTTTCAGATAAATCTATACAATATTTAGAAGGACTAAATCGTTATAGTGAATATGGTTTAAAAATGATGAGTTTTTTTGTATATGGGTTGGTAATAAATTTATTTATAACCCTGTTTACACTTTCATTTTATTTTTATAAAAAAAAAATAGTTGGATCAAAGGGTCCAACGGGAGAGATGGGAGAAACGGGTCTACAAGGTGAAGATGATTTATGTGATATATGTAATCAGAAACCAGAACGGATTAAACGTAGTAAAAAATTAATGGAAACTACACTTGTAGAAGAACCAGAAAAATTAGAAGATTTAAATAAAACTAAAAGTGGATGGCATAAAGAAGAGGTTAAACTTAGAATAGGTAATAGTAACTATTGTAAGGATTGTGAATATAAAAAATATGTGTATAATCCCGATATTAACTACATGACTGGTGTTATTGCAAACTTTAATACTGATAAAAACAATATAAATAGTTTCCAATTTATATACAAAGATACCAATAATACAACTAAACTACAGGGTGGCAAAGATGGTAAGTGGGGTTCTAAAAAGGATAATGTTACAGAATTAATGTGTCCTTCTTCATCTGCTATATACAAAATAGAAAGTATGTACCTAGATTCAACACCTGATGCGAATTCTGCCATAAATGGTATCAAAATTCACTGCAAAGATATAAAAACAAATGCTGTAAAAACAGTAAAAAAAAATTCTATTGGTATAGATTTTGATGAAGGTAGCAGAGTGTTTAAACACACTAGTTTAAGTTGTAATGATAAGTCACTAAACGGTAAAACTATTAGTGGATTTTTAGCAGATGCTTCGGGTACCTATGACAAAAAAAGGCTAAATCAGATTACATTTACTAAGTGTAACTATTATTACTAGGCGTAGTATGCGAGTTCAGACTGAAAGGCAAGGTCCCAGAAATCGCAGTTTTTCGGTATTTTCCAGATGGGTTTATCTGGTGACACCTGGTAGGCCTCAAAGAAATAGTTTCTTCTTTCAGTTGAGTCTTTTTGTTCCTTTTTGGTCATGAACAGGCAATCTCTTTCCCATTTTGAGACAGGTTCGTATTCGTTGTAAATTTCAACCTTTTTCCCGTTGTGTCTCCCATACATTTTTGAGCTGTGTTTGTTGTTCGTAGAATATTTTTTGCCCCTTTCGAGAGTTTTGGTAGCTGTGCGCTTTTTTTGTTTTTTTTTGTATTCCCTTGGATTTGTTTTCCAAGGAGAAATTTGTCGGGTTGTCCTGGTGACTGTAGTTATACTTGTTGCAGTTCGAATCGTCGAGAAGGTTGTGGGGGAATTCATGATGCTTTCTGTTTTGTTATGTTCTGGTTTGTTCTTTTCTTTTCTGTTTTGTTATGTTCTGGTTTGTGTTTGTTGTGTAATAAGAATATACTATCCCTACAAAATCAATTTTTTTTTTTTTCAATAAAACGAAAGTTTTTAGAAACACTACAACTACAAAAATGCCCAATAGGAACACGCTGTTTATAGTTCGTCCAGTTCTTCACACATTTTGTAGAGCATCGGGTATCAATCTCTTTAATGAGAGGAGGTTTTGGATGAAACATTTATTTATATTATAATAGACTATAATTTTTAACTAAATTTTTTATAATTTCTTTTTGTGCTTTAATTGCTTTTTTTTGTTCTTCATTAATCGTTTTTTGTTTTAGATATTTTATGAGCCAGAAATTATTTCCATTAAATTCACTACTATAATGATTATAATAACCTGGCGGTTTCTTATCCATTATTAGTATATTAATTTAAAATTTTAAATATAAAGAATAAACATAGTTAATATCTATAATGAAAATTAATATCATCCATCACGATAGGTCCCATAATATGATGACAGATGCAGAGACACTGTCGTATATTTTTAAACGACTAAAGGAAAAACCTACGGTTTCTCACGTCCATATTAATGGTACAGATATCAAGGAGGCAACCGTTAATATCTTTCTGGAGAATATGAATATGCTTCATGTAGGCAAAGCAAAATATAATATTTTTATTCCAAATCAGCAGTATTTCCATAAGAATTGGTTAGAGATGTGTGAAAGTTTTGATATGATTATCTGTAAAACCCAATATTGTTATGATATTTTTAAGGAATATATTAGTGAAGATAAACTAGTTCATATTGGGTGGAGGAGCCCTGATAATATGGTTCTATCTACTGAGAAAGACTGTTCTGAATGGCTATTGCTATATAACGAACCATTTGTTAATGACCTACAGAAGGTGCTTGATGTCTGGACGGTGGATCATCCTAATCTAAATATTGTGTTTAGTGGTGGTGTTAACAAGAATGTGAAAAGGGTAAATCTTCCTAATATTGAATATATCGAAAATATTAAACCAGAAGAATTTTCTAAACTATTTAGTAAATGTATGGTCCATCTCTGTCTGGATGAAACAGATTGTTTTAATCATAATGTGAACCAATGCCAACTTACCAAGTCTGTTCCTATTGTTACCAGTAAAGGTCCAGTTTCTGAAGTGGTTTGTGATGACGCCTGTTTTAAGGTGAGTTCTACAAGGAAACGCTATAGGGAAGGAATGGGGTCTCTCTATAAATACTCTAAAGATGACCTTAAAGAGGTTATTGATAAGGTTATTGGTACATCTGACACTACACTTGAAATTATGGGTAATAATGGTCGTCTGCATAGTGAAAGGAGACAGCATATTTTTGTTGATAGGATGACTAAATTTTTGACCAGTGTTTTTGAAAAAACAAAAAAGATTAAGTTCAACCGAAAAGAGACTACAGATGAAGAGGTTCCTGATCTTAGTATTGTTACTCCAGTTAAAAACCTCAAGGATATTTTCAAGATTTGTGTTTTGAACTATACTACTACTAAATATCCAAAGGATAAACTTGAGTGGATTATTGTCGATGACAGTGATGAAGGTCAAGATATTGAATCACTACTTCCTAGCAAGGATAATCGAGAAAGGTTTAATATCAAGTATATTCGATTGGATGAACCTACTTCTGAAGGTAATAAATTGAATATTGGTGTTGAAAATAGTATTCATGATTTTGTAATGATTATGAACCAGGATGATTTTATTTATGAGCGTGGTTCTCTTAATATTGTAAAGGAACTAATTAAAAGCGAGAAGAAATGTGTAGGTGTGAGTCATCTTGGATGTTTTGATATCAATAAGTATATTTCTATTGTGAATACTTCTTCACCGGTGCTGACTTATAGTAATAAGTTGTACACAGGTGGTCTGTGTTTCAAAAGGGAATTGTGGGAAGAAAGCAAGTTTGGAGAAGAAGATAATGCACTAGAGGTATTTTTGAAAGACAATCTTACAAACTTCAGGGAAATTAGCTATATTGATAATATTGTTGGGTTGATTCATACACGTAACTCTCATCTCAGGGCAAATGATATTAAGGAACCGAATGGATGTCACTTCAAATTTAGTGAAAAACTATTTAAATATGTTTGTAGTTTAGATGACCAAGCTAAAAAGGAAAGGGAGGATAGGGAAAAGGAGATGGAAGAGATCCGTAAATTGGCTGAAGAAGAAAAAGAAGAAAAAGAAGAAAAAGAAGAAAAGGAAGAAACTAAAACAGAAAACTCTACAGAAATAAAGGAAATTTAAATACTTAAACTTATAACCCATATTATTAGTATGATGGAATCAGAGTCAAATTATGAAGAAAGAAGGTTTTATAGCAAGGACTATAAAAATAAATATAAACAGGTTCTTTTAGTTATCAAACTAAAGCCAGTTTCTAAATATCCAAGTTTAGAAGTTGTTGGTACATCTATAACAAAATAATACTTTTCTACTATATATTATATGAATTATTTGTTAATATTACTACTAAGTTTTATCGTTGGTACATCATATTACAGTATGATGGAATCTACTATACCGAATGAGTCAAACTGTAGTTTTGTGGCATCAATTTGGACGGATCTATTTGCATTCTTGGCTGGATTTATTCTTATATACAAGGGAATCGAACATGATGATAATATTATTGTGTATTTAGGTGGAACTGTTATAGTTGAACATATATGGCAACTGTTCCCTAAATATACATTAAAAAAAATGATGAATAAAAACTATAAAACTATAGTTTAGTTAAGATATAAAAAATTGAATTTATTCTGATTGTTATAGATGTAAATAACAAACTTTCACACAACCATTTAAGCAAACACCCAAGCAATCACTCCTATAACACAGTAATCAAATAAAACTTAAAAACAAAAAAAAGAAATATAACAAAATGGCTACATCTATCCAAACTACATATTGGGAAGAAAAATTCAACAACAAAGGACAAAAATATTATTACAATACAGAAACAAAGCAGTCGGAATGGACTCGTCCGAACATGCCTGTCGCTCTCAGTGCCTCTTCTCCTCCGCATCCAGATGATCCAATCTGGATTGTTCGAATCTCACAGAGGCGTGGGGCAGAAAATGCCAGGAATGATTACAAAATTCTGAAAGATGCACTTTACTCCCAGACAGATGATTGGACAACCCTAGGAGTATGGGACAAAGACACCAAGAACAGAATGAAAGCTAATAGCTGGTTGGGATTCATTATTGGAGAAGTCGGTAATGAAGTAGTTGAACTCTTCTACATTGAAAAGGAAGATACAACAGATGTACGTCCAGAACATTGGTGTACTGAAACCGACTACACCAACCAGGAAACTACTTCGATGCCAAATACTCGCGAGACTATTATTTTCAAAAAACAGGACATTATTAGGATGTCCTGGACAGAGTGGAAACAACGTACTGGGTACAGCGATAAATACACTCCCCGGGGCACAACAATTTCGAGAAACCCATATTAGATAACTTTAAAATATTTAGGTGTTATAATGTAAGTAGTTGGTGGTATACTTGCCATTTTTTGTATACTTTTTTTTGAAATACTTATATTTTTGTTATAATACAAAAATATAAATAATATTATTAGTAAGATATTTGCTGATAAAAACAGACGTAACATTCTATATATATATTATCATTTTTTATAAATAAAAATATACATATACACTAAATTATAAATTAGACTAGATTTTTTTTATATCTATGAGTTTTTCTCTATTAGATTCTGTCTGTGGTTCCCATTTGTTAAAGTTACTATTAAATTTACAATCAACAAAGACTGATTCATTATGATCAAATAGTTTTGTAATAAGTTTACTAATTCTAAGGGTTGATACACGAGCCGTATCAAACTTTACAATATCTTGGTCATTCAAACAGTATAGGTCATAGATTTCTGGTTGGATTGTTTTCCTTAGTTCAAATGTTTTTAGAATACTTCTGGTAACATTAGAGTTGTTTTTGGGTTTTGCAACTAATTTCTCTTGATTTTTAGGGTAGAGGAACAGTTGGTTTCTATGGTTGGGATTAAGAGAATTGAAGTATAGTCCACGGATACCATATGTTAGTTTTGGAATAAAAGTAGTAAGAAGACTACTATATTCTTTGTATGTAAATAGTCTTTTAACAATAAGAGGACAAATATCTAGTTGTTTATCAGGAACAAATTTGTCTGTGAACATAGAATAGATTTTATTGAAACGTTTTTCTATATTAGTTTTTTTGATATTCTTTCCTTCTGAAACAATCATATCAGAAATGAGGAACATCCAGTTGTCATTTTTATCTTTAACAATTTCACCATCTAGTAGGGTATCGTTAAAAATATCATCATCGAATCGGTATTTTACTGAAATAATACGAGGACATGTGTATCCTTGTTTTATTTTGCGATCTATATAAAAACAATAATTAATATTATTAAATTTGGTAATAAAGAGAAAATAATTTGTTCCGGTTGTTTTAATTGAAATCAAATGTGGATTTTTAAGAAAGTTCATTGACTTGTCATTCAGGATACAAGCATGGTTGTACCGAAGATTAATACCATACTTCTTTTCTAGAGTAGATAGAATCTGTTGTTTGATATCTTTACTACTGACATTTTCACCTTCTCCAGAACAGAACGAAATAGGTGAAGTTTCCATTATCCTTGTATAATTAATAATGATTTTATTTTTAAATAATAATCAAATTTTTTTTTAAATGCTTTATCTGAAGGGAAAATAATATGGTGCAGGATTTAATACGGATTCTCCTTTTACTAATTCATATTTAGATACATCATTGTATTTACTAATTAGATAATTTTTTACTACTTCTTTATAGTACATAAAACAATATAAAATATTGACCATTTATATAATATATCACTATTTATTTAAGTGTCCTATTTTAACTTATAATCAAATATTAGTTCACTATTGTTAATAATTACAGGAAAATAATTATCAAATGTATTTACAATTACTCTGGATTGTAAAGGATTCAGTATTCTAACAACGATAATCGGTTTATAGTTTTTATCAGGAGTATTATTTTTGTGGTAACAGCTCCAGATTTCGTCTATAATAATTCCCATTCTATCTATACAATAAAAAAATTGATTAAATAAGTTTAATTAATATATAATAATTCACAATGCTTACTAGCGAAGAACTTGCGAACCTGAAAAATGGATACTATTTTAAAAAGAAACTTAAGATAGGTTCTGGTGCTTTTGGTAGTGTTTATAGTATTAATGATAGGTATGTAGTAAAAAAGGTCTCTCAGAGTTGGATAACAATATTTGATATGCCCGTTTTGAATTTTAAGTCACCTCATACACAATTTAGGAATGAACTTATAGTAACAAATCTACTTTCCAAACAGGGAATATCACCCAGAGTGTTATATTATAGTGAAAACCGGTTCTGGTATTATGTTATGGAGAGATTAGATGAAACATTATATAGTTTAATTAAAAATAAAAGGTTAACACTACATCAAATCGATAAGTTAGAACAGATATTTATAAAATTAGTAAATACTACATATAGACATGATGATATGCATCAAAAAAATATTATGTGGTCAGAAAATTTAGACGATTTCCGTATTATTGACTGGGGTTTATTCTCTCGATCAAAAAAAAAGAAGAGACTAAATAATTATGATACAAAATTTATCAAATCTCTAAAGAGGAAAGTAGTATAAATATTATTTATGTATTATATTTTTTATTATATTGGTTGTGTAGTGTAATAAAAATATAATTAAATTATAAATGGATAAACTTTTAGATACCCTAACTAATTCATGCGAAGGTTTGAAAAAGAAGGGTATAATTACACCAGAAGAATATGAAAAATGTAAAGCTGTAGGTGACGACGAACACCGTGATGAATATAGTGCGAATGAAAACAAGAACTATATTAATAAGGTATTTGGGTCTAAATCAGATCAGATTAGTCATGAAGAAAATTTAAAATATGATAACTATGAATCCTTATTTAGAACTAATATGGAGTCTCTAATAAATGCACAGAAAACCGGTAATAAACAACAGGAATTTAAATTTACAAATAACCTAAATAATATAAAGGATGAAATAAAGGAACTAATAAATGAATATGAATTAAATATTAGAACTACAAAATCCCATAAAATATATAAAGAAATGCTTCTAAAAAATAGGAAACTTACAAAGTTATTAAATGATATAAGTATACAAAAAAATGAGATGTTATCTGTGAAAAAAAAGCACAGTAATATAGATGAAAAAAGAATAGTTTATAATAATTACTTTAAACTAAGTGGGTTTATCTTTGTATTTCTTCTAATAGTATTTTTATATCTAATATCTTCTATTAAAGAAAAATAAATTTTAATAATTATAATAAATATTATAGTATTATATAATGTCGGTGGTAGGTAATAGTAAACTTATATTTGAAAAAAGATATAATGACGCTTATAAAGGTATTACGAATGATTATAATTTGCATTATAAAAAGGATAATACCAAGGTTCTTTCTGTCCTAGATGGTCTGGTTGAAAGAAACAAAAAATTCGTTTCCCAGATTTATAATGAACAGAATAGTATTAAAAATTATGAAAAACTTATCGAAAAAAGAGAAAAACTTTTTAAGAAAATGGAGGCAGAAATTATAAAAAATACTAATTTAAATATGGAAAAGGATACTTTTGTTATGTTGTCAAAAGAAAAGAATAAGAATATTGAAATCTACTACATTGTTTATATATTATTCTCTGTTCTGTTGTTAATAATAGAAGGTTCAGTTGTTTTATTCAAATAATATATAATTATATAATATATGGCGAATCCGAGCACCTCGGAGATGGGTTCTAAAGAAGAAGAAGCTATTATTAATATAGAAGAGGACGAACTAAGTGAAAATGAATTACAAATTAATCTTTTAATAGATAAAATTAAAGGATATTCCAAAAATTTAGATAAAGTATATTCAAATAATACAGATATTAGTAAATCGTTTGACCGGATGAAAAATCTGGATGAAAACAGTAAAATAGATATAATGTGGGAGTATCTTATTAGTAATTATAAAAATAATTACGAGTATATGGTAAATAATTTTGATAAAATCAAAAAAAAGAATATGAAACTTTTAGAAAATAAAAACAAACTTGTCAAACTTAAAAAGGAATTAAAAACATTAAAAACGCAGATTTCAACTAAAGAGAAAACATATAAACTAAATTTTAATAGGTACAATGAAATGATTTTTGAAACGAATCTTCTTAAAAATTTTATGATGTTTCTCATGGTTCTTCTTATTATTCCTATTTTAAGGTTAGCTGATATTATTAATAGAACACTATGTGTCGTTGCCTATTCTTCCCTGGTTGCAGTTGGAATTATCTATTCTACCTATCTTTTTATGAGCGATAGAGAAAATAGAGATAACATCTTCTATAATATGTTTAATTTTGAAAAACCAGATGATGAAGATCATGAACCAACTACAACAGAATCTAAGGAAGAGAGTAATGAATCTTCTGATGAGTCAACTACAACGGCATCTAAGGAAGAGAGTAATGAATCTGCTTCTGATGAGTCAACTACAACGGCATCTAAGGAAGAGAGTAATGAATCTGCTTCTGATGAGTCAACTACAACGACCGCTGCTTCTGATGAGTCAACTACAACGACCGCTGCTTCTGATGAGTCAACTACAACGGAATCTGCTTCTGATGAGTCAACTACAACGACCGCTGCTTCTGATGAACCAACTACAACCGAGAAGTAATAATATAATATTAATTAATAGTAATATGAAATTGATAGTAATTTTTATTTTAATATCATTTATAGTTTATTTATTGTTTAGAATAAATTCTATAGATAACTTTCAGGTTCCAATGATGGTGCCATTATTTGATATAAAATCATATATAGAGAAAAGGGAATGTGTACCATATGAAAAGCGTTCGGTTAATTGTTATAAGGAATTATTAAAGGAATACATTGAAGATTTTAAAACCAAACTTTCTGAGATTTATTCGGATGAATTAGTAGAGGATACTATAGCGAATATAGAGGTTGATTCGAGTAAATGTTATGATAAACTTAATGAATTCCCAGCAAAAATGGTAAGTAAAATAATAAATTTTAGTAAAGATACTTCTGATATAAATGGTAAAATAGAAGGGTTGATTTCAAAGGAGGAGTTTTTTAAGGAATCTGAAATAAGATTTATACAGGTATACAAAGCGGTTCAAAAAAGTTTAGAGAAATATCATAAGGATAAATTATTTATAGTAGAAATACCAGATTTTCCGGATAATTATATAGAGGATAAAGAAGATTGTGATACATTAAAATCTTTTAAAAAGGATAAGGATGTGGATGTATGGGGGAAACAGAATATAGTAAAACATTTTATAAAAAAACTAACAGATATACTAGATTCCATTGATATAGATACAAATAAAGGAACAATAGAGATGTATGATGCAGATAAATTAGTATCCATATTAAAGGATAGTATAATAGTATCAAACGAGGATGATGATTCTCCAGAAATGAAAGAAACCTCTAAGAGAGTTATGGCTAGTTTAGGTGTAGTATCAAGGACTATATCTGATTACTATTGTGGGAATCGCGTGAATTGTTGTCATAAAGAGGATTGTGAAGCTATACAAAAAAGAATAAAAAATACTAATGAAGAGAATATGGTTGCTCTTTATAAGAAGAAATATAAAAAGTGTATAGAAAATAATAAAAATTTGCAAAAAGAATCAAAAATTTGTAAAAAAATTGATTTAAAATAATGTATTATATCATTATAATAACAATGAGTCTCCTTGATAAAATCTACAAATCTAGAAAGACGGTTATCGAACTCATGGAAGACCGTGGGGTAAACATGGACAAGTTTAAGGAATATACAATTAATGAGGTAGAACTAATGGTATCAAATATGCCCAAGGCAAACAAAGATATTTCACCAGTAGATATTACTCTAGATAAGGGTATTATTAAATATATTCTAACACCCAAAATTCGTGTTACAAATCTTATGTCTCTAACAAATCAGATACTAGAGGATTATAGTGAGGGAGATACAATTATCTTTATTATCCGTGATAAAATCACATCTGAGGATAGTATTGATGAATTTTTCAGGAATATTTACATTAAAGAGAAGATATTTGTACAGTTTTTCCATCTAGATACACTAACGTTTAATGTAACCAATCATAGTCTGGTTCCAAGGCATGAGATTCTTAGCACGGAAGAAACGAATGAGCTTATTAAATCGTTGTATATTACGGATATTAAGAAACTTCCAAAAATTAATGCAAGCGATCCTATTTCTAAATATTATGGTATTAAGAGGGGTGAGGTATTTAGGATTACTCGTCCTAGTGAAACCTCTGGTATTTCATATTATTACAGGGTGGCTACGTGAATAATTGTGTAATAGTATATAGTTTATTTAAATTTAGGTCCTTATTGTTATTACAAGTAATTTTTATATTAAAATCTGGTTCATAGTTAAAAAATACATTAATATTTTTATCTATAAAAAATTGAGTAGTTTTGTATGTTTCTTCATTCGTATATTGTTTTTTACAAGGGAATTCACTACTTTTTATAGGAGTTTTTGTATAATACTGAATTAATTTGTTATTATACATATGATATGAAATTAGTTGTTCATGAAAGTATTCTGGTTTATAAATATGTTCCAAAACGATTTGTTTATAGTAAAGTTTTTTAGTAGTTATTTCTTTTTTTTTATATAATGAACATTTTTTTTGCCATATATTAAATTGGTCTTTTGTAATATTACAGTTATAGTGGGATGACTCTGATTGTCCTATATTAATTTCAAAATAGTTACATTTGCTAGGTGCAGAAACGAATGACATAGTTAAATATTTAATCAAATATTATTTAAATAAAATTGATAATATAATTAACTATATATTATAATAAAATGTCTGTCAAAGGTGTTCTATTGCTTGTGACTGGTAATATTAAGGATATCGAACTACCGTTTCATAAACCAAAGGGGAAAAAGGATGAGAAAAACTTGAATCTAAATAATAATTTATTTGATAATATAGGTAGTAATGAGTTGAAAATTATTGGGGAACTAGACATATATAATTCTAAGGAAAGGTTAGTCATGTATGGTTTTACAGAGGGTGATTTGGAAAATATTCATGAACTTATAACAACCGATAATATGCTAAAACTAAAATACTATGGTGATATTATTATTATTAAAATGAACAAGACGCGAATTGTTCCGATTGATTGTAATGAATATGAATCTATTTTTAATGATTATTTTGTCGAAAATAAATACAATGAATCAGATACTGAAATAGATGTTGAATATACTAGTGAAAACTCAGGTTCTGAAGATGAAGTGGACGAATCTGATTCTGAAGATGAACATATAGAAGAAGATAGTGAATCATTTGTGTCTACATCTTTAGCAGAACAAGATGTTGTTATTAGCGAATCTATTGATATTCGTGATAAAACAATAGAGATGTTTAATGGTATTTTGAATAAGGAAAAATCTATTAATTTAGAAGATGCTATTTATAACTATAGTTTAGATATAGCTAAAAATAGGAAAATAAAGGAAACATTTACAAATGTGAATTTTAAAAAGATTTACATAAATAAATCTAGGTCAATACTTTCTAATATAAAAAAGGATTCTTATATTAACAATACAAATCTAGTAAATAAAATCATTAAGGGTAAAATTAATGTTAGTGAATTACCCTATATGAGCAATCAGGAACTTTTTCCTGAACACTGGAAGAAGATTATGGATGAAAAATATAAGAGAGATAAAATGATGTATGAGGAAAAGGAGGAGGCAATGACTAATGAATTTAAGTGTGCAAGGTGTAAATCTAGGGAATGTACCTACTATGAACTCCAGACGAGGAGTGCGGATGAATCGATGACTACATTTATTACCTGTTTGAATTGTGGTAATAGGTGGAAAAATTAATTATTTCTGGATATGATCATACCAGTCTTTTATGGCTTGTCTACGTTTATTCTTATCCCGTTTAATTTCGGTTTTAAGATATATACTATATGGAACAATTTTTTTTTTATAATTTTTAGTAATATTATGAATAATAAGGTTGTAAATAACAGTTGCATTCATTAATATTATTTAACAAAATCTTTTTCAGTTAGAACATATCCCCAGTGCTGTAGGCTCTGTCTAATTTTAGGACTAACATTATAATCATCATAGGTAGTATTTTTCTTTTTAATAAGTGTCATTAACCACAACCTAAATCTCCCCTTTTCCCCAGCAAATTTATTCCATCTATTTATTTGTCTTTCATCATCGCTGCTACGTTTTCCTATGTAAAAATCACAATACCACTGGACCCATCCATAAGGGTGTTCTTTGTTAATCCATCCTTTCTTTTCCCAGAATTGTAGGGAAGTTCCAACACGGACTTTATATTTATTGAGTGAAACATCACATATACTGCTGGTTATTTGGTTTGATTCCAGATTCTCCCACCAGTCATCAGGGTATTGTTTGTGTCTATTTTTATAATCTTTGTTGGTAATACCAGATTTAATTGGTCTCCAGTATGTTCCACCAAAACTACCGAGTTGGAATATTTCTTTTGGTGTAAGATTAGGAGTAAATTCTGGATGATCACTAAAAAATAATTTATCATTTTTTTTAACAGGTTTTACTATTCTACTGCCACCTTTCATGAATTTTTTAGCGAGTTTGACCGGTTTACTATTTTTGTTACATTCTTCAGATAATATATGATAGTCTACTTTAGAAGATGGACCGCCTGTAAGTGCACTGCCTAATCTTGCTATACCCCAAGAATGAGCGGTTTGGTTAGGTCTAGACCCAGATGAATAATAGGCTCCTTGTCCTTTTTTAATAATATCATTAAGTCCTTTAATAGAGCAACCGGTATTTCTTGATAGTTTTTTGTTTGGTGATAAATTTTCAACATTATACATTTCAGAAGCCTTTTTAACCCATCTTGATTTTTTAGATTTAAACGACTTTAATTTATTTCTGGTAAAATATTTACCCTTTTTGTATAGTTTTTTAGATTTTAACAACATTTTGTTTTGTTTAAGTTTATCCCTTTTAGAAAGTGAATCTGGAAGATATTTTTTAGACATATAATTTAATGTTAGATATTAAAGATTTTAGTTTATATAATAACTAATATGGACGAAACAGAAGGAATTGAGATTTATGATAGTTTTGAAGATATGGGTCTAAAAGATGAAGTTCTAAGGGGAATTTATGGATATGGATTTGAAAAACCGAGTGAAATCCAGAAGAGGGCTATTGTTAAAATTATGGAGGGGAAGGATATTATTGCCCAGGCACAGTCTGGTACTGGGAAAACTGCGACGTTTACTATTGGTATGTTGGAGTCATTGAACCTTAGTAGTAATACGAATCAGGTGTTGATTATGTCGCATACCCGTGAGTTGTCACAGCAGATTCATACTGTTATCAAGCAGATTTCAAAATATCAAAAAGTTAATGTTAATCTGAGTGTTGGTGGTATTTCGGTTACCGAAAATATTTCTTCACTAAGGAAGCGTCCTCATGTTATTATTGGTACTCCTGGGCGTGTATTGGATATGATTCATAAAAAATATATTAATGTCAATACTCTAAAAATGTTGATTCTGGATGAGGCGGATGAGATGTTGTCGCATATTTTTATCAATCAGATTTATGATATTTTTCAGAATTTGCCTCCAAAGATTCAGGTGTGTTTGTTTAGTGCAACAATGAATAAATCTTTCTTTAGTATTACACAGAAATTTATGAGAGATCCTGTAAAGATTTTGGTTAAAACAGAGGAACTAACTCTTGAGGGTATTAAACAATTTTATATTGACCTAGAAAAGAATGAATTTAAATATGATACACTATGTGATATTTATTCAACGATTTCTATTTCTCAGTCAATTATTTATTGTAACTCTATCAAAATTGTTGATATTATTTCGAATAAACTAAATAATGATAATTTTTCAGTGGCTTGTATTCATGGTAATATGAATCAGGAAGAAAGGAATAAGGTAATTAAAGAGTTTAGGGATGGTAAGAGTCGTGTTCTTATTTCTACAGACCTTCTATCGCGTGGTATTGATATCCAGCAGATTTCGATTGTTATAAACTATGATGTGCCTAAAAATGTGGATAATTATATTCATCGGATTGGTAGGAGTGGTAGATATGGTCGTAAGGGTGTAGCAATTAACTTTGTAACAAATAATGATAGAGAACAGTTGAGTTCTATAGAGAAGTATTATAATACAGATATTCCAGAACTTCCAAATCTAGAAGTATTGAATATTTAAATAATCTAAATCTATATCTACTTAAATATATTTTGTAATAAAATACAAATAGACTATGCAAATAGGTTGGGATATAGGTATTAAGAATTTATCCTATTGTATAATTGATGATGATTCTAAAATAAAGGATTGGGGTATTATTGATATAACAGATAATGAAGAATTTAAATGTGGATTTATTACACAGAAGGCGAAGGTCTGTGGAAAGGTCGCTAAAAAGATAGATAAAAATACAAAAAAGATGTATTGTAATATGCATTCTAAAAAACTTGAGTTACATGATATTCTTATTTGTTTCGAATGTAAGAACAAGGCTAAGAAAAAGAATAAAGAAAATGAATTTTACTGTTTAAAACATAGTAAAAAGCATGACAATATGTATGATATTAAATTTAATATAAAGGATCTAAATAACATTGGAAATAAGTTGATTGTAAAATTAAACGAAAAAAAGGATGAATTACTAAATGTGAAAAATATAGTAATAGAAAATCAACCAGTTCTAAAAAATCCTACAATGAAAAGTGTACAAATAATCCTTTATACATATTATTTAATGAATAAATTAGGTGATGACTATACTATTAAATTAGTTCCAGCTAACAGTAAACTAAAGTTTGATATAACAACACCAAAAATAGAAGAAATAAAAAAAATGACAAATAAATATCAAAAAAATAAAAAGTTATCTATAGAATATTGTAGACATTTTATAAAGGATGATAAAAAACTGTTGGAATATTTTGATGACTTTAAAAAAAAGGATGATTTGGCTGATTCCTTTTTATTAATATACTATAAATTAAATAAGACTTAAAAGTATGCGTATTTAAACAATAATAAGTTTCTTTACATAAAAATATGGAAGAAATTAATTTAAATCTCGATAGTACACACAATGAAGTTTCTTTAAATACGAGTAGTGGAGGCGCTGATCTTGGATTAGAACTACTAATGAATGGACATAAAATGCAGGGGGCGCCCAGAAGGGACCCGGTTGTTTCAGCACCTTCTCAGAGTGAGACTGATGTAAATCTTGATCAATTATTAAATGATAGTTCTGTTTCTGATATACCCAAACTAGATTCTATAAAACTCGTGGATGATAGTTCTTCTATATTAAACGAACTTAAATTAGATAATTTGGAAGATCTAAATAAAGATACAGATAAACTAGATGATAATATTTTTAAGATAAATAATCCTATACCACCAGTTAATAATAGGTTCAATTCTATCCCTACAGTTAATCTAACTAATGAAAGCGATAATAAACGTTCTTTTGAAGAACTACAGAAATCTAAATTCGAGTTATTGTGTAATCTAGAACGACTTGAACAGAGGGGGTTTAAATTGGCGAGGTCTTTTACAATGGAATCTGATTTTAGTGAAATGCAGAGAGAATATGATAGAATTAAACGTAAACTTGAAGTTGATAGGAGTGTAAAATTTCAACGTAAAATGATGATAGCTGCGGTTACTGGTATTGAATTTTTAAATGGTAAGTTTGACCCATTTGATGTGAAATTAGATGGTTGGTCTGAAAGTGTCCATGAAAATGTTATTGATTATGATGATATTTTCGAGGAACTACATGAAAAATATAAAGAGAAGGCTAGTATGGCACCAGAATTAAGGTTAATAATGATGCTTGGTGGGAGTGGATTTATGTTTCATCTTACCCAGTCGTTGTTTAAGTCATCTATTCCAGGTGTAGGTGATATTATGAAACAGAATCCTGATTTGATGAATCAGTTTGCTCAGGCTGCTGCTAAATCATCTACTTCACCCGGGTTTGGTAATATGATGAGTGATATGATGAGTAATAAAAGTTCTGCTCAGCAACAGTCTTCTCCTATGCAGAGAACTGAAATGAAAGGACCGCCTGATATCAGTGATATTTTAAGTAAGGTGAATACTAATAATAATCACAATATAAGTCTTGATAATCTTTCTAATATTAGTGCGAGCGATATAGAAAACATTAGAAATGTTGATATTAAAAGGAGAAAAAGACAGACAGCTTCTGGAAATGAAATTACTTTAGATTTTTAGATTTTTTGAATAAATAATATTTACTATCCTCATTTAGTAAATTGATTATTAACACTATGTAAAGGAATGTTAGAATTACAGTCCAAAACATATCTTTTGTACCTATCCAGAAGATAGTAAAAATTGCGACACGTCTGAATGCAGTTGTTTTGATAAATTCATCCTGATTCTTGCTTAGATCAAGATGTATATATCTTGTACCAATATTTAAGATTAACATAGCAATACCTGCTATTAAATCACTATTATTTGTATATCTATTAATATTATTATTAAGATGTTTAACATATGAAGATTCCATTATATAATATATAATTATTTTTTATAATAGGAAATAAATTCTTCCTTTATTTTTTTTTTATCAAATGACAATATTATAAAAAAGATTATTGTTAGAAGAATCCCGATTTGAATATTTTCTATAAAACTAAATAGAATTATATTTAAAATAATAATTTTGGATATAATACTATTGAAAAGCATCATATATAGATTTAATTTTATTGTATCATTTAATTTATGTATAAATATAATTATTAAACTTAGTATACCTACCAAAATATTCATTAATATATAACAATAAAAGAATTTATAATATATATGTATAATGGATATACCTGGTATGGGTAAGGTTGAAGATTGTATGGACACCTTTAAAATTATGCCTGAAAATATATTAAAATTTTTAGGAGATTTTAAAATAGATTCGAATGACTCGGGAAAGAAAGCTTATGGTATAATAAAATATATAGGAGCGGTTCTATTATTTTTATGTGTGTTTCCAGCGTTACCATTCTTTTTTATTCTTGCTATTATGATTGCAAGTATGAAATATATAGTTCTAAAATTTGGTAATATATAATTTCTTTTAAATATGTAATGGATAGTAATCTTGGATTTGAAGAGATTTCTTGTGATATTAAACTATATCTTAAAGTGTTTATAGCTGTTATTTTACTACTATGTTCTGTACCACTTATACCGGTTGTCCCCTTTATTCTATTATCTTATCATTCATTTTATGGAAGATTTGGAATAATAAAAGTTATAAAAACATTTAATACAAGTTTTTAGTTTATTTTCTATTTTAATATTAATGACCTGGTCAACTATAGAAGACGCATGGGGAAATGATGTTGACGAAAATATAAATAATTTTTATAAAACCAATCATAATAATACCTATAATGTTAATAATTCACCATCACATCTTAATAATCAATTAGAACAACAACAATTAGAACAACACAAATTAGAAAGTGATAAAATAGATAAACATAAAATGGAAATAAAGAAATTAGAAGATCAACAAAAACAAGAACTAAATAAAAATAAGTTTTATCATATGGTTGAACGGAGACTTAATCTTTTAGAAAAAAATAGTTCCTTTGTCAATAATAAAATAGACAAATTATCACTTCGTATAGAATCAGAGATTAAAAGTCTCGGTAGACAGCTTAATAATTTAGATTTCCCGAAACAAACCTACCATGAATCTCAGGAAAATAATTATTCACAAAATATGAATGATATTATTTTATTTATAATATTTGGAATATTTATATTAATTTTAATGGATAGTATGTATCGATTACTACAGTTAAAAATTAAAAATATATAGATATTTTATGGTTCTTACAAAAAAAAAAGATAAAGTGAGAAACTCCAATAAGACTAAAAAACAAATTAAAGGGAAAAAAACCCAGAAGGTAAAGGTTCTATATATAAAACCAAAATATACCGATGAATATATGAAATCTAAAGAAGGAGAATATTTTGATAAATCAAGTTATGATAAAATTATTAATTATAATTGTGATGCTTATCAAATTAAAGAAGATGGTACAAAAAAACTATTATTTAAATTTAGAAAAAAGGTTTTATCAGATAAATTATGTCAGATAGGTATAGTCAATCTTAAAAAAGCTGCTATGAAAACACATGATAATAGAGGTGCTTCTGCTGGTGTTATTTCTTATAAAAAATTACCAACTTACGCAAATGAAAAAGACCAATTTAAACGGGTTGATAAATTTAGGATACTTGGTTATAAATCTAAAAAAACTGGTAAATGGGTTAATAATAGTTTTGGTAATTTATCTCAGAGTAATATTATTGGATTTTTTGACAAAAGAGATAGAAATAAGGGAGTTGATGCACCCCCCTGTAGAAAAACAAAATTCTCGGCTGAACAGGTCGATAAATGGAAAAAGATAACTCCCCTTATTAAAGAAATAAATCATATGTATAAGACATTAGTTCCAGAACAATATAGGAAACAAGCTAAAGAGGCAAAACAAACTAATTTTCATATTAAAAATACTGCTTTCAGTACTGTAACCATAAACTATAACTGGAGAACCGCTCTTCATAAAGATGCTGGTGATTACAAACAAGGATTCGGTAATCTTGTCGTTCTCGAAGAAGGGAAATATAAAGGTGGTTCCACTGGGTTCCCACAATTTGGTGTTGCTATTGATGTTAGACACTGTGATTTCCTTGCTATGGATGTTCATGAATGGCATTGTAATACTAAAATCGAACCTATATCAAACGATTATACACGTTTATCTCTTGTTTCTTATCTTAGAGAAAATATGATTAAATGTAAAGGACTAGACGAATAATAATCCACCCATACCGTTCGTATTTATTTGAAATACATTGTAATTCACTGCAAATATAAACAATTTTTTATTTCTAATTGTATCTAGATTATTATTAGCAAACCTAAATTTCATCTTTTTATCCTTAATTTTTGACATATTACATGTCCCACTTGGCTGAAGTTCAAATGGATTTAGACAGAAAGAATGTAGTCCTATTCTATCCAAATCTGGTACAACACCACACAATTTAAATGGATTATATCTCGTATTATAAACCATTGGATTATTTCTATAATATTCAACACCATTGAATTCTAAATTAAATTCACCACCGACACCATCATCACCATACAAATTAGATGTAGTCATAGATACATAATAACAGGGTCCTTGGCCTGGATTTTTCCCTGATATGCCTTTATTCTGAACAACCCAGGTTAAAAATTTTATTGGATGAGTAAAGTTATTAATATTTACGGTTTGTATAGGTAGTATATCTTCTGTAGAATTAGTTGTTGTTATTTTATCTTTATACTGCAATTGTTCAATTAAATATTCATGTGAACTATTTGTAAATTTCCTTTTCTCATCACCGTATAAATGAATAAATTCACCATTTAACAACATTTTATCTATACTAAGATCACCTAAACTTCCCAATAAGTTTTCCTTGGTTTCTGTATCAAACTCAAGTATTATTTCATTATTAAATAAACATACTACAGGCAATGCCATACCTATATTTCTTGTAAACCAAAAATCAAAATCATATAACAGTTTTTTTTTTATTGAAGGATTAGTAACAATACGAAATCCAAGTTCATTTATAGTCAACTGATCTGTACCAGTATCATTATAAACACTACCAGTACATATTAAAGGACAGAATCCGCCAAGTCTATCTTCATTTGAAATAAATTTTCTTTCTAGATTCGTCTTTGAACCACCCACACCATCCACCACAACATCTCTATCTGTATCTGTATTAATATATGTTTCTAAACCACCATATAATGGTGATGATAACATGTTGTGTTTATTTCTACTTTTATTTAAAAGCTCATGTTTTACTTGTCTCCATTGAGATATATATTCTTCTATTTTGTAATCATTTATTTTAATCTGACTGTGTTTAATTAAACTATTTGTAAAATTATCAACACTATATAAATTACCATTATTACCACTCCCACATGTAACATCAATTTCTAGATTTAGTCTAGATAATAATTCACCCATACGTGGTATTTTTGCTTTAAAGTGACTGTCAAATTTTGATGCACTACCATCCCTTATAAATGGTATATTTATTGTTTCTTTAGAAAAATGAGTGTGTCTTCTATAGACCTTTTTAAAAAATGATATTTGAGGATTTCCTGTTAAATAATAATCTTGTTCACCATAGGCCATCAACTGTATTTTAAAGAGACTCATTTAAGATTTAATAATATTATAAATATAAATTTTTTTTAAATTGTTATTAATTATTTATTACTATATATACATTTAGATAGGTTGCAAAACAAAGCCATAATAAATAAGGTGCTAGAATATTAGACGCCAACACACTGTATTTTCTAAATTTAATTAAACAATATACCAATAAGGCTATCATTATAATAATATCTATTAATGCCACTAATTTATTTTTGTATTTAATAAATAGATAGGTCCATATAAGATTAAATCCCATATGTACTAGAAATACCTGTAAAGGAAAACACATACTTTTACATTTATTATAAACCATAAAAAATGATATCCCCATTAATATATATAGTATAGGCCATACTATACCAAAAACATAATTAGGTGGTGTTAGACTACTTTTATTTATTTTAAGATAGTTGTCCGAATTATAATAATTATTCATATTATTTATAAACATAATTATATTAATTAAAATGAATATTGATAAACATTATAAAGCAGCCTCTATTCATAAAAAAATAAAACTAGAATTATATGACTATATTGATAATACTAAAACTATAAATGATATATGCTTATTCATAGAAAGTCGGATTAAACTATATTCTGATAAGAATGAAATAAATAATGGTATTGCTTTTCCGGTTGGTCTTTCATTAAATAATATAGCAGCACATGATACACCTATACCTAAAATAGATTCAAATAAACTATTACAAGATACAGATGTTCTTAAAATAGATTATGGGGTACATGTAGATGGTAGTATAATTGATAGCGCATTTACATGGACCAAAAATGAAGTATATAAACCAGTTCTTGATGCATCAAGAGAAAGTGTTGATACTATTATTAAAAATATTGGGGTTGATATGACTATATCTGAAATTGGTAATTTATCAGAAGAAATAGTGGCATCATACGAAACAGAAGTGAATGGTATATTTAAACCAGTAAAAATTATAGGTAATCTGTGTGGTCATTCTATTTTACCCTGGAAAATACATGGTGGGAAATTAATACAAAATGTTAAAAATAATGATAATACTAAAATAGAAGAAAATGATATACTTGCTATAGAAGTGTTTACTTCTAATGGTAATGGAACAACTATATTAGGTAGGAATAACTCACATTTTATGCCCCAGAAAAGTCGACAACCAATTACCAGGAGGTCACAAGAACTCAATGATATCATCAAAACCAAATTTAAAACATTACCATTTACTCAAAGGTATCTCGAAAAACACTCTCCAATAAAATACTATAATGTTTGCTTAGATGAATTGTATAGAAAAGGATATTTAAGTAAACATCCACCGCTAATAGAATCAGATCCAACTAGTATTACAGCACAATTTGAAGAAACTATTTATGTATCTTCTAATAGAATTATTAATTTATCAGGTGGGAACTAATAATTTATTTTCTACCATCATATTAAAATGGGATTCCTAAATATTGTATTATCGCCAATAGAGGTTATTTTTGATCCTATTGTAAGTGCTGGTAATGCAATTGTCGCTCTTATACATATCTTGCTCGAACTCATTAAAGTAGCACCAAAGTTAGTCTCGCTCTTCGAAATGTTTACAGATCCTGGTAAAATTATAAAGGATGCTGTATATGGTGTAAAGGTTGGGTTAATGATGTTATTTGATGCTATATTTGGTAATTTATTTAGTGCTATAAAGAAACCTTTTATACAATCGAAATCCAAAAAAAACAAACCTAAAAAAATGTGTTTAACAAATAGAATTATTCAATTAATTATTCTAGTCCTTTGTCCACCACTTGCTATATTTATGGAAAAGGGTATAACCAGTTTTTTTTACGTGGTTATAGCAAGTTTGCTTACCTATTTCTATTATTTCCCTGGACTAATCTATTCATCTATGTATGTCTTGTAATTTAATGGTAATTTACTGGTAATTTACTGGTAATATCAAATATTATATTTTTTTATTCTATTAAAGTATAATGGGGTTTATGGATATAATAACCGGGGTTGTTAAGGAAATATTAGGAACTGTCCTATTTCCTATAAAACCAGTAATAGACCCAATACTGGCATTAGGGGATGCTATGGTACAATTATTAGATTTACTTACTAAACTTATTAGTTTGATACCTAAACTAATGTCTTTATTTACTATGTTTACTGATCCAATTAAACTTATTAAAGACGCGGTTTATGGTGTTAAAATCGCATTACAGATGTTGTATGATGCAACATTAGGTTATATTATAGGTTCATTTATGAAGAATTTTTATTTAGATAGTAAAAATAATAAAAATAATAAAAAAGGTGGGAAAAAATGTATAGATAAATCGTTCATGAATATTCTAATTATGATACTATGTCCTCCACTGGCTATATTTATGAACGAAGGAATGGGTAGTATTTTTTACGTAATTATAGCAAGTTTCCTAACCTACTTTTACTATTTTCCTGGATTAATATATTCTTGTTTATATATATTATAATAATATAACAATGGGATGGAATGAAATGGTAGACGCTATATTATCTTTAAAAGATTTTGCCTTTAATTTAATAAATATAATTGTTAAATTGATAAAGGTATTCCCAAAATTTTTGTCTATTTTTACGTATATATTAGACCCAAAAAAACTTATTAGTGATATTATATTTTCAATAGTAACCGGTTCTAAAATGATATATGATGCCACAATTGGATACCTAATTGGTTCATTTATGAAGAATTTTTATTTAGATAGTAAAAATAATAAAAATAATAAAAATAGTAAAAAGGGTGGGGAATCATGTTTTAATAAATCATTAATTAATATATTAATATTAATCTTATGTCCCCCACTGGCTATATTTATGAAAGAAGGAATATCTAGTATATTATATGTAATTATAGCAAGTGCCCTAACCTACTTTTACTATTTTCCTGGATTAATTTATTCTTGTTTATATATATTATAATAGTATGACTAACTATGGAAAAAAGTGTAAAGAAAATAATGATTGTTCTTCAAAAATATGTGAGATGACATATAAGAATAATGAACCAGATACAAGAAGATGTGTAGAAGGAATTATTTCATCTGAAAAAGATATCGAACAAGAATCAGGAAAAGAAAATAAGTTAGAATTTGGTGGAGAATGTGAGAATGATTCCGATTGTTCTTCTGGTTTATGTGAACCTAAATATGGTTATAAAGATGGGAAAGATGTAATTCTAGGTAATTTTTGTGTTAAACAAGAACTAAAATTATCTTCGGAATGTACCTATGATAGTGATTGTAAATCGGGAAGATGTAAAACTGAATATGATGGGGATATACCTGTATCGAGGAAATGTGTTGTATTTGAGTCTATGCCTAAAATAGATAATGTTAATCGTAATTTTGGTGATATGAAGGAAGATGATCTGCCTGAATTTGCAAAGTCAAAGGAATGGAAAGCCGCTAGAAACGAAACTTATATATTATCTGATTCAGAAAAGGCAAAAAAATTACAGGGTAGAGGTATTATTTCTGATATCATAATTATTCTAATGGAATTAGTTGTTCTTGGAATTAAAACAGTATTTATAATTTTGTTTGATATATGGAAACTAATTTTTTTTGTAGTATCATATGTTCCTTCACTAATACTTAAAGTAAAAGTATTTGGATTTCTTGATAAATACAAATGTACAGATAATTCTAAATGTACTAAGGGTAAATGTGACCCGAATAAATCAATATCAGTGCAGGCAAAATATATAAAACAACTCCTAGTTATATTATTCCCACCATATGGTGTATTTATTTCTAAGGGAGCATCTTCCATAAAGGAAATAATGTTAACATCAGTTTTAACTATTATGTTTTATTTCCCAGGTATGATATATGGATTAAAGGTTATAGAAGAATAAAATTTCTTATAAACTAACATAATGAGTGATATGTTCAAATTATTTATGCATGGAGGTATGATAACGGATGATATTTGTATACCAACCGACTTTATAAAGCTATTTTTTACTATTATTTTCCCACCAATTGGTATATGGATAGACCAACACGGTAAAGGATACCCAAATATGAATAAAATAGGTATTAGTTTTATATTAACTGCTATGTTTTATTTTCCAGGTCTGATGTATGGATTAAATAATATTTCGTTCAGTTAAATCTTATTATTTTTTTTTTTATTTATTATATGTCCGTTCCAACAAATTATCTTATAAATGATGTTAGAACTTTTGATTATTTTAAAGTTAAAAGTTTTAGTGGATTTTTAACCAAAGATGTAGTCACTACACTTAAAAAAAATATTCTTAAAAATAATATAGAAGAATCCTGTAATTGGTGTATAGAATTATTCCTTTCATTACATATAGAAAAATTATACTCTATCTTTTTGGATATTGCCCTAAAAAATATTAATATTTTATCACCTAAGTTGCCTTCATTGCTTCATAAAAGGTTTAAACAACTAATAGATTCTAATTTGTCTATGAACGATATGAGAAATTCACAGATGGTAAGGAATCATATAATCGATTTTTGTATAATAGTGTGTATGAGTAATAAAAATAAAACGATAGGGATATCAACTCTTAAAGATAATGAAATGGATGCTAAATTTATATTAAAAAAAATAAAATCTGAAAAATCCTATGTTGATAATTTATTTAGAAGTAATGATCCAATAGAAATAAAATTTATTGTTAATGAAATGGTCCATAATATGAAAACTTCAGACTTTACTGGAACTGTATATATGTTAAGTTGGCTAATACAGTATGATAAATTATCGAGTAAAAAAAAGAAACCAATAATGTGTCATGAAAGAATAAGTAGCAATATAAAAAAGGAAAATCAAACAGATTTAATCTGGTTATTATGGGAAATAGTTATTTCGGAATCTCAAAAAACATTATCTATTAGCGTGCAAAAGGAAATAGATAGTCTTTTTAAATTATACAAACTATTTTACAAACCGAAATCAAAGTATAAATATATTAATCTTTATCTGTTTGCAATAAAATATTTTACAGACATTTATGACATTAGCACACCTATAATTTATAATTATTACATCTCTTTACAAATATGTATGAAAATAAATTTTATGATAGGTCAAAAAAAACATCTAGAAGTAGTAAAAAGTAATAATGTTTCATTCGAAATAATAAAAAAAAAGAAAGAGAAGGCAAAAACGAAAACTCCGAAACAATTAAAAGAAGAAAATGTTCAAAAGAGGTTTGATATTATATCTAATATAGACATTAATAATTAATCTAAACTATTTTGTAATATAAATATAAATGAGAAATAAACAAATGATATTTCTGATATTTTTGGTAGTTTTATTATGTTATTTTGGTTATAAAACATCATTTACACAACGCACTCAAACTAAAATTAAAAATTTTGAACAAAAATTTGTAAAGAATATTGACAGAAAACAAAAGGATTTATGTGGTAACAAATTTAAAAATAGTACTGTCTCTGAATTCTATATATGTAGTAGTCATAAACCCTTTCTAACCGGATTTTTACAATATGATTATTCGAGTTTAGATATGCTACAGAAATCTATAATATATGGTAGTAGATATATTGAATTAGAAATATTTAATAAAGAAATACGGAATGACACTATACCTGTTGTAGGTTCAAGTAGTAGTGATGGCTCTGTTGTCTATGGACAGAATACTTTAGATTGCGAAGAGGTATTTAAGTTAATAGGAAATATTGTTTTTTCTGAAAGATATCTAGACAATTACAAAGAACCCTTTTTCATTTTCTTGAATCTTAAACTAAAAAATAAAACCGCTACTCTCAATAAATTATATGATATTATTAAAAGAAATCTAAACCTTAGACTTCTAGACAGTAATTATTCATATCAAAAAGAAAATATTGCACGAACCAAAATGTGCCATCTTATGGAAAAAGTAGTTCTCTTTTCTTCAGATGGTTATGAAAATTCTAAGATGGAAGAATTAATTAATATGTCTACTAAAAGTCCTAGTCTTAACAGAATAAAATACACTGAACTACCCCATAAAGAAGAACTATCTAACAAAAAAGATATACCAATCGTTTCTATTCTTAGTAAAAAAATAAAACTAATGGGAAATATAATCTACATGTTAGATGACACAAATTTCCTTTCACTTGGTATACAACCTCATATGTCTTTACAGATAGATGGCTCAACTAATAAAGGCAATAATACAAATGGTGATGTTATTAGAATTAAAGAAGTAACTAATAATGCATTGGTATTAGAAAATAATGAATTTATTGAAGAATCTGGTGTAAATAAATTATCACTAAAGATTTTTGATAGTTCTTATTCACTTAAAAATATAGATAAACAAAACAAATCATCGATTACTATTGTTTATACTGAACACAATTTCTTTAATTTTAATTTTGATCCAGAACACGCCTGGAATCTAGGATGTCAATTTGTATGTATGAATTTTCAAAAACTCGATTACAATCTTAAAAAATATATGAAAAAATTTAACAAATATAGTATTATCCAAAAACCAACTAACCTTAGATTTGTTGAAAGAAAAGAAAACTCTAAACGATTAAACACTCTTTTCCCAAAATATATAGAAACAAATAATACCGATATTATTTATGATTTTGCCAAAAACAATTTTGAAATCAGTTTAGTTCCATTCAAATATTCCGATAATATAGGATGTTGTATCAATAAATCCCCAAAAGATAATATTATATGTTCAAAATATAGCAATAATTCATCTAAATGCAATGAAAGAGAAAACTGCTTATTTACCAACGATATAGATAAATGTAAACAGGATATTGTGAAAATAGTATACAATAACGATTTCTTGTCTGTCTCTCCAAGTCATAAAAAAACAGATTCATTATTTGAAATTGTACCTGGTCTTGATAATCAATTCGAATCTATATCAATTAAATATAATAATAAATATCTCGTTACTAATGATTCATGTTGCTATCTTTCCTTCAAAAATTATAATACTGATAATACGAATTTAGTAGATACATTTAGGAAACATGCTAGTTTTTATGCTGTAAAACCTATGTGTTCTAAAGAAGGCTTTGTATCTTTTATGCAGATAAAAGATAACAAAAAATATTACATAAAATACCGGAATGAATTTAACTACAATGAACGTGTCTACAGCACTACCTCTAATGAATTTGATTTAATTGGAGAAATGGTCTCTGAAGATGGTAGGGTTGGTATATACCAGGTAAAATCAAAAGATAATTATAAAAGTATCGGTCATATTTTTGTTAAAGGTAACGACCATAAAGTAGATATACTTAATAAGAATATTATACTACTAAAAGGTGCTGTATCTGAACCAATTGGATTTGAATTAATATGGAACACAAATAATGTATATATATGGAAACCTATACCAGGAGATGGTTATATTGGATTAGGTGTAGCGGTTACTCTAAATAAAACACCGCCAGATACATCCTTATTCTGCTGTGTTGCGATAGAATATACATCTGAAGTCCTAATTGATAATACATTATTCTGGTCGAATAAAGGCAATAGTCCAAATAATCCTCTAAGTTTATGGGAAGTTCCATCCAAAAACTATTTTATATCGAATGTAGCTTACACTAAACCTAGCGAATTTAGTCAACCAGTCTATTCTATAAATCTTGAAGCATCGGATTATATGGACCGATTGTTTATGGGCAAAGAAACCAGCACCACAGAACCTTTCTGTTTTAAGGTTATAAATAACAAAACAAAGATACCGAATAGGATAGATCCGATTGATTTTAACGAATATATAGAAGAAAACAACTATAAAATTTCATTATATGATAAACCAGAAGGTTCAGATATATCTGAAAAGAAGTGTGTTGGTTTAGAATACGCATACTGGTCTAAATATTATAGCAATGATAGTAGCAAGTCCGATAATAAGAAATTGGTTATAACAGAATGCAATAGCAATGATTATATGGGAACAAATTTCATTTTAAATAATGATAGCACTATACGATTAAAGGGTAATACACATTATTGTCTAGAAAATAATGAAAACAATCTGGTTATAAATAAATGTAATCAATCCAAACCACAGGAATTCTTTTATAACAAATCTAAAAATTTGCTTACTAGTCTGGTAAATAATTTCTGCCTTGATAATAATTTCAATCTTGATAAAAAACTATCATTTAACGAAAAATGTAAAAGTACATTTATAATAAAACAGGAAATTGTAACAAACTGCATTAGTGTAAATAGCGTTGTCTATGTTAAAAAGAAAGTAAAAAGACACAAAGATTCTTATTTCTCTCAGAGAGAGGATAATACAGTAAGGTTAAATGTTATAGATGAGGATATAGATAGGACATATTTTCATGTTTATGTGAAGGGTATTGTTAGTGAGAAAAAGGATGGTAAATATAAAATAAAACTATATGACCAGAATTCGAGCGTACTCTATATAGACACGAATTCTAATCTTGTTATACCCTATTTTATACCACAGAGTAATAAAATAGAAAAGGGGACAGAATTATTGTTAGAGAATGGTGGTGTAATGGGTAAATATAATGAGAAAAATATTAGATGGATGGCTAAAGTAACAGATAAATTGGAGAACGACAAATATGTAGTTGTGTTTAGTATAAATAGTATTGAGGCGGATATGAACAAAACCTCTTTTGGTAGACCAAGGACAAATGAGAAGAAAATAGTAGATATTATGGATATAGTTCTTCTTCAACCGGCGTTAGAATGTAATTAAATTATTTTAAAAAAAATAATCTTGTATAAGATTAAATGGGTCAGGGTCCTTCCAGTGTAAATTACAACTATGTTTATGAAGAATCAAAAAAAAAGAATACAGTTTCTAAAAACCCCAAGGTGAGTGAAAACCAGGTTTTAAAGGAGAGAGAGGCTGAAAAAATAAATAATACTTTTATAGAATTGTTGGGTGTATTGAAATATCATACTAATATGGTTTCTATAGATAAGAATTTTATATTACAGAATAGATTAATTAATGAAGAATTAGATAAGAAAATAGGTAATTTAAATAAGGAACTAAAAAACAGTAAAGATGTGTTTTCGAGGGACAATGAGATTTATAGACAGAAGGCATTAGAGATTGAATCGTTAAAGAGGTATAATGTTAGTTTTAAGTATGCAAATATAGGTTTGTTTATGGTCATTGTAATTTTAATGGGTATCAAATTTATAAAAAAAAAATAAATATAGAAGTATATTATAATGTTACCACTTAAAATATATCTTTATATTCTCTATATTTCAGTTGTATTAGTGGGTGTATCTGGAATATATATTATTTCAAGGATTCAAAATAATCAATATTATAAAACAATTTGTGTATGGTTATTGGTATTATTAGAAATTAATCTGATAAATATGGCCTTTACTATACAAAATTATATGACAAATTCTAAGAAGGTTGGGAGCAAAGGTCCAAAGGGTGATAATGGTCCAATAGGGTTTAAGGGTAGGAGTAATATTTGTAACCAGTGTGGTGACCAGAAATTAGTAAAATATGGTAATGATATTAATGATTTTAATAATAAGATAACAGATCCAACCCTAAAAATTGGACAGTGTGTATTCCCATTCGTTTTTGATAATGAATTCCAATATGACTGTACTACTGCTTCTAGAACAGATGGTATAGAGAATGATTCGATGGTAAATGGTTGGTGTGCAACAGAAGTAAATAGTGATAATACTTATAAAACATATGGTTACTGTAAAGATAGTGATAAAAACGAGACAAAAATTAAGGATAACATGAGTAGACAGGAAAGAGAAATGGATTACCAAACAAATAATTCTGGCATTTTAGATATAAAAATAGTGTCTGGGGTAAGAACAACTGTAAAATGTCCACCTAAATACAAAAAGATAGATATAGATTTGAACCTTATGGCTAATGGAAATTTTGTGTATTTGTGTAGAAAAGATGGAATAGGTGATAGTGGTGTTCAGGATATTAAATTAACTACAGGTGATATCGGTTGTTCTCCTGGTTTTAGAAAATTGGATAAGAACTTGAATGATGGTTTCCCAGATTTATCGCCGAGTGATATGGTAGAAGTATGTATAAAGAAAGGGTCAAGTAAATTTATTCGTGATATAAAGATAGAGAAGACTAAGAAATGTCCGAAAGACTATAAACTACAGGATATAAATTTAAATAAGAGTGTAGGTGGTCAGGATTTGTATATGTGTACCTCTAAAACAGTAAATCAGGGGATTATACTTGATAGTGCTTTTGTGTGGGGTGGTGATAGTAATCTATATTTTTTTAAGGATGACAAATATTGGAAATTGAATATGTCTAGCTATAAGGTAGAGAAGGGTTATCCAGATAAAATATCAACATTCTGGGGTAAAATACCTAAAAATATAGATGCGGTTTTTACAAATCCTCATGACAATAATACATATTTCTTCAAAGGTTCAGTATTTTACAAATATGATAATAAGAATGAAAAGATTGCAAAGGGTTATCCAAAAAAAATCAAGGATGTTTGGAAGAATGTGCCAGATAATCTTGATGCGGTCTATGTAGATGCTGATAAAAACGTGTTCTTTATGTATGAAGATAGATATTATGAATGGAATGAATCAGAGAAACGTGCGAATACACCATTATTAATTAATAGAAGATGGGTGGATGCTCCATCAAATATAAATGGTATGTTTTATAATAGCAAGAAAGAACAGACTTATATTATTCAAGCAAATAAGATTTATAAATATAATTTTGATATGAAACAGGATTCATCCAGTCCAATAGATATCAATACTGAATTTAAAGATATAAAATAAAATATTACTTAATAATAATGTTATATCTTTCAGGGTATATAAATAATTGTCTAACAAATTCGTTTGATGTAATATCTATATTTTTTAATACATTAAATTCCTATATTATTCCAGAAGAAGACCCTACATTTAATGATACTAATAGTAATTTTTACAACTATTCTAATTTATCTAAGTTAGAAGAAGTAATAATTTGTGAACAACCCGTTTATAAGAGGAGAAGAACCCGTTCAGATCCTAATATAAAACTTATTTTAAAGGAAGAAATGATAGTAAAACCTAAACCGATCCCTATTCCTATTCCAATTCCTATTCCAATTCCTAAAAAGATAGTAGTAAATAAAATTAAAAAGGATGATGAATGGGATATATTATAATACAGTAGTGTTCTTTTTAATAATAATTTGAACTCTTTTTTCTTTAATATTAATAATAGAATCAATTGCATTTATAAGAGATTGTTTTTCTTCTTCTGTTTTATGTTCCATTTCAGATAGAATATCATTAATTATATTTATTTCATTTTTATTCCAAAGATTTTTTAATTCTGTATAAATTTTATTAAAATTCTCTTCTTTATTTACACTTGCTTCTTTATTTACGTTAAGGTTTGCATCTATAATAGATTTATAATAAACGAGTGAATGTCTAACAGTAGAATTACCAGTATATGAATACATAAGATTTTCAATACCTTTAGAACTTAATCCAAAAATATGTTTTATTTTTTCATCCTCTAACTGGTACCATTCGATAGCTTTAGTAATTGGTCTGTATAAATTATGTAGATCATCCCGATTATCACCCTGACTCCACCGAATTGTTCCCTGTAGAATATGTGGGTCATTGTATTTAATCATGTTGTCTAATATACTAATTTTAGTTCCTTTAGGTTTGAAAGAAAGTATAGCAAGTCGTACCATACAGGTGAATGGGTCTATTATAAAATATTTTGTTTGTTGTTTGCTATTTCCAAATATAGAACTAAATAACTGGACGGTTGTATCAGTTATATAATTTTTAAACATACTATTTATTATAACTTTTATATTATTTAAATAAATATTATTTAAAAATTGATTTTTTTTTTATATTAATACATTAATAAAATGATTATCCCAGTTAGATGCTTCACGTGTGGCAAAGTTATTGGGGATAAGTGGGAAGACTATAAAGTATTAAAGATTAAATATAATAAAAACAAAGATGAAGATACAATTATTAATGTATCGAATGTAAAAAAAACACCAGAAGGTAAAGCTATGGATGAACTCGGTATTAAGCGTATTTGTTGTAGGCGAATGTTTCTAGGTCAAACAGATTTAATTGATTTAATTTAAATGTTAATAAATATTAATGGAAAACCACAAGAATCTATTACTGGTTTATCTTATTTGTATCAGTTTGATACTAACTTTTAAAATGGATAAAATAGGTGTTTTGGCACTTACACTATTTTTTTTATCTGTTAAAGTTAATAAATATTATGCATTAATCGGTAGTTTTGTTTTTTATATATTTTATTATAGGTATTCGGAAGGATTTACTTCTACGCCTATGCCAGTGAATAATGATGAAAATAATGAAGATGAACTTTTAAAACCGAATAAAATTTACAACATTTTGTTGGATCTAATAGAAGACTATGATACACGAATGTTTAATTCAGATGCTCTTATAGGTGGTGAAAACACAGATGGGATTGTAATTAATACAGACGAACAAAAAATTAATACTGACTTTTGGATTAGACAATTTTCAGATTACAATATTATAGAAAAAAAATATTATATTAAAGAAGGAATAAGTATTAGCTTAGAAGATAAGGACGAAATGTTTACTAACACCCTAGAAAGATTAATGACTATTTTAGATACAGTTGAAGTTAATACAGGAGAAAATGATTCTGTATATAAAAATATTAAAGAAGAATTAAAAAATACTTATTTGGAAGAAAGGATTTCATATATTTATTACGATAGACTTTCATCGCCTAAGAAGGAGTTTAATGCATATGATGAAACCAATCAGAATAGTATAAATGTTACTAATTTAGTTAAGAACGCAGAATTTAAAAGGGTTGACTTTTTAAATAAAGAGGCAAAACGGTATTCTATAGATAATAATAAAAATATTAAACAGGTAGAATTAGTTTCTAATCTTACATCCCAATTTTCTGAAACTATGATAAATATAATTCAGGATATAATAAATCTTTTAAACAAAGAAGTAAAATTTACATCTGTATATGATTCATATCTTTACTACATAAGAAATGTGTTTTTAATTTTGACAGATAATGGTCGTCTGTTTTATGTAGGATTATTTTTTATGACTATTTCTTTGTGTTTCTTTTTTATAGAATCAACAAAATAATTTAGTCATTCGTATTTTATTAATTTATACATTATATATATTATATAATAATGGATAATACTGATTTTGAAAAAAACACATGGAATCTTATACATAACTATTTAGACAACAACAAAAATTATTTAACCAAACACCACCTTGATTCTTTTAATGATTTTATACAAAATAAAATACCATTAACTTTTTCACAATATAACCCACAGATCTTATATAAAGAATTAGATAAAGAAAGTGGTAAATATAAGTATGAAACCCATATTTATTACGGAGGTAAAAATGCTGATAAAATTTATATTTCTAAACCGGTGATTTCTAAAGAAACAAACGAAGGTGAACTTAAAAAACAGATGTATCCGAATGAGGCAAGATTAAGAAATCTTACCTATTCAAGTGGAATATTTTGTGATATAGATGTAGAATATAAAATTTATGATATAGAAACAAAAGAGACAGAAGTTATTAAAAAATCATTCCCATCGATTAATTTGGGTAGAATACCCATTATGCTTCAGTCTAATATTTGTGTTTTAAATAATGCAACACCCGAAATGAAACAACAGATGGGTGAATGTAGATTTGACCAAGGTGGATATTTTATAATAGACGGACAGGAACGTGTTATCGTTTCACATGAAAGAAAAGCTGAAAATAAATTATATATTGTAAAATCTCAGGATGAGGTTTATTCTTATTCAGCACAGGTCAAATCTGTTCCTGAAAATACATTTATATATGCCAGAACAACTATTGTAAATATACATAGTACCAATGATGTTATAACTGTAAGACTACCAATGATGCACACTCCAATACCTTTATTCGTTTTATTTAGACTATTAGGGGTTGAATCTGATAAAGAGATACTTGAACTTATTTTATATGATTTAGATAGTAAAAAGAGTAAATTGTTTCTGGAACATCTCCGCCCATCTATAGAAAATAATGGTGATATTTATGATAAAATCACAGCCATGAAATATTTAATGAATCTTAATCACGGTGGGACTATGAGTCATCTAATGAACATTATATCGACCGATTTATTCCCTCATGTTGGTGATAGTTATAATTCTAAAAAATATTATCTCGGTTATGTTGTTAATAAATTATTAGAAGTCAAACTTGGTCTTAAAAAAACTACTGATAGGGATAGTTTTATGTTTAAGCGCGTGGATCTGTCTGGATTCCTACTTGCTTCCTTATTTAGAGAAAGACTAAAACAATTCCAGAGAGATGTAAAAATTACTATTGATGGCGAATATCGTTTTAATAGTAGTGAATATCAAAAAAATAATTTTAGTAATATAATAAACGATAAAAACATCGATAAAATTTTCAATTATAAAGTAATACAAGAAGGGTTTTTAAAATCTTTTAAAATAGGTAATATCCTAAACAAAAAGGGACTAATACAGTTACTTAATCGTTTAACTTCTATCGGTGCCGTTTCACAACTTAGACGCATTAATACACTAGGTGATATGATTATGATAGGTCAGAGAAAATTGCATGGGTCACAGTTTGGTATTATTTGTCCAGTTGAAACACCGGATGGTGGTAATATTGGTATCAAAAAACATATGAGTTCTATGTGTCATATAACCTTTGGTATTAACCCGGAACCTATTATTAAACTATGTCACGAAATTGGTGTGGTGCCACTTTCAAATATTACTCCTAAATTAGTTATTAATAAAGTAAAGGTATTTGTAAATGGTAAATGGATTGGTATGATAGAAGAGCCACAGGATTTTGTTAATATACTAAGATTATATAGAAGGAATGGTTTAATAAATGTGTTTACATCTATTTCATTTGTTATAGAAGATCTTGAAATCCAGATTTTTACAGATGGTGGACGATGTTGTAGACCATTATATCTTGTTGAAAATAATGAATTACTAATAACTAAAATGCATTTTGACGGAATAAAAAAGAATACGATAAAGTGGGATAAATTACTTTCTGGATTTAAAAATAAAAATACACCATTTAACTTTTATAACAATGATGTTTTGTGTCCTATTAAAGAAAATTTTAATAAAGAAACTATTATGGATGATCTTAAAAATAGCACAGGTGTTGTAGAATTTTTAGATATTGATGAAGCAAATACCACATTAATCTCTACCAACTATGATACACTTAAAACAAATGACTATAATTCTTATACACATATGGAATTACACCCCAGTCTTATTATGGGATTTATCGGGTTTAATATACCTTATGCCAATCGTAGTCAGGCACCTAGAAATGTATATGGCACAGGACAGAGTAAACAGGCTGTAGGTTGTTATATTAGTACATACCGAAAACGGTTTGATACTTCCGCTCATGTTCTACATCACCCTCAGAAACCATTGGTTAATACCAAACTAACTGAATATTCAATGGCTGATGATCTTCCAACTGGTATAAATGCGATTGTTGCTATTATGTCTTATACTGGATATAATCAGGAAGATTCTATTATGATTAATAAACAAGCTATAGAGAGAGGTTTATTTAAATCTAGTTACTTTAAGACATATGATACATATGAATCTAAAGATACTAAAACTGAAACAGAAGATATTATTGGAAACTTTAATAATAGTGATATTGATATTGATACTAATAAAAAATACAACTATTCTAAACTAAATGAATATGGTGTTATTGAAGAAGGGTTATATGTTGAAGACAATGATGTCTTAATTGGAAAATATACTAAAAATGAAAGAAATTTTGATAGTAGTATTGCAGTAAAGGACGGTGGACATGGTGTTGTTGATAAAGTTTTTTTGGACTATGCTAACAGTCATCATAAAATTTGTAAGGTTCGTATTTGTACACCCCGTGATCCGGTATTAGGTGATAAATTTGCTAGTAGACATGGTCAGAAAGGGGTTATTGGTATGATAGTTCCACAAGAAGATATGCCTTTTACAAAGGAAGGGTTGACCCCAGATATTATTATTAACCCTCATGCTATCCCTAGTCGTATGACTATCGGTCAGTTTATCGAGTGTATTATGGGTAAAGTCTGCTGCCACTATGGATTTAAAGCGGATGCCACACCTTTTACTAATATAGAATCTGAAGATATTTCAGATATTTTGGAACAGAAGTGTGGTATGAGTCGTCATGGGGATGAAATACTACATAATGGTATACATGGAACTCAAGTTGAAAGCAATATATTTATTGGCCCAACTTATTACCAGAGATTAAAACATATGGTTAAGGATAAAATTAATTCAAGAGCTACTGGTAAATACACCCAGAAGACAAGACAAGCACCATCTGGTAGGGCTATTGGTGGTGGTCTACGTATCGGTGAAATGGAACGTGATGCTTTAATATCACATGGTGTTGCTAATTTCCTCAAAGAATCTATGTTTAATAGGTCTGATGCTTATTCGTATCATATAAGTGATAATAGTGGTCTAACTGCTATAGTTAATCCAAATGAAAACAGACATATATGTCCTTCGACTGATGGTCCATTATCATTTATTAATACTGATTATGAAGTAGAAGATATTAAATTAGATATGCAGAACACTAAAACATCTAATATTCACAAGATTCATGTTCCATATTCTATGAAACAACTTCTACATGAATGTGAGGCAATGGGTATATCTTTGCGTCTTATTACCGAAGACCAACCAAATGTTTCTAAATTAGATACAACTAAAGAAGAAACTAAAAAAATTGTTCTAGAAAAAACACAGAATGGATTAAAAAGCGATATAATCGACCTTAGTGAATTAGATAATTTATCATATAGTGATCAAAAAGTAGAAAAGAAAGCAGGCGTTAAACCATCTTCTACAAAGGAAACTAAAACATATTTTGAAGATAATTTCGGCAGATTCCTCAATATAAAAAATATGAAAAAACTACTACAGTATTTGGTTGATACTTCTTTAACTAGTATAGATAATTTACTAGAACCTTACTATGGTAATACTATTTATATAAAAAAAACAGACGAGAACCAATATATAATGAACGTAGATGATGTAGACACCCGATTCGTACCTATTGCCGAATTTGAACATATTAAACTATTAGATACTATCGAACAGTTAGATAAGGCAAATATTGGTGATATATTTGATATAGATACTTTGATTATGGGTAAAAAACGTGTTAATTCTAATCCATCTACATCATATGAAAAAATGATTAAATCAGAAGAACCGGATTATTCACCTAAAAAATTTAAGGAATCTTTAACAGAAGTAGTATATAATGGTAATCAGTACTACATAGATAAAGAAATGAATACACCATTCCCTCCTGTGTATAACTATGACACTCTTCAGCTTATAGGTATTTATATACGTACCGAAATCAATAATGGAAAAGATATAGAGAATATTGTTATTACAGATGATAATATTAACGAAATGCGCACTCCAGAAAGTAAACTATTTAAATTTAAAAAATACTATGCTGATGCAGCGAATGAACTATTCTACCATGGTCTTTCTAAGCCACCATCTCCCTCAATGGAAGCTTTTGAGAATGCCTTTGGAAAAGATACGGTTGTAACACAAGATGAACCTGTTGTTAGACCTAAATTTACATTTGTGCCAGATGAAATGCAAATCGATAGTAACCTTGAAGAAATAACTTTAGATGATATTAAAAATATCTAAGTATAATGTATTTTTTTTTATTTTTTTGTATTAGTAATGGACTATATTAATCTTATAGACTATATAGATAAATATAATCTTTCTGATAAAATATATCCAAGTGATATTGACTGCTATATTAATATACCAGACTACAATTTTGTCTATAATAAATTATGGCTTTCTAAGTCGCAAAAAATGTTATGTGGTCCAATGGGTGTATATCCAGCAAAATATCCTATCATTTTTAAACCTATTGTAAATTTGTATGGATTGAGTCGTGGATTTAAAATTATACACGACATAGATGAATATGATTTAGAGAAAAAGGATGGGTTTTTCTGGCAGCCTTATTTTGAAGGAAAACATATTGTGTGTGATTTTGTATTAGATAATACCAAAATAATATTTAGTTCCTGTTTAAGATCATATCCAGGTGAAAAGGGTAGTTTTAAATTACATCATACTACAAAATATGAGATTCCTAAAAATATAATAGATTGGATAAACACCAATATGAAAAATTATAGAGGGTGTCTAAATATGGATGTTATCGATGGGAATATTATAGAATGTCATTTGCGTTTAAATGGAGATTTTAACCTTTATAACAAAGAGTTTTGTTTTCAATTGAGTGATTTTATGGAAGGTAAAATAGAAACAATTGATTATAAAATACCAAAAATTTATATTTTTCCTGTTTTTATAGAAAGAGAACATCTGGAAAGATTTGTGCAAAAGAAAACTATTATTAAAAAACTTCTAAAAAAATGTTCGAAAACTATATATTTTGATGATGTAGATGCTGAATACCAGGCACAATTATTAAGAGTTTTAGTATTTGATACTTATAATTTTCTAGATGGATTAAAATTACAGAAATTTATAAATAACAATATTTAATTTATTTTATTATAATATATGGCTGTTACTGGAAAAAAAACGGATAACTGTAAATGCGGACCTAAATCTAAGGGATATAGTTGTGGGAAAAAGTGTAAGAAGGGTGGTTCAAAACTATCAAAAAAAAAAGCACTAGTTTCTAAAAAATCTCTTAAGAAAGGTAAATCTCTTAAGAAAGGTAAATCTCTTAAGAAAGGTAAATCTCTTAAGAAAGGTAAATCTGTAAAAAGGAAACAGAATAACCGTAAAACTAAGAAAGGTAAAAGAGGTGGTGTCTGGTTTCTGCCGTGGGAGACGTCGAGTGTAGTTCCAATGCAGGCTGATGCTGCCGTGAGTTCAAACAAACTGCGGGCCGACAAACTTCTTGCCGAGAGTATGAAGTATAGCCTCCCAAATAATTCAAACATCGAGAACAACGATAACAGCGAGAACAACGATAACAGCGAGAACAACGAGAACAGCGAGAAAAACGATAGGACCCCTCAAGTTATTGGAACATATGGTTCAAATGGGCGCGATTTAAATTCAACACGTTCGGCTGTAGGCATGAATACTATACAAGATGCTGAGGATTTTGTTTACGAACTTTTTACTCAGTTAGATGAAGCCGTTGGTGCCATTGTAATTAGGCAGTTAGATATTAGTAAGGAATCTGCCTGTGATGTAAAAAATGAAGATTTATACATGAATACCTTATATATACTTTTGCATCATATAATACAAATAATACTAACCGACCCTGCTGCACAACTTGGTAGAATTTTACTTGGTTCAACTACAAATTTTATGTTTAGAATTTGGAAAATGATTAGCGCATTTGTGACAACTCAGGTTGCTACAACTGGCAAAATACAATTAAACACTTTACAATTGCTCCAATGGATGGTTGCACTTGCTGGAACAGGATTTAAATTAGCTAAATTAGCAGCACAGGGTCCTCAAATATTTCATAATTTATTAATTTCTATACTCGAATTCCTTCAACAAACAACAATCAATATGACTAGCACGACTATAGTACCACTAGGTATATTTATATATGTGGTATTTAACATTTTCACCTATTCCTACATGAAGTCCATTATATACACAAATGAGTTAATTCGGGTTATGGAGCCTATTGTTAATATGGCTGGGAAGTCTATACAACAGTTTGAAGAAGCTAATGTTGACGATCTAAAACGCTATGTCATTGATATTATGTGGGAATCTATGTTATCTGGGTTAGGAAAAAAATCTCTTATACGCATTGTTCTTAATAGAGAAAGATTAAATGAATATGTAGCAATGCTTTGCACGGCTGGAAAAAAATATGATTTCCTTCAAAAGTTATTAGAAAAAACTCTTGGCGAGGAAGCAGTTGAAGCACAGGGTGTAACAACCAAACCGATTACTCTACCCACGCTCCCCACACCACCCACGCTCCCCACACCACCCCTCCCTTCTAATGCTACTGCTACAGCCCCTGCTGTAACAGCCCCTGCTGTAACATCAAAAAGAAAAAGAGGCCGCAAGGCTGTTCCTATCAAGGCTGTTCCTATAGTAAATAATAGAAATACCACTCAACCTGTTTCATTTGGACCGCCATCCCAGCTTGGAACACCGGCACGTACGAACTCTAAAAATTCTGGTCCAAAGTCTAAACGTTTGAAGCCATCTTAGAAGCCATCTTCGAAGAAATAAATAATATAATTAATTTATTTTAAATTACTATGGAACTTTCTAGGAAAGAAATATTTAATAGAACTAAACATACAATAAAATTACATACAAATAGACAACTTATTAGGCTGCTTGAAGCAACACAAATAAAGGTTCTAGATTTTCTTTTTTTTTTAAATTGGGAAGTAGATTATATAAAGAAATCTACTATCGAAGAACATAATCCAATTATATGGGAGGCTATACATCCTATATTCTTTATGGAAAAACACTGTCTTAGGTATATAGATACTAAACACAAATATGAATATGATCCAAGATTTACGAATAATATTTATGATAGTTTTATAATACCGTCAGAAGAAAGATATAAACAAGAATTCCCTAGTTTTAGTGAAATCAAAAAATACTATTCTGAAATTAATAACAAAATTAAACATTTTATTGAACATAATATCATAGATGGTTCCGAATACTACTTAATAATGTTAGTTATTACACATCTACATATGCATATCGAAAGTTTTATTTTTACAAACCAGTTAGTGTATAAAATAGCACCATTCTGTTTGTCTGAATCCATAAATGCCAACACTTCTGGTATAATAAAATTAAACTTTGTAGACATAAAAGGAGGGAACTTTACACAGGGATATAATACAAAAAAAATTGGGTTTGATAATGAAAAACCGTGTTTTAAAAAGGAAGTAAAGGATTTCTCAGTCTCTAAAACATTAATAACTTTTCATATGTTTTTACAATTCTATCTTGAAGGTGGTTATGACAAAGATGAATTATGGTCATTTAGAGGTAATATATGGAAAAAGAATAACGATATTAAATGTCCTTTGTATTGGGAATTTATAAACAAAAAAATTTATATTAATTATTTCGCTAGACTGATAGATATTGAAACTATATATAATTTCCCAATTATAAACATTTCTTGGTATGAAGCAGAGGCATTCTGTAAATGGAAAGGGGTTAGACTAATAACTGAATCAGAATGGGAATATTTAGTTACAAATGGGTCAACTACTCTTTATCCATGGGGTGATGATGAAGAAAAACTCTATAAATGTAATGTAAACTATAATAATAAATGGATAACAAGTGTAAAAAATAATACGGAAGACCTAAATAATTTGAATGGTGTAGAACAATTAATAGGTAATTGTTGGGAATGGTGTCAAGAAACTATTTATCCATATGATAATTTTAAAATAGACCCTGTTTATAGAGAAATGAGTTATCCTTTTTTTGGACAAAAAAAAATATGTAAAGGTGGAGCGTGGTGTGTGCCTGATTTTATGATCACCTCCAGTTATAGAAATGCACAGATGCCAGATTGTAGGAAGCAATTTATTGGATTTAGATGTGCTAAATTATAGAATATCGTGATATCCTTCAAACCTACGCCTCCTCCTTTTAAATTTATCAAATAGTCCCCTACCATATAGGGTACAGAAACAGGAAGTAAGAATACACAAACAGAGCAAAACACCCACTACATTTACTAAAGTGGAATCTTCGGACAATGTAGAATTATTTGGGGTACTATAAGTACAGGGTCCAAAAATTTCTTCATCATGATTGCACATTGTTGTAGTGTAAGTCATGGTTAATATTTATATTTATAAATCTTTATATTCAATTTTTTGTATTAAATTTATAGAAGAGGTTGTGATTCATTCTCTTGTGCATTTGTACGTTCCGGTTGTTGGATTGTAGTATCTTCCTGTAGCTGTTCTGTATATGAAGGTGGTTGTTGTTCTAGGTTTACTTCAGTAACTACAACTCTTTTATTTGTTTTAACACACAAATAGACACTACAACCTGTGATAAGATATGAACAGAACAAAAAATAGAATGTAACAGGTTTGAATACAAATGTAAGTAGAAGTGGAACAATAGTCATAATAGAGATAATAGTATTAATAGATTTCCTTACATTATCGCTTACCCGTTCATTAATAAGAATAGTATTCACTTTCCCGAAAATTACAATCATAGAAATATAGTATCCCATAACAAGCAATATAATAAAAAGTGTGCTTGAAATAAAACAGGTAGCGGAATAAACTTTTTTGTTATTAATAGAGCATGTATTATAAATTTCTTCATTAATTCCACAAATAGGTATTTTATAACAACCAGTTGTGTTGGTTATAGTGCTCTTATTACACCAAGCACAAGGCCAATTATCCAAACAAGTATTTTCATCATTATAATTACATGTTTCGATTCCTACACCATAGGAACCAGTAAATAGAGTTGCTATAATAAACAAGGTGTTCATTTACTATAACTATTCAATAAAGTTTTAAATTATTATATTAATAATTATTTAAACTTAATAATATATTTAATATAAATGGATCTAGATTCTATTACGTGTATTAGCATTGTTATTCACTGTGTATTTATTATGTTTGCATTTATATCTATTATATTTTATAAAACAAATGACTATGTCCATATTGGTCCGCGCAATAATCTAACCCTTATAAATATTCCTGTAAAAACAAATGAGATGTATATTGCTGTTATTTCTATCCTTTCTTTGATACGATTTACACATATTGCGATTAATCGGATCGGAAAACTATATTTTGAATCAGTAAGACGAACCCACAGCGATGATAAAACACTAATTAGTTCTATTTTTATTTCAAATATGAAAAATTATGTTGACGCTCTATCATTTCTAATTCTAGTTAAAGCTTTTATGACACAGTTGGGATTTGCAATTATAACAATTGTTGTTAGCGAACTATTGTTTATGCCATTGAATTCTTACTATATTAAACTAAATAACCGGTATAACAAGCCACATCCTAAAGAAGTTCTAGAGGTGACCACTATTAATCCAATGTTTACTCAACCTAAACTGGTTTTTGATAATGTGTATGAAGACACGGAATCATATTAAAAAAAATTGAATTTATAAAAATGTATTTGTAAAAATACACACAAACATCATCATCATGTCAGAACTCAACCAACATCTCTCCACCGTCAATACCGTTATCCAAAAACTGTACAAAACAATGGGAGTTACGCCCACTGTTTTGCCAGCACCAGTAGAAAATTACGATAATATCCATTTGGATTATAATCAAAAATTTAATTCAAAAATTACCTACCCACCAATCCTTATCTCAAAGGATTTCAAAACAATTCAGACAAATGTAGGATGTATGGAAACAAAACTAACAAAAAATGATAAATATACAAAGGAACTGGAAACAACTCTATCTCTAATGACCTATAATAACAAATACTATTATGTAGACAACGATATCTCAATGAAAGGATTGGAAAACTATTACTCTCCTTTATTTATCACTGAAGAATGGGAGTCGGTTCATAAATTTTAATACCAGCAATCTTAGTTAGAACTGGAAGAATGTTAGTAAGGATAGTATTATATGCTTTTTTTTGATTCCTATCATTTTGAACGTATGAATGGTCCTTTCCCTTTGTCGAAAAGGTAACAACACATAGCCACTCATTATCATAATTTTCCTTTTCATGAACGTATGTCACCTCATAATCAGTAATTTTGTTGATTTGGATGAGATGATTAACAAGATTAAGTCCAGTGCAACGTTGGGTCACCATTTTATATATATATACTAACATTTCTTAAAATATAAATATTGTTATTATATTTCTTCAAAACAGACTTGAGAGGTTTTGCCACCAGAATAGACGTATTTAAGAAAATAATAAAGACAAATAGTTACTAATGCCAATCCATAGTCTTGTGTCACAAAATATGCTCCACTATATAAAATAAAAAACTGGATAGGTTGGGATTGAACGAGAACACTCTGCTTTTTTCCAGTTTTTATTCCCAGATCCTGTGCTAATACCTGAACGATGCCATAGGATGCTATTATCACTAAAACTTTATCTATATTCTTATTTTTATTCATTAACATTATCATACATTTTTTTTTCGCCTAGCCTTAAGAATCACCCGCTCCTTACTAAAACTAACTGTTTTAAGTATTTCTTTTATTTTGTTTAATTCCTTTTGAAAATCCAATTTACGGTATTCAAAAAGTTTATTTTTAAAATCAGGTGTTTGGTTTTCTAGTTCTTCTTTACTACCTATACCATATTCTATACAGATCTCATCTATATTTGACATCTCTACTTTATAACACAACTTATATTTAGGACTATAACGTCTCTCTCTCCAGTTTTTTTGTATAGTATAGGCTGCATTTATCCGATTCATTTCAGAAAAAACACCGAGATAATTGTAGTACATCATGCTTATCTAATAAAAGACTAACATCTATATTCAATTTTATTTCTTCTATTAGAAAAATAAAATTGATTATATTTTAAAATATATATAAAAATTACTCACAAAAGAACAAGAAAGGAAATAATATGTCAGAAACACAATATAACTATTCAGGCTGGTGTCATGATTGTAATGGTTCACAGTGGTTTGAACCATATACTATGCCTATTCTAAAAATATGTAAAGGATGTAGAAATTTATATGATGGTAAAACGCATTATAGTCACCAAGTAGGGTTCCATCAAAAGAAGTGTTGTGGTAATGTTTTACACTGTAGACCTTCTATTCATCTTGATGAATATTACTATTCATCTGATTCTGATGATTCAGATGATTCAGATGAGTGTGAGTGTGGGGATTGTTACGAGTGTTGTGATAGGGAAGGAGGGTGTGTATATGAAATTTATAAAGGTCCAACTATTGTAGTGTGTAAATCAGGTGGTTCAAAATGTGGTTTATGGGATCAATCCACATATACACACTGGAGTGTTTCAACTAGAGATGTTCCTGTCCTAGATTATCATACGAATTTTACAAAGCAATCAACATATTGGAGATATAGGACAGAAGAAGAAATGCCAACGAATGTCTCCAGCTATTTCTTGAATAATATAAAAAGAGATTTGATAAAATATTATATTATTGATGTTGGTATTCTATGGTCAGAGATAGGAATAGATTTTAATAAGTTTAATGCAGAATTAAAGTCTGTATCAGATGAATACTGGATGAAATGGAACAGTAAACAAGAAGAAACTTGGGATGATGTGCTAGATATTATACTAATTCCATCAGAAACTATAATATTTGGAGAAAATAATAAGAACTAGACCTGGTAATATTTAGATTAATATATTTTTTATTAAATAATATATTTATTTTCATATTACCGATTTACCGATCGGGGTGGGCGGGCAAGCACCCACCCGTCGCCGTGGTTGATGTACCCGGGTGGGTGGGTGGGTGTAGGCAGGGTGGGTGTAGGCAGGGTGGGTGTAGGCAGGGTGGGTGTAGGCAGGGTGGGTGTAGGCAGGGTGGGTGTAGGCAGGGTGGGAGAGGGATCTACGAAAACATCCGGCCACTCCCACGGGGGCGTGTTGGCGTTGGCGGCAGGGTTAGAGAGTAGAGAGCTTTTCATCCTGTCGTACGGAGAGGAGTCTGGTGCATGTGTTGAAAGATGGTGTGCCTGTTCCCACCATTTGACCAGGGTCATCTTAGGGTCAAGCTGACATGCCTTCCCAGAGAGGCGCGTTTTCGGGCCCCACTTGCCTTGGGCCACACACTTTAGTCCCCAGACGCAGCATCGATCTTCTTCGCATGGTTCCCCGACTTGTAAAGGTTTACATCTACAAGGCTTGGCGTTGCAGAACATCTTCGATGCCTCTTTTTGGATTTCAAAGTGTTTTCGTGATATCTTGTATCTATTCTCCAAAAACTTTATTTGATTAGATGCAGTCTTGACGTGCTGGATGAGAAACTCCAGCCCAGGTTGTTTTACCGCCCCTGGCATCGGAACCGCCGAGTCGAGTTTGTTTTTGTAATATTTCTCGCGTTTCCTATAAAATTCCAACGAAACTTTTATAAATTTTACTTCTTGGTTCCAATTCTTCTCACACTGAACCTTAAGCACAGCACGCCGTTCCGGTGTCGCGAGAGCGCCTCTCTCGAGCCGTGCCGTGTACAAAATACGAGATGGCCAGTTGTGTAGCGCCTCGTCCAGCTCCCTCTGCTCTTCCTTTAGCGCAGTTTGGATGGTGTGGGGCAGCGCCGTCACGTCGATTTGGCTGTTGTACGGGTTGAGTTGGTCGTTATATGAGTATGGGAGTGCGCTCGGGCTCGGGCTCGGGCGGACCCACCTGTCCACCCAACCGCCCGCCGCCGGGCCTTCATCCTTGTCCCAATTTGCCCTGTCTGCGCCTCCTGCCATCATCTCCTTCCTTTCATCCTCGTCCCGCGCGCCAGGTGGGTTAGCATAATTTTCTTGATCACTAAATATACCTTTAGATATTTCTGGCATTTCTTTATTTGAATCTAACATTTGTTGTAATTTAATATACATCAATACAATACCCATAGATAGTAACGCACAAATAAATAAAATAATATTTAACCACTTTTTACTAATATTCATATATTATATTAATATATAATTAATTTAATTATTTTATAAAATGGTTCTGATAAATGTGGCACAGCGTTCAGGTTAGATAGTTATTGTCCGTGGGACCCAATATTATAACCTATATAAAGCAACTAACAAACTTTCATTCAGTTCGGCTGTTCGTAATACAGGCATACACAATCAAAGTCCTAGAAACAAATAAGTTTATTATTTTTTTGTTTTGGGAGCCTTGCCGCGCTCTCTGACCGGTGGAGGTCGACAGAGACCCACCAGAAAAACATTACCCGGTGAGATGACATTGCCCCGTAGTTCGCAGTAGCCACTAGAGCAGCACTCGTTATACGAACACTCACCATTCGTGGGCGTATCCACGTTGCACCACCTCTTCGCAAGCGTTTCTTGGTATTGGTATTTTTTTTTTACGCCTGTGTAGTACCACTTCTCCTTCTCCATAGCCAATTCCCAGTAATGTAATTTGCTCTTGAGGTCCGCATTTATCCACTCGTAACCATAGCGGAGGTTGGGCTCAAAGGCAACGTGGTCGTGGTGGTGCTCCCCAAAAAGTTTGCGAAAAGTGTTGATCCACTTCTGGTAATGTTTCACATGACGCAAAGCCCTGCTGTAGAAATACCAGGCTGACTTTGATGCCTTGTTCCAATTTATGTTGCACATATTACCAAGTTCCATCCTTCGACCAGGGCCAGCAAGAGCTCCGCCGGAGCTGAGCCGTGCTTTATCGAGCTCCCTCTGTAACGCATTATCACTCAGGTGGGCTGGGTGGTCTGCGCCTCCTGCCATCATCTCCTTCCTTTCATCCTCGTCCCGCGCGCCAGGTGGGTTAGCATAATTTTCTTGATCACTAAATATACCTTTAGATATTTCTGGCATTTCTTTATTTGAATCTAACATTTGTTGTAATTTAATATACATCAATACAAAACCCATAGATAGTAACACACAAATAAATAAAATAATATTTAACCACTTTTTATTAATATTCATATAACATATTAATATATAATTAATTTAATTATTTATAGAAATAACTCTAGATTCTCCTTTTTCATTTTAAAATAGGTTTCAAGCCATAAATTAGTTGTGGTCTGTTCATAGTCCCATTAGTATTTACCATATTATCTATTATATAAAAAAGTTTAAATATAAATAATCTATCATATTTTTACAATTCACTTTGTTTTTTGATTTTTATAATTCACTTTGTTTTAGGAGTTAGGACTTTCCCAGGAGGTCATTCCTTTTTAGGTTTTACAATTTTATTATAGGGGGATGATATTTGTTGTTGTCTGGTTGATATTTGTTGAGTAAATAGTAAACTATATTCAATTTTTTTAATTAAATTCTAACAAGGTATTTATAGATACTTTAATAAACTATAATATTTGGAGAAAATAATAAGAACTAGACCTGATAATATTTAGATTAATATATTTTTTATTAAATAATATTAAACAATAAAATCTTTGATATGTAATGAAGTTGTTTAGTGGTTCATCTAATTATGATTTTGCACATAAGGTTTCTAAGCATTTGAATGTTGAACTATCAGATATACAAATTTCTAAATTTTCTGATGGAGAAACCAATATTGTTATTAATGAATCTATTAGGAAACACGACTGCTATGTTATTCAACCAACTGGTTCTTCTGAAACTGGTTCTGTTAATGACAACATCATGGAACTGTTTATTATGTGTGACGCTCTAAAAAGAGGTAGTGCTAGTACTGTAAATGTAGTGGTTCCATATTATGGCTATCAGAGACAGGACCGAAAGGATTATAGTCGTGCTCCTATTTCAGCTAAGGTTATCGCAACATGTCTTGAATCGTTGCATATTGATAGGATTATTGTGTTCGACCTACATGCTGGTCAAATCCAGGGGTTCTTTTCGAATAACACCCCGGTTGATAATCTCTATGTAGAATGTGAATTTATTCAATATATTAAGCAACATATTGGTACTGAAAATATTATGATTATTTCTCCAGATGAAGGTGGTATGAAACGCGCTGTTAGGGTTGCTAGTAAACTGGGTGTTGCTTCTGGAACCGTATATAAAGAAAGAGGTGTAGCAAATAAAATTAGTCAAATGAAACTCATGTGTAATGTTACCGGAAAAATTTGTATTATTGTGGATGATATGATAGATACCGCTGGTACCTGTTCTAAGGCATCACACATTCTTAAAGAGAATGGTGCGGTTGATGTTTATATGATGGCATGTCATGGAGTTTTTTCAGGAAATGCTTTTAAAAATATAAAGGATAGTAGTTTTAAAAAAGTAGTAGTTACAAATACTCTGGATCAAAAAAGACATGAACCTAAAATTGAAGAAATTGGTATTAAAGAGAGAATCGATGTTGTTGATGTTTCATGGATGTGCGCAGAAGCAATCCGTAGTTCAGACAATGGCGAATCCCTTAATCTTTTGTATGACCGTTAGATAAGGTCATGATATAAAAACGAATTCTTTTTCTTATTTATGGATTCTTTAAAACTCAATATAGATTTAATAAGAAATAAAGAAGTACCGGCCATATAAAAATAGTCTGGTAATGATTTCTCAAATGTTAGAACACTACCCGTAAAAAGACACCCAGTTGCAAGCACATATATAATAGATGAAAACATAATATATCTAGTATTTTATTCTTTATAAGTAATTACTAAAAATTAGAATTTTCTCTACGTAATCCATGAAATGTTGCCGTTCTGGGTTCCATTATTTCATTGTAAGATTCTGCTAGATTAAAATCATATCGTGTTAAAAAACTTGTTCTACACTGGTTTACTATAAATAACATTTCTCTATCATGTTCTCCTTCATATTTTATTATATTAGAAATAATACTACTTATACTTGCTCTTGTTTTTAGTTTTTTATTTTTATAAAATAAATTGTCAAACAAATACTTATTATATCTATTTATATTATAATTACTATTAGTATTCGGTGTAGGATTGGCATTATTTTCATCTTGTGGTATATTGAGATAATCCTTTATTACCATAGAATCCTCATATATATTACTATTCTCTTTCTGTTCGTTTGATAGGTTATCGACATATAACAATAAAGCCTTTTTAAAAGTTTTAAGTTCAGTTGAATCTTTGTCGGTTGTATCTATTACTGTAAAAAATTTATCGACCTTATCCTTATTTTTAACCAATAGGTCAAATACTAATGAATCATTGTCGAAATCTTCTATATTATAAACACCTAGAGGCCAGTGTATACCATTTCTAAGAACTTTGTGTTCTCCTGGACTAAAATTTAATTTAAAATCAATGGGACCTGCAATATATCTCTCTTTATTTATTGTTTTTCCTTTACTTTTAGTTTTTTCCTTGTTAATACGAGGATAATATCTAAAATCTGTATCTACTTTATTTTTATGAAGAACTTTAACCCTCTCGAATTTTTTGTTAGATACATTTGTTATTTCATTTAGTTTTTTTATTATAGTGCTTACGTCTGTTGTGTTATTTATATCTGTATCTACTAATTCATTTAGTATTTTACTATATTTACTCGGATATTCCTCAATCATTTTAAATATAGTTGAAACCAACCCGGCTCTACCAGAGGATTGTCCCATTAATACTTTTATTTTATCCCCCTTAGGGAAATCATTTTTAAGATTAATTCTTGTTGTGAATAGGGATGGGTTGTGGAGTTTTCTTGATTTCGTTTTGTGGATAGAATCATTACATTCCTTACACCACAAATAGTGTTTACCTTTTGTTTCTTCTAGACAATCATTACAAAAGAATTCTGCGAATTTTTCTGATTTATGGTTTACAGCATTATGACAAATAAGATTATCTATATCATAGTCTCTTAATTTTTCTATATCTTCTAAAAATTGTTTCCTGTATTTGGGGTATTTTTTATAGGCAGATTCTAAATATTTTATAGGAATAAGTGTTCCTGATTCCATCAGACTATCCATATCCTTTATAGTACAAGCACTTGAATGCGCCTGTATAAAAAAAATCTTGGGTGGTAATTTATTTAGTTTCTTCTTAGAACCCTTCTTAGAAATCTTCTTAGAACCCTTCTTAGAAATCTTTTTAGAAATCTTTTTAGAAATCTTTTTAGTTTTTAATGCATTCGAATATAATTTTTTATGTTTATACATATATAAATTCAAATTATTTTTTTTCAAAGTGAGTGTGTATGCTGTATTTATCACTATTTTTATCATTTACAATCCATTTACTATTACTGTGAATCGTATCATTTAGTTTATCAAAACATGAATTGGGTTCTCCACTTGGTATAACTTCGAACTGTTTACGTTTTTCATTATTATTAACATTAAATAATCTAACATCATTATCATTTTTATTCATAGAAAAATAAATCTTCCCTCTGTATTCGGTTGGTTCATCAGTATCAAGAATAGAATTTTTACCTATTTCTTTCGCCGCATTACAATTAGATATAGTTTTATGAATATCAGTATTATTCCAAACTTTATTCGTTTTTACTTCTCTAACACATGTCTGAGGAACACAAGAATATAATTCTTTATTCGGTGGTGTCATAGAACTTGTTTGGTCTAATACATCCCCAACGCACACATATCCTTTGGGTGCAATAGGTTCCCATATACTAAATCCAGCAACACCTATACCAATACCATCATTTCTTTGTGATTTATATTTTAGTTTAAAATCAATAGGCGACTTAACATCACCTGTAATTAGCATCGTTTTTTCCATTGGATCACCTTCCTTTCCAAATATATAATTTATTTTTACATTATCCTGTGGGAATATATCAGAAAATTTATTTTTTTTATGTTCTGTAATATCATTTTTAATAATTACATCTCCCAATGGTTTAAATAATCCTTCACTGTTTTCTATAGAACTTGGTCTATAAATAGAAACATATTTACTACCATCGATTAAACTGGTTCCTTTGGGTAGATATGGTACATGTGTTTCTTCTGTATTTCCATCAGTGCAAATATTTAGTTTTGCCTGCCTAGATGTTTTACTACGCCATATATTGTGATATTGATTAGAATGAACAAACTTAAGATGGTCTTTATTATCATAGTCACATTTATATTTTAATTTAATTTTCGTACTAACTGGTTCTCCCCAGTACCACATATCATATTTCTTTATTTCATCAAATGGACTTTCAAGTCCTTTACTTGGTGTACCTTTTATATCCTGTTGCTTAAATGTAGCCAGTTTTTTGTCATTCTTAGTGATAAGATTATCAAAATCATTATCAGTTAGATAATCTGTTTCTATAAAATGTTTTCCCTTTTCGTATTTCATAATAATATGAATCCATTCGCCCCATATTTTAGTTATATAATCATATGTTTTATTATTTCCTTTTTTTGCTAAATATTTGGTCATCTGTGAAGACCGACAAAGTAGTTTTATTTTGTTTTTTAAATAGTTATTTGTAATTTCTCTATTGGGAGTAATACTATTGTCGCCTTTCATTTTTAATAGTTTACTATATACTTCTGATATATGGTTTAGTATTTTTTTATTACATATCTGCGATTTACATTTAATTGGATCACAGTCATCAGCAAGGTTTCCTTCATCACCTCTTTTTCCTCTTACACCTTTTGGTCCTCTATGTGGTATACCTTCGTCTGATAGTTGTCTAATATATTTTGTTATAAAAAATACAAGAAGTGAAACAAATGTTCCGATAAATAGTAGTAAAACAATTTTTCTGGTATTTGGGTCTGGTAGATTAATATTAAAAAAGAAAGTTTCATCTGTAACTATTTTATAACATGTGTAAAGAAATACAACTAATGATATTATAGTAGTCATAAATTTAAACATAAACCCAGTGTTTTCTCTGTATTTTTTAAAAGCACTAAATTGTGTAAACACAAATAATAAAAAATAGTATGCTATAAATTCTATCATTTACAATAATAAAGGAAATAAAAAATTGATTTAGTTTGATATTTAATTGTTAAATACAAACATCACAATGGATTGGAACAACCGTATCGCAACCGAGATTTCGTCGACACAGGAAAAGTATGGGTCGTTTGAGAAACGTCCAATAGTGGTGCAACCACCAACTTTAGGTTACTATAGTTTATTTGAGAATAAATTTGGAGAAGACCCAACAAAAAAATTTAGAAAAATAGATATAGAAGTTATTCTTAAAGTTATATTTAATGCTTATGGTAAGTCTTTTAGTGGGAGATTTCAGCACATTGTTCCTAAGTTTGGTTATGGTATTCCAAAGTTCGAGAATTTGGTTGGTCTATCAGATAAAATTACAGAGTTAGGTGTTACTAATATTATTTCGGTTGGCTCTGGGTGTGGGTTCTTCGAACTACTTCTAGCAAATCTCAACCGAGCTAGAATCGATGCGTCTGATATCGTGCCTCCAGATATTATACACTATCCTACAAAGAATTACACAGCTAAGGAACATATTGACAATACCGAAAACACACAGACGTCTATACTGTTTAACTGGCCACCCGTTGAAGACTGGGTTATCGAAACAGTCAAGTATTACAGGGAATCTGGGTTCAAAGGTTATGCTATTTTTGTAGGAGGGTTATATGAAGGGTGTTGCTGGAATGATGAACTTGAAGAAGAAATGGACGAACATTGGGAAAATGTTTATGATGAGTTCTATGATACATTCCAAGGAATTGATGTAGAGTATATGCGCATCTACAAATTAAAGTGACCATTTCCATATTTTATCAGATTTTATAATAGTAAATGGACTAACCTTTTCGTTTAGTGATAAATCTTGGGATAATAGTGTCTCCCATTTTTTATCTATGTAGAAGTGATTATTAAGGAAATTATATCCTTGTTTATATTCTAATATAGTCCGTGTCCATTTTTTAGCAGCAGTTTTTAGTTTTACTAATGTATTATAGTTTCCTTCCTTTTTTTTAAGATTTTTGACCTGTATAGAATCGCAAATCTTTTTATATTGTCGTTTCATATAGAGATTATTAAAAAATGTGTCCCCTTCTTTATTCATTTTTGTTTCTTTAAGATATTTGATGATTTCATCATTACTACTTTCTCTCATCTGTTCTACACATAATTTTGTATCTACTAATAGTTTAGCTACCTTGCCATCATGACCTTTATTTCCATCATCACCCTTTTTCCCCTGTGGTGCTTCATTAAGGTTATTTTCAGACCTATAAAATTTACTTAGTGAAGATGCAATAAAGGTTAATATCGAGCACACTATTAATAAATATATTAAAAATGTATGGGAAGGTGATCTATCAAATTTATAGTTCATAAAAAAATAGAACATAGTTACTACACTACTAAGCATTACAAAAAATGTGTAGTAAATATAATTTTTGTATTGTAGGATATAGAAACTAATAAATTGTAGTAGTATAACAAATTCTAGTAGTTTTTTCCATTTGGTATCAAATTGTTTAAGAATAAAGTACTGGATAACATTGTAAATAATATTATACATATTATTGTATATAATCTGTTTAATCATTACTATATAGTTATATATTTATAGCAAGTTGTTTTACACCTTTGAACATTTAAACGCCGACCTAATCCAAATATTTTTTAGGTTTTCGTTTTCTTGTTGATGGACTTGATTTTTAGAATGGGATAAATAGTATTTAACTGCTTATAAAAATTGATTTAAATTAAATGCTTAATTTAATACTAAAGAAAACCAATATGTCTTCTGAACAAGAAATTGATGAAACTGGAGTTGTAGAAAAATCAGATAAACCAAAAAAAATTTTTAAAATAAATTATAAGAAACTTTATCAAGATGGATTGAAACGAAGAAAAAATGCTGAAATTAGTTTAGAAGAAAAAAATAATGAATTAACTGAACTTAAATTACTTCTTAAATTAAAAGAAAAAGAAATAGAAGATAATAAAGTTAAGTTATTATCTTATACTAATAGTCAAACAGCAAAAAATGGTTATAAAGAAGAAGAGTTGGTTTGTAAAGATCTAAATACTTTATTAATAAAAGAAGCATTTACAACTATGTTAGGTAGTAATTATAATGAATGTAATAGAATTACAGGTAATCATAAATGTGATATACAATCTGATAATAAGATTTTGAGAGGCCAAGTAAAAAAATTTAAAAAAGGTCAATTTCAACAATTAGATAGACATTGGATTTCTAGTCTTATTAAAAATATACCTGAATTAAACGAAGCTTCAGAAATACTAAAAGATTTATTTGAATATCCACTTTTACCAAATGGAACACATGTAGATAAATCAAAAATTATAAAAAAATTATGTAATTCTAATTATTCACAAGAAATATTAGATAATTTATTGGATTTGTTAAACAAATATACAAAACAAATATTAGAATATGCATTTTATGGTTCTAGTTTAGAAATACAACCTGAATATTTGTTTGGTGTTGAATATGAAAATACTAAAAGGAATAAAATAGTAGTATTTAAAATTGAAGATGTTATAAAGTATCTAGAAAAATTAAATTTTAAAATATCACCAAGAAAAACAGCTATTTTACTTGGTGATAATAGCACAATATCTTTACAAAGAAAAGGTGGTGATTCTGGAAAAAAAAGTAGCAATCAATTACAAATTAAACTTATATTAAGTAATCTTATTGGTAAAGTGCCTATATTAGAATATAAGTTATAAATCCTTAATTAGTTCTTCAACAACATTTACAACTATACTATTTCCTAGATAAAATAACATATCTTTTTTATTTGATAAACACTCAAATTTATATGTGTGATTAAACCCAAACATTTTTAATGTTTCGGCAACACTCAATGTTCTTATTTTACCATTAAAATCATACAATCCTGTTTTTGCACCAGGTCCCCCAGAAGAAGCACATATAGTGGGTCCGCATTTTGTTATATCATATATACGTTCACCTTGTCTTCCTCCTTTTCCTGATTTAATATTAATTAATTTAGACTTCATCATACTTTTTCCACTACATTTTTCTAATTTATATTTTTTAGTATAATCAAAGAAATCTGTAATACTATTATCTATAATAGTTGAAACTGGAACAATTGGATTTTTAATTTCTCTAAATATATATTCTGTATTTTTATTACAAATAATATAAATACGTTGACGCGATTGAGGTGAATTATAATATCGCGAATCAATTACTTTATAACTAAGATTATATCCCCTTGTTTCTAATTCATTTTTAATAATTTTAAATGTTTCTCCTTTATGAATAGTATGAAGATTTTTAACATTTTCAAGCATTAATGTTTCTGGTTGTTTTCTATCAATTATTTCCAATATTTTATAAAATAGATTACCACGCGTTTTATCTTTGAATCCTTTTTGATTACCAGCAATACTAAATGGTTGACATGGAAATCCAGCACATAATATATCAAAATCAGGCATTGTATCTATATTAATTTTATTAATATCTCCTTCTGGTTTTATTCCATAGTTTTCTTCATATATATTTCTAACACCTTCATTAATATCACTTGCTAAAATACAAGTATATTTAACTTTATTTTGGAGAGTATTATTTCTATTAAATGCTGTATGAAAAGCACCTAAACCACAAAATAGATCAATATATTTAACTTCTTTTGGTTGTTGTTGTTCCATTGTATCCGTATTAATATTTACTTCTTCGTTTTCAAGATTCAATTTTTTATTATTTAATTCTTTTAATTTTTCTTCAACCGCTTTATCTACTAGTGCCTTAATTTTATCAACATTATTTTCACAAGGTGTTTTGCGTCTATTATGAGAATCATAGTGAGATTTTTGAGAAAATTCCTTTCCACATCGTTCGCAAGAATATTTAACCATTTTCGTTATATATTGTTAATATATTTTATTTTTAAATCAATTTTATAAATTAACTTAAATTAACAAATTCGGTTAATTATCCCTAAATATTAGAAAGTCGGCGTTTTAAATGTTCAAAGGTGTAAACAATAAAAAATTGATTATTCAAAAGATGTATTTGATAAATACAAACAAACAACAATGACATCATGCCCCAAGACCTCTACGACTTCTGCGTCCGAGTTGGCTGCCTCTATACCTGGCTATGGTGCTGGAGGAACCTCTGGTTTCCCGATGTTCCAGGATGATTACGGTGGTCAATCGTTCGCTGCTTACCTACACAATCCCTTTGGATATAGTTACCTAACAGATACACAAAAACAGGCAGTAGACCTTGAAAAGGCCAAGTCTGGTAAAATTGAGGATAGACTGTATAATCTATTGATGAAAAATTTTGGAAATCGTGAAAATAATGAGAAGATGGGTCTCGTCCATCAATATAATAGACTAAAAAATATTGTGTTGAATGATAAGTTGATGGGAATGATTATGTGGGGTGCAGACGGAAATAACGACCAAGTAGAAATTAGTAAATATACTACAAGTAGTGGAGAAATATTTACTCTCACAGTTCAATCCATCTGCTACCGTCTAATTCGGGAATATATTGAAAAGGAATAGATATAAATAAATAGTAAATAAATTGTATATAAAGATATTTTTTCTATTATTACTACAGATGGATCGTGTTGAACAGATGAAAAAAATTCAAAAAGAAGGTCTTGAACTTTTCACAAAAAAAAATGCGGATTATGGAGATGCCTTCGCACAGTATGGTACTATTGGTGTTTTAATGCGAATTGAAGATAAAATACAGAGGTCTATGTCCATAACAAAAAAAGGGGTGAATCTAGTTAATGATGAAGGACTAAGGGATACACTTATTGATTTACATAATTATGCTGCTATGGCGTTAATGCTACTTGATGAGTAGTTATTTTCTTTTGATAAATACAACAATTATGTCTCTACATCCAAATCCACTAGTTGCTTGTGGTTTGTGTCTCATATCTCCTTTAAATTGCAAGACATCTCCCGATTTTACAGTATGTTCTTTTTTTTGCGATTTTTCGAAGTATTCAAGGTTTCCACCTTCTACGGTCTTATCTTTTCTAAGGTAGAACAATATTGAATAGACGTTACATCGCATGTTGGCGTGGTCATCTTTGTGCCACCCAGACCAATCGTGTTTCTTTTTTTCAAATCCACAGTTTCTTTGATGAAATTCTACAGAATAAATTCGTTCATCAAAATCAGTAATATTGTTTGATTGTAGGATAGAGATACTTTTTTTTAAAATAGGATTGATTCTGGTGTATACCTCTTTATTTTTATCTGCTGCTCTAGAAGTAGGGTATAGAATATCATAGGTTTCAAATCTCTTCTTCCTTTTCGGGATAAAAGAGGTATGAATATCGCTAAACTGGGTCAGTTGTTCTGGTGAAAGTGTTGTTTTGAACATGCTTGATTTGGAAAGTTGCTACTTAGATGTGAATGTGTTGTTTGTAATTTCTATATTAATAATGTATTTAATCAATTTTTTTATTAGAATTTATAGCCTGTAGAAGGAGAAAACTTCCATTGGGTTCCTCCATGTTCACAGTCATTTAATTCTAGACTGATTATTCCATCGGTATGAATATCTTGGTGTAAACATTTGTTATTATTAGACACAATTTTTATTAATTTATTTTTATCTGAAATAATATTGATTTTCCATAGAGAGTTATGAATAGAATCGTTTACTTCATTTGTATAACTAATTTTAGTATTATTCGAAAGTAGATATCTGTCAAATTTTCCACTCGTTTTATTAAATCCTCTAAGAGCATACTGGTCTTCTTTGACATGGTCAATATAGAACCCTAATTTATCCCCATTTTTAACATCATTATTAGTGACAAATCCATTCATAGTATATCCAAGGTCAGTAAATGCACTATAGTTATTATCGCGCTGTTTACCACCTAACCAACCTATACCAAGATCACTACTTGGAACCGCTGGGTCATCTGTTTTAAGGACCTTATAACAAGAAGTTTTTATTTCCCATCCTTTACCATTTTCTTTATTAGGTTTAGAATAGGAGTTATTTGCTCTAAATAGGTTATATCCAGCTATTCTTAATGGATTAATTTTTTTATATGAATAATTAGTGATTTCTTCTTCTTTATCTGTTATACCGATAGGCCATATGGAAACTTTACCAGAGAATTTTTTGGTAATAGTATCAGATTTTAATCCAGGTTTTTCTGTTTTAACGAATCCTTTTTCATCCCAAATGCTACTATTATTAAGAATTTTGATTTCTTGTACGCATTTTTTATTTATACATCTAATAACATTTAGTTTAGGTTTTATGTCACCACTATTAATATAATCACCAAGGGAAACATAGTTATCCGGTGGTATAGGTCTCCAAACTGAAAAACTATTTTCTCCTGGAATACAGTTATCACATTCTTTGTCATTAGTACTCCATATTTTTACAAAATCTACAGGTGGTTTGGTATTCATATCAGAAACAAGAATCGTTTCTTTTTGGGGTCCATATCTATCTTTTTTTTTATTTTGATAAATATTGTTAGAACCTCTCCATACAGTTCCAACTGGGTAATATAGTTTGTCGTTAATTTTTTTTGGTTCTAGATTATAAAAACTTATATCTTGCGAGAAACTATTGTATTGTTCTCTTTTCCAGGTTTTTTTAGCAGAAACTTGGTCATCATTATCACTATAATAAAAGCATAATGGTACATCATCTCTGGTTTGATTTTCTCCAAGTTGGTTATGTGGACAATCAACCGGACCATATTTAGTAGGGTTTAGTTTATTAATAAATGTAGGTTTGCTATAACTATTTGTATAAACGATTTCTAAATCAGCTTGTTCTGCATTTGGTAGTTCTTTACGATTAGAACATTGTTGTCTAATAATGGGTTTAAATTTATAAGGTCCACCCCATCCCCATACTTCGTATTTATTAATTTCTTTGAAAGGGGTAATGTTTTTATCGTAGAATGATTCGTCTAATTCAGTAGTATTTAAAAATTTTGTTCCGTTTTTAAATTTCAATATTGTTTTAATCCATTCGATAGATAATTCAGAAATATAATCTATTAGTGCTTTTTCGTTAGGTTTTGTTTTACTATTACCATTTGTTAAAAACCCTGTATATTTTTCACTAAAACAAATTTTATTTAGTCTGTTTTTTATAAAGGTATTGTTTAGTTCTCCTATATTTTTTTCATCCATAAATCCCTTTATATTTTTTAAAACTAAAGAGTAGCATGCTATTTTACCACATTTAGAGGTGCATAGACCATCTTTTCCATTTTTTCCATGTTTTCCACGCGTTCCTTTAGGGCCGAGTTTACCGGTTTTACCAAGTAAAGAGTAATAAATATATAGGCAAAAACAAATGTTTACTATTATCGCACCTATTGCTAGAATAGCGAATGTGTTGTTTAATTTATCAACAAATTGTTCGGAACCTATAAGAATTTTAAATGAAGCGAATACTATTCCACTTAAAAATAAAAAAAATAAAATTATTAGGTTAAGATTCATTAATATTATAAAATAAATTTATTGTATAGTTTCATCGATGTGTGTTATAAATTCACTTTTAGTCATTTTTCCACTTTCACACACTGGTATTAGGACATCAATAAATGTGTTAATTTTTCTAAGTATCTTTTTCTGATCTGATGACAACATATTCCCATTTTTAATATCATCTTTAATCTTTTTATAAACTGTAATACGAGAAGATATTTCCTTTTCTATTAGACTTCTACAGTTTACTATACCACAATTTGGTGTAATAACACAGACTCCATTACTTCCTCTAGGACCTGAATCACCTGGGTCTCCTCTTTTTCCTTGTAACCCAGATTGAGACCTTAGTTTGGCATAGAAATAGGCGCTTATGTAAATATTAGCACATGATATATATAAAAGGAGTAGCATTAACCAGTATGCAATTTTAAGATTCATATCAGCAATAAATTGAGAAATAATAATTGCTATAAAAAAGAACACAACGGTTGATATTGTGAATAACATTATAATTATAGTATATATTTTTATTGAATAAATTAGATTTTATAAAGTAAAAAAAAAAATAATAAATTATAACATAAATTATGGATCTTCACGTTTCAATGATAATTAATAATAAAAAAAAAAAGAAAAAGGGTGGTAAATTGGTAAAGGAAATTTTAGAATTGATAGAACAGAATAAGGCAAAAGTAAATATAGATAATAGTTTTGAAAAGGAACTCGATATTTTTGTATTAAGTTATCTAAAACTTACTAAACTAATTGATATTAGTCGTGATACTATCGATAATATTGAGGCTTCTAAAGATATAATAGATGGTATTATAACAAAGGTAGAAGATAATGATTTTATTATACCAGAATTAAATAAAAAGAAAATTTTTATAAAAGAAGAATTTATAAAACATAGTAAACAAACAGATATAAAAATAGAAATGGTATAATATATATATGAAAAAACGTTTTATTGGTAAACTAAAACCAGCATCTCTTTTAGAAAAAAATGAAGATGGATTTACTAAATGTAGGTGGTGTAGTGGAAGTGTTCTACCTCCTAGAAGAACGATGTGTTCACCAGAATGTGTACATGAATTAAAACTAAGGTGTAGTGGAAAATATCTAAGGAACCAGGTATATAAAAGAGATAAAGGTATTTGTGGTGAGTGTGGTATAGATACAAAAGAAACTTCTAAACAGGCAAAAAATATTATCGATATAGAAGAACGAAATGAATTTTTAAAGAGTAAAGGTATTTCTCTTAAAAGAAAATTGTGGAAAAAGAAACATGGTGGAGGGTTGTGGGATGCAGACCATATTGTATGTGTTAAGGATGGTGGTGGTCAGTGTGGATTAGACAATATAAGAACATTGTGTATAGAGTGTCATAAAAAAAAAACTTATAAAAAATTATAGTAATATGTTATAATGATACAAGTAATATTTATTGTAGCTATAATTTTTACAATCCTTAGATATATTAATAAACAGAATGAAGAGTTTACTATAGAGGAAATAATAGATAAGAAATATTTTGATAAACTAAATCAGAAGGATTTATCTGCCAGAAATTTAGATAAATCTAATATAAATCAACACTATCAAGAACTTATAAGAAAACCTTCTAAGAAAGAAATTGGGCTAATAAATAATATTTTTAGGGTAATAACCTCAGAAATAGGTGATAAATATAAATCTATTCTTGATATTCCATTTAAGATATATATGTTTAAAAAATTAGAAAATAATTTCCCACATACACATCATAATTCTATATTATTACCTGAAATATTCCCCTTAGATTATTCGTATGGTATAAAAAATACATTGCTACACGAGAAGATTCATATTATCCAGAGATATAAAAGGGATAATTTTTATAATTTATATGAGAATTATTGGAAATTTAAATATATGAAAATAAAGGATCTTAAAAGGGTAGAACAGTATTCAAGAACAAATCCAGATGGATTAGATAATAACTGGGTGTTTTCTAATAAGGGTATAAATATAGTTTTGATGAGTTTATATAATAAAGATTATAAAAATCTATCGAATGTTACAAATTATGGCATCTATCTGGATAGTAGTTATAATATAATATTTCCAATAAAGAAAAGGAAATTAGATGATATAAAGGAATTCACCGATTTTTTTGGTAAATTAAATGGAAACAACTATCATCCCAATGAAATATCAGCGGAAATGATTTCTCATATGTTATTAGGAAAAAAAACCGATAGTCTTGCATTTAATAAATTAACTGAGTGGTGGAATAAATTATAATTTATATTATATTATTAATGATATTATCAATCTTGAAAAGTTATATACCAGACCTTTTTTTTTGGATTATATGTACCATTTATAGAAACATAATAAAAAAGGATATAAAATGGTTATCTAGAAACTATTTTAAAAATATAAATGGGTGGAAAATAGGTCATTTTTGTCCTATTTATATAAAGGAGTATATTTTAAAATAGAAAACTTTTTAAATTTTATAACTATTGGATTTATATTTGAAATAGTGGAATATTTAATAGAGACTAAAACCAATATAGAATATGTAGATAGTTCAATTATTAATGATACTATTATAAATTCGTGTGGTTATATAACTGGTTCTTTACTATTTATATTATTAAAAAATAATAGTAAAAAATTATAATTACATTAAAATTGATTTAATAATTAATACATATTTTTAATAACAGAGATGAAGTGTTTCCATTGTAGAAAAAAAATAAGGGGTATGGAATTTGACTGTAAATGTGAACAACAATTTTGTGCTAAATGTAGGCATCCAGAAGGGCATAATTGTACATATGATTTTAGGAAACACCAAAAGAATAAACTAGAAAAGGAACTGATTAAAGTTGTTCCCGAAAAACTTGTTAAAATTAATTAAATATAATCCATTAATTTGCATTTATCGGATTTATAGGCGATAGACATGTCTCTACATTTTTTTTCATCTTCATTACAACTTTTACACGAGGTATCATCATCCCAAACGGTATCCCATGTTTCTTCACAATATTTAATAGATTCTATATCAACGTTATATCCTTCCATCATAGGATGACAACAATCTGAATAGCATGCTTCGGTATAGTAATCGGGACTCCATGCTGAATCACATCTTTGACATGTCCATATAGTAATAACTGATTCGCAGCAGTCATTACACAAATATTCGTGTTTATCAGGTTCGAATGATTCATCACAATACCTACAGGTATCACCTTGACTTTCTTCTTCCGACATGTTAATTAGTTAACCCCCTTTCTCTTTTTTCAATTTTAATTATAATAAAATCTATTAGGGGGTGGATCTGGTAGTCTAGAATAGGCTGGTAATCCTTTTTTTTGATGAACGGCAAGTTCTAATGCAGCTTTAGCGTGAGGTCCTTTCATAGATTTTTTAATTCTACGCATTAATCCATAACTAGGTATATTTCTAGACCTTTTAGCTTTATTTCTTCTTTTTCTTTTTAGACTTAATAATTTTTTAGCCTGTCTAACTTTACCTTCAGTAATAGTATTATTTTTCCATCCAGGGTATTTTAACCTAATTTTTTTAGTTAGGTTTTTAATACCATTATTTTTAGAATTATTACTATTTAATAAATTTTTGACTTCTTTAATGAGATTATTAGAAGGTTTAATGGAATTTTTAGTGTTGTTGTTCATTATAATATAAACTAGTATAATTATTCAGAATTAGTCTGTTTAAATTTGTTAGTAGGTACACACAAATAACTACAGAATTCATTATAATTTATACCATTATCATTATTTTTATTGTAGTTTCTGTCACACTCATGTGGGGCATATATAATTTTGTTACTTGCATCAAGATTTGTAACAGGTAGAATCCCTGGTTTGTGGCTCCAGGTTATACCTTTATCTTGTCTATAGAAATGGTAAGTTCTGTCGGTTTCTACAACAATAGCACCTTTATAGTATCCTCTAGGGCATTTTTCATAAAATGTAGTTTTTTTAATATCAGGGTTATCCTGAATAATATTATAAATCATATCTTTACATTTAAATTTGTTGATACTTTGGTTGGAGATTTTACCTGGTTGTGGTTTAAATTTAGAACATTTCCTAGGTTTTCCATTGCAAGTTTTATTTTTTTTACATAATTCCATACAATTTTTAATAGTATGTTCATTATGATCATTCAAAAAATAGGTATAACAATTATGTGAATTCAAAACAACCGGATTATCCCATCTTGTAGGATTATATTCTGGTTCTGATCCATTTAATTTTGTTTTAAAATATTTTTTACATAAATGATATTCACTACATAACGTTTGATTTTTTCTTGAACATTTATCAATATCTAAACTAGGGTTATTATTTCTATCATAACACTGACAGTGTTTTTCCTGAGATACAAGAATCCGATTACATTTTTTTACTATTTTTTTTTCATCACTTAATGTTAATTGATTCATATATTACTTCTAGAAATTTTATCTAATATATGGTTAAAATACAGTCCTTCTATAATAATATTTTCTTTTTTGGTTTTAAATAATTCTATAGCAGTTATTTTATTAAGTTTACTATATTTAATAATATAGGCGATAGCTATTAGTGGAGATAATTGATGACCGGATGCACAAGAAATAACGACCGTTTTATTATCTAGAAGGTACCTATGTATATTTTCAATAGAATTAATAGTATATTTATATAGTTCTAGTAATTCATATTTTACGATATTTTGTTTTATTTCTTTATTATAACCTTTATGTTTACCTAAAAACTTTAAATCATTCGAACAATTAATATGTATATTATTATTAACTTTAACCGTACTAGTCTTTGAAACCCATAGGTCTGGTATTATTTCATACATAAAAAATAAAAATATTTTTATTTATAGAAAAAATTGATATTATAATTAATTTATCTCTTGTGTAAATATGGCTTTAAATGACCAACACAATCTATGGGATGTTTTTAAAAAAGAGCAAAAAAAGGAAGAAGTGAATAACGATATTTGTTTTAGTTGTCAATCAACTAATATCGAAAGGACTGATAAAGAAGTTATCTGTAAAGATTGTGGTGTTATAAATAATAATATTATAGACCATAATGCTGAATGGAGATGGTATAGTCATGATGACTCTAAGTCGGTTGATCCAACCCGATGTGGTATGCCTACAAATGAACTTCTTCCACAATCGTCTTGGGGTTCTACAATTTCATTTAGTTATGGAGAAAGTTTTGATATGAAAAAGGTTAGGACAAAGCACAGTTGGCAGGCTATGCCCTATAAGGAAAGAAGTTTATATAATGTGTTTATGCAAATTCAACATACAGCTATAGATAATGGTATTACACAAGTAATTATTGAAGAAGCTAAGGTTTTGTATAAACATATTTCAGAGACAAAAATTTCTAGAGGTGCAAATAGGAAGGGTATTATTGCTGCTTGTATTTATAAAGCGTGTAAACTAAAAGGTGTTCCTCGTAGTCATAAAGAAATTGCCACGATTTTTGGAATAAATATTAAACATATGACTCGTGGATGTAAAAAATTTGATGAGATTATGAATACTGTAAAAAATCAGGATTCTGTTAATATGATTGGTTCTAATTCTCTAGATTATATTAATCGGTTTTGTTCCAAACTAAAACTTACACCAGAACTTAGCGATATTTGTAAACATGTATGTCAAAAAGCGGAAGAATCTTGTCTTGTTTCTGAAAATACCCCACCATCTATAGCAGCGGGTAGCATATATCTTATATGTAATCTTTTAAATATTAATATTTCTAAATATGATATTTCTGAGATTTGTAAAATTTCTGAAGTAACTATAAGTAAATGTTATAAAACATTACTTACAAAGCACGCACAATTACTTCCAGATAATATTATTAATAAAAAATAATTTATAATTGATTTATAACATATTATTTTAATCGTTTATATCTTTTTTTTTTTTTTATGTAAATTAGTATTATGCTTTATATTTATCTAAGTTGTGCGATATTACTACTATTGATTGTAATTTTCTATTACAAATTTAACCAGAATAAAAAGGAACAGGATAAACTCTTAAAGATGGTTGCTGAAAAGAACGAAGCCCATGCTAAAGAACTAAAGGATTTCCAGGATTTTGTCCTAAACGGATTTCAACATCTTTCCAAGGATATTGAATCTAATAAACCTCAGTCTACAGACAATACCACCCCACCAGAACCGGAAATAGAAATGGAAAATTTTGAAATTAATGATGAACTACCATCTGAACTAAAAGATAAAATTAATAATTTAAATTCAGATAAAGATAATGAGTTTGATTCAGACGTAAATGTAACTGAACCTTTAGAAGAAGAAAATACTGGTTCTGCTAAGGAAGAAAATATTGGTTCTGCTGAGGAAGATGTTGTAGGTTCTGCTGAGGAAGATGTTGTAGGTTCTGCTGAGGAAGATGATGTAGGTTCTGCTGAGGAAGAAAATGCTGGTTATGGATCTGGTTCTGGATCTGGATCTGGATCTGGATCTGGTTATGGATCTGGTTCTGGATCTGGTTCTGGATCGGATGAGGAGGATGATTCAATACAAATTAATAATCCCTCTTTAGAATTATTAACGTTAAAAGAACTTCAGGAAATTGCAAGAAGCAATAACTTAGCAATTAGAGGTCCAAAAAAGGATTTAATCCAAAGAATAAAAAATAATAAAAACTAAAAAAATTATGTTATGTTAATATAATGAGTCAGTGCTTTAAAACTAGCAATAATAAATTTTTAAATTTACCAGCAAGGATGGATGATGGAAGACATTTTACAGATTATAGACCAAATTGTGTTGTTAATGGTAATCTTAAGGTTGAAAATAAAGTTTTAAATTCATATGAATATAGAATGTATCTCACTCAGAATGCCACAAAGATTATGGATACTAATAAAAAACTAAGTTATGTTCATAATGGTGCTTATGATTGTGCTAATAAGGATTCTATAGGAACTATGCTTCCTGAAAAGAACATGACCCTATGTAATACTCAGAACTGTGAAGTTCTAGAAAATTTAGCTGGTGGAGTTGGTCTTGGGAGACAGCACAGTGAGATTAATGAGTGTATTAAACCTGCACCTGGTAATGAATTTAATATGAAGGATAATTCGTGTGTACCAAAGGATAATAAATTATAATTAATAATATTTGTATTAATTATATGGAGACTGAATGTAAAGTAGTAACATATAATAAACCTGAATTTGGTGGGTTTATTAAAATACAAAACAATCAATTAGAAGTTTATGGTAAAATTAAAGGAGAATTTATAAACAGAATAAATAAAATATCATATCAGGCGGCTGATCCTCCAAGAGATAGTTATAGTTTTTATGGAAGTGGTATGCCATATTATAATTTTGAACAGGCAATATCTAATAAAGAAAACATAGGTTCTGTAGACGTAGACAATAATGAATTTAAAATAACTATGTTAATACCGAATAGTTATTATGACAAGTTAGGTACTGTATATATAGAACCAAGTGTATTTTTAAAACCAGATATAAATAACACCTATTATAAATTTGTTATGGATATAGGAATACCTTATAGGTTTTTAACCCATCCATCTTTAAATACATATTCGTCAGTAACTCCTAAATTATACAAACCAAGTGCTCCTGAATTTTATAGTTGTATTGGAGGACTTAATCGGGAAAATCGTTCTCAGGAGCAAATATTAAGAGAGAGTGAATATCCGTGTGATAGGGTTATGCCTATAAATTTTTGGGGTAAAAAACCTGCTTTATAGAGAAGAAGATTTATTTATATAATCACAACTTTGTTTTACAAAATGTATAGAGTTATTGATATATCCTTTTAAATTTTCAGAGAATGATTTTATAGGACTTTCGGAATTTGCAAATAATTCGTTTGATTCACAACTAGTTTTGTTTACAAAAACAAAACTATCATTAAGATTACTGTTTATAGGTATTATGTTAATTGGACTAGACCTTTTTATTATATTTGGTGGGTTTATATTTATTGGACTAGACCTTTTTTTTATATTTATAGTATCTGAATCTGAATTACATAAAAAATCAGTTTCTGATTCACTATCTGATTCACTATCTGATTCATTTTCTGAACAGGTGGTATAGTCCTTTAAAGAATGGTATAGAGAACCTTCAGAATCTATGCTATCTAAAGCAAAATTAAATTTTAGGTCAAATGATTCATCTATTTTATCACTAATGCTTCTATATTTGAAAGAACTATTTAGATCATAATTATATTTGAATGGTTCTTCTAGTAATTTATTTTCTTCTTTAAGGATTAGGTCATTAATAAACCAATCATGTACAAATAGATTATCCCAATCGATTCTATTATTCGGTTCTTTAACGAGCATTTTTTTTAATAAATCTATACACTTAAAAGAAATTTTACCCTTCGGGAATTTAATTTCATATTTATCAATCAAATTTATTAGTGTATAAATATTAGTTGCTCTAAATGGAGTATAACCATATATCATTTCATAAATAATAACACCAAACGACCATATATCAGATTTGATAGTGTAATTTTTAGTTTTTATAATTTCAGGGGCCATATAAAGTGGACTACCACATATAGTATCCATCATTTCTTCATTAATAGTAATACTTTTAGATAATCCGAAATCTATAATTTTTAGTATTTTATCATTTGATACTAGAATATTTTGTGGTTTTATATCCCTATGGATAATATTTTGTTTATATAAATATTGTAAGCCATTTTTTATTTGTATAGAAAAATTATTTACATGTTTCTCTTCTAATGTATTTCCGGATAGGTATTTTCCAAGGTCTCCATATTCAAAATATTCTAAAAATATATAGACATTATTTTGTTTTTCATCAACTATAAGATCGAATACCTTTATAATATTAATATGTGAAAGTTTTCTCATTATATTAAATTCATTTTTTACTACATTTTTATCTTTTAGTCTGTCTATATCTATTTTTTTAAGAGCGAAAACATTGTTATTGCTATCAAAACATTTATGAATAGTAGAGAAAGAACCCTTCCCAATTCTTTTTTCGCAAATTCTATAATTTTGCAGTTTATCATTCATTCTATTTATAATTATTAATATTAATTCATATATAAATACTTAAAGTTAAATTAATTAGTTATACTATAAAATGACTGATACTCCTGTGGATACTCAACCTACTGTTACGGAAACTATTGATGCTCAATTCAAGACTCTACAGACTGAACTTCAGGCGATGACTGCTTCAACCAAGGGTTTGCAGGATAGTCTCAAGGCTCTATACAAGGCCACCCGCACGGCCCAGAAGCAGACTTCTAAGAAAGTTCGAGTCCAGACCAAGAACACTCTTAGTGAAGAACTTGAGAAATTCCTAAGTGTTGCTCATGGTACTCAGCTTACCAAGGCTGAGGTCATGAAGGGTATCTCTAGTTACATTAAGGAAAAGAACCTTCAACTAGTGGATAACAAACGCACATTCAAGGCAGACAAGAAGATGCAGAAGGTTTTCGGTATGGATTCTAAGAAATCGTTGACCTTTGTTGAGATTGGTGGTCATATTTCGGGACATCTTACCAAGGTTTAAAATATTAAATTATATTAATTAAAATATATAGATGGATAATACTAAAAAAATATGTAATTGTGGAAACTATAGTCCAGTTATAAACGGGGGGGAATGTAGGGTGTGTTTTGGTTTTAAAAAAGAGAAGAAGAATTAATTTCTTTTATTAAAGAATTATTTTTATTTAATTTGTCATTTGTTTTAGAAAGCATTAAATTTTGATTTTCTAATAAACAATTTATTTTTTTATTAATTCCATTTACAATGGATACCCTTGTTTCTAATTCATTTATATCTGGTTCTAGTTTAGATTCCTCAGAAGGTGTTAGATTGGATGCAAAAAATCCTTTAAGATCAGCTACACTGGTTTTAAGGGGTTTAATGATTGTATAAAATGTATCTAAAATATATTTAGAAAAGTCTAAATTATTTTTAATTTCATTATTTTTACAGTCTATATTTTTAATTTTTTCATCTTGAATATAGAGTAATTCTAATGATTTTTCAGCCAAAGATTGTGTGTCTTCCATTATATTAGACTTATAATAATAATTTTCTCACGTTATTGGCCGACATGCGGCGTTTCTTCTGGGTCTTTTTGGCCATTCTACCGACCGTCTGATTACCATTTTTGCAACTTTTCTTGCTGGTATTCTTACCACCAACCACTTCATACTCGATCACGAATTCGTTTTTGGTACCTGGAAGTCTCACAAGAGGAACCGGAAGCTTCCTGCGCTTTAACTTGTAGGAGAATTCCTTATTACTACTACCAGCGGTCGTTTCTTTAACAGTTACGACAAGAGTGCACACACCTCTAATCTTTTTAACACGACAAAGTTCATTAAACGCCTTTTTGGCGGCACCAAATGGGGTGGTGCTTAAATATCTACCACCACTACTCTTTGTTTTACAACTATCTTTTTTGGTTGCACTAACAACCGTGAATGAACGCATATCAGCTCTACCTTTTAAAACCATAATAATATAACACAATATTTTTATTTTGGGTCTTCAGTAATATTCTCCCAATTATTATTTAATTCACATGTATTTAATTTATCCTCCAGTTCAGAAATTTTACTATTAAGATTATGTTTTAATCTGAGTTTCGTTCTTTTTAGATTTTTAATCTTTTTCTTTAGGGTTTTATTTTCCTCTAAAAGTTTATTATAATCCATATACATTAAATATATTTTATTTATAAATCTTTTATTTATAAATTCCATTTACAATAGATACTACCAATTAGTGTCATTAAGATCAATCGTTTCAAAAAACTTATCTAAATCTCCTATTTGTTCTATTTTATTTACAGGACTTCCAGTTTCTTCATAATTTGATTCACTATTATTATAGTAAATAGTATTTGTTTTATTATTAATTAGAGGTTCTATTTCTTCTTCTGATATTTTATATTCAGAATTATTTAGCGAATATATACGATTCGATAGTAGAATCGTATCTGCTCCTTTACATATATTAAAATATTCGTTATTTTTTTTATAGAAATAAAAGGTCGGTACAGATTCAATATTAAATTTAGAAACAAATTCCTCGCATTCGTCTATATCTATTTTATAAAATGCAATATTGGAATACCTTTTACTTAATTCATCAAATAACGGATAGATAGATTTACATGGACCACACCATGAAGCCGTAAAATATAACACATATGGTTTGGTTTTATCTATCATTTCTTCAAGTGTATCTGTTTCCTCAACAATATTAATAGTATTTTGAATCTTTACCATTATAAATATACTAAATTTATTTCTAAATAGATTAAACGAATATATTTTAGTATAAAGACAAGACAATATTAATATAAAATGGCAAATATTCTTTTTGAAAACCAAGAGGATTCAGTATTTGAATCTATACTTTATAATACTTGTAATTATCTTGATATCCATAATTATTGTATTCCACGACAAAAACGCTATAAACAAGTAAAGGTTGCTATTAAACAAGGTATATATAATATATTTTTTAAAGAGTGTGAAATTATTATTCGGTATCAAAATGTAGGAATTCCACTTACTGTTGAACACACCACCAAATTTCACAAAGAAATAGAACTTACTTCCCCATCAAATAATCTAGCTAATCTAAAGGAATTTATTGAAGATTCGATCACATTTTATGATGAACAAATCTTGGAAAAATCTAAAACTGATAATAAACTTAATCTATATCTGTGGGATAATGGCTACTGGGATAGTATTAAAAAAAAGGCAAAACGTCCGATTGATACGGTTTGTTATTCTAAAAACAAGCATATGAACCTACTTAATGATATTAAAGAGTTCCTTACAGAAGGAACAGAGAAAGAATATAATGATTATGGTATGCCATATAAATTTAATGTTCTACTAGAAGGATACCCCGGTACAGGTAAAACAAGTCTTGCAACTGCTATTGCTTCTGAGTTGGATCTAAATATTGCTACACTAACCTTTGATACCACTATGACAGATAAATGTTTTTTCCAGGCACTTAATATTATTCCTGAAAACTCTATTCTACTCCTAGAAGATATTGATGTTTTGTTCAAAGATAGAAAAGAAAATGATACTATGAAATCAGCACTAACCTTTAGTGGTCTTCTAAATGCTCTAGATGGTATTAGTAGTGCTCATAAACAAATTGTTTTTATGACAACTAACTATAGCTGTAATCTTGATAGCGCTCTAAAACGTCCAGGAAGGGTTGATAAATGTATTCACTTTGGATATTCTGATAAAGAACAAATCGAACAAATGTTTAATAAATTCCTTGGTGACCGAGAGAACTGTTTCGATGAATTTTATAAACAAATCAAAAGGTACGATCTTACCTCTGCTATTCTACAAAAATATCTGTTTGAAAATAGAAAGGAAATGGATTTGCTTAAAAATATTAATGATATTAAAGTTATTGCAAAAGAACAAAACTATGATGGAGCTACTGAAAATCTATATTCCTAATTTAAAATTGTAAACTTATTTTTATTATTTTTTCTCTTAATCTCTAGTATTTGAAAATTATTATTACCTAACGATTTAGATAGTCCTACATCTACTCTCCATACTTTCTCATCACAGTTAGAATTTATCACATTCTGTGGTGTATGTCCTATAACTATATGATTTGCTCCTATATCTTTTAGTGTTTTATCTAGTAAATCGCAGTTAGGTTTTGTTTTCCCGAGTGATCTATCCCATAAAACACCCTTTGAATCAACTAAAAACTGGTTTATTTGTTCATCCATATCCTTTTTTCCATTTAAAAAATTCTTCATTAAAAGATTTACAAATTTTACTGTGTTTTTTTTATTATCTTTCACTATTTCTGGAATTATTCCAGCATGAACGAATACTATATCATTTATTTTTAATAATGTATTTCTTGTACATGACAAACGTGTAGCCATACATCCACCTGGTTTAAAAAGAAGTTCTCTCTTTTTTATACCACCACTTTCTTCTATATCCTTTTTAGAAGCATATGAAAAATTACCCATAACATTCATCAATTCGTGATTCCCTATTAACGAATAAACCGCACCTCCATAAGATTGTGCCTGGATATGTATATTATCAAAAAAATCTAATATTTGTATTTCACCATGTGCATCTTCATAATTACCACGCCCATATCCATCTATCTGGTCTCCTAACTGAACTACTATAGAGTTTTTACCTATCCACCTTTTATTTCTATCTATTAATTTAAAATGCCTAAATAATTCTATAGTTTTTTTATAATCCGCATGGAGATCCCCTATAACATAAATAGTATTATTGGTTTTAATATTATTTTTTAAAATTGGACAAACACTTTTATATTTACATTCATTCATATTAAGTTATAATTTTTTTTTTTTTTTAATTTATCAATTATATCATTATGTTTTTTTATCTACTACATAATTCTAATCTAATTGAAGAAGGTGAAAATAAAATCGTTCAATTAATAATATATAGTATTTTGTTGTATATAATACTTCATCTTATCACAAATAGTGTATTTAAATCATTACCTATTTTAGGATATTACTTTTGGGTTATTTTTATTTTAGATAGTATTAGTCTATCGAGTATTCTTATTAGAGAAAATAATGGACAAATACTAGTTAATAATATTAATAATATTAAAATTCCAACAGAACAAACTAGAAACGAAATTATAAAAAATACTCATAATTTAGAAGAACTTCTTAAAGAAACAAACCACATTAAAGAAATGGTAAATAATCCTGTTACTGATGGCATCGATTCTAACGAATTTAATAAATTTATTGAAGAATTAAACAATAGTGATTCAGAACCTCAAGTTAAAGAAGAACCTAAAATAGAACCTCAAATTGAAACGAATAAAAATACTCAAATGGACGAAAGAGACCTTCTTATGGAAACATACAAAAAAAGTTTAGGTAGTAAAGGGTCTGATATTACAGAAAGAAATCGAGAAAATATAATACAAGCACCCCCTACTATAGATATGTTACAATCAATACAACCCTCTGATAATCTACAGACGCTAGATACTCTAGATACTCTGTCTAGTCTAGATACTTTATCTAGTCTAGATAATAGTAAAACTATGAATAATATGGAATCTGACGTTGACATTGATTTGAATGAATTTGATAAATTAATAAATTAACGAATAAATATATTTATATATAGTAAGCTATGGAAATATTTATTTTAACAGTCATTCTTGTTTTAATATTTTTAACATTTTATTCTAAACAGAATTTTACAAATGTCACATTTGAAACTGATTTAGAACAGCGTTTTAAACAAATGGTTGATAAAATAGAAAAATCTATTACAAATAAAAATGAATTATACTACAGTTTTAAGGTTACTGATAATAAAATTTTTTATTCTAATCTATTAGGTGATTGTAATTCACCATTTTTAGTAGAGAATATTAATAAATCTACCAGTTTATTCAAATTTATTAACAGTTTAATGCAACTTCTTCTAGACCATAGCAATTTACAAAATAAAACTAATTTACAGATTATTAATATTGATAATTTTAAAAGAGACAGTATTGAAAACGGATTTAGTTATAAAATAGAAGTATTTTTATTAAATCATAAAAAGTTTTATACAAACAAATATAGATTCCATCTTGATATTGTAGATAATGTAATTTCAGTTAAAAATATAGATATTATTAATGCTGTAACCCCTATCAACAGATTTGATTGCGATGCTGATAAAAAACATTGTACTGGACGCGATTCTTCACTAAAATCAAACGTTCCTAATACTAATAGAGTAAAACCTTTATTAGAAACAAATCTAGAATTTGGGAAAGTCAATACACCCAATAAACATATAGAATTAATTGATGATAAAACATCTCTACTAAAAGAACATATACCTTTGCCTGGAGAACCAGCACAAGCTGAATTCCCTTGTAAAAAAATAGAACATACCTGGGATATTAATGGTGTTAGTAATAATGATGATGACCAGAATAGTTGTTATGGAAACAAACATGCTATAGCAACTAAAAATCCAGAACCATTCTACCATATTTCTTTATTAAATAACAGAAATTTTGATAGTCAAAATATTGATGTAAATCACAATTTTAGAGTGCAACAGAGGGTTGGGTTCGATCATTAGTATCTTTTTTTTTATATTTTTTTAATAACATTATTGTTACTACAGCCATAATAGACGCAATAAACATATATATCCAGGCGTTTTTAAAAGAAAATATCATTTTAATACCTTCTGGGAAATTCGTAACCAGTTTTTTTAGAGGCATAAAAATACCCCCCAAAGGTAAATTAAATATAGGAATGTTTTTAATTTTATACACACATCCATATTTATTACATACCAATAGAAAATAGATTAATAAAGCTATTGTATTAAAGGAAACAAATATTATAGAGTTAGACAACATTATAATTATAATATATTTAAATATAAAATTGAGTATAAAATAAAGTAAAGATATAAAAAAATGTCGTCCCAACAAGAATTCCAGAGTATTATCAAATCCTACGATGAATTCCTTTCACCAATCCTACACTATAATAAAGATTTCAAACAATTTCTAGAAATGGTTAAACACATTTATGACCAGTATAATACAGATAATTCTATTAATTTTCATGATGAACTTCTAAAATATAGGAACGACCAAAAATTTAATTTTGATAATCCAGAACTTAGTAATATTATAGCAAAACTTAAAACTATAGAACAACCAGCACAAAGAACTAAAGAATGGTATGAATACAGAAATAAACGACTAACAGCAAGTGATCTTGGCACAGCTATGAACGTAAATCCTTATTCTAAACGCAAAAAACTCGTTGCTAAAAAATGTGGTTATGAAGAAACATTTTATGCTGGAGCTGCTGTAAAACATGGAGTAAAATACGAAGATGTTGCAATTCATATCTACGAACAAAGAAATAAAGTAAGTATATTTGAATATGGATGTATCCCACACCCAACTATCCCACATTTTGGTGCTTCTCCAGATGGAATCTGTGATGTTAATTCTGAAAACAAAGAATATATCGGTAGAATGCTGGAAATTAAGTGCCCTAAATCAAGGATAATTGATGATTTTATCCCAATTCATTATGAACTACAAGTACAGGGTCAACTTGAAGTGTGTGGTCTGGATTTCTGTGACTATTTGGAATGCTCTATCAAAGAATATGATCTAGTACAAGAATTTCTAGATGATTATGGAACAAGTCTAAAAACAACTAAAAATGGAATGGAAAAGGGGGTTGTTATTGAAACATATGACCCTAATAAAGATAAAAACGTTTACTTTTATCTTTATAATTTTGAATCCAAAGAAGAAATTTATGAATGGGAAGAAAAAATTAAAAGTAGTCTTACTGAGGTCTATATTAAAACAACTTATTGGAACCTAGATGTTTATTGTGTTAAGTTGGTTGAAAGAGATACTAAGAGATTCAAGGAAGAACTACTACCTGAAATTAATAGTTTTTGGGAAGATGTTCTAAAATATAGAGAATGTGGATATGAATCACTTGTTTATAAACACCTTCCTAAGGAACTTGACTTTCTTCCGGATTCCCCATAATTACTTAAATTTGTTAATAAGTTCTAGTGGATATTTCAATGAATAAATGCCACTCCCGACAATAATTATATCTGAACCCTTTTTAAATGCAGTGTCTGGTGTGTTATAAATCTGGTCATCTTTTTTTGTTTCAATTAATCGAACGCCTGGTGTTAAAAATAAAAATTTATCATCATTTACAAATTTTGTCTGGCTTATAAATCCAATGACATGTTTGCTATATTTTTTTGCTATAGTATAACAATTAACCGTATAGTTTGTATCTATAATATTACCACTACTTGACATTTGTGATACTATTAGTATTTTAGGTATAATACATTTATTATTTTCTATGTAATTTAACATCCCTTCCGCACAAATTCCATGTATTGTAATGATATCTGCAAATTCTGATATTTTATAAAATCCATTTAGTTGTCTATCAAATGTTTTACCGATATCAGAAAATTTTCTGTCTTCAAATATAACAAAATTATATTTTTGTTTTAGTTTATTAAGTTTTTTATTAACAGAAGGATCATAATCCTCCAAAATATCTATATGTGTTTTTAATATACAAATATGTGGACCAATAAGATTTATCCATCCAAATAGTTCGGATTGTGTTGTAAAATCAGCAGAAAAACACAGTCTACTTTCTTTTACTTTAATAATTTCCTTTATTTTATCCATTTATTTCTATTATTATATAGTCTATAAATATATTCGTATTTATTAGGTCTCTCCTTCCAATAACAATTTAGTAATTTTTGGACCTGCCTTATAATCTTTTACCCGAATCGGACCTACCTCTTTACTTAGAGGATATCCCAGTTTTACAGTACTCTCTGTTGTAATATTATTACTCGGACGGTCCCATACATTGTTTGAGTATGGAAGGTCTCTGATATGTTTGCAACCAAAATCTAATATAATAAAATCATCATCACTCCTCATATAATTATCATTAAGTATGAGACCTATGATTTCATCTAGAGAAACTTCAAACTCTCTCTTACTTTCTATCAATTGATATAATTTTTTATTCAACCGTGTAAATTCATTAAGTTCATCCATATCCCATACGGGATCCTGTCGAGCCAGCAGTGCATTTTCGGTGGCCGAATTGGGCATCATTAAACTTCCCCTAAGAGCAGCTAACCTTGAATCATGTAAATCATAAACAGAAATACGTGTAGGATCCTGGAAAGATTTTTCCATATTTTCCTTAGTTTTAATTATATTTTCTCGTGCTGTAAGCACCTGAATCTCCCTCTCTCTTTGTTTTAAAAAATCATTTCTTATACCAGAATTAAATAGTATATCGTCATAATGAATATCTAAACTACTAAGATTATTATTATTATTATTATTATTATTATTATTATTATTGTTATTATTAGAATTATCTATTTCTTCTGTTAATTCATATATACCTGAAAAGGAAGTGTTAGGTATGTGTGAAATAAATTCAAATCCAGTATTTATAGGATTCTGGGTTCCATACTTATCCTTTTTTGGGTATACATTAAAATTTAGTGTTTTATTATCCCCTGTAAGGCGTGTTTTGTGCGAATTATATTCATCTTTGTTTTCTTTAAAAAATTCACATTCAACAAGTTTACTAAAATTTTTGGTTGATTTTATATCGTCAAGTTGTATTAACCCAGAATGTATTTTTTCATTCGTTTTAAGTTGCTTAATAAAGTATTCCACCCTCAAACTAGAGGACTTTTTCCCTATATCCTGGACTGGTATATATCTCACATTAGGAAAATCCTTATATTTTTTTAGGTCTAAACGGAACCCTTCTGGTTCTCTATTTTCTTTTATTTTTAGTAGGTCATTATATGTACAGAAAGACGAGTGTCCTATAATAGCAAAAATGCGGGTTCTTTTAGGATTTACCGATTTTGGAATTTCAATATCATCGCAAACATGTGGGGGACGTGGTTTCGCATTTTCATAATTGTTCTCGTTATTGATATTGTTTCTAAAGTTTGGTCGGACTCTTTTTTTAGTTTTCTTTTTCTTTTTCTTAGTACGTTTGTTTGATTTTTTTTCCTTTTTTGTTTTCCTTTTTTTATATTGTGCTCTTTTAATCCGTTGTTCCTTTTTTGCCTTCTTTGTTTTATATTTATCCGGTCTCATTCTATAATTTAATGTAATATATTATTTTAGCAATTCACGATCACCTTTAACATTATTAATACGACCAATAGGGATGTGAAACTTCTTTTCAACTAACGTTTCTAGTGGATAAAACGCTTTCTTCTGAGAATATGGGAACAACCATTCTTCAGAAATAAGGGTAGTATTATGTGGTGCATTCTTAATCACATTATTTTCCTTATCATATTTTGCTTCCTCTATTTCCTTTATTTCATTCCTAATAGAAATAAGAGCATCTACTAGTCTATCTAGTTCTTCTTTATCTTCACTCTCGGTTGGTTCAAACATCATAACATTAGTTCTAGGCCAAGACATAGTCGGGGGATGAAATGAATAATCCATTAGTCTTTTACAAATATCATTTTCAGTAATATTTAGATGTCCAAATTCGGTCGTATCAATAATAAATTCATGTCCTACCCGGTTATTAGTATTAACATCTTTGATAGTGTAGTAATCTTCTAGACACGATTTTAGATAATTCGCATTTAGAATTGCTGTTTCTGTAGCACGTGTAAGACTGTTACTACCCATTGTGGCAATATAAATATATGGAATAGATAGAATAGAAGCAGAACTCCACTGTGAAGAAGTAATATTACCAATTGGTGTTCCCGTTGTTTCAACCTGCAAAGAATTCTTAGGAAGATATGGTTGTAGTTTTTTATTACAGAGAACAGGACCCATACCTGGACCTCCACCTCCGTGGGGAATACAAAAAGTTTTGTGTAGATTTAGATGACATATATCAGCTCCCAATTCTGCCGGTTTAGCAATACCCACAAGGGCATTCATATTAGCTCCATCGAGATAAACCAACCCATCAATATCATGGATTGTATCACAAATATCTTTAATATTTTCATTAAAAACACCAGTTGTATTAGGGTATGTAATCATAATACCAGCAATACTATCTTTATGTTTAGTTGTTAGAGTTTTGAATTCTTCCATAGAAATTGTTTCATCATATTTCATAATTTTAAGTCCAGATAGAGTTGCTGATGCAAAATTAGTTCCGTGTGCTGTGTGTGGGATTAGAACTGTATTTTTATTACTTTTATTTTTTGTTTCAAAATATTTTTTAATAACAAGAAGACCCATATACTCTCCCATAGAACCAGAATTAGATTGGAATGAGACATCATCAAATCCAGTAATTTCTGTTAGATAATCTCCTATCTCTTTAATAAATTCAACAGAACCTTCTGTATATTTTTTAGGAAGATATGGATGAATATTCATTTTATCCCAGAAAAGCGGTTCAAGTTGACTGGAACCATTTAGTTTCATAGTACAAGAACCAAGTGGGATCATACCTTCACATAGCGTATAATCTTTATTAGATAGACTATAAATATATCTCATAAGTTTTGTTTCTGTATTGTATTTCTGAAAAAGTTCCTGTTCCATAAATGGAGTTTTTCGATAAATAGTATCATTTTTAACAGAATTGTCAACACTTTGGATAGAATTAAAATGTTGTTTAGCCTGTTCTACAATAAAATCTACATCTTCTTTTGTTGTAGTTTCATCCAAATTAATAATAATCTCATTGTGACTGACCGGGCGCACACAAATATCATGGTCAGAAAGACTATTATGTAATTTATAGATATCTGGATGACTAAGATGTAGTGTATCAAAATAGGAACTATTTAACTGATTAATACCTAGTTCAGATAGCCGATTATCCAATTCTTGCGTAAGATTATGAATATTATCATAAATAGTCGTCAACCCTTCTTTGCCATGATACATAGAATATAGTGCTACTACATTTGTTAGTAGTGATTGAGAGGTACATATATTACTGGTTGCTTTGTCGTGACGGATATGCTGTTCTCTGGTCTGCAACCCAAGTCGATATCCTTCATTTCCATTTTCATCGAATGATTTTCCAATAATTCTACCAGGAACATTACGAATAAGTTTTTTTTCAACCGCAAAATAGCAGGGATGTGGTCCGCCAAACCACATAGGAACACCAAATCTCTGAGTTGTTCCAAGGGCAATATCCATACCAAGTTCTTTTGGTGATTTAAGTTTTACTAGAGATAGAATATCGGCAATACCGCAGGTTAAAATCTTATTATCCTTACATTTACTAATTAGTTCTTCATACATAATAATATTACCATATGTGTTCGGATACTGGAACATAACCCCAAAGACATCTTCTGGGTCAAAAGTAGTCTTTTCCAAATCTACAATTTTAACATCAATTCCTACAACTGTACCTCTATGTTTAAGAATATCCAATGTCTGTGGGTGTAGTTTATCACTACAAATAAATGTATTTTTCTTTTTCTTATTATAGTTATACATTAGGTTTAGTGCTTCCACCGCAGAACTACCCTCGTCGAGAAGACCACCATTAGCGATAGGTAGTCCGGTTAATTCTTCAATAAGTGTCTGAAAATTGTGCTGACTCTCAAGACGCCCCTGAGAGATTTCAGATTGGTATGGTGTATATGCGGTGTACCATTTAGGATTTTGTAGAATATGTTTTTTAATAGGGAATGGGGTGTAGTTATCGTGATATCCCATTCCAATATAGGATTTATTGGTTTTATTCTTATCAATAATAGTTTTAAGACTTTTTACAGCCTGATCTTCGGTTAAAGTTGCTGGTAGATTTAGAGTTGGGTAATTCTTAACATAAGTTGCCTCTTCAATTAGTTTCTTAATAGAAACTGCATTAATTTTACTCAGCATATGAACCTTTGTATGATTATCTATTCCGATATGTTTTCTCCCAAATGAATTATAAAAACGAACCGACATTTTTACAGGTTTAAAAAAAAACATAGCTTACAATAAATTATAGAAATATTTTTAAATATAAATTATGATTATATTAACGCAAATGGATACCATAAAGGTATCCTAGAAGGAGTATAGACCTATATGAAAGTATTTCAATAGGACACGGGCCAGTAAAAGAGTCATCCAGTATCTGGTTACCTCCATAACTTGGATAATTAAGTAGATGGTTACTATTTAGTTCGTCGATTGATGCAATCTCCTCTTCAATAAAGTAACAGGAGTCCCAGTGAGCGTTAAAATAGGCTCTTATTTCCCTAAGGAATACTGGGATATCTACATTATATTCGATATTGTTATTGATAAAATATACGTGGTCTTCTTCGGTGATAAAGGTGGAGGTCGTCATGATTAATTATAGAATAGAAAAATATATAAATCAATTTTTTATACACTACTATTAGAATTATAGTTTAATTAGTAGAGGATATCATAAATCATTTGTGGGTTCTTAATGAGTTTATCGTATTCGATATCTTCATTGAATGATAGAGTCCAAACTAGTCGTTCAAACAATAGTTTAAGAGCAATAGTATCGTCCATCGCACGATGTGTCCCAGGTACAATATTAAACTTTTTACAAAGGATTTTTAGGTTGAATGTTTTAAGTTGAGGAAGAAGATACTTTGCAAGGTGGATAGAGTCGATATGTTTTACTTTCTGATTAAGAATAGTTCCCCAAATCGGATCATTTTTATAGATATTTTTGAAAAAGAACCGGTCGAAATTACTATTGTTGTGCGCAACCAGATACACACATTCGCTATTACTTAGGTTAAGAAATGTGGTAATCTCTTCCTTCTTTTCTTCAATCAACGGGGCTTTCTCTACCATAGAATTAGTGATTTTTGTGATCATTTCGATTTTATCTGAGATTTTAACTTTAGGATTAATAAGACTTTGGATAGCTTCATTATCTTGGCGAATGAAACTATATTCGATAATCTTTTCATGGTATGGGTTAAGACCCGTGGTTTCGAAATCGTAGTAAAAGAGAGTCATGATGTGTGTTGTTTGTATTGTGTACTTATTAAATAAGAATTAATAAAAATCAATTTTATATTAATTAATTTATATAATTCTATTTATTAATGAAATTATAGAAAAATGGATTTCGATATTTAAATATTATTTTTGAAATTAATATATTTACAGATTATATCTTAAAAGAATGAAGCATAATATAAATAAAGATACGATGGAAGTTGACCATGTTACAAAACGGAACGGTGAGTTGGAGGAGACATCATTTGAAAAAATTCAGAAACGTATTAAAACGTTGTCGACAAATGGTAGGACCCTAAATATTAATCCAACAAGAATTTCTCAAAAAATTTGTGGGGAGATTTATAATAAAATTCCTACTAATAAAATAGATGAATTAGCTGCAGAAATCTGTGCTTCTCTATCAACAGAACATCCAGATTATACAGAACTTGCTTCTAGAATTGAGATTTCTAACTTACATAAAAATACTTCCCCATCTTATTCTGAGACTACTAGAATGTTGTACGAGAATGGGAAAGCACCCCTTATTTCAAAGGAACTTTATACATTTGTAGAAGAGAATAAAACTAAACTTAATTCTTATATTAAATATAAACGTGATAATTTGATTGATTTTTTTGGACTAAAAACACTCCAGAAAAGTTATTTGTTTAAAATTAATGGTAAAATTATTGAACGCCCTCAGCATCTTTTTATGAGGGTTTCTCTTGGTATTCATGGAGATAGTCTAAAGGATGCTCTTAAAACATATGACCTTATGTCAGAAAAATATTTTATTCATGCTACACCTACACTATTTAATGCCGGTACTGCACGACCACAGTTATCTTCGTGTTTTTTGCTTGCTATGAGGGATGATAGTATTGATGGTATCTATTCTTCTTTGAGGGATTGTGCCTTGATTTCTAAGTGGGCTGGTGGTATTGGTATTCATATCCATAATATTCGTGGTCGTAAAAGTGCTATTAAAGGTACAAATGGTACCTCAAATGGTATTGTTCCTATGTTGAGGGTTTTTAATAACACAGCAAGGTATGTTGACCAGGGTGGTGGTAAACGACAGGGATCTTTTGCTATCTATATTGAGCCTTGGCATTGTGATATTATGAGTTTTCTTCTACTTAGAAAGAATCATGGCAATGAAGAAGAAAGGTGTCGTGACCTTTTCTATGGTCTCTGGGTTCCAGACCTATTTATGGAAAGGGTTAAATCCCAAGGTAAATGGTCTCTTTTTTGTCCTGATGAATGTCCTGGTCTATCGGATTGTTATGGCGAAGAATTCGAAAAACTATACACTAAATACGAATCAGAAGGAAAATATAGGGAACAGATTAATGCGAATGATTTGTGGTATAAAATTGTAGAATCACAGATTGAAACTGGAACACCTTATATTTGTTATAAGGATGCTTGTAATAATAAATCGAATCAGAAGAACCTAGGGACGATTAAGTCAAGTAATCTTTGTACTGAAATCATCGAATATTCTTCGCCTGATGAATTTGCGGTGTGCAATCTTGCCAGTGTTGGACTGTCTAAGTATGTTAATACAGAAAAGAAAGTATTTGATTTTGATAAACTCTATAAAAATGTTAAAGTAATTACTAAAAATCTTAATAAAATTATTGACATTAACTATTATCCACTAGAAGAAACTGAACGTTCTAACCGAAGACACCGACCAATTGGTATTGGTGTACAGGGATTGGCTGATGTTTTTGCTATGTTGAAGCTACCATTTAGTAGCGCTGAAGCACTGGAACTAAACGAACGTATTTTTGAAATGATCTATTATAGTGCGTTGGAAACTTCTATGGAACTCTCTAAAAAGAGGGAAGTTGGGATGAAACAACTCGTTCAACTCAGAACTAAAGAGACTCTTACAGAAGAAGAAACTTCTTTGATTGACACTCTTACAACTGAACTTAAACCTATCGATAGGGAATTAAATAGAGATAAATATCTAGGTTCATATTCGTCATTTGAAGGTAGTCCAGCAAGTAATGGTATTCTTCAGTTTGACCTATGGGGAGAGCAGCCTTCTGAGGACATGCTACCAAAATGGAATAAACTTAAAAAGGATGTTCAAAAGTATGGTATTCGTAATAGTTTGCTTCTTGCTCCTATGCCTACTGCATCTTCTTCGCAGATTCTAGGAAATAATGAAGCATTTGAAGCGTTTACAACAAATATTGGTGTTCGTAAAACACTAGCAGGTGAATTCGTTGTTCTAAATAAACATCTCATTTATGATCTTATTGAACTTAATCTTTGGAACACCGAACTAAAAAATAAAATTATAGAAAATGATGGTAGTGTACAGAATATTGATTGTATTCCTGATAACATTAAAGAAATCTATAAAACCGTTTGGGAAATTGGAAATAAAACATTGATTGATATGTCTGCTGCTAGAGGTAAATATATCTGTCAGTCACAAAGTCTTAATCTGTTTATGGCAGAGCCAGATTTTAGGAAAATTACTAGTATGCATTTCTATTCTTGGAAAAAGGGTCTAAAAACAGGTATGTACTATCTTAGAACAAAGGCTGTTTCACACGCGCAGAAATTTACAATTGAACCAAAGAAAAAGGTTCTTGCTTGTTCTATTGATAATCCTGATTGTGATTCATGTGGAGCCTAAATAAATAGACACTTTATAATTATTGCAATTAATAAACCATAACTATTCATCCTTATATTATTGTATTATTGTATTAATAATGAGATAATCCCAATACAATTTAATTCTACCAAAATATTTTTTTTATTTATGTATATTATATGACTTTACTAATGAATATAATAAACTTTTTAATGGCGAATGATATAATTCCCTTTTTATATTTTGCATTACTCGGAGCACTTGTGAGTAGTACGAATGTTTCTAAGTACCTTAAAACGCATAAATTTGAAGCTATGATTCTTGTGGTAACTACACTAATGATGTCTTTAATGGTCTATTTTAAATTAACCAAGCCGGAACAGTTTAAGAACAGAGACAAATGTTGTCCACCAAAAGGAATAACCCCTACTGTAGATCGTGAATGCGATAGTAGTACGTTTACAAAATGTAGCGATGGCGTAAAGGAACATGTTGTTGGAAAACTAATTCGTGAAGGTAAATACCGCTGTATGGGCGATGGAAGAGCATATAAATGCTAATAATTTCTTTTTATACAAGATATAAAAAGAAATGTTAATAAAAAAGAAAGAGACACACAATTGTGTTACCCCTAGTGGGACTCGAACCCACAGTCTTCTGGTTAGAAGCCAGACGCCTTGTCCATTTGGCCATAAGGGCGAAAGCAAACATAAATTGGATAACCTCCCATTGAATTTATGTTTGCATACTAATAAAATCGTAATTTAATTAATATTTTTTATTATACACGAAAATTAATCCGTATTATTTATAATTTATAAGTATAACTATTTTATAATATAGTTTACCAGTAATATATTCCTATTCCGCTATATCTAATTTTAATCTAAATGTAGTTATATATACCTAAAACACCACGCCACCATTTTAATTAGAAACTATTTAATATTTATTATTGTTATTTTTTTTATTTTTATATATTTTTATATATTTTTTTTTATTTTTATATATTTTTTTTTTCATAACACTCACTTGTTCTTTTCCGCTGTCGTCGTTATCCATACTCCGCTGTCGTCGTTATCCATAATCCGCTGTCGTCGTTATCCATACTCCGCTACCATACTATTTAATCTGATATAGTATACATATAAAGGGAACATGTTAACCCTTACTAATATATATACTATAATACACACAAGACCCCCATTATATTTATACTGCTGAACTTAATTTATATCAACCACTCACTGAGTTAGCTATGCGGACACGCTATAATGTTAATACATAATTAAGTTATTTAATTTATTTATTTATTATTGATTTACTGCTGCACTTAATTTATAAAAAACGGTATATTGTGATAGCAATGCTAGCACTCAATACCGGTTAATATCTCAAATTAAGGGTGATATATTTCTATATATATATAACTAAGAAAATAATTATACAATATAGTATAGTATAGTATATTATATCATTCTCGTCAGATGGATTTGAACCACCGGCCGCGGGAATTATGATATGTACACTTTGGTACATTAACAACTACAATCCCATGCTCTACCCCTGAGCTATGACGAGTTTCAAATTTCTAGTAAATATTTAGTTCTGATATAAAAGTCAGATTTATTTGAAAATTGCTGTAAGAAATTTTGATTGCCTTACGACAAACGCTCCGTAGAGGAATCGAACCTCTGATCTTCCGATTAACAGTCGGACGCCTTAACCCCTGGGCCAACAGAGCAAAAATAATCTATAATGTAATATATACGATTGTCTTACGACAAACGCTCCGTAGAGGAATCGAACCTCTGATCTTCCGATTAACAGTCGGACGCCTTAACCCCTGGGCCAACAGAGCTTTAATAATGTATAATGTAATATATATTATGTCCGAAGACATATCTTCTACAGAGGTATTGAACCTCTAGTCCCATATACAATGGAAATCATACATAATTGTATGGTAGAAGGATACTCCTGGCGGGACTTGAACCCGCGATCTCCGCATTATAAGTACGGCGCATTAACCAACTATGCTACAAGAGTTAAATACTAACCACTATACTCATACAGAGTTATAGGTGTTAGATGATGACATGTGCAGGGTTCGAACCTGCGCATCCGAAGATAACTGAGCTTAAGTCAGTCGCCTTAGACCACTCGGCCAACATGTCGTGATTTGTTTTTCAGAATGCCATTGAACTACGGTGCTCTACCGATTGAGCTAACAGTGTAAACACTGTACAGGACTTGAACCTGCAACCCCCGGCTTAAAATGCTTTGTTAATGATTGCTGTTGACATTCTATTCTTCTCACACTTATCTATATTAATATATCTTTAAGTATATTTTCCAATATATATTATATTTTTAAATACGTAATTTTTTCTTCTTTTTAGACGGAATCGTTTTTACGAAACTATTGAGCTTTGCAGACCTTACCGTTAATTCTCTAATACTTGGTACATTATTATTACTTATCTTTTTGCGAATTGTCTCCTGATCCTTTCTTAGATATTTTAAATTCGGTAGTAATGTTTTTTTTAATCCTTTTATACCCGTATTATTCGGATATAATTCCATAGAATCTAATATTGTTGTATATTCATAAACTAGATTGTCTAAAACATCTGGTAAAATCGTATCCTTCTTATTTTTACTCTTCAACTCCTCATACTTCTCATGATGTGCAAGCAACACAGACACATTCCTTCTTATATCTCCTAAACTATTAATTGTGTTATAATTATTATTAGGTTCCTTTAGTCTATTAAATCTTTTTTTTAAAGTTTTTAATCGATTTATATTCGAACTCATTATATAATATAGTATATATTAATAAATTTGAATATATTATTTACTCTTTTTATAAGCACACAATGGAGTTGTCTACTACTAATATACAACAAATAGTAAAGTTTTTCAATACTAGATTAGATAATAAAGACTATAATCATATTTCCATTGAAGAAATAACCAGATGTATACACACTAAACAATTAAAAATTAAACCAAAAGAAAAACAAACGAAACTTATTATTAAACCTAAACCAAAAGAAAAACAAACGAAACTTATTATTAAACCTAAAACAAAAGAAAAACAAACGAAACTTATTATTAAACCTAAAACATCTCCTAAAAATAAACTAAAAATTAAACCAAAACTACCGGACCCAAGCGAATTTAATAATAATTACCGATATTTTATGAAAGTTTGTTCTATTCTAAATTTACCGGTGTATAAATACGAAACTACTTTATGGACTGGACCTTCTATTATTATCCATAGTTTTGATAATTTTAATAATAAAATTAGAAATAATTTTAAAATAGACACATATATTGATACATTATCTGAATATAAAATTGCAATTTACCCATCTAAAAATGTTCGGGACGATGATATTATTTATAACAATGTTTATAAAACCGAAATAGAAACCGAAAAGTTTGAATACAAAACTCGAGGCACCGTTTTATATATTGATAAACAAACAACCGATATGCTTGAAAGTCTTAATGATATGGAAAAGAATTACTACATTGATAAATTAATTAAATTAAAAAATTGATTTAATATATTGTTTAATTGTATATTACATTATATCTATTATGTTTGACCAATGGGAACTCGTATGTTCCGCCAACAAACTTATTGCCAGTGTTCCAGAAAGCATGGCCGCCGCTAAAACTAATTACCCACAAGACCTACCACTATGGTACACAGAAGATGATGAGATGGTAGGTGAAATCTTCCAGGAAGATCTCTTCTTTAATCCTTACATTTCTGTAAAAGAAGAAATGAAAGAATTGGTTAAATATGAATACCATCTAGAATGCATCTGTAATTCTGATTCTGAAAGTGATGAAGTTTCTGATTATGAATGGGACATGATTAAAAACAAGTTCTAGTTTTTTAAAATATCTAATTTATTTGATAGAGAATTTATGGTTTTATTATAAATTATATTACCACTCGGTTTATATTCCTCAATAGATCTATACCCATTATTTTTCTTTTCTATTGTCTTATAATTCTGTGGATTTGATTTACCTATCCATGAAATAAATAATAGATTCGGATGAGTATATTTAACCTCAAATCCATTTTTAGTTAGGGTTTTAAATAAATAAATTACGCACCCCTTATAATTATATAGTGGAAACCCATAAATATATTCTGGAATCACATAAAAACAAAAACCCTCGGTTGACGTTTCTGATGTTTTTTTAATTTTATGATGACATTTTTTTAATATCTCATCATAAATTTTATTCTGTTTATCTTCTTTCTCCTTTAAAGTATTATTTAGATCATCTATATTTAACATAGACATTTAATATATAAACTATCTTTTTTTTTTAGGAATTATACATCCATTTATTATCTAAAAATTTGACTGCATCCTCAATATTATCAAATACTGGAATATTATTTTCTTCTACATGTTTTAAAAATACTTCTCTTGTTTTTTTTATTTTTGTTTTATCTAAATCTTTCCTAGATAAATAATATTCTAAATGTTTTTCATATGGAAGTATTACAACTGCATCTGCTATATACTTCCAAAATAATGCTCCTATTATTTTATAACCATATTGTTTAGATTGTTCTAACATATAATCCGCTCTCATATAAGACAATTTCTCGTTGTGCGAACCAACCCAATCTATATTTAACCCTTTATCACCAAACAAATTATCTGAATCTATCCAGTTTTTTAATTCACCTAACTGGTTATTTACAAATGTTGTTTTCCCTGAACCAGGTGGAGCTAAAATAACAGCTCCTTTACTATGTCTTCTATATTCTTTATCAAAATCATCATAAATATCCACTGCATCTGTGAATTTGAACATATATTTGTATATGTTATGTTCTAATTTACAAATAAAAAAGAAATTGAAAATAAGATATATTGTATATTTATCATACATAAATGAACTAACATGTCTAAACAAACAAACTATAATATTAGTATAATATCTGGGAGTATATCTGGATTAACACAGGTAATAGTTGGATATCCATTTGACACCTTTAAAATAAAAGCACAAACACAACATACAAGTAATATTACTATAAAAAATGTATTTACTGGGATAAGGTTTCCTCTACTAACTATTCTACCCATTACAACAATACAATTTTCTTTAGAAGAAAAATTAAAAAATGATATAGATAACCGATATATTACTGGTGCTATTACTGGTATAGCTACCTCACCTTTAGTTTCTGTAACTGATTTACTCAGAATTAGAAAACAACAAAATATAACTATCCCCTTGGATTTTAAAAGAGGGCAATTATTAACACTAATTAGAGAATCTATTTCATTATCAATATATTTTGGTACATATAACACAATTAAAACAACTCTAGAAAAACACAATTTTAACAACATTTCATCTATAACTATTGCAGGTGGAATATGTGGGTCTTTATCATGGACTATTACATATCCTATAGATATTATAAAATCAAGAATACAATCATATACGTCCAATACATTTTTAGAAGCTATCAAAAAAAAAAGATTATGGGATGGTTTATTAGTTTGTAATGCTAGATCTGTCATCATTAATTCATTAGGATGGCTTGTCTACGAAAAATCGAAACAATTTATTTATAATCTTTGCTAACTAACCATTCCTTTACACTATCTATATCAACCTTTCCTTCATACACAATCTTCTCATTTTTTTTATGAAGAATAATTGTTGGTATTATTTCTATTTTAAGTCTATTACATACATCATTTGAACTATCACAGTCAACCATATCTATATCTATATCACTAAATTTATTTTCTTCTTTGAATTCTATCCACTTTGGTTTAACAGTTGCACAATGACCACACCAAGGAGTATAATATAATACCAACTTATCTTTGCTATAAAATTCTTCCTGATTATTAAAAAATACAAAATAAGATACGGTTGATAGTAAAACTATTAATGTTACTATAGAAATTAGAATTTGTGTGTTATTCATATAAATAATAAACAAAATTTTTTAGAAAAAAAAACAAATAATTTAGAGTTTCGAGTTAACCCATGCCGTAATAGCTTCGACCGTTCTTTCGCCCTCATAGTCTTCGCCTACCTTATCACTCGCGTTTTTATACATTTTCATACTTGGGAACCCCTCAATATTAGCGGCTTCACACTTATCTTTATTACTTTCGTCATCACATTCTACACCTTCCAAATTTACCTTAGAAGTAATATCAGTTTTCTTTAAATCTTCCCAAACTGGAACAAATTTCTGACTCCACCCACACCATGTGGCATAGTATAATTTGAAGAATGGTTTATCATCATCAGGAACAGTATCATAACCCTCAGAAGTTCTAACATATTTCCAATAGTAAAGACCGCCACACAAAGATAAAACAACAACAACAGCTAAAAGAATCAATGCATTTTTTTTGGTTAACAAAGAAGTTTTTGTCGAAATTAGAGGTTGAGAAATATTTGGTTGAGAACTCATACTATTTATAATAAAAAAAAAAATTAAAAATAAACTTATTACTATTAATTAATTCCCTATTCCGGTTGTAATTTTAAATATGTCACTAATTTTGGAAATGTTGAATCTGTTAGCATCTTTTCATTTATATCGTATAACCAGTCTTTAATATTATCTTGTAACTCTTTAAGAGTAATACCACTCCCTATATCTACGCCTACGCCTGAATATGTTTGATAATCTTTATATACACTAGTTACCGTAAAATCTTGGACAGTGTCAGCGTCAACTCTTATTTTACCACTTAATTTAAATTCTATTAAAGGTAAATCATGTCGTGTTTTTCCTTTTCCTTCGTCATACTGAGTAGGATCCGTTTCCTTTAAATTATAAAATCCAACACCAGCATTTGTACATAGTTGTTTGACTGGGTCAGTTACATCCATCCATTCTGAAATTTTCTTTTGTTGATTATATTTTTCACATGTTACAGTTTTATAATTAAACATATATATTATACTATCCCCCTCAGAGGTAGTATCATCCTGAACTGATTGTTTCACATAATCAAATGCCTTTTTATAATCTGAACTTAAAAGGCATCCACGACCAGAACCTCCAGCAACATCTGGTTCTGCATCTTCATAACCTCCTATATATAAATTTACTTCTACATTATCCAATGATTCAATAGTAGACTCTGACATGAGATTTGTATTTTGAAGGTACTGAAGGGTACCAAAAACCTTGTCACCAAGGTTATCAGTCTCCCCTGTGTTGTCGTTAATAAACATCTGGTTAAATTTATCTTTACGAATGTCATCAGATTGGAGTCTTTCTGTGAAGTTCTTAATAATTAATAGTTTAAGTATATTTTTTGTATTATCGTTATCCGTTAATAACAAATTACCAGAATCAGTGTAAAGTCCATTTCCGCGATTCGTTCCATCTAAAATTATCCCAAAATTTTCTTTGGATTTTTTATAATACCAATATACTCCAACAAAAAATACTATAGATATAGCAACCAATGTCCATTTATTCTTATTAAAAACCGAATTTTTTTTTAATAAATTTACTAAAGTATTCATTATATAATAATATAAAATAAAATAAAATAAAAATTAATTGTTTAATTACCTCTAAGATAAGAAAGCCAATCAAGTATTTTTTCGGACGTATATACCGTTTTCGTTACACCATCCACGTCGTCCTCATCAACCATTGTTTTACCGTCTGTACCCAATTTCTTTGTGGGGTCAAAATTAACTGTGTATCGTGTATAGCCATCGCCAGAGCTATCTCTATCTTTGTTAGTTGTTCCTAAAAACGAATATTGTATTAATGGGAAATAAAGTTGTTCATCGTTTGTATCTGCTGCATAAAACCCGGCTAGTTTACATATGCCTAGGTTGTCCGTGTCTGAACGATCTTTATCCATGCTCTGTGCGACAGCATCTGTATGCTCACATCTGATAATATCTTGCGATACGGTGGTGCGTTTGCTGATGTCGGTTTGGATGTTGTTGCGCATTGTTTCGTCCAATTCTATTCCAGGGAATTTTTTTATTATTTCTTGTCTCAGATTTTCTCCATTAACTGGGTTGTCGTTAGCATTTTTATAGGAGGTATTAGTCCAGATTTTATTTAAAAAATTAGTCGAGGCATCACACTCAGTATCACCTAAATACAAAGTTACTTGTTCATGAATAATTTCATCAATATACTCTGGGTCTTCGCTGCTATCAAGCTGCTCTTGCACCTTTTTTAGTTGATCAATAATTTCCTGTTGATGATTAGTAAATAAATATTCATATTCGACTTTGCAGTCACCCGAAATACTTACTACCTGTTTATCTCCGTTTGTGACAGTCCATATTGAGGCGGCGGGGGTATCTTGTTGGTTTAAATCAATAAATGTACCAGAATCATTTATATCTGTAACTGTCGATGATGATGACCCTTCCTTACCGTTTAATCTCGAAATAGAACAATACATGTCAGTTGATTCAGAACCCCTCCCATCACTATTTTTGTTTTGAACTTTATAAAAAACATCTCTTATACCTGAAATATGGTTTGCAAATCTTAAAAGATTTGTCGGATCTGTTTCATATAATTTGTCAACTCTTACCGGAGGTAAAACATTTCCTGCAAGGTCTTTTTTTAAAGTCTTTGGACCTCCCCAGAGCCCCTCTCCCTTAGAATTATAATAATTTTCTTGGGATTTTTTAGAATACCAATAAAGTCCGACCAAAATAACTAAAGCCAAAATAACTAACACCCACTTATTCTTTTTTAACACAGATTTTTTAGGTAAAACATTTCTAAACATTTTCAAATTAAACTTCATCGCTATGATATTATAAAATAAAATAAAATTAAATAAAATTTAATTTAATTAAATTAAATTAAATTAAATAAAATAAAATAAAATAAAATAAAATAAATTAAATTAAGAAACCCGAATTTCTTGCATAGAAGGTAAATTTTGGGTTCTTAATTTAGTGACCCAGTCAACAATATCGTCCGACTTAATTTCGTACTTTTGTGATACTTCATTTAGATTAATTTGAAATTAATCATTCAAGATACCTTTGTTTTCATTTATATCTATACTTTCTACACTATATTGTAAATATGGGAATCCTTGGTTTGAGTCGACAACCGTTTCTCCAAGTTCCTCAATTTTATCGTACAATCCAGAGTATAAACATCTTTCTCCTCTAAGACGGGCTTTATAATTTGGATCTTCTGGCGCCCCTTCGCCCCCCCCAAACAAACAGCATCGGGCAAGAGGTCCTCTCAACCGACCACGTCGTCCCCGTCCCCATCACCTTCCCCACCGCCGTAGCCGCGTGCGCCTTGCGTGGCATCCAGCAACCAGGCCTTTATTTTTGTAGCTGAATATATAGGTTTAGAGTCTTCCTCAAAATCCTCAGTTGAATCGTACCTTTTGGTTGGATCAAAATTGTTTTGTATTAGAGCATATTTATCTTCTCCTAAATTTTTTGTTTGAAATAAATTACTGTACTGTATTAGAGGATATGCTAGTATACTTTCCTCATCTTCTGTGTTAAAAAGTCCTGACAATTTGCACATAGAATCCTGTATACGTCCATCTTTGTTTTTTTCTAAGACCTCGCATGTTTCTACATTTAAGGATACTGTTGGATGTTTTTCTAATAAATACTCTTTTAGTTCTTGAGTCGTTATTGTAGTTAAAAAATTGTCAGACGCATCACAACCTGTCGCCACAAATACAGTAACAGTTTCATTCATAGCATTAGTAAAATAGTCTGTTTTTGAAAATACAGCTGAATCTATGTTATTCGTTTCTATATTCTTCTTTTCATCGTTATATTTTCCTCCACTCTCCCCCACCTCATCCTTAAACGCTTTATTATAACCAGCACATTTGGAGGTTTCTTCAAACATGTTTTCATCACCTAATACCCACGAATCCTGTGCATTACTTTTCTCGCCTAAGAAGAAGTCATAAAAATCTGATGTATTTATCGCATCTTTAGTAACGTCACTTTCGACACCTGCCACGCCGTCTTTGTAACGCTGGTTTAAGGTACACCCCGCCTTTAATCCGTTCAAATATATATTCCTTATAGCCCTTGAATATGTGATTAAAACATCAGCGTTAGGGTTTTTTAGTTCTGATATATCCCTTACTTGCACGTTTTCATCAGTATATAGGGCTCTATTCAGTGTTACATTATTATCAGCGGTCGAACTTGGATATCCGGCGGCATATTTTACAAAATTTTCTTTATTTTTTCTGGAATACCAATAAAGTCCTACACACACACACAAAACTATAGCAAGAATTAGCCATTTATTTTTATTTAATAATGATTTTTTAGGTAATAGTTTTTTTAACTTATTAAAATTCATTGTAATAATAAAATAAAATAAATTAAATAAATAATATTATTTTTTTGATGACTTAGTATTAGACTTACTTTCCCGTATAGTTGAAAGCCATTCCAATATTTTTGATTCAGAATATTCTATCTTCCCACCATCCTCGTTAACAAATAAATTCGTTGTAGTATCTAATTTTTTTTTAGGATCAAATTTATTGGTATAGTAATAATTATCTAACACTTCTGTTTTAATACGCCATTTTAAAACATATAAAGAAACATATTCCCACCTGTCCTCAATTTTTATTAGATATAGACCTGTTTTACCATCATACCAATAAACCTCATATTCAAGCACTTCAGTTGAACCTTCATTAAAAACCTCAATAATTGTGCCTATAGGTATTTTTAAAGCATCATCAACCAGGGTTTGTTGATTCATTTCATCAAAGGTATTATCGTATAAATACCATGAGCTGTCATCATGTAAATCTAACTTTTTGAAATCAAAAAGTCCCAAACGACCATCTGCTAATTCTTCTCCATAATAATTAATAAGATGTCTATCAGTTACAGGATCATACCAATCTATCCTCGCGTCCATACCAACGGGTGTTCCATCTGCATCTCCCCATATAATGGTGACGCCTTTACCCACCATTTCTTGCTTACCAATAACAACCGGTTGGTCTACAATATTACCCCCTCTAGTTGCTTTATCTACCGCTTTACTAATCTCTATTACACTACTATATTCTATTGTGGGGAACACCCTTGGTTTATCCCAATTATCTCTACGTGTTGGTTTATAATAACCTCCGAGTTTACATTCGGCAATAACGTCTTGATCAGTAGTTATTGTTTTTATATCACCTGAGTGTGTCTCGCATTGAATATTCTTGATGACAATAGAATTACTTAATTTACTGGACAAGGACTGTTGTATATTTTTAAAATTATCGGAATGTGCACATCCAGTGGCTAAATATATATTTAAATTTTCTAATCTTACCCCTGAAACATATTCGGTATCAGGATTTTTTATTAGTAATTGTTTAGTATCTTCATCAAGTTTTTTAAATAACTTGTTCAAGTTTGTCATGGCGGGTTCACCCGAACTCCCAGCACAATTTAGTTTAAATGTTTCCTTTTCATTCATTTTAAATTCAGAAACTTCCATTAATTCAATAGAATTATCATTTAAATTTTTGCCTCTATCTGTTATAGTTAACTTACATGTTGCTGAGGATTGTATTAAATTATCCTTTATTACGAATATTGTATTCATTAAATTTAAATTAAATTTATCAGATAATTTTTCGTTTTCTTCTATTATTACATCAGTCATATTAATATTGTAATCATTAAAAAGGTCATCTTTTATTGATGTATCTTCAAGAATTTGTTTAGATTCAAAATTCTCTTTATTTTTTATGGAATAAAAATAAAGTCCTATACATACTAAAACAACTATAGCAAGGAGTAGCCATTTATTTTTATTTAAAACAGACTTCTTGGGAAATATACTTTTAAAAATATTTAGTTTCATTACAATAATAATATAAATTTTATTATAATTAATAAAAAAAAAGTAAATAATTAGAGACTATTGTTTTTTTTGTCATCACAACAAAGTTTTACATAGTACATAACAAGAGCAAGTAGAACAAGACTTAATAATGCAATCAAAAGATTTTCAGGATCTTTTAACGATTTGTTTACACTTTTGACAGATTTATTCATAGTATCCATAACACCTTTAACTAAACTACCCCCTTTTTTAGCTTTAACCATTTTATAATATATTATAAGAAAAAAATTATACAGCTGTATGATAAATCGAATTATTTAATAATCTATTATTATTTGTATTTGTATTATTATCATAGAAAGAATTGTCAAACGCTCTATTATTAAACGTATATGAATCCTCCATATTTTCATCATTATCTATTATTTCATTATTTTCAACACATTCATCATTATCTATTATAGATAAATTATTTCGTCTTTTATAAACTATACATGAAATTACTATAAGTAATAGTATAACTAAAACACAAATTAGTATTATAATTAATACATTCATTGATTTATTTGATTTATAATTATTTAATCCCTTTTTGGTTATTACCATATTAGTTGTAGTATTAGTTATAGTATTAGTTATAGTATTAGTTATAGTATTAGTTATAGTATTAGTTATAGTATTAGTAGTAACAGGGGTTGGTGTGTTTATAGTAGTAACAGGTGTGTGTGTGTTTATAGTAGTATTAATAATATCTGTAGGTCTTGTTTTTCTACTTTTATTTGAGAAATTATAGATATTATTAATTGTGGTATTAGTGTGGCAAGTATCAACCGGAATTAATGACCAATTTCTTATTAATAGATTCTTGATACTACAAAAATAATGACAATGTGAATTATAAATTTTTAGTTCTGTTGTTTCATTTATGCAAATTTTATGATAATTCTCTGTTTTTTTTATACAAAATGTGTCTAAACATTTCTGTTTTACACATGTACTTTTAAAGGGTTCTGTTAAATTTAATTGATTCGGTTTAATAAACAGATCTAATACAGTTCTATTTATTTTATTACCATTGTAATAAATAAATTTTTCAATATAATCATTATTCCAATAAGAATTTCTAAATCTATTCTCTATATAATTGTAATGTGTGTTATCCGGTTGTATAAACTCATCACCAATATGTGTGTCCGTAAAAAAAATTACTGTTAACATTTTATAATTATCTTCAATAAAATTAGATTCTATTAGTTTCAAAGCCAAATCCAGATTAGTATGTTTAGTAGTACGATGATAATTTAATGTATTAACTCTACCTATCATACTAGATTTAGTATTATTTGTATTAAAATTAAATATAATACTAGGCGTTGTATCAAATGTTACTAATCCTATATTTTCTTCTTTTACGTCAGTTGTTTCAATAATATCGATTACTTTATTTTTAAACCTTTTGAAAGTGTGAGGTTTCCCAAATAATTCACTGTTATTAATAGAACTAGAGCTATCTATTACGAAAAGTAATTTAGAATTACATTCTAAATTAGAAATATTAATAGATTTCGATGGTGCAACCAACGATAATAAAAATAAAAATAAAAACATATTAGTTGTTCTAATTAGATTATTCTTAAATATTACAGTAATTATTTTTTATATTTGTAATAGATATCGCAATTTTTTTCTCCAAATTTAAAAATATTTTTGAAGTTTATTTGTGTTGTTCCTATTACTATATCTTTTAATAGATGTTTAATTTTTGTAGTCCCCTCTGTGCCATCATATACAACTGATATCGTTTTATTATGTGTTTTATTAATATAATTAATAGAAGTAAATATTTCGTCATCATGATTAAATGTTAAATTTATAATATCAACCCATTCATAATATTTATAATTTTGGGTAATTTCATTTATAAATATTTTTTTAGAAGTGTTAAAATTATAACCATCATAGATTAAAAAGTTATATTTCTTAGATAGTTCTTTTAATATTGTAGCCTTTTCAGAATTAAATTGTTCTATTATATTTGAATATATTTTCAATATACAAAAATTATTGTAATTATCAATAATAAAATCTAATAACAATTCAAAATCGGTAGAATCAAAAACATAACATACTTGTGTTTGTTTTGTTTTAATAATATTTATTAGTTTGTCTATATTTGTTTGATTATTTGTTTTGAAATTTATTTTTTTATTCTCGACTGGATTGTATAATTCTCTATATATAGAGTGTTCTATTAATTTATTTTTATATAGCACTGTTACAATATCCGATATGGTAAAAATAGATATAACTTTATAGTTACCAAGTAATTCAAAATCAGTTCTTCTATCACAAATTGTTAGAATAGATAGTGGTGTTAGTTCTATTTTCTCTAATTGTTCTATAAAAAATTTAAGACTTGAACCGGTTGTTATAGTATCTTCAAGAACAATTAATTTTGATGATGGAGTGTATTCGCCTTCTATTAATTTTTTTAATCCATATTTTTTAGTTTCCTTGCGCATCATTAACATAGGTATGTTATATTTGGATGATAAAACAGATGAAAATGGTATTGCACCATATGGTATACCAAGAATATGAGTATAATCAAGTAATTTGATCTTTTCATATAAAAGTTCAACAATAGTGTTTAAAATATAGGGATAACTAATAACATTTTTAAGATTTATATAAATTGGTGATGTTTTTCCACTTTTTAGTTTAAATTCACCAAATTGTATACAGTTTTTATTATACAGATCAAGAATTAATTTTTCCTTCATTAATCTATCTATCTATTTGTTTATATTTAAATTATACTATAATAAAACTTATTGTTAATATATAAATTATAAAAGCACCAATTATAAAATACATCCATAAAGGTAAGATTGTTTTCTGTTTACCTACACCAAATTCCTTAATCTTATTGTTTTTTGTTAGAAACCATCTTGGATTTTTTTTTATGATAGTAAGAAATAATACCACTAATATTAGATAAATTATAATAGACCATATTAACTCATTATTTATATATAAAATCATTAGTATATAATAATAATTTTTTTATAAAATTTATATTATTATATTAACTATGTATATTTTATTAATAATTATACTTGGGTATCTAATATACTATAAATTCATAACTATACTTGCAAAAGAACAATCTTCTGATTCCTTTACAAACTATAATGACAACACGATTCTAGGAGAATACGCAAAATACAATAGTAATGACCAAAAAAATACATATATTAAGATGTCAACCCCTAAAAATATGAAAAAATATACATTTATATCGGATGAAATAAGTACTTTACCCTATTATATAGCAAATACTATTAAATATTATAGTGGAGATGTAAGATTTGACGTTATAACCAAAACAACTGACATGTTGGAAACCACTAATATAGAATATATAAATAATGGTGAATTTGAATTTGCTTTATGTACAGAATATTCTTTATTAAACATATCAAATAATAATGAAAAACTTAAAAATACAAGAGTAATTTGTAGTTTAAATAAGAGCTATCTATTTTTAGTTGTTAGAGATAATTCATCTATTACCATTATAGAGGATCTAATTGGGAAAATCGTTGGTATAAATAGTTCTAAATCAGAAGCATATTATATTTTAAATCAAATGTGTGAAATATTAGGGCTTTCATTAAAAAATATAAGTACTAAGGATATATCTGATACAAAAACAATCTATTTTAAAACCGATGGTATAAATGAATTATTTTATGACTTTGAAACAAATGGTTTAGATGGATTAGATGGATTATTTATAGTTTCATCCCACAATTTACCTTATCTATTTTCAATATCAGAAAGTGTACCAGTTAGATTTTTAGATTTAAATAATAGAAGAATCGAACAATTTAGTAAACAAACATCGAACCATTTATTTTTAACTAAGGAACGTATAAATATTGAACAATATAATACATATAATAAAAGTATATTCCTGGATACATTCTATACTAAAAATATGTTAATTTGTAATAAGGAAATAACTATAGAAGAGGGTTATAATATTATAAAAAATATTTTTACTAATATTAATTTAATAAAAAAGAAACTAAAAGAATTATCAGAACCATATATAGGCGATGGAATATATGATCCGCTATATAATGATTTTAAAAGACTATATATGATTTTTAGTAGTCATAAATTACAGATACATGAAGGGGCTAATAAATATTATGAAGAAATCCAGGTTTTTACGACTGAAGATAAATTATGTGAATTTTATAATGAAAAATGCAACGTTTACCCATATCAAAAGGTAAAGTTTAATAAAAGACCATTAATCAGTATATTAGATACTATTTCCTGAAACTATTCCTTAAAAATATACTTGGGTGGGGTTTGTGTTTTACAGCACCTATATGTACCATTACCACATCCACTACAAAATGGAACAGATTCTTTATTATATGTTCTAGGTGAATAGACTTCTACCCCCCAAGGGAATTGACAATTGCCATTATTACACTTGCCAGTATTAGTAGTTTTATTATAAAAGGGACATTCTGTATTTGATGAACATGGTCTATCCCATACTCCATTATTATCTAAACATCTTTCTTTAGTATTTATTTTTGAATCTATGGTAAACTCATCCTCTGATTTTTTATAGCAGTTATAATTGTTATTTTGATTTAATAAATAGTTTTCTCTGTTTACCATCTTAATAAACATTTTCATTTTATTTTTATATTCTGGATCAAATGATAATACATTATTACAATCTACACTACATTTGTCGTCATTTACTACACATTTGTCTTTAGATATAACACATTTATTATATTCTTCTGAAATTACTTGATTATTAATTTTAGTTCCCATAAATTTTGCAGAATTAAATAAGATAGTGTTTTTTAGTTTATGGACAATAACATCAAAATAAACATTATAATACAGATGTGTTCCAAATCTAAATAGTGTAAAAATAAACTGGTAGTTATTATATAAATTATTTTCACCCGTATATAATATTTCGGTATTTATAATTTTATAATCATTCAAAATTACTATATCTTTCTCTTTTAGATGTTCCTTGACCTTTTTGTTAATATTATCCAGAATAAATAATCTAATATTGTTTATATTTTTCGTATTTGTTATAGATTTAAACTCCAATTTGTCTTTATTTTTATACATAGCAACAATCTCTTTTACTATTTCTTCTAGGTCATCATATTCTATAGAAGCTGTGTTATAGTATTTGGAATAAAATCTATGTGGAAGATTTCTTCTTATTCCATAGTCTTTGCTAGTTATATCAATATCATCATTTAATTTATAATTTTTTGGTTTAAATGAGGAATGAATAAATTTAGGTTTAACAACAATGCAGGATTTCTTGAAATTTATAAAATCTTCTTTTTTAGTACTAAGATAAAAAAGAGTTACTATTACTAGTAATATAATAATTACAGTTTGATTCATTATATATATTAATATAATTAATTACAAGGTAAAATTTTATTGTTCCCCCTCACCACCATCCTCGCCATCATCATCAGGCATGACATCTCTTTCCTCATTTTCTAACCGGTTGATGACTTCATCTCTATATTTACTGTTCGATTCATCGGACTCGTCTTCATCCGGTTCTGATACAGTATCGAGTTGTATATTTTCATCTTCACCAACAGGTTTATCGGGGACATATAAATTTTTATCTTTTGAAGATATAGTGCTCCATTTATCTAATCCTACACTTATACGCATTTTAAGACTAGCCCAGGTTTCTTTGTCTAGTTCCTGAACGAATCTTAGTGTTTCTTCTTTTTGTGTTTCTGATTGCTTTTCAATAATAGACTTGATATGTTCTGAACTGTGTTTATCTAATAATTTTGAATCCTCTTCTATATGAAGTAGAATACTATATAGAAGATTAGCTTCAATCTCGTTTGTTTGTTGTATACCTCTAGAAATTTCCACTTCATCATCATCGTCAGAATCTTCTTGGGTATCTGTCGTAACTCCAACAACTATCTCATGGTCTGTCTCTAATATTTCGGACAATATAAAGAGGAAAATATAGTGTATAAATGTTGAAATATTAGAATATAATTCTTTATTATCTGGTTCTTCGCAAATATTAATATTTGTAGAACCTGACAAGATTTTTATATTTTTGGTTGTTCCAGATATAATATTCCCCATTTTTTCAAGCATTGCTTTATGAGTAGTACCTATATGAAGGAACCGTTCGGTGTATTTATTGTTATTCATAATTATGTTACTATATTTATTATCTAGTTCAGGTTTATTTTTCCATTCATCTGGGATATGAACTTCTTCCTTAATAATAATATTCTTCTTATTTTTTATTTTAAATATAGTGTTTTTTAGGTATGTGAGTGTAAATGACTGTAGAAGATTTATTTTGTCAATATAAAATTTAGTGTATGCTTCTTCTTCATCCATATTTTTAAGATCAGATTCAAGTACATTTTTCTTTTCTCCAAGAGATAATAATATTACTTTGATAGGTTCGCGATTGGATATATTTAATTTTTCACTAAATTGTTTTGATAATACATCACATAGAACTTCTATCTGTTTTTTCATATCACCCCATACTAATTTTTTATTTTTATTCGCCTTTAGTTTTCTATTAAAATCGGTAAGATATTCGCTACCCTGCAATTTAATATTAGAATCAATTACATTCGAGATTTTATCCTCGATTTCTTTGTAAACTGTTTTATCGAGATTAAAAAGTTTTTTCTTATTTACTTTATCTACTAAATTATAATAATCATCTTTTTTATATTTTTTAGACATTATATCTGTTTTATTTTCTCCAGTTAGAATACAATAGTTCTGTTCATATATATGTTTTTGTCCTTCAAAAAATCCAGTATCAATAAATTTAGCATATAAATTCTGGATATCTTCTTCCGTTAATTCATCTCTATCCTTACCAATATTTCTATTAAATGAAATAAGTGTAGGCTTTAATTCAGATAGAATAAATATTTTTGATTCCTTTAATAATTTATTGATGTCCTTTTTAATTTGGTTGTATTTATAAATAATTTCGATTAGTTCCTGTATGTTTTTGTTCTTGCTAATAAAATCTGTGAGATAATTATATGTTTTATTTATTTCTTGCAAACAACACAAATTATCAAGAGGATTAGGAGTAAATTTTTTGTTAACAAGTTCGTTTTCCATTATTTGTACATCGATTTCTTCTATAAGTTTAAGACAAATATTACTTTCAAATGCCTTTATTTTTTGAAGTTCAGCGTTGGCCTTTTCAGTATCGCCAGATTTGATATGTTTTTGTATACTACTAAATGTTTTTAGTTCTTTTATATCAAGATCAAATTTATTTAGTGGTGGTCTAAATTCATTCCATTCATAAGAATATTCCTTTATTTCTTTGCCTTGTTTTTTAAGGAGTTCTCGTTTTCTTTCATATCTATACTTTATTGTATTATCATTACGAAATTCGTCTATTTTTTTAATAATATTATCTTTCGTTTTTATTTTTTTAATACTAGACCAATCTACACCTAATGAACTTAGACTATCTAATACACAAGAGATATAATCGATACCTTCCTTATTGTTTCCTTCTTTATCTAATGGATACCCTCTAAGAGAAGGTTTACATCTAGAAAAGGTTTTAGTAATAATATAGTCTGTTTCACTTGATTGTATAAATAGGAATAAAATAGAAGCTGTATAGAGTATAATAGTTCTGATTCTATAATTATTGTAAGCTGATTCTAAAAAGGAATTACTTGCTTTTTTCTGTTTCTGTTTTGCAGCACGTATCCACGCAGATTTATTTTTAATTTTAGATGTTTCAATTGAATTAGATAGAGTTAGAACACTTAGTTCATCGCTGTTAGACAATTTTATACCCATAATATTTGTTAGAACTCTAATAATTCTAATAACAGATAACCCCTGATTTTCTATCGATTTATCGTCACCTTCTAATAATGATTTTCTTAGAATCTCTACTATTTCACTATTTTCTTCTGATTTATAGTCATCTGACGTATCAATTAATTCATGAGTAATATCGCGAGCACCAGAATCGAGGAAACCTTCCTGTGTTTCAAATTCAGCACCATTTATTTGTTCGCCACAATTTTTACACCAAATAAATCCGTCATTTTCTACACCATATTCCATTATAGTTTTTTCTAATGCCTCGTCGTATGTTATAATTTTATTATTGTAATCAATAAAATTACTATGATGTTTGCATATAATTTTTTTATTACCTGGTCTACTATAATAAAATTTTTCATTTTCCCCATCAGTTATAGAACCAGACCGACCATATTTATCAAGTAGTAAAGATAAAGATGTATAGAATTTGTTTAACGGAAGAGATTTTATATTTTCTAGATATTTATCTATTCTATAATAGTGATATTGGTAAATATCTTCTTCACTTCTTTCGTTCTTTTTATATTCTTTTCTTGTAAATTCATTATTTATTTTCTTATTATTGTCTGATTCTAGTTCGTGTTTTAGAATTAGCAATTCATTTTCCTGTTCCTGTAGAATTTTATCTTTATTATTAATATCTTCAATATTTTTAGAAATATCTTCTAACTGTTTATTGTAGCTATCAATTTCATCCTTTAATTTTATAATCCGAATAGGTAAACATCTTTTATAGTGTTCTGAATATTTGCATCTATTTTTACCTTTTAAAAATGTAGTGTCGATTTCTTCTAGTGCCATGCCTTGCTGTACACAGAAATCAGTGTATGATGAAATTATCATATCAATATTAAGATCTTTTTCAATAACCCAAACATCTGTGTTCTGAACCTTTTGTCTTTTGTATATTTTCTTTCTATCGTAATCTTCAATTAGAATAGCATATTGTCCTGGTTGAACTTTATTAGTAGTTTCTCCTTCTATTAATTTGTCGTCTTCAATAAAAACATCACGGTTATTATCTAATTTAAGTTGGTCCATATCGGTATAAGTTTTAACTAAACGCATGCCTCCACATTTATTATCCTTTTCAATTTTAGAAAACTCTTTATCTAAATTTTCAACAAGTTTCTCTTTTGATTGTATAACTCTTTCCTGCACCTTAATCATAGATTCTATGCGTTTTGAATTTTCTTCCATGAATTTCTTTGTAACATTATGGGTAATAGTTTTAAAAAACAAATGTCCATTGTCATATGATTTCCTTAACCAATCTAATCTATTATTTTCTGTATCGCGGGATGTTTTATAGTCTGGGTAATCTCCATAATAATAATTTACCTGGTCTAAACTATAATTGTTTACTAATGGATAATTCATTTTATCGAGTACTTCTGTATCCTTCTTTTCTTTTGTAGTTGTTAATGTTTTTTGTGATTTATTATTATTAGATAAAATCGTTTTTATGGTTTTAAAATGGTTAGATGGTATATTTTCTAGAGTGTATCCATATCTAAATAATTTTTTTTCGAATTGTTCTAATGATGTATATTTGTCCTTACCATCTATACTATTAATAATATTTCCTAAGTCCGGTAGAATCTTAGTTAGGTAATTATCTAAATCAGTTTCGTCTAATTCTAGTTTATCGTATAGATAGACAGAAAGTGAATCGGTATCAAGATCTAAGCAGGACGGAACTATTTTAGTAATTCTTACATTACTATCCTTTTTATTAATACGTAATGTTTCTACTGGGTCTGTATTTATATCAATAATATAGTCTACATCATTAATGTTAGTAATTTTTCCCTGAATCGTTTGTTTATTTTCTATACAAATATTTACAGTATCTCCTAAATTATATTCACTAGTAATAATTTCTGACTGTATATTTTCTTCGAGGTGTTTCATATTAAGATGTATGGGTGTATTGGAATTTTCTATAAGAGATTTATTATTTTTGTATAACTCTTCATTAAGTTTATTTTTTGGTAGTTTTACGAATCCAACGTTAGAGATTTTATTACCCTTTACTATTAATTCATCATTAAAAATAGTATTACCTAACAACACATGTCTATTTATATTAGTATTATCTCCTAACATTTGTTTACAAGATTCTTTAAAACAATTGCTATAAACTTCCATATCATTTCTAAGATGTGTGACAAATCCTTTATTACTACTTTCGTATGCATCCATTAGTTCATATTGTTCTCTGGTTTCATTTTTATAAGAATAATTAACTCGTGAATCTCCCATTTTATATTTATGATTTATATCAAAGACTTTCGTAACATGGTCTTCGAAACTTTCCATTATTATTTTGTCATCATCACTTAATATGTTTATTTTATCAAGAGGTAATCCGGTTGTTTTAAGGTCATCTATATTATCAATTTTAAAGTATTTCTTTTTTTCAGAAACAATTGGTTTGTATAATGCATGACGATTGAATTTTTTTAGGTGGTCTTTTAATGGTTTGTATGATGCTCCTTTCAATTCAAATCCAGTTATATTTTTATCGTCATCAAAAGTAGAATTATTCTGTTTAAGATACATAAAATTTTTAATACGTTTTTTGATACTCTTACTATTATTTGGGTCTAATTTGATTAGTTCATTTAATAAATCATCTTCCTGAATTTTATCATTATAGATCACTTGGTCTTCGGGTATAATACTTTCTTCATAAATAACCATATTTTCTGAATTTTCCATTTCTATATTATTTTCTTCAAGTTCATACACATTACTATTATCATCTTCTTCATTATTATTCTCTACTTCTACTTCTTCATTATTATTCTCTACTTCTACTTCTTCGTTACTATTCTCTACTTCTTCATTATTATTCTCTACTTCTACTTCTTTATTATTATTCTCTACTTCTACTTCTTCATTATTATTATCTATTGCATCTTCTTCTGGGTCTATATCTTCTTCAGGGTCTATATCTTCTTCATCGTTATCTCCTTCGTTATTGGTATCATTAGTTACATCACCCCAACTAAAGTCTGAATTTGAATCAGCTCCTCCTGATAGTGGTTCATCTTCAACATACTGTTCATTATCAAGTACAAATATTTCTTCGTTATCTTCTTGGTCGTTTTCTTCTTCATCATTGGGGTAGTAGTTATCATTAAAATCATATTCATTACCTACAACATTATTATTATTAAATTCTTCATCTTCTTCTTGAGATTCTTTATTTAAATATTTTGGATGTTTTTCAAGAGTGTGAAAAATATTAGAAATATTATTAAAATTAATTTTGGTTTTATTTTTTCCTACATAAAAATCATCTTTATTTTTTAGAATAATTCTTATATAAATAGAATTATCATCGTCTTTTCCAACGACACAATACTTATTTGTGTCATTTTTAATTTCTATTATTGAATATATTTTTACGTCATCTAAAAACTTATTCATATAATTAAAGGTTATATTTTATTTAATAAAATATTTTACAGATACTTAAAAAAAAGACAATAGTATATATAAATGGAAGTCCTAGATTTTATTACCCATGAACCTTTTTCTTCTACTAAAACTAAACTAACTGAGTTGGGTCTTATTGTAAAGGAATACCCAGTTCACGACCTATATCTCGTAAAATATAATAAAGATACATCAGATATGGACAATAAATATGTAAAAATGTGTAGAGGTCTGATTGCTAAAATGTCAACGAATGAATTGGTATGTTTGCCTCCGACTAAATCGTGCGAACTAGAAGAGGTCTATAATTCTATAGAGCAGTGGGATAGGTTGAGTGTAGAAGATTTTTTGGATGGTACAATGATTAGTATGTTTTATCACAATGATAACTGGATGATTTCTACAAGGAGTAATATTGGAGCAAATTGTAAATGGATTGGGAATAAATCTTTTAATGAAATGTTTAAAGAGGCTTGTAATTTGGAGTTTTCATCATTGGATGAGTCAAAATTCTATACATTTGTTCTAATGCATCCAGATAATATTATTGTTACACAGTATCATGTTCCAGAAATTGTATTGGTTTCTGTTGGGTCTGTTGTAGATAGTAAAGTAGTGTGTCATGATATTTATAAGGAACCGCTTGATATTAAAAGGCCTATTAAATATTCATTTAATAATATTTCAGAAATTCGTGATTTTGTTAGGACAATGGATTTTCAAAAACAAGGAATTGTTATTAAGGATAAAGAAAATAGAAGGGTAAAAATCAGGAATGAGAATTATAATTATGCTAAATCTCTTAAAGGAAATACTAATAATGTAAAATATCTATACTATGAAAATAAAAAACATAAACACATTCAGGAATATTTGTCTTTTTTCCCGAATGAAACAGAAATGTATAATATTTTTAATAGTGAATTTATTAAATTGGTTTCGGATACACTAAACTATTACAAAAAATATCATATTAAAAAGGGTATTAAAATCAATGAAATTCCGTTCCAACTTAGACCTCTTTGTTATGACCTACATGGTATCTATATGATTAGGAGGACACCATTGCAGTTTAATGATGTCTATAATTATATTAGTTCGCTGGATAGTGCTAAGATTCTATTTATTCTAAAGCCTAATAAAGAAGTAGATTTGTCTTATAAACTATAGTTTTTTATGAACCGTTTTCTTAAACCCTTCTAGAATGGCTATAATTTTGTCACAGGTAATAGTAATAATTTCCTGGATTTCTTCAGGTGTGTTATTTTGTGTACTAATTTTTATTTCAATTAGATCCTTGAGTGGGTGAGGATTTTTATATCCAATATACATCAGTTTTTTTCTATCGAAAAAGTTTAGAGCGTGGAATTGAATAAGATTACCAAGAGTATGAGATTCATTTTTGGCAGTAATCGTATACGCCTTCATATTTTCAACAGAAACATCTAGACTAATTCTTTCATCTTCGGATTTGTTTCCAACAATATTAGTAATCGCAGTTTTGAAATTTTCAAGTTTTTGCGTTAGAATATCTAGACATCCATGTAGAATTTTTTCGGGTGATTCAATTCCTAGAGATTCTATATACATTTCATATTGGTCACAGATACCTTGTTTATTTGTATGAAAATATCTATCAGCTTTAGAAAGTTCGAACTGTCTTTCTAAAGATTCTTTATTTTCACTATCTTTATTTTCCTTTAGATAAAGTTCTAGACCTTTCTGAACTTTTTCTGGATCTCTTTTATTGTTATAGGTAATGCAAGAAATAGGTTGGTATCTGGCATGTTTTTTACCATTATTGATTGATGCTTTTCCTTCAATATGTATTTCTTCACCTTTGTTATTTGGATTAGATTTTAGTTTAGTAATAAGAATATAAGAGTTTCTTTCATTGGGTGGAAAGAATTTTTTAGAATCTACATTTTTACCGGTTTCAGTATCAATAACTTCAAAATCTTCGGTAGTAACATTAATAGTACTGGTTCCTTCATTCTTTTTTTTAAGAATAAAATTATATCTATTTACATCAAATGTTTCTTTGTTGGCATGAATGGGTACCATTCCAATACGATGTAACAAGAATTCATTGTGTAGACCACACGTATTTTTAATAACCTTTAGATCCGAATTTATATAGTCTTCTGTATTAAATGCAACTGTTTTATATTCAGATATACAAACACGTCTAATACCATTGACTATGCTTGTATCGACATCTTTAATTTCAAGATGAAGTTCATTTGAAGTTTTTTTTGACGAAAGTGAAATAGACATTTTATTTATATTAATTAGTTATAAAATTTAAATCAATTTTAAGTTTAATTAAAATAAATTTTTTATAAAAAATATCTAATGAATAAAGATCTTCTATTTTATAGCAATAAAGACGATTATTCTAAGGAAATAATAGAAATAATTAATAAGAATAATATAAAAGATATATTTCCGGTGTGTATTGATGATAGTAAAATAAAGATACCTGGTTTTATTAAGTTAATACCAACAATATACTTAAGTAAATCTAAAGAATTAATTATAGATGAAAAAATAAAGGAGCATGTAAATGGATTAATAAAAAAGGAAACAATTGAAAATGATTCTATAGAAGCATATTCGTCTGATACTATGGGAAATTTACACGATATAGATCTTAGTAAAAAAGAAGATAGTAATTTAGATTTTTTCTTTACAGAAAATGAGAAAATAGATGAGGATAAAGTTTTAGAAAATAGGGCCAAAAATGTTGATGGTCTTATGAAACTCAGAAATAGTGATATTAATACCTTTTTTGAAAAATAGAATATTATAAGTTAATTTATAGAATAAAATATATTTGTATAGAATAATAAACTATGTCTGTCCTTTCTGCTTTCAATAATATTATTTTGAATTTTTTAGATGATTGTATATTAATTTTTAATGATGATAAAGATTTCAAGGTTTACAAAAGAGGTCTTGGAGTAGTTGTAAAGTATAATCCTAAACAAGTGCATACTGTTTTTAAGGAGTATTTAGAACAGTATAGGCCTTATATTGAATCGAGAGATGATAAATTCTTCCTACAAAACAATTTTGATGAAGTAAAAAAATACAATAACGAAGAAATTTTTACAGTAATTTCTAAAATTAAGACTTACTGGACTACTTTAGATGACCATAATAAGAACAAAGTGTGGGACTATTTTAATATTTTGACACAATTATCTGATAAGATATAGTTGCGGTCTATATTTTTAAAATTTTTATTTTTTATTATTAATGGAAAAAACTAATATTGAACATTTCAATAGTTTTTTGAAACAGTTTATAGAAAACATTATAGAATCATTTGACGAATACAAAGAAGTTATCACTAATTATTATAAAGACCTATTGGAATCTGATACTTGCAATGATGATAAATATGTTAAACGATTTCTAAATAAAACAAAGGATTATAAACAATTTATTTCAGAAGAAAATAATGATTTGTTTAAAGAAGATATTTATCTTCTAAAGAATGTGAATTTTAAAGATATTTGGAATTCTGGTGAAATTAGTGATAATAACAAAAAGAAGATATGGGAATATCTGCAGACTTTATATGTTTTGTCCGAAACTATTATTAATGATACTAAAACAATTTCGGAATTAGTGAATCAGTTTAAGAATATTAATGAACCTGAAGAGGAAAGTGATTCCCAGACTGATCCTAATATAGATAAAGATGTTTTTAAAATGTTAAAGAATCTTTCTAATAGTAATAATGAAAATGTTGATAATATCTTTAATGAGTCTGGTATGATTGGTAAACTAGCCAGTGAATTAACCGAAGAATTAGATATTAATAATTTAGATTTAGGTATAGATCTTGAAAGTGGTGATGGAAATATGGAAGACCTTTTTTCAAATCTTATTAGTGGGGATAATTCGTTAAAATTTATGAACCTTATACAAACGGTTGGTAATAAAATCCAAAATAAAATTCAGAGTGGTGAATTAGATGCTTCTTCTCTTCTAAGTGAAGCACAGAGTGTTATGTCTAATTTAAATAATAATCCAGACCTTGCAAATATGGCGAACATGCCTAATATGGCAAATATGGCCAATATGGCCAATATGGCCAATATGGCCAATATGGCCAATACCCCATTAAATCCTACTCAGGAGAGATTAAGGAAAAAACTAGAAAAAAGAAATCAAAATAAAAATGAATAATAATATATATGAGTGATATATTTTGGTTTGATGACTTTAAAGTATTATTAGATAAAGAACTTGTTAAAGAATATTTTCCAACAAAGGAAATGAGTATAGAAAAAAAATTAAATTCGTTAGTACGTTTTTCTTTATATCTATCGTTTCTGTTATCCCTACTAACAAATAATATAAACTATATTTTTATACTAATAGTAACTCTATTTCTGACCTATTTAATATATATATTTAGAAAAAGTGAAGAAACTAATTAAGTTAATTATAAAAAAATTTATATTTCTATAGTATATGGATAGACAAACATTAAGAATTAATGAATTAACATCTTTACAACAGGATGGTAATTTTAAAAAATATAACACCGTTCAGGCACTTAGTGGTGGAGAATATATGTTAAAGGATTTTACTGAAGTACATCCGAATAATACTAAAATAGCAACAAATCAACCTTATCTTAATTTTGATGATGGATTTGGAGTAAATTCTGATTTAATTGACGAAGAAAAACGTGAAGGTAAAGTAAATAATTTTAGAGGTGATGCGAACCAATTATTTCCAAGACCATATCTTACTATTCCATATACTGGTAAGGGTAAGTATCATGTAGATATTGATAGCGAGATTCGGTCAGCGAATATTGCTAGTGATGACAGAGCTTGCAATTCCCTCTCTGGAGTTTCTATTGAACATCAATATACACCACTTGTTCCTAATCTTAAAGAAACTATACAAAATCCTAAAAATCTAATCCCAGAAGATTCTGTTCCAGATTGGTTTAGAGGTGGTGTTGATACAACACAAATAAGAAAAGATATAGATTTTTTTGAAAGATGTCTTGATGACCAGAAGGTTAGAGATATCTTAACAAAGAAGAAGACCTATTTGACAACTGAACCAGTTCTTAGAACTGATAATTAATTTTTTATTTTATTTCTTTTATTTTTCTGTTAAAAAAAAATGTTTTTTAATGGTATATGAGTAGCAATAGATTAATGTACGATACTTGTGCAGAACAGACTAGAATTAATCAGAGTGCGGGAACTGCTGGTTATCTTTTAGATAGTGATAAATATGAAAATGTTAATAAATGTAGAAATGGATTCGGACTTATTGGAGGATCTAATGTAAGTCATATTTCAGGTAATATTGTAGATTTAGAATCGGATTTATATGGTATAACAAGGAAAGCTTCTATGTGTCCAGATGAAAAATTTTTTTCTAAATGCTCTTTAGAAGATATTAATAATTGTCAACCTAATGATATCGTAATTAGAGGGAATGAGTCAACAGAAGAAAGGGTTATTTCAACTGATTTATTACATTTACCAACTTGTAATATCGTAGACTATCCACCAGTTGTTCTTCCAAAAAAAATTAAAATAAATAAAATTATTAAATAATTTATTAAAATAATATCTATATATATATATGAGTTTTACTAATTTAAATTACGATAACGCTGCTTATGACCAGTCATTAAAGGAATCACTAGGTAGTATAAAATATCAGTTAAACACCCCACAACATTCGCAATGTTTTGTCGAAGATCCTAATATTGCTATGCAAAAATCTGGTGTTAGTGTAGATGTAACTAACGCAATGATAGATGTTGATTCAGAATTACTTGGTATAACAAGAAAACATAGTAATGATCCACACAAACAATATCTACCAAAAATGGATAAAGATGGAAATGTTTGTTTAGAAACAAAAAAAATGAATTATAATCCTTGTAAAAATGTTAAAACCGAACACACAAGATTAAGTAACCCAAGTTTTAATCTTAGAGGTACTGGTTGGAACAGATGGGAATGGTTATGCCAGAACCCACAGGATAAATTAGAAATCGATTTTTCTATGAATACAGATACTAAAAATTTAGCTAAAGATTCTCATAGACCAATTATTCCATCTCCTTTAGGTTCGAGTAATTCTTTACCTAAAGAAAATAAAGAAAATAAAAATGAAGAAGTATATGTTTTTGATGAAGTCCCAACAAATCCAGTAAGTGTTAGGTGGGAAAGACCAGTCAATGAACCATTAGATTATGACGGATGGCAACCTAAGAATGTTCTTAGTAACGAAGCCCAAGTTCCTACAGGTCCTGTCAGTACTCAATGGCAGACACATAACACATTAGATAATTATTAATGAGCGAAAGCAATTTCAGCCGCACCCGTTTTAATTCTTAGAATATTATAGGATACAGCATAAACCTTGACTTCAGAAACAACCTTCTGGGCCTCTTCTGTTAATGTAATTATAATTTCTGCATCAGATATTCTTGAGAAATTACATGTCCCTGAAGGTTGATGATCTTCTGGGTCTATAGCAAAAGAATAAACATTTATTCCACTACATGGAACATTAGTATGGTGTTGATATGGTTGTATAACATTAAAATAGAAACCTTCCCTCTCATCGAATCTTCTTACACCATTAAGGAACAATGAAGCATTTTTAGTTGGATTATCACCATTATAAGTAATTCTTTGAGCATTCTCAAATCCCGGTTTATTCCATAATCCATTTACATCGGGAACATGGAGACTTGTATCATTATCTATTGTTGTAGGCTGATTGAACATATGAGACATAGTAAAATTTTTATATAAACTACTTTCTGCCTCAGTAGTTTCTGTTCTTGTAGAATTAAAATATTGTGATATAAAATCAAATCCGGTTGAAGCACATTGAGTAATTCCTTCTGCAGTAAAATCAGCTATTAGATTATTCTGTCCATCCCAGCTAGTAGAGGTCGTTAATTGATTGTCTAAAAAGTTAGGAGTATGTTGGGTTTTATTTGGGTCCGATGAAGATTTATATGATAACTTAGCCGCAGGTAAACGTGTAAAGAAATTTTCATTCGTTCTACCACCCACCATACCACAACCACCCTTTGGACTAGGAACACCTGTATACCCAGTAAAATCAAATTTATCTGTATAATTATATCTTTGTATACCACCTCTTGATTGGCAGAACCTTTTATCTACAAGGTTAACCGGTCGAATTCTCCATATTAATTCTTTAACGGGATTAAAAAAATTTAGGTCAACTGTATGGGTTTGACTGTTAGCTGATGTGAATGAAGTACCACGTGTCTGAATTTTTTCTATAAGATATTCGTGTGTGTTATTTGCGAATCTTTTTTTTTCATCATTATCAAGATAGATATAATCCGCATATATAAATGCGTTTCTTAAAGATGGTTTACTATTTGATTGGAAAATATTAGTGGAGATAGAATGACGAACTGTATTTACTCTAGATCCAGATGCAGGCAATAACTCTGCACCCAAATCACCAGTAACGACTTGTTCAGATGCCCATATTAATTCTTCTAAATCTTCAAATTCTATATCTACCATTACTTCAGCCTTTTCTAATGATATTAATGGTAAAGCTTGCCCAGGATTTTTACAGAACCAAAATTGTAAAGGTATATACAAGTTTCTTGCATCTGTCATTTTAAAATTATTAATGTCATTGCCGATCTGGCCAGTCCCCTCATTAATCATACCACGAACAGTATGAATCTGTGTTAATTCAGGGATATTTCCTACCATTTCAGCATACGCATGTTTTTTCCCTTCCTTTTGTGATAATTCATTCCAAATATGAAGCCATTCTCCATCTTGTTCATCAATAATAGTCTGTCCTATAGAAATAGACGAGTTTTTAATAATAGAATGACCTACCCAATTTAACCATCGGAAAGCCTTATATGATCCTGCTGAAACATCGACATTTATTTCTGGTAATTCAATATATAAGTATAGTTTATGTAAAAGGTCAGGTCCTTTAGGGATTCTACAGTTAACTGGATCACCGAAATCAGGCTTAGATGTAAAATTTAATTTTCTAGATTCTATAGCAAAATTAGTATGCCTTCTATAAACACTTTTAAAAAATGTAATCTGAGGATTTCCTGTTAGATAATTATTTTCTGTAGCTTCTGCTATTAATTGTAATGAAGCTCCACCCATAATACTATTTATAAATATTATTTCTTAAGTTATAATTTAAAGAAGTTATTTAAAATACATTATATTAAAAATATAATTATGTCATTTAAAAATAAAAATAATAAACGAATACATTACGATACAAAGGTAACATTAGAATCAAAACACAATACTTTTGTAAACAATTTTAGAAAAAAGGAAGATATTTTAGAAATGGAAGTAGAAAAAAAAGAATTAGAATTGCAACTTAAAAAAACAAATAATATCGTAGATGAACTAAAAATCAAAGACCGAATTATTTTGTTGAAAGAAGATATAAGCAATTATAAAAACAATAATAATAATAGGAATGAAATAGAATATTTTTTAGATAATGGAAATCTAATTTTTCAGTATTATGATAATAGTTCGTCAACACCTGTACAGAAACAATCATCTATTAATGATAACACGCAAAATATAATGTCATTCTTTAATGAAACAAAATCAAATAGTAAAGATAACTCTAATATTGATAACGATTCTAATAATAATAGAAAACATTTATTAAATAGTTATTTACTGAATACTAAAGAAAATTATCAAATAGATTTTGATGAATTTAAACATAATGTAGAATTATGTAATAACTGTCATATAAATAAAATTGTTTATATGTCTGAAGGAAAACAAATATGTCCACAGTGTGGCGAAGAATCATTTATTTTAATAGAATCCGATAAACCATCATATAAGGATCCTCCAAGAGAAATTACTTATTTCTCATATAAACGTATTAATCATTTTAACGAATGGTTAGAACAATTCCAAGCAAAGGAAACAACTGATATTCCTAAAGATATTTATGAAAAAATATTATTGGAAATAAAAAAGGAAAGACTTGATATTAACGTATTAAAACCTACAAAGTTAAGATGTATTCTTAAAAAGATTGGGAAAAATAAGTATTATGAACACATACCTCATATCTTAAATAAACTGAATGGGAAGACGCCACCGGTGATGTCGGTTGAAACGGAAGAAGAACTACGACGCATGTTTAAAGAAATCCAGATACCATTTCATAAATTCTGTCCTAAAAATAGAAAGAATTTTTTGTCTTATTCTTATGTATTACACAAATTCGTTGAATTATTGGGGTTACATGAATTTGAGAATAGTTTTATATTACTTAAAAGTAGAGAAAAATTACACCAACAAGATATTATCTGGAAAGATATATGCAATTATTTAAAGTGGGAATATATTTCGAGTATTTAATTATTTTTATCATTAATATTTATCGATGGGAATAAAATATCTATTATACTAAACATTATAATATTTACAGTAATAATTTTAATTTTATTAGATGGGGAAATATCTAGTGTATTTAGTAATAGATAGTTTATAAGAAAAAGAAAGGATATTTTTAGAACCTTTCTGATTAGCTCTCTTGGATTAACAAGTTTAAAAGTCATTAATATTAATAAACATATTTTTTTTAAATTTCTATTTAAACAAATAATTCTTTAGAATACTATTATGTCAGATGATAATGAAACATTTCTTGAAGGCGATAACAATATTCCGGGGCAAAACTTCGTGTGTCTCTCGTTCCTCTCTCCTGAAGAGGTTATGAAAAGCAAAGAAGTTTATATGTTCCACCGTTATATGACACAACGGTTTGGAGAACTAGAACAATCTATTGATAAAATTACTAAAAATGCAGGTGATGAACTTAAGACAAAAATTAACAAGGAACTAAAGGAGAAGCTCCGTCTTGAGCTTCAGTTTACATATGACCAGTTTAAAGGTAGGTTCGAGGATTTTACCTACAAATTCCACGATGACCTTAATAAGGAATTCAGTGAAAAGAACGAGTTCCGGACGAGTGTTCGTGGCGTGAAAATCAGGGGTGTGTATGAGACTCAAAAGGAAGCTGAGATTAAGGCGAAACAGCTACAGAAGCGCGACCGTACATTCCATGTGTTTGTTGGTTCAGTGGGTCAGTGGCTTCCTTGGGACCCATGTGCAGATAGGGTCCAGAGCGAGGAGTATCTTGAGGATGAACTCAATAACCTAATGAGGGAGTACAAAAAGAACGAGGTGAATAAGGATATATTCTATGAGGATCAGAAACGTGAGCGCAAGGATGATGCAATGAAGGAACGTATTAATGCCGAAAAGGAGATGACAAAACAAGATGAGGAGAACAAGAAGAATATGGCTACTATTGAGGAGCACATTGAGAGTAACGATCCGTGGATGGAGCGCAAAACCGAGGAGGCGGTTGAAGACACCAAAGGTGGTGACGATGCCGATGGTTCTAAGTAAGCTATAAAATTTATGATTATACCACAATATAAAATATACTATCAACTTATATGAGAAGTTTAGCTTCGCTTTTATTTTTAATAATAATTATGTTTCCTATTTTTATTTTTTATAATAAAAAATTAGAAAACATTAAACCTCCTAAACTGATTAAATACAGACCGATAGATACAAATATTATTGATATGCAATTCGACACATATAAAATTAAAAAGGAAAGTATCAAAAATATACGTAAATATGAAACTAGTCGTGAACAACGAGACCGTATTGCTTTAGAACGCAGACACGCTTACCTTGTTGATAAATGTTCAAGTTCGATAGTTGAACCCAGTTCTAACATAGTTGTAGGCTAGACTATTATAACTATTCAAGATGATTTAATCTATAAAAATTTATATCTATAATATAATATGAAATCATTAACACTAGTTTTTTTAACTTTATCTATAGCCTGTATTGTAATCGGATATATGGAACTTAAAATAGAATCTAAAAGACAAAAAAATAATTTTGACATAGAATATAGATTTGTTCCAAGAGAGATTTATGATTCACAATTTAATCAACTAGATCTTGAAAAAACATTTAGTGATATATTCGAAAATAAACTATTAATCTAAAATGTTGTTTTTTTAACATTTACAGTAGGACCTCCTTTTCTTTTTTTTTGTTGGGAATATGCTAAATCAAAAGGTTCTTGTTCTTCTTCTGAATCGTAACCACTATTAAAATTATTAGAGTGGTGTTTCCAAAATTCTGGTGCCCCTATTTTAAAATCAGAATGGGGGTTAGCTTTATACCAGAAAACCTGTTCTTCTAGTTTATTACTTTTAGCATTATTATTAATAACTAAACAATTAAAATCTTCTGTACATTGGTCCATCACCTGGCAGAATATTTCAAACGTTGGAAACATGCCCGCATAGTGTTCATATAATTTTTTTCTGTTTGATACATAATTTTCTCTTAGAATAAATACGTAATCAATATTTGTTCTTAGATTCGGTGGTATACCTAAAGCATACTGCATTGTAATTATAAACAACATTTTGTAATGTCGTCCATTCATAAATAATGAACGAATATTTACATCCTTTACCCAAGAATTATCATATAAACAATCATCTAAAATTAAAAAAGCGGAAGGATTTATATTACTTTTCCCATATAAATGTTCCTCTTTCATTTTTTTCTTTACTACTAATTTTTGCCTTTTTACAGCATTTGCTACAACCACTGGCGTATATTCGTCATGGATAAATAAACTAGGAACCATTTTCCCATAGAATTGATTAGCACCTTCTGTCCCTGAAATTACTGTGCCTATAGGTATCTTTCTATGAAAATATAACAGATCTTTTACTAAAAAACTTTTACCAGTCTCACGCTTTCCTATAAACACACAAACTTTGTCTGGCTTTATTGTAGAAATATCGAATTTTTTTAATTCTAAATTCATTATTATATTTGGATAATTTTATTTTGTTTTTTTAACAAGCAACGCGTAATTATAAATAAACAAAAATATACCACAATCATAAATGAATAATATACTTTTCGATAATAAAAATTTTAAGTTTACAAAAAAAAACATAGAAACACACATGAATGTTAGTAATTTACAATCATATTTCCCTATATTAGATAATTATATCGATGAGTCTAATTTTGATTATGAAGACAATTCTAATTTAATTTTAAAATCAAGATTTATTATAAAAAACCTTAGTGAAAATAATACCGATATATATACACAAAAACAATCTCATTATATAAAAACTTTCTATAAGTCTAATATTTATGATAGATTTGCAAAAAAAGAAATAACAAAAGATATATTTATTAAAAAAAATCCTATAGTTGATGTTTTAGGATACAGTATGAATCATTATAGTTTAACTCCTAAAATTCTCCCAAATATTACATCATGTATTACATCTGACTATATTAATAATTATAATAATGAAGCATATATTGATTCATTTTTTACATTCTTAGGAAGTAAATTAACCGAAAGTAGAAGATGTCCCACATTCCCATTATTCTATGGTACATATAATTGTTTATCTAATAATCTAAAATTTGACATTACTGAAGATTATGAGGATATTAAATTTAATAAATCATTTAGTGATAATATTAACAAAAAATTCGCAATTGAATCTATTGCTATTGATATTGATTCTGATAATGAACCAGAACCAGATTTAGAAATTATTGAGAATAATCTGGATATCGATACATTAGAGATTGATACCAGTTATGAAGATACACAAGATAAACTAGAACATTTAAATAGTTTAGAAGACTTACCAGACTCGTTTGTTAGTAATATAGATGTTATGGATATAGATGAATTAGACAATTTCTCAGAACTTGAAGAAGAGGATGATGACACATTTAAATATATTAATGTTACAAATTTTCCCACTCAACTAATATTTATGGAAAAACTAGAATATACTTTAGATGATTTATTAGAAGAAACTAATTTAAGTGATAGAGAATGGACCTCTATTCTATTTCAGATTTGTTTTGGTCTTGCTGTAGCACAAAATAAATTTCATTTCGTCCATAATGATCTACATTCAAGTAATATAATGTTTACAACTACAGATAACCCATTCATGTACTTCGAAGTAAATAACGTTTTTTATAAAATACCAACATATGGAAAAATTACTAAAATAATTGATTTTGGTAGAGCTACATTCACTCATAACAAAACACTATATTTTAGCAGCACATTTGATGAAAATGGTGATGCAGATGGTCAATATGATTACCCTATAAATAACTCTTTAAAAAATTGTAAAATTAAACCTAATAAAAGTTTTGATTTAGCCAGATTAGCTACAACCATTATAGAACACTTCAATCCTAATACTAAACTATTTAACCTTCTAAAAATATGGATGACTGATAAAAATAACCAGTTTATTATTAATGAAGAAGACGATTTTGATTTATATAAAAAAATCGCAAAGGATATTAAAAATGCTGTACCACTTAACCAATTTAAAAATAAAATTTTTAAAAGGTTTATTGTAAACAAAAAAGACATAAAAAATGAATATAGTATATTTAAATATTAATATGTTTATTTATTAGATAGAGCAAATATAAACAAAAAGATATCATAGGATGGACATTAAATACTATAACTATAACAAATAACATAATAGCTTCTTTTAATTTATTAAATTCAATAGATTCTTCATTTTTAAACAAAAATAAGATCAAATACAAAGTAAATGGTATTATTATATAAACCAAATCTTTCTTTGATAGAGTCATCATTATATTATACAATTATTAAAAAGTAGGTGTTCCAACAATAATATCATTATATTCTGGAGTTCCTGTATCTGTAATATTTTCTATACTAACAGAAGTGTTTGCAAACATGTTATCTAAAACCTTTTTTTTTAGATAAAGCAGAACTAAAATTATAATACTATTAATTATAAAGGTTTTAAGGTGAGTTTTTATAGACACTCCGTCTTTATTATCGCGATTTAAGTAATTCATAACTAATGAAATAACTAGAGATGTAACGAGAGCACAAGCAAATTCCAAATTCATATATTTCATAATATTTTATTAAAATATATTTAATTTTTTAATTTTACTTATTAAAAAAATTTAATATCAGATTTATTTTTATATTTTTCCAGAACTTCCTCCTTTGTTGATTCTTTATTCACCACAACATCACTTAAATTCACAATCTCTGTTATTTTTTTGTTATTATTTGTATCAGTTATAGAAATAGTTTTAATATCACTTTCCGTTGGTTCTTCTGACTTTACTTCAAATGGTTCATCATATACCTCCTCGTAATTACCAAAGTCATCCAGATTTAACTCCTCTATCTGCAACACATCTTCTAAAGAATCAACCACAACACTAGGTTCCTCCTTAGGTTCTTCCTTAGTTTCCTCCTTAGGTTCCTCTTTAGTTTCCTCTTTAGGTTCCTCTTTAGTTTCCTCCTTAGTTTCCTCTTTAGTTTCCTCCTTAGGTTCCTCTTTAGTTTCCTCCTTAGGTTCTTCTTTAGTTTCCTCTTTAGGTTCCTCTTTAGGTTCTTCTTTAGTTTCCTTCTTAGGTTCTTCTTTAGTTTCCTCTTTAGTTTCCTTCTTAGGTTCTTCTTTAGTTTCCTCTTTAGGTTCCTCTTTAGGTTCCTCTTTAGGTTCTTCCTTAGGTTCTTCTTTAGTTTCCTCTTTAGGTTCTTCCTTAGGTTCCGTTTCTAAAAGTGTCTTTATTTCCGTTAATTTTTCATCAGAATAGTTGCTAAGTTTATTAATTATAGATGTCCTAATAGGATTAACCGTATTATTAATATAATCATTTCCTAAATATTCCTTTAGAATATCTTTTAGAGGTAGTTCTTTCCTGATAGTTTCTATAATAGATTTTTCTATAATTTTATCACATTCTCTTCGATTCTTTTGTTTATCTTTATTGGATACACGATCATCAAATAGGAAAGAATTTTTCCAAATATTTCTTGCAACATCAATATAACATTTATGAATAAAATGACTGGTTTTAGGTATTTTAAGATTAAGTTTACCTTTATCTTTATTCATATTGATTGATGTTAAAATACGCGTATGACTAACAAAAACCGCAGTAATAAGTTCATCTAACCAGTCACAATTAGAAACAGAAACAATATTATTGTATTCTTTATCTATTATATCTTGATTCCATATAGGTATTTGACTTAGTTCTTCTTGGAATTTTTTCAAAACATAGGTGGATTCCTTAGATTTTATAAAAAGTTTATGGACCGTTTTATAGACACTTGGTTTTATAATGTGTATAAATTGTTGGGTATATTCGGTCTTAGCGTCGACTAAAACGGCTAAACTTCCTTCTTCCATATTATAAAAAAAATATAAATAAAAAATGTTTATAACGCAAATTATAATTTATTAATCTCTTCTTGGATTTTTTGTTCCATAGTTAGTTCAGTACTTTCCTTAGGTTTAAAATTGTTAGATTTATCATCTATTTCTACAATAGGATAATCATATTTTCCAGCTGTTTTTATATGATATGGATTATCTGTTAATGAAGATAATAATTCCGGGTTTATTCTATCTGAATTATCGCTATAAGAATGGTCCCTGTAATTAGATAGGTTTATTTTAGTTTGTCCTTTGCTAACTTTAACAGAACTTCTAGGTCTTTGTGTTTTAGTTTCAGCCATTTGTTTTTTATGGGTAATTTGTACATCTTTACTACCTATACTTTTCTTAGCACCAGATAAAGTTGGAGCTCGACCCTTTGAGATTAGTTCTTTATTAATATTTAGTGAAGCGTTGTAGGAAGCATCGTATGATGAAGGTAATTTGTTTTTAGAACCAGCAATACCTGAATACTTATGATTAGATGTAAACTGGCGATTCGTATTTGGTGCCGTTGTATTAGAAATCTGGTAACCTCCGTCTTTGTTGAATTTAGGTTGTCCATGGTTCTTTTGTTCTATAGTTGTTTGTTTAATAGTAACTTTAATAGGTTGATTAGAAAATTGTTTTAATTTGGGTGTTTTTGTGCCTATGTTCAAATTAGTATCTACAGTATCGAGTGTATTTCTAATAGTTATTTTGGGTAGTGTATCATATTCATAAATTTTATTTTTCTCACCACTTTTAATATTACCTTCCCGTTTGTTATGAATCGTAGTTTCTTTGATTGTAGTTCTAGCAATATCATTTGGATCATAAACAGTTTGTTTGTTAGGTACACTCATACCAAGGTTACCTTCTGGACGGATATTACCTTCGAAATTTTCTTTCTTTGTTCTTTTCAATTTATCTAATAATGGAGAAATGATAGACTTAACCGTGGTATTTAAGTTAGATTTATATGTTCTCTGTTGGGTTACATCTCTTTCATTTGGATAGGCCATAAAGGTATGTTTCCCGTAATCCGAAATTTTTTCTACAGAGTTCCATGTTCCTTTAGAATGAATATTTCTAACGCCATCATTTTTATAGTTATTTTTAGTAGATTTTTTAACATTAGGGTTTAATTTATGATAATTTTTATCAGATTTTGCATGACCTAAAAATGCTCGACTTCTTGTTCTGTTTGTTGTTTTTTCATCAACATTAAAATTCAATCTTTTTTTATCTTTAAGATAAGCACCAGTAGTCTTGAAATACCGCGACTGGTCATTTTTATAGAACGTATCTGGTCTTCTTTTGCTAATTCTACCAATATGTTTACGTTTACCATTAATAGATTTACCTTTAATAACTACACCTTTATAACTGATTTGTTGATTATTTTTAGTTCTTAATTGGTCTATAGTTTTAGGTCTAATAATATCCTGAATTTCTGTCTGATGGAATCCACCAGTTGGTTTATTACCATATTCTTGTCCTAAACCAGGACCAACTTTAATTTGGTCGAAAGGAAGTTCGCCTCGTCTTATACTAGACCTATGGAGACGGTCCTTTTCATATTCATTAATATTTGGGGCACCATTAACATGTGTAAGGTTTTTAACTGGTTTAAAAAAAGGTCTGGATTCAGATTTCTTATAATTAAATTCACTTTTCCCACTTAATGCCTGAAAGACTCTATTTTCTCTTTGCATCAATCGTTCTTTATTTGGATCTTCTATAGTTTTATCTTTTTCGGAATACATAGGAACCATCCCATTATCATCCATTAAAAAATTTTCCTTAGTTAAAAATTTACTCTTCGGAGTTAATCCATTAGAGAACTGTTGACCTATATACGATTCATTCTTTTGTCTTTTTAAAACTGGTTGTTTATTAAGTAAATTTAGTTTTCTTTGTTCTTCAGTTCCCTTAATTTCATTATCTTGAACACTGAGTTGTTTCGGGTTAGAATTAAATGACTCTTTTACCTCCTTAGTTTCATCATCTTTTTTATTATTGACGTATAAAAATCCTAATAATCCCAATGCCATATACAGCTGTATCATTTATATATTATAATATATTATTTAAAAGAAAAAACACATTAAATAAAATGGCATCACTAATTTATAATACTGATACATTTTTTGAAATAAAAAAGAATTATGTTCTTAAAAATACTGAAATTGATAAATTATTTAGCGACTTGTTTAATTTAAAAAAAAAAACATACTTTAAACAGGATTTTTCTATGATTGATAAGAAAAAAAATGAACTGGTTAGTTATCTAAATAAAATTACACCAAATAACTATAATAATATGTTTAAAATAATGTTTGAAATATGCACAGAACATAAACTAACACTATTCCTTATTGAAAATATGTTTAAATTATCTACGTCACAATCTATTTATTGTACCTATTATGTTAAAATTATTAAACAATTTCTAGAAAAAACCGAAAATAAGAAAGAAATTATGGATTATATTGTAGAAAAAAGTAGTGAATTTAAAAATGTTTCTATAAAAAATAATATAAAGGACAATTTTGGTCTAACCTATGATGAATTTTGTGAGAATAATAAACTTAAATTATTTAAAAAGGGTTATTCACAATTCCTAGGAGAACTTTATCTAAATAATATTATTGAATATTCATTGGTTATTGATACACTTAATACCATTATATCTAATCTTAAAACCATTCTTAAAACTTCAAATACAGATTTTATTGAAGATTCAATCTTGTGTATAGAAAAGATTTGTAGCACTATTTCTAAGAAAATGAACGTTTATGACAGAAAAAAAATTATAACTGATTTTGAAGAGATACAAAAACATGAAGCTATTTCAAAAAGACTAAAGTTTAAAATTATGGATTTAAAGGAGAGTCTTTAATATTTTATCAATGGGTGAAGTTCAAGACCGTTTGTTATCTATTTATGAAAATAAAAAGACTGAATTAATACAATTATATATTACAGAAAGGCAAAGATGTAATGAATTGGGAGCTCTATTTAGTTTTACTAAGGGTGATGAGTTAAAGTCTGTATTTTATCCAATATCTGATCCTATTGTTTCAGAAGAAACAAAAAAGGACATTATTGAAAAAAACAATTACAGGAATACCTATGCTTTCTTTTTTTTTACAGATGTCCCTACAAACACAACCATTCTTACAATAGAAGATTTAGATTCAAAAGTTTAATTAAAACATACTTAAGAATGAATTAATCAATACATTTATAATGTGTGGCATTCTAGGTGTTCTTGGTGACATTCGAGAACGTGAGTATTACCTTAATAAAAGTAAATTGATGCGTCATCGTGGTCCAGATTGGAATGGGATGTACTATTCTCCTGATGAAAAAATTGCAATTTGTCATGAACGACTTTCTATTATTGGTGTTGATAATGGATCACAACCAATTATTTCAGAGTGTGGTAATTATATTCTATCTGTTAATGGAGAAATCTATAACTATAAAACACTACTTAGTGAAGTTTTGGGTGATAAGTATAAAGGTAATACCGAAAGTGATTGTGAGGTAATTATTTATCTCTATAAAGAATTTGGTATTAATTTTATTAAAATGTTAGATGGTATTTTTTCATTTATTCTGTATGATATTGAAAATAAAAAAGTTATTGTCGCAAGAGATCCGATTGGTATTATCCCACTCTACCATGGACTTGATTCCTCTGGTTCTTTTACGATTGCTTCAGAACTAAAATGTTTTCATGATGTAGAGAAGGCAGAAGTAGTTAACCCTGGGTCTTATTTGTGTTATGATTTTACTACTAAATGGGAACAGGTTGAATCAGGTATTTATTATACACCAGAATGGAAAACTTCTAAATACTCACAAGATATGGACGAAGAAAAAATCAAAGATACTATCAGAACTTCTCTGATTGAAGCAGTTGAAAAACGTCTAATGTCAGATGTTCCTTTTGGAGTTCTTCTTAGTGGAGGTCTTGATTCAAGTCTTATTGCGTCTATTGCCAATAAAAGCATTAAAGCAAAAGAGAATTCGTTTTGTGGGAAACTACATACATTTTCTATCGGTCTAAAAAATTCACCCGATATTCTTGCTGCTCGTAAAGTTGCAGATTATCTAAAATCCGAACATCATGAATTGAGTTTTACGGTACAAGATGGGTTGGATTCTATTAAAGATTTGATTTACCATTTGGAAACGTTTGATGTTACAACTATTCGTGCTAGTACACCTATGTTTCTAATGTCTAGAAAAATTAAATCATATGGTGTTAAAATGGTTCTTTCTGGTGAAGGAGCTGATGAGATTTTTGGGGGATATTTGTATTTTCACCAGGCACCAAATAATGATGAATTCCATAGCGAATGTGTTAAACGTGTAGATGAATTGCATCATTTCGACTGTCTTCGTGCAAATAAATCTACTATGTCATGGGGAATAGAGGCAAGGGTTCCCTTTTTGGATAAGAAAGTTATTTCTAAATGTATTACGATTCATCCAGAACTTAAATGTAAAAAGATTGAGAAATATATTCTAAGGGCTGCTTTTGATAAAGACTATCTTCCGGATGATATTCTATGGAGACAGAAAGAACAATTTACCGACGGGGTTGGTTATAATTGGCTCGATACTCTTGTTGAACACTGTAATAGTTCTGTGTCAGATGTAGAATTCGCTTCCCTACAAAAGAAGTATGGAGTTAAAAATAAAGAAGAGGGGTACTACCGAAAAATCTTTGAAGAACTGTTTCCAAACAAAGGTAGTATTGTTCCAAGGTGGATTCCTAAAACGGAATGGGATGGTGTAAGTTATGACCCATCAGGAAGGTCACAACTTGTCCATAACTCAAATTAAATAAATTAAATAAATAAATTAACATAAAATTTTAAAAAGGAAACATTTTCCTTTCTTCTTTAGCACAATATTTTTCTTATCAACCTTTATAAGATTATCTATTATAGAAGGTGCTATACTTTTTAGGATAGGATCAACAATTGCATCATCACCAAATCCATCGGTTTTATCAATAAACCGCATCAATAATTCTAAAACTAATTCTTTTTTTTCTGAACCATTTAATGCTTTGTATTTTTCAACACATTTAATAAGAGGTGGGATTATATCAACTAAAGTTGTTAAACTTAAATTACTTAATTCCTTAGTAAACATTTTTTCTATTTTTTCGTAATCATTATTTATTACAGCATTCGCTTTATATCTGTGGACGGACATTATAATATAATACAACATAAAAATTAAATAAAATATGAACTAATAGATACGATTAGTAACAACATAAATTCTTTGTTACGTTCTGTTAAATTGTATAAATCTTCTCCGATTAACCTAATATCCTTTATACTTTCCTTGTATTTTTTGTAATAGTTAAGTAGGTAGTATCCAATAGTAAATGTAAGAATAGGTTTTAATAGACTCATTATTATATGATTATATATTTATACTGATTGCTTCTCTTTTAATTCAGATTTAGATCTTTCTAATGCAGCTTTTTCTGCTGCAGCAAGACCAACATAAAATCCCAGAGCAAAAGAAATAAATGGTTTTAGTAAAAGCATTATATTAATAAAATATTTTTATACAGCCATTTCAGCTTTGATATTTGGATATGGTTCATAACCAATAACCTCGAAATCTTCAAATTCAAAATCCATAATATTATTACGTTTTTTATTAACCTTTAGCATAGGATATGGGCGTGGTTCTCTTTTAAGATTTTCTTCTACATGTTTAATATGTGAAGTATAAATATGGGTATCTCCTGTTACAACCGTCAACATCCCTGGTGTATAGTTAATACCTTCTAGATTACAAATCATATAAACCAGAAAAGCACCAGTACAAACATTCCAGTTATTAGCCAGAAAGAAATCGGAACTTCTAAGATATATCATCAAATCCAACTTCTTATCCGTACTATTTACATAGAACTGATATTTACATAGACAAGGTGGTAGTGCCGCATTAGCGAGTGTAGAACCATTCCACAGGTCAATAATAATTCTTCTACTGGAAGGGTTATTTTTAATTAGATCAATAACATATTCTAACTGGTCAAATCCCTTTCCAGTATAATCTTCTTTACATGTTTTGTATTCTGCACCATAGTGCCTAAAATTAAATCCATATGACTCACCCATATCATTTTCTGGATAATGAGATAGACCTCTTGAATCTAAAAACTCTCGGGTTGTATTTCCCTTCCAAATTGTAATACCTTTATCATTTAGAATCTGATTATCTGTTTTACCACTTAGATAAAATTTAAGTTCCTCAAAAATAGCTCTTACCCACATCCTTTTAGTAGTAAGGAGAGGGAACGTTTTACTAATATCATATTTAAAAGTTAATCCAAATTGTGATAAGGTTCCAATACCAGTCCTATCTATATTTTTATAACCCAGTTTGATAATATTATTTAGACTACACATATATTGTTGTTCTTCCTGATTTTTCCATTTTTTAGAACCATTTTTATCATAAACAAATTTACGATAATAAATATCCTTTTCTTCACAAAAATCAGATACAGTATTTAGAACAAAATCTTCTGGGATTTTAGGAAAAAATACATCACACTCATATTTTTTATAAACTTTAGTCATAAATATTTTATCACACATTTCTTTATCCAAACATTCTTTATAAAGAGACCCACCACCAATTAAAAACACATTTGTTTTACTACTATTATCTATAGAATTAATAAGAGTATCCACCTCTTCAAGAGAATTACAAGTAAATACACCATCAGGAACTTTATAATCTTGATTTCTTGTTAGAACAATATTAATACGATCACTTAGAGGTCTATGTTTTTCAGGAATAGATTCCCAAGTTTTTCTACCCATAACAACTACATTTTTATAAATAGTTGTAGTAGTATGTGTGGTGATCTTTTTAAAATAGACAAGTTCTCCACTAAGATACCAAGGGATAGTATTACCTTTACCAATACCATTTTTATTGCAGCAAGCGACAATAATTTGAAAACCCATTATAGAATAATTTATATACTAAAACTTTAAATAATCAAATTATTTTTTTAATAAATATGAAAATAATGATTCAGAATTACTTGAAACTGAAAAGGTATCTGAAAGATTATATTCAGAATACCACCACCCATATGGTATATAAATCATTTGTTTCTCCTTTAGTATAACTTCAATATATTTCAACTTGTAAAAGTTTGGTACAGATGATTTATCCTTATCCCAAAAATCCAGATTACTATAACCATTATGTATATATAAGTTCGGTTCCTGTAATGGATTAAATATTATAATTTTTTTCATACCCTTTAAATTTACCTTTAAAAACCTATAACTTTTTACTTGAACAATCGGTTTATATGAATCTTCTTCTTCACTTTCTATTTTAAAATTATACGTAAATGAAATTGGTATATGATAGTATTTAAAATAATCATGAAGAATATTCTTGTTTTCATTATTTGTTCTGTTTAATTTATTACTATCCAAATCGGTAAAAATGTTTGTAAATACTGCAACTGATTTATTCATTAAAACTGTCTCGTATTCATCTTTAATCGGATTATTACCTTGTAGAATCTCATAATTATTATTGGGGCTATTTATAAAAATATATTGACTATAAATTATAATTAAAACTACAAAAAATAGTAAAATAAATAAATTATTCATATTACAACTTTATTTTTTTATTTTATTTTTTCAACTTATTAATTAATAATAGACAAATTTATATTTATATTTAAAGTTATACTAACTATTATAATTATAATGGAAACTCCTGTCTCGAACGTCCCTGTTTTTACCGATTCTTATGGAACTCAAGTGGGAAGGGTGAAATGGTTTAGATCCAAACTTGGATATGGATTTATTACAACATGGGATAATGAAAAGTCCCAAGAAGTTGATGTGTTTGTTCATCAGTCTCACATTAAAACCCAGCATAGTCAATACCGAACACTAAAGGAAGGGGAATATGTTTCTCTAAATGTTAGTGTTGGTGATGATTCTCAACAGGCTGTTGATGTTACGGGTGTCCATGGCGGACCACTCATGTGCGACAATCAACACGCTCGTCAGAGTCATAATGATCACCATGAAGATGACCACCACACCTCTGAGGTTGTTGCACATGAATAAATTATAAATCTACTATTATCATAGAATGATCACTTAGGTCAAAATTAGAATAGTTATAATACTGTTTTACGTCAACCCCTTTATAAAATATATAATCTACCCTTCTTTTATGAATATGTGTGTACTTATTAGTATTATTTAGTTCATGACTATCTTTATAATTTTGTTTTATTATTTCTACTACTTTGTTATCCTCTGGAGTATGAATATATTCATAATTTTTCATATACCTCATTTCGGTATCAGTATAATCGCTTGATGTTAATGAATTAAAATCACCTAATATAATCGATTTGTTATTATGAACATTATTAAGTATTCTTTTGACTTGTTTAAATCTAATATCTTCTTCTTTCTGGTTGTTATTTTTAAATTTATATGTATCTGTAAATAAATGCGTGTTTACAACAGTAATCGTTTCATTTAATTTTATATCAAATAGTAATGCCTTCCTATTATATTTAAGATCTAATACCTGTTTATTTTCTAATTTTATTTTGGATGCAACAAACAGAAATGATTTCTTATCAAATATAAAATAGCTATATCCTATTTTAGTAAATGTTTTCTTTACTGTTTCATAATTATATAAATAGACCCCTTCTACCATTTTTCTTGGTACTACTACTTCCTGTAAACATAAAACATCTATATCCTTTGTTTTAATGTAATCTGAAAGTCTATCCAGTGTTACATTATCTGAGGTATCCCTAAAATAATGAATGTTATATGTTGCTATTCTAAGACTACCTTTCTTTTTAATTTGTTGTTTGTTGTTATATAACTGTTTAAATTCAACTAAATCAGTTAATTCATTTTTTTTTATATTATTTGTTATATTCTTTACACTTTTATCGAATATGAAATTAAAAAACATCAAACATATTAAGAATATATAATAAACTGTAATAGAATAAGATATATTAATTTTAGGTGTGTCTATCTTCTTAACATCAAATGGCGTAGTTTCATCTATTAATATTAGATAGACATTAGAAGTAATGTTTTTAAAACTTTTTTCAGTAAAAAACCCATTTAGTTTATTTTTTTTAAGAAAATAGATAAGTTTCTGGTTACTTAATTTCATTTGTAGGATATTTAGAATTAATTCATCGTCTATTTTAAGCAACTTAAGTTTAGTTTTATTATTAAATACAAACATAGATGAATTGTCCCCATAATTACCAAATGCCTTTAGTAGGAAATTAAGACCTTTTATTTGATTTATTTGATAATCTGTATTATCTGATAAATAGATTAATCTACCATTAATTATATTTTTGAATGAATTTGAAATATGATAAAAATTCATAGGACTTATATTTTTTATATACATATAATATGTATAACAATTTTTTATCGACTATTTTAGCAGTAATACATACTATTGCATTTCTATCTGTAATAATACCCTTCGTTTCTAATAATATATTTATACTAAAATTATACCTATATTGGCTCATATTTATCTATGCTGGGTGGATATTTTTTAAAGATAAATGCTGGCTTTCAATAATAGAAAATAATGTTTCAGATAATAGCAAAGATGAATGGGCGCTACACCTATATATTACAAAAATATTCCCTAATTTCAAAAAAAAACACACCGCTATCTTCTTCTATTTGTTAAATTATACCGCTCTTATATTGGTAACTTATAAATTAGATATACTACATTTAGGAATATTATGGGTATTTTTTTATGAGTTTTTTAAAACACTAATAAATAAAAATTGATATAAAATAAGTTAATTAATTAATTAAACAAACAAAGATCCAGGATGATACACCCCACAGTTCAAAGAAGAATAGATTCCGCTATCACTGATAAATTACAAGAAAATATTGGTATTCCTAAAGACTTCAAAAAATATATTACGAATGTATCAGGTAAACAGGATAGTAATAGAATAGTAGTTGAAGTAGAGTTTTGTTATAAACATGATGGCTATTATTTTGAAAATCTTCCCCCAGAAATAAATAATAAAATTAATGATTATTTAGATGATACACTTAAATTATCCTTTGTTCTTAACATACCACATGATTATCCATTTAATCCTCCAATATGGATGCTTTCTAACATATCTACTTCTATTTCTAATTTAAATTTACTAATATCTTATTATAGTAGTAAAGTTGTTTATCATAATGAAACACTTTTAAAAAATTGGTCTCCAGCTATACTAATAGACAAGGACATACTATTATTTATGACTAAAATACTAAATTTTGACGATATTATAAATAATATTTACGTTTAAAATACCGTATCACATTTACCACTTATAACACGTAATACATTGTAATTAATTGCATATATATTATCGGCATTTGTAAGAGGAGAATCTGTAACTAATTTAACCGTTTTTATATTCGAAAAATTACATGCTCCAGAAGGCATTGGATCTTCTGGTTTAAGAGAAAACGAATAGCAATTAATTTTTTTTGATAATTTAGTGACATTATAACCGTCTGTGTCTAGTTTATAGATAGATGAAATATTTATAAGACCTGCTGATTGTCTCATTGTGGGAATATCAGTACCTTTATTTATACCAAAATGAGTATTAGCCTCATTTGGATTATTATTATTAATTTTATTATATATTGGTACCGATAGTCTAAATCCAATAGCAACACCTTCTTTAATTTTTGCTTCATGCTCTGTTATATTTGGTGATTCAACACCTTTATCTATATCTATAATTTTTGATATAATATTAATACTTTTAGTTGTACTGGTCGAGGTGTAATTCGCACCGTCATAAGATAGTCGATTACCTAAAGTTTGTTTTCCAAAAACAGTAAATAGTAATGTATCTCCTATAGATAATTCATTAAACTTATGCTTCTCATCTGCTGAAAAAAAATAATAATCTGGTTTATTTTCATTATTTTCATTAGTTGGTAAAACTTGTTTATATCTTTTCGGTTCATCATTTATATTTATTACTCTACCTATTGAAAATGTATCACGGCCAGCTGTATCATTTAATGGAATTCCCTCGGTGGGCGTAGAATTAGAAGCTCCAACATCGTCATTTACTGTTTTAGATAAATCATTATGTGCAAATATAAGTTGTGATGATAGTGTATTACTTATAATAGATGTGTTATTTTCTGTGTCTAATGGAGTTGTTGTTATATTCTGGAATGGTATAGTAGTATGATAGTCATAGGTCTGTCTTAACTGAAAATATTCTTCTGGTTGGCTAGAAAATCTATCTTCATCATCAAATGTTAGTTTGGCACTACCATAGGCATTAACTAGATTACTGGTCCAAATAATTTCTTTAACAGGTTGAAAGAAATTTAGTATAGTTGAAGTCTTATTACTTGCCTGTTGAACTTGTACTTGTTCTATAAGATATTCGTGTGATATAGTTGAAAATCGCCTTTTTTCATCTACATCTAAATGTATATAATCAGCATGTACTTCCAAAGAAGCATTTGTTCCAACATCATTACCTATACCCCAAGTAAAATTTAAAACAACTGACTGTGTTTGTATTGCTATTAGTGGTAGAGCCTGTCCTGGACTTTTACAGAACCAGAAATTTAAAGGTATTTGTGTTGTTTCTATAGTATTCGGAAATAATGTTTCATTTAAAGTATTACCTACATTGTTAAGCATAGATTTAAATCCCCTTAATTTAGAGCCAGGTGTAGTTAATTCGTTTTCTATATCCATCCATTCTTGTGTTTTTTTACATATAATTTTTCCACCTATTTCTAATTCTACTGTATTTATTATTTTTGATCCATTTGTTATATTACTATCATGTGATACTACATATACATTTTTTAGAAGGTCTCCATCTCTGGATATAACTACATTACATTTAGTATTATTTGTTGGATGTAATTCAAAGTATCCAGTAATAAATTGTTTTACTGTATCTATTGTAAAATTAGTATGGCGTCTATATACAACTTTAAAAAAACTTATCTGTGGATTACCAACAATATATAAATCATTATTATTAGATGCGGATTGTATAAATGAACCATTAATATTTTTACGTAATTTATTATTAAGATTTTCACTAGATTTCATATTATATAATTTGTTTATATAATATTATTTAAATTAAATTAAAAGGAAAAAATAAAAACTATAAGTTTAGTTGGAGTATGCGAGACCACCCATACCACTCATGATACGGAGGACGTTGTAGTTAATAGCATAGCAATCAACATTAGCCAGTAAATCATCACTTGAAACTAGGTGAGCACTATCAATTCTCGAGAAGTTGCATGTGCCAGATGGCTGGTGTTCCTCCGGCTTAAGAGCAAAGGAATACACGCAAATACCATTAAGACAACCACCACCATTAGACACCTGCCTGGCGGTGTTCGTGCCATCCACATTAAGACCACCATAGCCCGAATGGTATTCGTTAACCTGGAGACGCGAGAAATATGTAGACTCACGAGGAGAAAAGCGGTCGTGACCATTTAGTTTTAAATGAAACGTGCAGTCCGCGTTGGTAGTAACATTTCTAATACTAGTACCACACAACCCAACACCGCCGTTGGCGGCCGGGGCGGGCTTATCTTCGTCGTTACCTGCCCAAATCAATTCTTTAACCGGATGATTAAAGTTTAGTTCGTGATCACCAGCTGGTGTTTGGAGTCTACGTTCCTGGACCTGTTCGATAAGGTATTCGTGCGAAACCTGTGCGAAACGTCTGCGTTCATCTGTATCAAGATAGATATAGTCAACCCATAGTTTATTAGCTTCGACACCCTGGTTGAATAGAGTGGCAATTCTGTGGTTCAAATTAACCTTGACCTCGTGGTACTGGAGGGCAATAAGCGGGAGAGCAAGACCTGGGTTTTTGCAGAACCAGAATCTAAGTGGGATATGCATGTGGCGGAGTAACGTTTCGCCATTCATATCGGCGGCGGCCTCGGTATAACCACCAAGTTGACCACCCATACCAGCCATATTCTGGAACAAAGTACCCATACCATTGGCACCCTTTCTATGTCCAGAACTAACCATACCATTAGGGTTTCTCTCAGTTAACTCAGCCCAAACCTCTAAGAATTTACCACTATGTTTATCAATTTTCTGACCACCAATTTCAATCTCAACATCAGTAATCCAAGCCGAACCAGGATTAAAACATTTTCCAGCAAGATTGCCTGTCTCAGTAGACATACCGGTGGTTCCTTCAATTTCTAAATACATTCTGTGAACAAGGTCACCATTGCGAGAAATCGTTGCCGTGCAGCGACCATCAGTCCTCGAAGAACCATTCCACGTCTGCTCTATAGACTCCATCGAGAAGTTAGTGTGTCTGCGGTAGACCACTTTAAAGAAAGTAATTTGCGGATTACCAGTAAGGTAAACGTCCTGTGCGCCGTAAGCTACGAGTTGCATTAATCCTCCACCCATTTTGTATACTATATACCAAGAAAAAAATTCTGAGAAATTAATTTAATTAAAAAAAATTAATATAATCCTATAACTATAATAACTATAATAACTATAATAACTAATAAATATATATTAAAATCTATAATATATAATTACATTTGTAATAAATTAAATAAAATAAAATAAAATAAAAACTATAAGTTTAGTTAGAGTATGCGAGACCACCCATACCACTCATAATACGAAGAACATTATAGTTAATCGCGAATAGAACAGAATTTGCTACGAAGGTGTTCGATGACTCAAGAACAGCGGTGTCTATTCTCGAAAAGTTGCACGTGCCAGATGGCTGGTGCTCCTCAGGCTTAAGTGCGAACGAATACACGCAGATAGCATCATTAAGGCTTGAAATATTCGCGGTCGTGGGGGTGTTGGTGGTGTTGTGACCACCAGAACCGGAATGGTGGTCAATTACCTGGACTCTACTGAAATATCTATAGTGTCTTCTGGCAAAGCGTTCATGACCATTAAGTTTAAGCATAAATGTACCGTTCGTCGCGGCCGCGTTGTTTACGTCCGTAGGAACAACTAGCGACTTAGCATTATCAGTACCACTAGCACCTTCAGCAGCGGTCCAGAATAGTTCTTTAACTGGGTGATTTAAGTTAAGCTCCACCTCTCGCGCATTGTCCTCAATAGTCTGTTCCTGGACCTGTTCGATAAGGTATTCGTGCGAAACCTGTGCGAAACGGCGGCGTTCATCAGTATCAAGATAGATATAGTCAACGTAAAGTCTGTTGACAACCTGGTCATCCCAAACAGTAGAAACTCGATGCTGTAAATTTACTTTAACCTCGTGGTACTGAAGAGCAATTAGAGGTAAGGCAAGACCAGCATTTCTGCAAAACCAGAACTGAAGAGGAACATAAAAATGATCAATGTTGTCATCTTCACCAGCAACACATCCCATACCAGACATATTCTGGAACACAGTACCAGTAGGAACGTCGTCGGCACCTGTACCTTTACCACCGATAATACCACCCGGGTTTTTCTGCGTTAATTCAGCATAAGCTTCCATAAAAACACCACTCTGTCTATCAATTCTCTGACCACCTATCTCAAGTTCAACATTATCAATCCATGCCGCACCAGGGTTTTTGACATCCCCGTTACGTTCGCCTCCAACCTCGATAAACATCTTGTGAATAAGGTCACCATTGCGAGAAATGGTAGCCGTGCAGCGACCATCAGTCGTAGAAGAACCATTCCACGTCTGCTCTATAGCTTCCATCGAGAAGTTAGTGTGTCTGCGGTAGACCACTTTAAAGAAAGTAATTTGCGGATTACCAGTAAGGTAAACGTCCTGTGCGCCGTAAGCTACGAGTTGCATTAATCCTCCACCCATTTTGTATACTATATACCAAGAAAAAAATTCTATAGATTTAATTTAATTAATTTAAAATTTATAATTAGAAATTTATTGTATAATAGGACGATATGCTTATATTTATAATTAATAAAATTGAATATATAAAGGTTTGTTAGGTATAATTACCATACCAATCATGAACCTCTGTATCTACGCAAGCGAACTCGCGGTTATCACCGGACACAACCAGTATAAAGACGTTAGTGAGATTATTGTTAAAATCTGGCAGAAAAACTTTCCAGATGACTATGAAGCTATTATTAAAGAAGCAGGGGTTGTTGTTGAATCAACCGATGAATTTATTAATCGTATTTCTAAGGAGAATAATATTAACATCAAGGAAAAAATGAAAGCATGTCTCGGATCTAATGATGTTGTTGATATGAATAAAGCTAAACAGGAAATTCTAAAGAAGTTCGATACAATTCCAGAAAAAGATAAGAAACTAGTCCAGAGCTGCATTACAGAAAAAACAAACACTAATTTTGGAATAAAACACGAAAATTCTGGAGTTGCTAAGTATACAGAAATTTATGGAGATAAAGTAAATACAGTAGATACCTTTTTCAAAAGGCATATGTTTAAAACCGAACACAACTGGTTTGTTGGTGGTAAAATTGATGGGATTAATGATGATAATGTACTGATTGAGGTCAAAAATCGTATGAACAGATTGTTTTATAAACTTAGGGATTATGAAAAGGTTCAGATTTATGCCTATATGTATATCCTAGAATTGGAAAATGCCAAACTGGTCGAATGTTTCAAAAAAAGCAAGGAATGTACGATTAATGTAATTGATGTAGAATTTGAACAAGATTTTTGGGAGAATGAAATCTCGATGAAAGTGGAAAAATTTATTAAACAATTTGAATCATTCCTAAAAAGTAAATCGCGAAAGTTGGAACTAGTTAACATATTGTTTAGCGCCTAATCCACTAGTTATTTTAAGTATATTATAATGAACTGCATATATATTGAAATTGTAGCTATAATAAAATGAATTATCTGCTTTTTTTGGTATTTCCTTCACATTTTGCCTCAATCCTAAATCTATATTCATTTTGAAATTATCTATTCTTGAAAAATTACAGGCTCCTGATGGCTGAAAATCATTCGGATTTAGAGAGAATGAATAGACATGTATACCATTTTTTATTTTACGTTTATGATGTTGGAATGGTTGTTGTAAATTAAAATAATCTGAATCCTTTTTGTCTAATCTTACCTGACCATTAAATATTAATTGTAAATTTTCAATGATATTTTTATTAAAAAATTCCTTTTTATATTCATCAGCTGCTCGTGCTGGATTATACCTATTGTAATGGTAAAACTGACTTAGACTTTGACTATAATATGCGTTTTCTATATTATGATATCTATAACTTGTTGGAGATACATCTTCTATAGTCCAATTAGAATAATTATTCCAGTTATTCACATATTCCATATCTGAACGTTGTGATACTACGATTAGTTCTTTTACCGGATGGTGTAATATAATATTATGGTCCTTAGTTGAAGTAATTCCCTTAATAGTTGGGGGTTTAAAAACATCTTCTATAAGATATTCGTGACTATTTATAGCAAATCTATTTCTTTCATCTTTATCTAAATACACATATTCTGCTTCTAAAGATGGTTTTATATCAAAGGTTGTATTTTCTATAAATCTATTAATAGTTACTCCAGAACCATCCTGACTAACTGATTTTAACCTTGCTATCTGTTTATTATTATCTGCACCAACACTATCGATATAATCTAAATAGGTATATAAGTCTCTTAATGGATTAAGTTTAACTTCTACTCTTACTTCTGTATATTGTAGCGCTATTAATGGTAAAGCTAATCCAGATGATTTTGAAAAAAAGAAATTCAAAGGAACTTTAATTTTTCTTTTTTTAATAGAAGGTATTAGATCACTCGTATTCGTAATTCTGGTTGTATGTCTATATATTACTTCCGAATTTAATGGTGAATTGATATTATGTTGAACTGATACGACGTCAATATCTTCTGAACCTCTAACATGTGGATAATGTGAATAATGTAATTTTACCTTTGCCTGATATGATGAGTCATCTAAATAATCATCTGTCGGCCACCTCAGTGGATGTAAATTATTTGTTATAGTATATGTGTTCCCATCCTTAAAATGTATACTATCTCCATTCATAGTACCAGAATAAAGACCCAAACTATCATATTGACCATAGAAATGATAATTATTGTGATTATTTTGAGAATTTATAGCCCAGTTATATAACGAAACTACTGTTGCCTGCACTTGACTATTAAATGCTTGTTGTGATATCGTGATGTCGAGCCCCGTTGGGACATCTGCTGGGTCGATACTACTGGGATTAATTGAATTTTTTACATTGTAAATGTATTTTGTCATATTAGTATCGTCTTGTTTTGTCATATTACCCACTGGGTCATATACCGGGCCGTTTGGCCATTTATTTCCACCATTAGTTATAATTGGATAATATTCACCTTTGCTTTTATTATTAATTTCATTGTGAAGTCCTGGGTTATATAGCTCAGGCACATTTCCAGTCATTTCATCATATATTTTCTTTTTAGAATCATCATAGATTAATTCAGACATTACCTGGAGATATTCACCCGTATAAGAATTAATCACAGAATCATTTAAAAACAATTTTGTATTGTTAATAATATTGGTACCTATATTTTCAACCCATCTAAATTCATAAGGAACACTATTAGCTGTGTTACTTAGTTCATTTCTAGCACCTGAAAATATTTCTGGTAATTCAAATGTAAAATATAAATTAGATAGAAGGTCACCATCTCTTTTTATATCACATTCAAGTGTAACCTGTTCTGTATTACTGATTTTATTTCCTATTAATTTTATTTTTTTTGAATCTACTGAGAAATTAGAATATCTTCTATATACTATTTTATAAAAAGATATTTGTGGATTACCTATAAGATTAAAATCTTGTGCACCGGTTGCTAAAAGTTGGATATAACCCATATTAATATTAAAATATTATATATAATTATTTTTAAATTTGAATAAATAAAAACATTAATATATAATCAAAATATGTTTGTTTATAATGAACAGCAAGAACACGCCTCTAAATCTATTATACAGTTTCTTGAATCTAATGATAAGTTCTTCTTATTGGAGGGCGATCCAGGTACCGGAAAAACTACTATTATATCTAAAATTTTGGATAATGAAATTTATAAAAAAAAGAAAATAGCATTTTGTGCTACAACCAATAAAGCAGTTACTATTTTAGAACAATATAGTTCACTAAAGGGGAAAAATATTGTTTATACTACCATTCAAAAACTCCTAAATATAAAACGTAATATAGATGAAATGGGTAGAGAATTATATACTTATAATAGTCAACAAAACCTATGTAATAAATATAATATCAAACATTTTCACATTGTTCTTATTGATGAAAGTTCTATGATTTGTCAAGATATGTTAGAAGGAATTGTGCAAAATTCAAGATATTCTAAAACAAAAATAATATTTATTGGAGATAGAAACCAACTCCCACCTGTTAATGAAAAAATAAGCAATGTTTTTACAATTGATTTTGGTATAAATAAAGTAAAATTAGATATTATTGAAAGGTTCAAAAACGATATTTTGAAATATACAAATTCTATTAAAAATAACAAAAGACCTCCAAAAGAACTATGTAAAGATAATATCAGATTTATGAAAGAGTATAAAAACTGGATCTCTAATTATATGAAAAATATAAATGAATCTATTATTCTTACTTATACTAATAAGAAAAAACGATTTATTAATAATTCTATTCGTTCTTTGCTTTTCAAGGATAACAAAGAAAAGTATAATGTTAGTGAAAAAATCATTTTTAATAACTACTATAGTTCTATTGAAAATAAATTCTATTCATCACAACACGCTACTATTACTGATATTAAAGTGCACGACTTCAAATTTAACCCTCTACCACTTAACAAATTACTGAATCTTAAAGCGTCATTCGGTTATAATATTCGGACTCTTAAGGAAAAAGACAAAATATGTCCGATTTGTCTAGAAGATAATATTAATGAACAATCTCAGCTAAAATGTGACCATATGTATTGTGATTCTTGTATTAAACAATGGTTAAAAGAAAATAACTGTTGTCCATTATGTAGATTTGTTGTAGATGAGAACACCTTTATGGTGAAAGATAATACAAAAATTACATCATTAATTAATGAGATTATTGAATTCGTTTCTGATATTACATTTAAAACCTGGAAAATCGGAATTATTGCTAAGAAAAAAAATGAAGATAACCAACTAGAAACCTTTCATGACTACATCTATATTATGTCTGATGAAAGTAAAGATGATTATGAATTATTGTGTAGTTCTATTAAACAAAAATTTTCAGAAATAAAAAAACTTATCTCTAATAAAAATAAATATAACAATATTATTCTTAAAAGATTGTGGGAATTCTTTTATAGCAACTATATTGATGTTTTGGCAGATATTGATTATGGTTATTGTATTACAGTTCATAAGTCGCAAGGTTCTACATATAAAAGAGTATATGTAAACATTATGGATATTGTGAAAAATAATACGAACGATACTAAATCTTGTGTATATACTGCTGTAACCAGAGCATCTGATTGTTTAATTGTTCTTAAAACATAATTTAAAATGATATAGAGTAATATATACTATATCTTTATAATGGGAAATTGTTTAAAGAAACTCATTCCAGAAGAATATTCTTTAATAGAAAATTCTGATGAAATTATGCATAAAATAGAAACAAATGCTGAAGAGATTGAAAAACTTATAAATGAATCCCAACAAATTAATAAAACAAATATTGAAAATTTTGAACTTATTCAAAAGGATATGGATAAACTTATGTTGTTGAATAAAAATTTAAAACAAGAACTTAACTATTTTAACCACCAGTCATCATCCAAATATGGCGGTTCAACACCAGAAGATTCCGACATTTTTGTAGATGGTCCGTCTGAAACCATGTTTTCTACTTCTGAATAACTTAGTGCTCTCCTTGTATATTTCAATTTAGATAGGTAACCGTCAAATCCACCAAAGAGATTTATCCAGACATTACCAAAATTCTGTCTTGGTATAGACTCAAGTCTTTTACTTTTTTTTATATTACCATTTACATATATTGTTACTACCTTCTGTTTTACAACAAGAGATAGATGTACCCATTTATTTACAGGCATATTATCTATATCTATAATATTATCCTTTGAGTCTATTGTATTCATATTAATTCTTATAGTATTTTTATCAGGATGTATCCACACGGCCGGAGTATAAGATACTTCTGCTTTACTATCCCCTTTATGAAAAACATGTTTCATATTTTTGTCCTTAAATGTAAAGTCGTTTACTAAAATCCAAAAACTATAAGAAAATTCAATTCCTCCATCTTCATTATCTGATCTATAAAGTATAATATTTTCATCATTATCTGGATTCTGTTCTATTACCAAACTCTTTTTCGCATTTTTCATATCCTTTATAAGATATGGGGAATCCTTCCTAAAGGATTTAAGATATTCTATATATTTTTTTGTAAATACTGCGAAGAATAATGTTGCAATCCCTATTATCACAAGTGTTGCTATCTGTCCTATGGTTGAACTATCTGAAAATATCATAGGTATAACAAACAATGATACCATTAACGTCAAAAGACTATATATCAGATATATAATCGAATTTTTAAAATGTTTATTCAATGTTTTATAAAACAAAGACAAAATCACTAAAGATAGTAAAAACATTATACCTACCGCTAATCTAATAATCTTATTTACTGTCTTACTTTTTGATACTCCATGAAGTTTTTTAGCACTATTTTTAAGTTTTAAAAACACATCTGATGATAAATTCTTCATTTTATTTAATGTTTTTTTTACACGTGTATTGTTTGAATTACTATAACTAGGTGGTGGTGATTCAGGTACAACATAATTTGTTTTATTAGAAGAATCTGTAGTTGTTACTTTCTTAGGTAATGTTACTCTTTGTTGTGGTGGTGGCGGAGTTACCTTCTTAGGTAATGTTACTCTTTGTTGTGGTGGTGGCGGAGTTACCTTCTTAGGTAATGTTACTCTTTGTTGTGGTGGTGGCGGAGTTACCTTCTTAGGTAATGTTACTCTTTGTTGCGGTGGTGGCGGAGTTACCTTCTTAGGTAATGTTACTCTTTGTTGCGGTGGTGGCGGAGTTACCGATTTATTTACATTAAGAGTATTAATTTTTTTTTTAATATTAGCGACATTATTAGTCGTTAAAGAAACTGATTTATTTACATTAAGATTATTAATTTTTTTTTTAATATTATTAATGTTATTACTCATTATAATAAATTAAGAAATTTAATTAGAGATGTTCTGGACCATTTTTATAAACGTTATAGATTTTTTTGTAAGAAAATCCTTTATTTGTATATGTTAGATTAGAAATACGACCATTAAATCCTCCATTAGGAGTAATAACAAGACCACCTTCATTAATTTTTGGAAATCCTTTTAGTATAAAACTACTTACAAGTTTTCCATCTAAATATACATCTATACTATTATCAACAAATGTAAGATTTATATTTACCCACCTTTGTAGTTTAATATTATTTATAGTAAATTCTTCAGGTTCATCGAGATCTAGAACCATATCATTATCATTTTCTATATTATTAAAATAACTGGTCGATACTTTTATTTTAAGGTTATTACTATTTTTAGCTAGCATTATAATAGGATTAACCCCATTTGTGTCTCCCTTTTGAACTATAATTTTATCTTGGTTCATACGATACTTATAGTCATTTACAAATATCCAAAAATTAATATTATATTCTAGTCCTTGTGTTGAAGGTGGGATAGATTGTTTTGCAACTCTGAGTTCCTTTTTAGCATTATGGATATACGGGATAAGATTTTTAATAGAGATGTTTTTTCTTGGTTTAACTAAATATTTTTGGGTTAAAAAATATATAAAAATAGAAATAATGATACAAATTATTGTAAATATCATTAGATTTTTTTTTAAATTAAAATTTTTTTTAATATATGGATACATTACTATATTTTAATAAAATAAATTATATTAGTTGCGATTTATCCTTTTTATAAAGTTTCATTACTTCTTTATATGATATGGCTGTATTATAGTATATAGCATTAGATATATATCCATTAAAATCATTATTTTTATCCCCAATAAATAGATTTTTGTTATAAATAAATGGTACAGAAGGTATTAGGATATGTTTTATTAATTTACCATCTATATAAACATTTGTATGTCTTCCATCTAAGCTAACCACTAAATGATTCCACTTCTGAAGTTTAATATTATCTATATTAATATCATGAATAGTTACTTCATCATTTTTATCTCTATATGATATTTCAATAACAAGTGTGTTGGTAAATGGTATATATTTTATATTAGGTGACCCATATTTTTTAATAATATTTTTTTTGTATTTATAACTGGTATTCCATAGTGCATTTTCCGGAATATTATTAATATATAGCCATAATGAATATGTGAATTTTATTCCAATATTAGAAGGTGGTAATTTTATGTTTGAAATAAATTTGGTTTCTTTTATATCTAATCTATTTTCAAGGAATTTATTTTTTGTAATACTATTACTCTGATTTGTTGGTGGTTTTTTATTGAATAACTGTGTTATAAGTGTTTTGTCTGTAATTCTTGGTAGATATAAAAAATTGTAAATAGTTCCATTATATGAATATGGAAAATTAAAGTACATTGGTTTAGTGTTAATAGATATTTTATTACCGAAAACTTTTGTAGTTACTAATTTAGTATTAATATAAACATTTAGTGTTTTGTTAGAAATAGTAATACTAATATGAACTGATTCATTCTGCGAAATATCATCAATATCTGTATATTCTATAATATTATCTTCTGTTTTAGCACATATTCTTAAATTGTTAGAATAAGGATGCATCCATACCCCGATACTTTGTTCTGGTATTTCAGCCTCTATATTATTCCAATAAGAATAATCTAATTGTTTGTTTTCTATATTAGTTCCTTTATGGAAAATATGTTTCCATTTTGAAAAATTATAATAGAATTCTTTCAAATAAATCCAGAATGAATAAGAAATATTATTATCAATTGTTGGTGGTCTAATATCATCTGAAATAACATTATATGAAGTATGTTCTAGTTTGTCTAACGATACTCCATCTTTAATATAATTTGATTTCGTTTGTCTAAAATAAAAAAAGATGGAAATAATAATTACAATAATAATTACTATCTTAATCATATATAATAATAGTGTAAATTTATTTAACAAAAAACATAAAAAGTAATAAAATAACTATAATTAATCCTAATAAAATAGATAAATTCTTATAATTTAATTTATTATATAAATCATTTTTGAATATACTCGTGTATTTTTCAATTAGTTCCTCATAACTCCATTCTCTTTTATTATTTATTTTATTAACATTATTGTGACACTTGAGAACCCATCTTATAATACTGTCCTTGCTATCAAGACTGTTTTCCACTGGATTATCAATTAGGAATTCTTCATAATGTTTTTTACAAGTATTGCATGGTATAATATGTTTTAAAGAGTTAAAAAAAATGGCATATTCTTTTTTAGAATTAGGTGTAGGTTCGTATTCAAATGATATAGTATGAAGGAAGTACCATAACTTAGGCCCCCATAATTCGGGATCCATATATAATAATAACATATTAATTATAAAAATAATAACTTATATTTAAAAGTTTAAACACAATAAATAAAAATGAAAAAAAATGAAATTATTTATTGCTGTAATTGTGGAAAAAAGGGACACAATTACAAAACTTGCCTATCCCCTATTATTAGTTATGGTGTTATTTTATACAATAAATGTGCAAATGGTCAACTAAAGTATCTAATGATACAACGGAAAGACACGATTGGATTTATTGAATTTATGCGAGGAAAATATAATATAGAACATTTCGAATATATTTGTAATATTTTCAAGATTATGACAAAACAAGAAAGAACATTGATAGTAAATAATGATTTTGATTATCTATGGGATATGTTATGGTTTAAAAACAGAACCAAACAAACAAAAAATAATATTAGCGAATATAATATTTCTAAAGACAAATTTAATCATCTAAAAAGAGGTCTTTTTGTGGACGGAAGATATATTACACTAGACCTAATTAACAAAGAAACTCCTGTTGTTTATGGTTCTCCAGAATGGGGATTTCCTAAGGGTAGAAGGAATTTATATGAGACAGACATTAGGTGTGCTGTGAGAGAATTTGAAGAAGAAACCAATATTTCACCAGAATATTATAAAATTGCAGACTATAACAAAACATTTGTCGAAACGTTTCATGGAACAAATCATATTAAATACAAACATGTCTACTACCTTGCAGAACTAACAGAGGATATTAATATTTCTATTGATAAAAACAATATCAATCAAATCTCTGAAATTAGTAACATAAAATGGTATAGTTTTGGCGATGGTTCTCGAATTATAAGGCCATATAATACAGAAAAAAAAAAGGTGTTCCGATATATTAATAACTATATTCGTAACACGGTTGAAAATAAATAATATGTAATATTAAATGTCTAACAATACTTTTAGTTTTTATCCAAGTCTTGATGATAAAGATTTTAATAAAAAAATATACAATAAAAAGGAGTTTTATTTAAACAGAACTAAAAAAATAAAAAATTTAACAAATTTAGATAATATCACAAAAAAATTGTGTAAGTTTAATCTTTCTAATAACCAAAAATTCTTAAAAACATTCATGTCTCCAAATACACCATACAACAGTATATTATTGTTCCATGGAACAGGTGTAGGTAAAACATGTTCTAGTATTTCTATAGCTGAAAATTTTAGAGATTATCTTGTTTCTAATAATAAAAAAATTAATGTTATGCTTAATCCATCCATTAAAGAAAATTTTAAAAATAATATTTTTAATATAGAAAAATTTAAAAGTGGAAATGGTAAAGATCAATGTACTAAATCTAAATTTTCAGATGAATCTAAGATATCTCCAGATGATAGTAGAGAAGTTATTACAAAAAAAATCAATAAAATAATAAATAATAGATATAAATTTTTTGGTTACATAGAATTCTCTAATACTATACGTAATCTTAAAAAGTTTAATAATGAACTCTATATAAAAAAGGTAAAGGAAATGTTTTCTAATACTGTTATGATTATTGATGAAGTTCATAATATTAAAGAAGGTGGTAGTAAAGATGGTAAAAAATTACCCGCATATTTACTAGAAGTTTTAGGTATAGCAGATAATATGAAACTTATTTTGCTATCTGCAACACCTATGTTTGATAAAGCAGAAGAAATTATTTTTATACTTAATTTACTTCTAACAAATGATAAAAGAGAAACGATTACTAAAACTAATATGTTTGATAAAGATGGTAGAATCACTCCTTATGGGAAAAATGTTCTTTTAGATAAATCCCGAGGTTATATCTCTTATCTTAGAGGAGAACATCCATTAAAATTTCCCAAAAGATTATATCCAGATATTTATGGCGATAAACAGCTACTTAAACCATCAGATTTCCCTAAAAAAGATATTAATAATAATGAAATACCAGAAGATAAACGTATACAAAATTTAAAAATAATTGGTTGTGAAATGAAAGATTATCAGCTTAAACAATATGAATCTATGGACATTAAAACAAGTGATGATGACTATGGTTCATTTAATATTAATGGATTAATGGCTTCTAATATTGTATTTCCAAATATAAACAAATCAGAAACTATAAAGGAATTAATTGGAGATAGTGGATTAAATACGATTGTAAAAAAAAAGAAAAATAAATATAGTTTTTTGAAAGAAGAATATAAAGAATTTTTTGATAAAAAAAAAATAGGAGAATACTCTACCAAAATTTCCAATATACTAGATAATATAGATAAAAGTGAAGGTATAGTATTTATCTATTCAAGATTTTTAGGTTCAGGCATTATACCACTAGCACTAACACTAGAACTGAATGGATATAGTAATTATGGTGGTTCTTTATTAGAGAATGGAAAGACCCAAGATAAACAGTATATACTTATTACAGGTGATAATGAATTATCTAAAAATAGTTATCTTAATTATCTAAAAATAGAAAATGAAAACGAAGATGGTAAAAAGGTTAAGGTAATTATAGGCAGTGAAACCGCGGCAGAAGGTTTAGATTTTAAGTTTATTAGACAAGTACATATATTGGATCCTTGGTTTCATATGAATAAATTGGAACAGGTTATAGGTAGAGCGATTCGTAATTGTTCACATATAAAACTACCTTTTAAACATAGAAATGTATTAGTATATCAGTATGCCTCTGTTGCACCAAAAAAATATGAAACGATTGATTTGAAAATGTATAGAATTTCAGAACAAAAACAAAAAAATATTGCAGAAGTTGAATATCTAATTAAAACGAATGCTATAGATTGTGGACTGAATAAAGAACTTAATAGGTTTACCGATGCTATTTATAAACAAAAATTTAAAATAAAAATATCTAGAAAGGATATTAAAAAAGAAATAGAAATCGGATTACATGATTTAGATAATAGTAAGATTTGTAATTTTAAAAACTGTGATTTTAAATGTCTTCCAGATAGTGAGAGTTCTGCAAGTAACTCTAATACATTAGATTATAGATTTATAGAAGATAATATTGATGAAATTAAAACCTTTATAAAAACATTCTATACTAAACAATTCTATTATACTCTAAATGATATTAAGAAGTTTTACAAAGCCGAATACGATGAAGATTATAATCTACTTTACTATAGTTTAAATGAACTTGTAGAGAATAGTGAACTTCTTAAAGATCCATATAATAGAGAAAGTGTTTTGTCAAGAGTTGGTACTAAATATATAGTAAAACCTAAGATTGTTAAAGGTCAACACACATCTATTAATAATTTACGATTTCCATATACTAAAAAAAGACGCTATATAGACACAACTAATGAACGTATTAAAATAACTAGAAAAAATAAAGTAAAAACGGATTTAGATACAGATAAATTTCAAAAAAAATTAAATAAAATTTACAACTCAAAATTAAAAATTATAACGGATAGATTAAAAATAAATGTTCCTAAGGGTAATGAACTTATTAATTATATAGATAATCTTAAAAAAAAAATAGGATTGAATATACCATATTCCTATCTAGACCCAATAAATAAAGAAATACTAATAGAAATAATTATAAAAAAACAAAAAAATAATAGTTTATCAAGTGTAGAAAATCAGATGTTTAAGTTATTAGATTCTCATATTTTGTTTAATAGTAGGGATCTTGGTATTACAGAAAATGGGGAAGATATATTTGGTTATAAAATAGCAACATCTGAAACGAATGTAAAATATATGGCTTATAAAGATGACAAATTTAGTTTAGTAGATATGACAAACAAATTAAAAATACTAAAAAATATTAAGAATAAAATAAAATCAGAACTACCACCGAACAAATTAATTATTTACATGTTTAATAAAAATAATAAAATGAATATAAAAATTAAAGAAAAAAATACAGAAACTAAATTAACAAAAGTTAAAACGGGTAGTATTTGTGGTAATGAAGGTATGAAAAAAGATACTATAGTAGAATATATTAATAAGATTAAAAGGGGTACATATAAAGAAGGTTCTTTACCAAGTAAAGATTTATTATGTTTAGAATTAGACATATATATTAGACTTAATGAATTAAATAGCACTACAAATAATGCAAGATGGTTTTATACTGCGGAAGAAGCAATTGAGAGAGAGATTAATTTAAAAAAAAATTAAAATTGATTTATATATAATAGTAATTATATATACATAATGACTATCTATTTCGAAAATGAACAAACTTACACAACCGCAATTGATTCTAATCAACTTTCAAATGATATTAATACAGTGCTAAAAGAAAAGATCCAATCAGAAATTGAAGGAAAATGTGTAAATAATGGATATGTTAAACTTGATAGTGTTAGATTGCTAAAACGTAGTATGGGGAAACTAATGATGTCTCAATTTAATGGTAATATTATTTATAATATCACCTATTCCGCTCAAGTTTGTAATCCTCAAGAAGGTGATATTATCAAATGTAAAGTAAAGAGTATTAATAAAATGGGTATTATGGCTTATATTGATGATGAAGATTCTCCTATGAGTATTCTTCTTGCCAAACAACACCATCAAGAAAATGAAAATTTTACTAAACTACAAGAAAATGAGGATATTTCTGTTAAAATTATAGCTAAACGATTTGAATTTGGTGATAATAAGATTTCTGTTATAGGTGCACTTGAAGATACAACTATAGAACCAATCCAACTTGAAGCCGATCTTATCGGAGAACAGACTGATGATTCCGAGAATCTAGGAGTAGATAATCTTATGTATTCGACTAAAACCAAAACTTACAAATGGTTGTCTAATTATAACATTTCAGAACCCTTTAGTTATAATGGACGAAAATTCGTTTCACTTGAACATGCTCTTAATTCAACAAAAAACAAGGATGATGATTTTAAAGACCTATTTACACATGACTCCGAAACCTATGTAGGCGATCTTCCGAATCTTGCAAAGAAAACAGGTAATAAAACAAATATGAAAAAGATGAAAAAGACACTTAACGCAGATTGGGAAGAAAATAAACTTGAAATCCTCGAAGAAATTATGAGAGACTATTTCACACAAAACACAGAACTAAAGGAAAAACTACTCAAGACAGGTAATAATAATCTAATCTTTAGGGATACTGATAAATATTGGGGTATGGACAAAGATGATAATGGCGAAAATAATCACGGAAAACTTCTAATGAAACTTAGAAGCGAATTTAAAGCGTAATTAGGTTATAATATTTATAGTAGATGTGATACAATTATATAGTAAATTTTTTAATAATGGTGTAGGTGCTTGTGTTTTTGTTTTAACAACACCTAAAAACGCCAATATCATAATAAGTTGTTTTCTTGTTATAATTTTAATAAATTTATTAGATAGTTTTACATCATTTGTTCTAATAATTTCTCGAAATAATTTTAATAGATTTACTTTATTTACCGAACTAATCGGTTGTTCATTATTTATTTTATAAAAAATTTTATCTATCATATTTTTACCAAGTGATTTGGATTTAACCTTAGATTTAATATTCTTTTTTGTCCTTTTTTTAATAGGGTTAATATGATTAAATTGTTCTTTAAATTTAGTTTCTGTATTTTTTCTAGACTTCTTTTCTATATAATTTTTTAATTTATCTGGATTTTCTATAAGATTTTTATAAACAGAATATTTATTATTTGTAGGTGACTTATTCATTTTAATGGCGTCATCTAGTTTTACAATTCTTACTTTAGTCATAAGTATATATATAGAATTAAATTATAATTTTTTAACAAAATATTATAATATATTAGTAATGACTACGACAACAGTTCAACCAATGGAAAAAGACAATAATTATTATATTTTTCGTGATAAAAAGAAAACAGAGGAAGTATTACCTATTTTATATCTTGATAATGGTCTTACTATTTATACTGATAAAACATCACACTCATTTTATAACAATAAAGAGAATACGGATAATATTAGTCCGGAAAAAATGAATAGAATGGTTAAAAAATATGGTCGAAATAATATTCCAAAAACAAAAGCAGAATTAGAAGTTTCTAAATTGGATGCACTTATTGTTGATTTTAAAAAAAATAAAAAGGGTACCAAAGTTATATTAACGGCAAATCCGAACTATAAATTACCACACCTAAATAAACATAAGGATACCTTAAATAAAGAAGAAGTTAATGAATTAATAGACATAGGTAATTCTTACACCTACTGTCCTGATATTGAAACCCCTAAATGTCTACTTGGATTTTCTTTAAAAACAGATGAACTAGAGTGTTCGTATGCTGTTTGTAACGAAAAAAGAATAGGCACTCTACTAATAGATGTATTATTAATATCTATTGGTTTAGCTATAATTTATATCAGTTACAAAGGACTATATAGACATTTTAAAAAATAATATAATACTATAATAAATGACTGATTATACTTGTGTTAAATTGTTATCTAACTGTAAAATGTTTGATGTAAATAATCTAGCAAAAGACACCTCTATGTATGATATACATTATAGAAAATGTTCTATCCATAAAGGAGAATTATTAAAAAAAAATGAAGAACTAAAATTCTGTGAAGAAGCACAAACAGTTCTTAATGAAAATGATATAAAATTATTATTAGATAGAGATATAATAGATTCTATAAGACACGATTCTGTAAATAGATTTGTTCAACTATTAAATGATTCGAATAGAATTAATGATCTTTCTAAATCGATAGACTATAACTATGAAGGCAACACCCTCTTACATGAAGCAATCTACTGGAATTCTAATAAATGTATCCTTTTTCTTTTAAAAAACTGTACAAATTTCCTCGATGCTAAAAATAAAGATGGTAATACTGTTATGCATATCGCTTGTATTAAAGGACATAGTTTTTTAATTAATGAGTTGTATAAACTGGGTATGGATATAAATCTATTAAATAATAAAGATGAAACTATTTTACATTCTGCTGTAAAATGTGGAAATCTTGATATAGTAAAACAAGTCTATAGTCTAATAAATGCCCCGTGTTGTTTAAGTAAAACTGATAATTTAGGAAGAAAGGTATTACATACCGCTGTTATATCAAAAAATAGGGATTTAGATATAATAAAATTTCTTGTTAATGAAGGTAGTGATATTATAAATGTTGATACCTCCTGTAATTCTATTATGAATAATTTAAATAGACTTGAAAAAAGTTCACTAAATATCCAGATTAAAACTTTCTTAAAAAAATCTGTATACGATATCTATCAAGACCAACCACAGGAGCCTTTAGAGGGTGAAGCAACAGATGAAGGTGTATGCCAAAATAAACCTTTATTCTATAGTTATGACCAAATAATACAAAATAATCCAGAATATGCACCATTTATAGTTGATAACGGTGATACAACCGTAATTAATGAATATAAGGTCTCATACCCAAATAGCAATACCGAAGATAAACTAGATACTTCGGATTTATTACCCAAGAAAAAATTACCAATTAAAATAAGAAGTCTATTTAATTATGTAGAACCATTTGAAAATAATACTAATAATAAACAAAAAGATACACCTTTATATAAAGAACTATTAGCGATAGGTTTGTTATTTATTATTTTATTTATTTTTTATTATGAATAATTTTAAAAATTGATTTAAAACAGAGCGTATAAATTTAATAAATGTCTAAAATGAATCAGGATGATGTTTGGTGCGTTATCAAGTCCATGCTTGACTCGGACAAAAAAAAATATCTTATCAAACATCATATTGATTCATTTAACGATTTTATCGAAAACAAAATACCTTGTATAATCAAAAATTCTAATCCACTATCTATTTATCATGATTATAATACAGAACTGAATAATTATAAATATGAAATTGTTGTAAACTTTGTAAACACCTATTATACAAAACCACAAATTAGCGAAAATGATGGTAGTATAAAAAAAATGTTTCCACAAGATGCACGAAACAGGAATCTTAATTACACCTCAACACTCTATGTAGATATTGAAGTTATTGTATGGGAGAACCCAAATAGTGACGATAAGAAACGTGTAAGCTATAAGGAAATTAAGGGAATTAATATTGCCGATATTCCTATTATGGTAAAATCAAAATACTGTATGCTTAATGATTTCCCTTCTGATGAAGAATGTAAAATGGATTTAGGTGGTTATTTCATTGTTAATGGTAATGAAAAGGTTATTGTTTGTCAAGAAAAGATTGCAGAAAATAAACTATTCGTATTTAAAACTTCCAAAACGAATTCTAAATATTCTCATGTATCGGAAATCAAATCTTGTTGTTCTGATGGTTCTAATAATACAAAGAATGTTAGTATCAAACTCTTAAGTAAAGAAAACAATTTTGGTTATACTCTTAAAATCACGATTCCTCACGTGAAAATAGATGTACCAGTCTTTATACTATTCAAGGCATTAGGTATTACAAATGATAAAGATATTATTAAATATATTATCTATGATATTGATGATCCTAAAAAAAAGGAAATTCTTAAGTGGATTATTCCTTCTATTGAAGAATCGTCCGTTCTTTATACACAGGATGAAGCTATTAACTACCTTCTAAAATATTCGATGATTCTAGGTCAACCTAAAGATATCAGACTTTCTGAAGAAAGACGGATTGAATTGTTTAAAGGTATGATTGAACGTGATGTACTATCTCACGTTGGTAAGAATTTCAAGAAGAAAGCATTCTATCTAGGATATATGATTTATAAACTAGCACTATGTGTATTGTATAATCACCCATATGACGATAGAGATAGTTACTGTAACAAACGCGTCTCTACAACTGGAGAAGAACTAAGAGTTCTATTCAAACAATATCATAGCAAATTTACGAAAGAATCGAGGAATACTTTGATGAAAGAACTAAATAGTAATCCTTGGAAGAATAACCATTCTATTGAAAATATTATCAATCCGACAAATGTCAATAAAATTTTCAAATCTACAACGATTACTGCTGGATTGAAACATGGATTGGCTACCGGTAACTGGGGTAAATATAATTCATCCAAGGTAGGTATTTCACAAGTCCTAAGTCGACTAACATATAATAGCACTCTTTCACATCTAAGACGTGTAAACACGCCAACCGAAAAAACTGGAAAATTATTGCCCCCTAGGAAATTGCATAACACACAATTTGGAGTAATCTGTGCCCCAGAAACTCCAGAAGGAGGTTCTATTGGTCTTGTAAAAAATCTTGCTGTTTCAACTTATGTTACAAAATATTCTAGTGTTTCACCTATTATTAAACTATTGGAAGGTCGAATTCATCAAATTTATGATAAAGAAAAGGATACATTCTTAGATTTTAGTGATATTAAAAATAAAACTAAGGTGTTTGTTAATGGAGACTGGCTCGGTATCTCTGACAATTCCTACGATTTGTTCAAATATCTAAAATCTCAGAAAAGATTGGGTGTTATTAATATCTACACTTCTATTGTATTTAACTATGAATTGAATGAAATACACATTCTAACAGATTCTGGTAGATGTATGCGACCACTCTTTGTCGTAAAGAAAAATAAAGTTACTATCACCAAATCTGATATTTCTAAAATTAAATCTGGACAATTTGGATGGAATAATCTACTTGTTAAAACTCTTAATGAAAACGAAATGTTCTCAGAAAGAGAATCTATAACAAAAACCACAGAGGAAGGTGTAATAGAATATGTAGATGTAGAAGAATGTTTCCATTCATATATCTCTATGAGTCTGAATATGGACAAGAAAGGCAAGAATCAATACCAATACTGTGAAATTCATCCTTCTCTTATTCTTGGTGTTCTGTCTTCGTGTATTCCTCTACTTAATCATAATCAGTCTCCTAGAAATACCTATCAATCTGCTATGGGTAAACAGGCTATGGGTATACACTGTACTAATCTAAAATATCGTATGGATACAATGTCGCATCTGTTGCACTATTCAAATAAACCTATCGTGAATACACGTATTTCACAGTATCTCCCATCTAATAATCTTCCAAATGGTATGAATGTTATTGTTGCGATCGCATCCTATACTGGATATAACCAGGAAGATTCCATCCTTATTAATAGACAAGCAGTTGAAAGAGGATTGTTTAATTCAACATTCTATAGAACATACAGAGAAGAAGAAAAGAAAATTCATACTTCTGGTCATGATGATAAATTTATTAAACCAGATAGTAATATTACTAAGGGTATGAAACATGGTTCTTACGCTAAACTTAATAATAATGGACTTGTTTATGTAAATACCTATGTGGATTCTAATGATGTTATTATTGGGAAAGTGTGTCCTATTAAAAACAAAGATAAAAGACAGAAAAATATGTATAAAGACAGTAGTGTAATGCTAAGACAAAACGAAGAAGGATGGATTGATAATGTAAATGTAAATGTTAATGGAGAAGGCAATAAATGCTGTAAGGTAAAGGTCCGCTCTGTTAGAAATCCAACTATCGGTGATAAGTTGTCTTCAAGACACGGTCAGAAGGGAACGATTGGTATGATTGTTAACCAGGAAGACATGCCCTTCTCTAAAGATGGTATTACCCCTGATATTATTATTAATCCCCATGCTATTCCCAGTCGTATGACTATTGCACAGCTGGTGGAATGTATTCTTGGAAAATTAACTTGTAAAATAGGTGGTTATGGTGATGGAACACCTTTTAATGACCTAGATATTAAGGATATTGAAAAAAATCTGATGAAAAATGGTATCGAGAAATCTGGTAATGAAATTCTTACTTCTGGAATTACCGGACAACAGATGGACGCTTCAATCTTTATGGGTCCAACCTATTACCAACGTCTTAAGCATATGGTGGAAGATAAAGTCCATTCCAGGGCAAAGGGACCACGCGTTCTACTAACAAGACAGCCACCTGAAGGTAGGTCTCGTGATGGTGGTCTACGATTTGGTGAGATGGAACGTGATTGTATGATTGCGCACGGAACTATGCAGTTCCTAAAGGAACGGACGATGGATGTTTCTGATAACTATAAAACATTTATCTGTAATAAATGTAATCTAATTGCACCAGTAAATTATGGTGATAATATTTCTAAATGTGTGAAATGTCAAAATTATATAGATTTCTCTGAAATCAGAGTCCCCTATGCTTGTAAACTAATGTTCCAGGAACTTGAAAGTATGGCCTTATATCCAAGAATTAATGTAGAATAAGTATATATTGTATAGTTAGGATATTATACATTTATTATTTTTTATAAAGTTTACATATAGGCAAGTCCGCACTGACCACCTATAATTCGTAAAATATTATAATTTATCGCATATATATTATCAGTATTTTGTAGATTAGAACTGACTACTAATTTTGCTGTATCTATTTTTGAAAAATTACATGTCCCTGATGGCTGGTATTCTTCTGGGTTTAGAGAAAATGAAAAACAATTTATTTTTTTTGTCATCCTGGATGTATATGCGGCGGATCTTAAAATTAAATTCATCGTATTTATTGCTATTCTTAAATTAGCACCTCCATTTATAGTTTCAGCAAGTAGTGGTTTATTAAATTGTAGAGCTATATGGGTTTCAGCAATTGCGTCTTCTCCTACAAAATGTCCGCTATCTGCCACTGCACCACCCGCTACAGAACTACCAAAGGATGTTTGTACTAGTGTTACTGTTGTTAATATAGTTGAAAATTCTGTATCACTTCCTGAAACTGAATTTTCTCCAGAAACATTTATTTCTACCAAATCACCTACCTGTATAAGGTCTTCTGTGTTCATTTCTGTAAACATAAAAAAATAGGTTACTCTCTGGGTATCCTGTGTATCTACCACAGGCACGAATACAGTTGTATTATCTATATTTGTTATTTCATTAGCAGTTAGAATTGTGAACTGTGCTTCAGTTATTAATGTATTCCCGGCGGTTTCATCTATATCTGTTATAGCGTAACCATTCGGGAATGTGTTATCTGCTGCGAAAGAACTTGTTACTAAGGGTAATTCAATATTTATACCATTTTTTTTTTGTGATTCTACTGTTAAATTATTATTTGGTATAGTTGTATGATATTGATATGGTTGTCTTAACTGAAAATATTCTTCTTCTTGTAATGCAAACAAGTCATGATTATTAAGAACAATTTTAGCGGAATTATAGACATTTGTCATATTACTTGTCCATATTATTTCTTTAACAGGGTGGTTAAAATTTAGTAGAATAGGGGATTGGTTATTATTCGTAAGTGGTTGTTTCTGTACCTGTTCTATAAGATATTCGTGTGAAATCTTTGCGAATCTTTTACGTTCATCTGTATCCAGATAAATATAATCTACAGTAACCCCTAGATTTGCTTCTACACCGACCTCTGAAGTTATACCCCATGTAAAATTAAGGTTAATATCACTATGTTGTAACGAAATAATAGGAAGTGCAAGCCCTGGATTACGACAGAACCAAAAATGTAAAGGTATCTGAACATTCGGTATAATGTTCATAGAATCTCCTATCATTGTTTTAAGTCCAAATGTTTTTGAATAGGGTGTAGTTAATTCGTTAAAAATATCCATCCATTCTTGTGTATGTGTATCTATAACACTTTTTCCTATTTTTAGTTCTACACTATTAATAATTTTAGAACCACACATAATATTGGGTGTATCGGATGTTACATATATTTTATGTATAAGGTCGCCTAATTTAGTAATATTTACATTACCATATGTATTATTTGTATTGATGGTAGAACTACCATTAATAGTTTGTTCTACTGTTTCTATTGAATAGTTAGTGTATCTACGATATACTACTTTAAAAAAGGTCATTTGTGGATTTCCGGTAAGAAATGAATCTTGTTCACCATAAGAAACCAACTGTATTAATGCTCCCATTATATTTATTATATAAATATAAATTATTTTTAATATTAATATTAATATTAATATTAATATTAAAAATAAATGAATTAAATCTAAAAGAAAAAAGGAAAAAACTAAATAAATATTTAGTTGGAGTAAGCAAGACCACCCATACCACTCATAATACGGAGAACGTTGTAGTTCACAGCGTAAATACGGTCGGTCACCCCGAGGTCGGCTTCCGTTTGAAGAGTAGCGGTATCAATGCGGGAGAAGTTGCAGGTGCCAGAAGGCTGGTGCTCCTCAGGCTTAAGTGCGAAAGAATAGCAGTTAATCTTCTTAGTCATTTTCGACGTTAGTGCCTCGGTTTCGGTTTCGGTACTGTTAAGAATGTCAATACGTGAGATACCGAAATCGGCGGTGTCTCCGGCGCGCGCGGCGGAGGAAAGTAGTGGTTTAGATAAAGCGAATACTTGTCCACCGTTCCCCGCGTCCCCCTTTATGGTGCCATCACCAGCGTTCGCAGCAGTGACCGTCAGGTGTCTCATCACTGTTGCAACAACAGTTCCAGCACCAGACGTCCCGGTGGTTACTACTCTCACCAAATCACCAACCTCAAGAGTTTCAAGGTCGGCGTCCGGTATAATATAATGGACAATTGACTCGTCACGGTTGTTTGTAGCCGTAATATTGGAAAAGGCGGAAGTGACAAGCAGTGTAGGGTCAGTGTTGGTACCAATAGCCACTGCATTTGTAGTTGGAGTGATCTGACCGCCGGTGTGGTCCCCATCCATCTCCAGATCACCGCCAGTAAGAGCAGCTGTCGTCGACGAGCGAACAGAAGCGGCAGCAGCAACAGAAAGGTTCTGGTTAGGAATGGCGGTGTGGTAGTCAAATGGCTGACGGAGCTGGAAGTATTCTTCCTGCTGGCTGGAAAAGCGATCATGTCCATTAAGAACTAGTTTAGCGCTGAGGTAGGAATTTTCACGATTACTGGTCCAGATAAGCTCTTTCACTGGGTGGTTAAAGTTAAGTCGGTTGGTCACCGACGCCCTGGCAGTGTGCACCTGAACCTGTTCAATGAGGTATTCGTGCGAAACCTGGGCGAAACGGCGGCGTTCATCAGTGTCAAGGTAGATGTAGTCAGCCCAAACATTAACGCTCGCAAGAGCACCAACATCAGCCAACGTTCCCCAAGTAAGCTTAATCTTAACTTCGTGGTACTGAAGAGCAATAAGAGGGAGGGCAAGACCAGGGTTACGGCAGAACCAAAACTGGAGAGGCACCTGAACCATACCACTATCAGTCGCATCATTACTAGTTCTACCAACATCGCCAACCATATTCTTCAAACCAGTAGCCTTGGAACGGGGAGTAGTAAGTTCGTTAACAATATTCATCCACTCTTGCGACTGGCGGTCAATCATCTGACCACCGATTTCAAGCTCGGCCTGATTGACCATCTCCGAACCACTGGTAATACCCTCAGTGTCCGAAGTGACATAAACCTTGTGGACAAGATCACCATTTCTGGAGATAGTCACGGTACCAGAGCTATTGCTAGACGTCGAGATAGCACTAGAACCATTAATAGTCTGCTGAATAGTCTCCATCGAGAAGTTAGTGTGTCTGCGGTAGACAACCTTGAAAAAAGTAATTTGCGGGTTACCTGTAAGGTAAACGTCCTGTGCGCCATAAGCTACGAGTTGCATTAATCCTCCACCCATTTTTGTATACTATATACTAAGAAAATAATTCTAGAGAATTAATTTAATTAAAACGAAATAATAAATATAATCTTATATATATTTTACAAATATTACCAACACCACAAGTAAATATGATTCGTTAATCTTTTGTCATTATCGATTATATATTTATCTACACGATTCGTTATATCTAATTTTACTTTATCTACATATTCAGATATTAGATCAAAATTATATTGGTCCATAGTTAAATTAGTTATAATAAATATTTGTTTTATACTTAAATGTTATTAAATATTCATAAAAAATATAAAGTATAATTAATTTAAGCAGCACGTTTCAAAAATTTGACCCGTAACTAAATATGGGTCACACGAAGAAGAAGGTCGTCTGTCTTCAATATAACCATACTGATTTTTAAAGGTTTCATTAGGTATTCTTATAGATACGTTCCTATTACCAACGCCATATGTAAATGTATTCAGATCAGATGTTTCGTGTTTTCCAGTTAGTCTTTCACTATTATCATTTCCATATATTTCTATATGTTTCTTGTGATTTAATTTTAATTTTTCTATATATTCTAAAATGATTTCATAGTTATTGTGTTTCATAGTTTCTGTTGTGCTAAAATTAACATGACAGCCACTACCATTCCAATCACCCTTTACTGGTTTTGAACCAAATTCGATTAATACTTTATGTTTTTCCCCTAATCTATTCAGAACATATCTGGTTAACATTAAATAATCTGCTGCTAAAATACCATCTGCACAAACCTGTAACTCCATCTGACCAGGACAAACTTCCATATTATATCCAGTTAGTGGAACACCCATTTCTAATAATATTTCTAAAGCTTCATCTAAAAAATTCCTTTTAAAACATCTATCATAACCAACAGAACAATAATATTTACCTTGTTCTTCTGGAAGACCTACTTCTGGGAATCCAATAGGTTTGTTTGTTTCTGGATTAATAAGAAAGAACTCCTGTTCTATACCAAATTTTGGTTTTAATTCTAGTTTTTTGTTAAAAATATTTAGTGCATCTCTTCGTGTATCTATAGGGTCTCCATTATTTGTTATTGTTTCACATAGAACAAATGAGGCATTTGTTTCCCCAAAAAAAGGATTTTTTGTAAGTAAAATAGGTTTTAAAATTATTTCAGAATCTTTGCTTTCTGATTGATATGTGCTTGAACCATCATAATTCCATAATGGGACATCATCTATACTTTTAATTAGTTTATCAGTAACCTTTACTTTAGATCTGAAATTTCCGATACCGTCTAACCATATATATTCAATAATCATTAGATTTGTAATAAAATAATACTTAAGTTAAATTTATTAATAATTTTTAAAATATTAAACAATCAAAGTAATTTACTTAAATAGATTTATTATAATAGTTTCTAGATTAAAGTAATGTTACTGATTATATTGTTAAATTTATTTAGATTTGGTTATTCATCTGAAATTCAAGTAAAAAAATTAGTTTTTGAAAATTATACAAGGGATATATTACCGAATACTACGGTAAATATAAAATTAGGAATTGCTATTCGTTCGCTAAATAATATTAATCAGGTAGATGGGACTATAACATCAAATATATGGCTTAGGCATTGGTGGAATGATAAAAATATAAAATGGAATAAATCTATATGGAATGTTTCTAAAATTACTGCATACACTGAACCAGAACTAGAAAGATCTATATGGACGCCTGATATATTTATTTATAACACCGCCGAAAAACCTATGGATGAATTACTAAAAACGAATGCTATAATTTATAGTAATGGTGATATAATCTGGTCTAGACCTGGTATGATAAAAACCAGTTGTGTTTTCGATTTGGAAAATTTCCCATTTGACACTCAAATTTGTTCTTATAAGTTTGGAAGTTGGAGTTATGATACATCACAAATAAATTTATCAAATGCTGATTTTCCTATAGATTTAACTAATTATCAGTCAAACCAAGAATGGACTATAGTAAAAACGGAACATTATATAGAAGAAAAAGTTTATGAATGTTGTGCTGAAACCTTTCAGTCTTCATTTTATAAAATTACATTAAAACGAAAATATGGATATTATGTTTTAAATATAATACTCCCAACATTTGCTACTTCAACTCTTATGATTATATGTCTACTTATACCGTGGGATTCTGGTGAACGTATCTCATATGCTGTTACTGTAATGCTTTCTATAATAGTTTTCCTTCTTATACTATCAGAAAATCTACCGAAAACTGATACTAAACCACTATTATCTAAAATGTTAATAGGATTAGTATTTTTCGCATTATTTATCGTTTATTCAACTGTATTTATAGGGGTTATGCATGATTATACTAACAAAAATAGCAAAATAGCTAAATATATTATTTCACTTTTAGATAAATACAATCTATCATGTAAAATAAAAAGAAAAGGAAACAATGAAGCTGATTCTATAGATTCTGTAGAATCTAATCAGTCTGAAGAAGAATTACATAAAAAGGATTGTGATAATTTAGCTATTATAGTAGAACGAATTTGTACTTCCTTTTTCTTTATTATTTTTGTCATTTATTGTGCTATAATATTTTCATTAAGACCCTAAAGATTTACGAATCTTGTTTTTGTATTGAAATAGTGTATTGTAAGATTCCTTTGTAGTATACTTTTTCTAAGGTCAGTCGGATACCTTGTCATTTTTACTGTTTGTTCAAGCATTTTCAAAGCAACTATTTCCTTCCGTATCTTATAAACCTTCGTTCCGCCAATAATATATTTGATTTGGTATGGGTACTTGTTCCTTGAGGGTTCCATCTTGCGTCATTAATATTTTAACAAGGTTTTTTTTTAATTCAATTTTTTTTATGTAAAATATAGTTTATTTTTTATTAATTTTACCTAAAATACTATTTAATTTTAGTTTCTCTTTGTTTAATCTAAATTCTTCTTCGCGTAATCTTTTTAGTGTTTCCATATTTTTTTCAAAAACAGATTCCTTTAGTGTAACATCCTTTACATTTATTTTCTTCTCTTTCTCAAGTAACATCTTTAATTTTTTGTTAATATTATTTACTCTATCTGTTATACTAAATACAATCGTTTTACTTCTATTACTTAGAATATTTTTAAATTTCTCAAACCGATCTATTTCAGACGATACTAATTTATATTCTAAAGCCAGATCTTTATCATTATAGTAAGTATTTCTACAAACACCCTTTTTTATATTACCATACCATTTACACGGTTTACTACATCCATAAAAGGATTTATCCATACATTTTTTCTCCAATCTAATTGCACTTGGTACACACATACCATTACCCAAATTTGATTCCCATCTACATGGAGCACTACAACTATTCTTATCGTTAGTTAAACAATCTATAGTCTGTGTATTATTAGAAATCAATCTCAATTGTTTATCCTTTTTACACTTATTGTTATTATTATTATTATTATTATTATTATTATTATTATTATTATTATTATTATTATTATTATTATTATTATTGTTATTGTTATTGTTATTGTTATTGTTATTGTTATTGTTATTGTTATTGTTATTGTTATTATTATTATTGTTATTGTTATTGTTATTATTGTTATTGTTATTGTTATTATTGTTATTGTTGTTGTTGTTGTTGTTGTTGTTGTTGTTGTTGTTGTTGTTGTTATTATTATTATTGTTGGTGTTATTATTGTTATTGTTAAAATGATTTTCGTCGTAATAACTTACTTGCAAATATAAATCAAGTTCTTTTTGTTCGTCTTTTGTAAGTTTTCTTCTAAGAATATTTAATAGTTTTTTTCTAAATGAGTTGGGTGTTTTTTTCTTAGAAGCTTTATTTAATTTACTTACTAATCCCTTTCTTTTACTAGACTTAATTTTTTTAGAGGTAAGTATAAGTCGTTCCACCATTTTCCGTTGTTTGTCTGAGAATTGTGGAATAAATTTTTTGACTCTACGTTCCTTTTCTCTTTCCCTTTCCTTTTTTTCTAATGATTTAAACTGTAAATTCTTAAGTTTTTGGGTAGTTTTTTTAAGAATTTTATTTGTTTTTACTTTATTTTTAAATGTTTTATTAAAACGAGCATTTATACTTTTGGAATAGCTATTAAGAGATGAAGGGGGTTTAAACTGTTGAAATGACTGCCCAAAGGATGATTTTTGTGGTCTAAAGCGATTCTGATAATTATATAATCCTTGATACATATACTATAAAGTTATAAAAAAATATATACTATCCTATATTTATAACTATTTATTTATATATGATAGAGGACTTTTTAATGTAAATAATTTCGTCTAACTTTTTTTGTGAGGTCGTGTCCTTTTTAATTGTATCTATATTGTTATGGATTACATTATTGATAAAATGATAAGAATCATATATTTGTCTTGTGGTGTTTGCACCGGTGATAATAATACTTCCACTTTGGAACGCAGACACAGTAACTTTCTTACATTCCATTTCACCGCATCCACTACCTTTTCCTAAACAATAACCATCACAATAACATGCTCCCCTGTGTTTATATTTAATCTCTAACTTAATATTATTTTCTTTAATATTGTTATCGATTCTATTGATAATAGCGTCAATATCTGTATTCTCAAACAAACTAGAGGTTTTTACATCAACCGAAAGATACTCATGATCTGTATTCAAAGCAATATCATTATGACCTACGTCAAGTTTTATTATATTCGATATCATTTTAGCTATATCCATTTTATACTGTACACAATTAAGGTCATTAAATAGTTTCTCTTGAATATCGGCACTTAACATATTAAAATTTATTGATAGATAATTAAATCTAAAACTATGTCCAGTTGCGAACGTGATTTTATCCATATACTTACTGTTCCAATAATATTTACTATTTACACCAGGATAGATACATGGTTCATATGAAGAATAAATACCATGTTCATTAACGAGAATTTGGTGTAGTTCAGAACGCTTTATCTCAAAATCTAATTTAAAATCACTGTTAATAAGAACTATTTTGAAAAACATAATTTCTGGTTCAGGAGCACTAAACACAGATGTATCCTTAGACAAAAGGTATCGGAATAGAATATTAATAGAATTTTGTCCGATTTCTATATCTTTAATACCAGTCATAGAAATAGACCCATTATTAAACAGTTTAATATTGTTAGTAACACCATTACAACAAACTTCTATAGTAATCTGATTAAAGAAAACCTTCTTGTTTTTCTTTTTTTTCTCAGAAATATGTTTTTGCGATGTACCTTTGTTTGGTTGATTACCGTATTCTATATATTTAAAATGGTCATTTATTTCAAGTGATTCATAGACCTTCCCTATGTCTACAAGACAATTAATTTTACTTGTAGCTGTAATTGTAGATATTCTGAGGTTAGGTGGCAATTCCATCCCCTCCATTGTTATTATATTTATTATCATCTTTAAATGATATTTCAATTTTATTTAAAAAGGATATTTTTATTACATATAACCTTATGAATTCTTATGATATATTAGGAGTAAAAGAGGATGATAGTATAGAACATATTACTAAAAGATATAAAGAACTCGCAAAAAAATTCCATCCTGATAGAAATCCTTTAAATGCGGAAGAATCAACCGAAAAATTTAAGGAGATAAATGTTGCATTTATTTATATTAAAAAAAATCATAATAAATTTAGTAGATTTAATAATAATGATAATAACGATGATTTTAGGGAATTTACAGAATCATTTATAAATAAAGGAGAGTTTTTAAATAATATTTTTAAAAAGGCTAAAAATATTGATATTAATGAATTGTTTGACACAATGTATTCAAATATTAAAAAAATTAGATTCTATTATGATAATATATTTAGTGAAGTTGTAACAGACAATATTAATATTAATGTAAATGTTGAGTTGGAAGATATTTATAATAGTGAAGAAAAACTTATAAATTTGGTTAGGAAAAGGAAATGTCTTAAATGTTTCTCTAATAAAGGAACATTTTGTAATATTTGTAATAATAAAATTTATTTCGATCAGGAAAAATGTTTTGTATTTAATTGTAGTGAAAAAATTGTAGCATTCTCTGGTGAATCTAATGAAGTAAAACACAAAAGACCCGGTGATATTATTGTACGTATTATTTCAAAACCACATAAATACTTCCATATATTTGATAATTACGATATTTTGTATTATATTGTTAGTGATGATAAAAATGATATCAAGCATGAATTTGAGTTTCTGGATAAAAATAAATATACATTTGAATGCAACTATCCATTTAATGAGTCATATACAATTGAACATAAAGGATTATATATACCATACTCAGAGAAAAGAGGTAATCTTATTATAAAAATTATTCAAACCAAGACAGAAAATAATAGTAATTTTAAATTATATTTAAATACTACAAATAAACTATAACTAATGAGTTGGTTAGTAATCGGTTCTTGTGCCAGAGAACTTGCTATTATAAAAAAACTAAAAAAGGATGACCCTAAAGTAAAACTGTATTGTGTTGGGAATAATAAAAACCCAGAAATTTTATCTATCGTGGAAAATTTTTCGGTTATTTCCAATCTCGATAATTTACTAAAATTTTGTAAATTATATAAGATAAAATATGCTGTAATTGGTCCAGAAAAATACTTGGCTATTGGAATTGTTGATTTACTCGAATCTCATAATATTAAATGTATTGGACCTAGTCAAAAATTAGCTAGAATAGAAACAAATAAATTTTATGCAAGGCAACTTCTTGAGAAAAATGGGTCATCTCCGTATAATCCCATTTACAAACATTTTACATCACTTAATACCCATGAACAGATAAAAGATTACTATAAATTTTGTGAAAAACTCGATTTTAAGTATGTTATTAAATCTACTAAATTGTGTTCTGGTAAGGGAGTTAAAGTATCAGGTGTTCATTTCAAAAATGATCTTGAAGGATTTATGTATACTCTTGATTTACTAAATAATAACCACACTGTTCTTATTGAAGAAAAACTTGAAGGAGATGAATTTACATTAATGAGTTACAGTGATGGTACCTATTTTTCTCATATGCCTGTAATAACAGATTTTAAACAACTAGAAAAGGAAAATAGTCCAAATACAGGTAGTATGGGATGTATTTCTTATTCTAATCATCGTGCTCCATTTTTAACAGAATCCGACATTGTGGCCGCTAGGGAAATTAATTGTAAAACAGTCGAATATTTGACCAAAGATAATAAAGAACTCTACAAAGGTATTATTTATGGTAGTTATATAAAGTGTTATAGTGGAGAAATAAAAATAATTGAATTTAATTCTAGATATGGTGACCCAGAATGTATTAATGCACTAGAATTGCTTGAAACTAGTTTATATGATATCTATAAAGGTATTATATATAATAGATTAGTTTATATTACACCTATTTATTCTAATTTGAATATGGTTTCTAAATATCTTGTTCCCAATTTTTATCCAGAAAAGAATGAGAGTATTTATGAAATTGAACCCAATTGGTACAACGCAAATAAATCTAATATTATTCTGTCTTCTGTAAATAAATACGAAAATCTAATTATTTCAACTTCATCAAGAACCCTTGTGTTTTTTGAAAAGGGTAATGATTTAAATCTTATATCTAAAAAAATTAATTCTAAACTAGAACTCACTAATTTTAAATTTAGGAATGATATAGGTCTTGAAGCGGAAGAGGATAATTCATATCTTGGTAGTGGTGTAGATATAGACAAAGCACAAAACATAGTTGAATCTATGTCACCATTTATTAAGAAAACCTTTAATAATAACTGTTTCCATAGTATTGGTGATTATAGTGGTATTATTGGTATACCTAAACAGTATAAAGAACCCGTGTTTATTTCTAGTATTGATGGGGTAGGTAGCAAACCTTCTTTCCTGTCTAAATTGACGAAAGATGTTTATAAAATTGCTGGCGAAGATATTGTTGCACATAGTATTAATGATATTCTTGTAAAGGGAGCTGATCCATTCTATTTTCTAGATTATATTGCTTGTGAAAAATTAGATAAAACACACATCCTAGATGTTATCGAAGGTATGTCCCGCACTTGTACCAAATACAGATGTCCATTAGTAGGTGGCGAAACAGCAGAAATGCCTAATATATACAATAAAAATGAAATAGATATTGCAGGGTGTATAACGGGTATAGCAGAAAAAGAGGATATTATCGATGGTAAAAAAAATATTAAAGTAGATGATCATGTTATTGGACTTTATTCTTATGGATTACATACAAATGGGTTTTCGTTGCTTAGAAAAATATTCAAAGATGTAGAATTGAATAAATCTTTTGTAGACTGGGTAAAACAACCACACAGATGCTATTATGATGAGATAAAACTATTAGATGATATTACTATTAATGGACTTGTTCATATTACTGGCGGTGGTCTTATTGATAATCCACCTAGAGTTTTGTCAGACGATAAGTGTATGAACATTTATAAGGAAAATCTTATTACACAGCATTTTAGTTATATTCAAACTCAGGGAAATATTTCAGATGAAGAGATGTACCGAACACTAAATTGTGGTATTGGGTTTATGATTGTTTTAGATGATGAAAATTACAAAAAGGCAAAATATATATTCCATAAAAATAAAATCGAATACTGTAGGGCTGGTTATATTAGTAAAAGAACAGGAGAAACTGTAAATTTTATATAACTTTATATTAATGATTGAAGGATATGTTAAGAGTATATTAATGGTTGTATTATCACTGAGTGGTAATTTTTTTGCTGAGATACTTGGATGCAATACACAACAACTTTTATCAAGTAGTATGTTTTTTAAACATCTATTACAGCTAATATCTATTTATATTTCTATGGATATTTATGATTCTAAAATAAAACACCCTATTACTAAACTAAAAAATACATTACTACTTTATTCTATCTTTATAATGTTTAACAAAATGAATATATACTTTACAGCGATTGTTTCTCTATTAATACTCACTATTTTCATTATTAATAACTATATAGAATACTATAAAACAATAAGAAAGGAAACGAAGTTTTTAGAAAAAATAAATAAAATAATATCGAATGTTTCCCTATTTACTATACTAATTGGGTTTATTATTTATTATTTAGATAAAAAAGGAGAATATACTAAAAATTGGGATATGTACAAATTTATATTTGGAATACCTAATTGTAAAGGATTAAAAAATTGAAATTAATATTTAAAATTATGAACTCACACACACATATAAACACACCATGGCTTACTACGAATCACAGAACCCCTCAGTTATCGAAGAGGCCTTTATGGGTCTTGCTGATAGGATGTGGGATATAGAAGAAAAATATTATTCTAAAATCTACAAATTAGATATTGATACTATACATAATACACCCTCTGCTGAACTAAACCAATCTGCATATAAATCACTTAGACTACTCGAACAAGAAATATCATTTAAGCCTTATAAAATGTGGTGTAGTAGTTGTAAAGATGTTATTGTTATAGAAGAAACTGCTATCAGAGCCAAACGAGAACTGTGTTATAATTTATCTTTTGTAAAGTGAAGGATAGACCCTTCTGGCTTCCAGTTCTAATAGTTCTTGTGTATGTTTTTGTTCAAGTAGGCGGCGTTCTTCACTATAATTCTCTTGAATACTAAGATTAGGATATTTTTTTTGTATACTATATGGAGTTGGTGTATTTACAACCGGTCCATGATATCTTACTTGTTTCCTTTGTTTAGGAACATAATATACCTGGGGTGGTGGTTGTGTGAAATTTATATTTATAGTATTTTTACCTCCATTATTTTTTTTACTATGTTGGTTACTGATTTCTTTACGACTATTATAGAGACTATCAAGCATATCATAGTCTTCATAATTTTCTGATTCTCTTATTGAACTAGAACTTCTGTGTTTATCGTAGTTTACGCTAGGTGTATGACTATCTTGTCGAACTTGTTTTCCGTAGTTTATAGGTTTAGGATTCGCATAATTTTCAGGGGTTTTACGATACGGTGGCGGAGGATAATTTCCGTTTGCTGACATACTGTTATAATATTTATTATTATAAATTTTTAAATAATCAATTTATTTATTTATAATTAATTAATTACATTTTGCAGAATTATTTTATTGCTATATATTATATGGGTGGAGGATTAATGCAATTAGTAGCTTACGGCGCACAGGATGTCTACCTTACTGGTAATCCGCAGATCACTTTCTTCAAGGTTGTCTACCGCAGACACACTAACTTCTCTATGGAATGTATCCAGCAGACATGGGATGGTTCTAATATTGCTGATGGCAGATGTGTGGCTACTATTTCCCGTAATGGTGATTTAGTTCATAAAATGTACCTTCAGTTAGAATGCACCGCCGCGAATGCAGCGTTCCCCTCAATTTCTGATCTTATTGTTGATGCTGAAGTTGAAATCGGCGGTCAGTCGATTGACAAACAGAGTGGTGCTTTTATGCAGGCGTGGAATGAACTTACACACACATGTGGTATTGATGAAGAAAATAAAAACAATGGAACTTTATTCCAGAAAATGGCTGGTACAGTTGTTGTTGGTACCAACTCAAGATTTGTTCCACTCAATTTCTGGTTCTGTAAAAACGCTGGATTGGCGCTTCCTCTTATCGCCCTCCAGTATCACGAAGTTAAGGTTTCTTTAAATCATACTTTAAGAGCTGCTTATACTACTACTATTACCGGCAACAACCTATGGGTCGACTATATCTACCTAGATACCGACGAGCGCAGACGTTTCGCACAGGTTTCGCACGAATACCTTATTGAACAGGTCCAGGAACAGACCCTCCAACCAGGGGATACTGATCACAAGTTGCGTTTTAACCACCCGGTTAAGGAACTCATCTGGTTTGCCACCGCCACCGATATCGACGTCGGTAGCCCACGTGTTACACTACCGGTTGTTCAACATAGTGATCTCCCAGAAGCGACATACACATTAAAGCTTAATGGACATGATAGGTTTAGTGCTAGACCTCACACCTATTTCTCACGTGTGCAGGTATACCAGCACCACAGTGGTGATGGCGGTGATAATAGTTTTTATAATTATAGTACTAATATTGTTGAACGAGGTAATGTCAACGAGGGCTCCGATTGTCAAAATAAAATCGGATATATCTCTGATAGTATTTGCGTGTATTCTTTTGCTCTTAACCCTGAAGAACACCAGCCTTCGGGCACGTGTAACTTCTCGAGAATAGATACGGCCGAGTTAAACTCCAGTCAAGATATCGCCACTGATACTGATGATAATTTACAAAGACAGGTCAACACCGCCGCCGACGACATTGCCTTGACATCAAGAATTGTAGCGATTAACTACAATGTTTTAAGAATAATGAGTGGTATGGGTGGTCTTGCCTACTCTAATTAAATGCTATAAATCGCATTTTTATTTCTTTCTATTTTTTAGATTTTTATTTAATTAATTACATTTTGCAGAATTATTTTCTTGCTATATATTATATGGGTGGAGGATTAATGCAACTAGTAGCTTACGGCGCACAGGATGTCTACCTTACTGGTAATCCGCAGATCACTTTCTTCAAGGTTGTCTACCGCAGACACACTAACTTCTCTATGGAATGTATCCAGCAGACATGGAGAGGTTCTAATATTGCTAATGGCAGATGTGTGGCTACTATTTCCCGTAATGGTGATTTAGTTCATAAAATGTACCTTCAAATAGACGTTGGTAACGGTGGGTTTGCTGAACGGTCTATTTTGGACCTTATTGATGATGTTACAGTTGAAATCGGCGGTCAGTCGATTGACAAACAGAGTGGTGCTTTTATGATGGCCTGGAATGAACTTACACACACTTGCGGTGTAACCACCCGTGCTGCAGCCGGAGGTGGATTCGGCACGCCGGCGGTTGGTACGGCTGGAACTCTATTCCAGAAAATGTCTGGAAGCGTCCTGTTTACTAACCAATCTAGATTTGTTCCACTCAATTTCTGGTTCTGTAAAAACGCTGGTTTGGCGCTTCCTCTTATCGCCCTCCAGTATCACGAAGTTAAGGTTATTTTAAACCATACTTTAACTACTGCTTATGGTGATAATGTTACCGACAACCGCCTATGGGTCGACTATATCTATCTTGATACCGACGAGCGCAGACGTTTCGCACAGGTTTCGCACGAATACCTTATTGAACAGGTCCAGGAGCAGATCCTCCAGACAGGGGATGGTGATCACACTTTGCGTTTTAACCACCCGGTTAAGGAACTCATCTGGTTTGCTACAGGGACGAGACCCTTATTGAATATCGCGGCGGCCACACTACCGGTTGTTGAACATAGCGATCTCGCAGAAGCGACATACACTCTAAGGCTTAATGGACATGATAGGTTTAGTGCTAGACCTCACACCTATTTCTCGCGTGTGCAGGTATACCAGCACCACAGTGGTGATGGCGGTGATAATAGTTATTATAAGATTGCAGAGAACGACCGAGAGCAGGGGTTAGTGGCCCTGGCTTGGAGGCGTGCTGTCCAAGATATAATGGGATATATCTCTGATAGTATTTGCGTGTATTCTTTTGCTCTTAACCCTGAAGAACACCAGCCATCTGGTACATGTAACTTCTCGAGAATAGACACAGCCGTGTTAAACACAAGCGCAGCAGTTGTCGCTGATGTTCAGGAAAATTTATCGTTCCACGACGGCCAGAACTTTGGGGGGGCGGGGCTCGACAACCCACAGGTACCGAGAATTGTAGCGATTAACTACAATGTCCTCCGTATCATGAGTGGTATGGGTGGTCTTGCCTACTCTAATTAAATGCTATAAATCGCATTTTTATTTAAATATAAAAGAATAATATTAATAATTATCTATGATGACCGATTTAGAAGTTATAGGAAAACAGATAGATGAAACAAGACATCTACTTTTAGATAATACTAATAAATTAATAGAAAGAGATTCTCATTTAGATGATATAGAAAGACAAACTGCAAATCTCGAACTAAATTCATATCTATTCAAAAAAAATTCTAGAAAACTAAAACATAAAATGATTTGTAACAACTATTTATATATTTTCTTCTTTATTGGTGGTATTACTGCTTTAATTTTTATTATATTACTTATTAATAAATAATTTAAAAACAGTTTTAATATTATTTATAGAATGAATAGAACTCAAACATTTATTGAATCTATGTATACATTTATAGAATATTTAAGAATTTTTATTGGAAGTAGTTTTATTTTTATTTTAAGTAAACTTCCAGTGCCCCCAATTATTATTACCCCAAATAAAGTAAGAAAGGTTTCCTTTTCACCGGACAACGATGATGTAAGTGTTATGAGTTATAATATACATAATGGTCGCGACCAACTTTATAGGAATAGTATAGATAAAATTATTGAAGATATAGAAGGAAATAGAAAATCAATTTTGTGTCTGCAAGAAGTTAGCAAAGAGTTGTTCGTACATATAAAGGATTCGCTCGGTTATAAGTATGGTTATCACGAAGATGATAAATGTGTTCTAAGTGACCATGTTTTGCTGGATAATGATATTTATTATTTTAATAATGTAGGTATATATAAAACTACAAGCTTCCTTATTTCTGGAATTAAAATTGGAGAAGAAGAATTGTATATTTTAAACACACAACTGTCGTATGATATTGCATTATATAATCAATTATACGAATTAGAAGAATTACAACAATATATTAGTAAAAAAGATCTTGGTGATAAAAAATTAATTGTTATAGGAGATTTTAATTGCGCGGATATTAATCTAAAAAATTATCAATTAAATATTACAGATATACTAAAGTTAGATAAAATCAAACTAGATAATACATATCCATCGGTTCTTCCGCTTGTTCCCATCGATAAGTGTTTTACAACAAATATTGATGTTAAAAACTCAAGTGTTGTAACAACTACAAATAGCACACATTTTCCGATTTGTATTGAATTGTAATAAAATGTAATTATTTTTTTATTTATTTGTTAATTAATTTTAATTTTAGGGTCATTAGTATAATGGTTAGTATGGTTGCCTTCCAAGCAATCGGTCAGGGTTCGATTCCCTGGTGACTCAAATTATATTACACGATATAGAATTATTTTCTTGTAATATATTATAAAAATGTTTGGTCTGTTGAAGAATGTGAAAAAGAGTGTGAAAAAGGGTGTGAATAAAGTGAGAAAGAGTGTTAGGTACGGCCGTGGTGGTAGCAGTTGTGGTTCCCACCCCAAGAAACCCACTGGTGGTGCCCACTGTGGTAAGAACCACCCCAAGAAGAATAATGGTGGTATGAGACACTACAAAAAGAAGGGTAAGAGTCACAAGAAGGGTAAGAGTCTTAAGAAGAAAGGTAAGAGTCTTAAGAAGAAAGGTAAGAAGAGTCTCAAGAATAAGAGTGGTGGTAAGGGACACAATAACAAGAAGGGTCTCCACATGTAAGTAATTTATTAATATAGTTTATTTGTTTAATTTTAGTATTTTTAATAATTAAAAATATTAATCTATCAATGTTATCTAAAAAAAAATTTATACAAAAATTTAAAGCAAATTTAACAGCAGTTGTTTTAGGGTATTTAACTCGTAAATATAGTAGAAACATGCCTATTGATGAAAGATGTACGGATTGTGATCATAGAATATGTGGTATAATACATCGTAAAGAAAAGATAGAAGATAATTTTCATTTAATAATATTTAAATCTGATATCAAAGATGAGAATAAAGGTGTAACTAGTTTATCGTTTGAACCGATATCTACAAGTATTTCTATAAATGATAGACATTACTGTTCACACTGTTCTAAAAAACTGGGTCATTCAAATGAATGTCCTATTTGTCTTGAAACAATTGAAGAAAATATTTCTACAAAATGTAATCATAATTTCTGTTTAAAATGCATAATAAACTGGATACAAATGGATAATAAACAAAACATATTATTCCAAGCCAAATGTCCTATATGTAAATCAGAAATATAGTTATAAACAAAACATATTATTCCAAGCCAAATGTCCTATATGTAAATCAGAAATATAGTTATAGATAAATCGATATATTTTTATAAATGGATAAACCCTATTATCCGATATATGTAAAAAAAATAGCTAGACCTGTTTTGTATATTTCTGATTCGTCTGATGATGAGGAAGAGTAATAAATTAATATCTAAAATTAGTTCTCTTATTTTTTTTTGGTTTGAAAATATGGTTATCCTTTATCTTTTTAATTTTCCTAAAACTTTTATATGAATCTATAGTTAGTATAAAACAGTATATATTTTTTATAATAGATAGGTTAATTGAGAATCTACATTCTTCTTTTATTTTATATTTACCTTTACTGTTTTTTATAGTAATCATCTCTAAAATATACTCGTTAGGTTCAAGCATATTCCATTCATCTCTATCTTCCATAAATAGTGCTATTTCATAATTTGAATCTTGTTTTATACTTTCCTGTAAATGTTTTGGTACAATTGTTTCTTCAAAAAAATCCATAATCAATATAGTCTCTTCTAACTCGTCCTCTTCTTCTTCTTCTTCATCAATTTCAACTATACTCTTTCTACAAACTGGACAAGTTTTATTTTCAAGGAGCCAGTATGTAATACATTTGTTATGGAAACAATGTCCACAATCCAATTTGAATCCTTGGTCTACCTTTTCGATACAGATGCTACAATCTGACATGGTTATAATATAAATAATATGTTTAATACTTTATATATTCAATTTTTATGATGGTGCAAGTCCTTTTGATAGATTAATCTGTGTTGTACCCATTTGTTCTGTTGGTAGAATCATATTATCTAAAGAACACCCTGGACCAACCAGAGGCAAACAAATATCTCGTTCTATTTTAAATTCGCATAGAATCGGTCCATCTGTATAATTTACAAATTGTTCTATTGTTTCAACAAGATTACTACGATTATCACATAAAATAGATTTAATCCCAAATGAATTTGCCAGTGTGGTATAGCAAGGATTATTGTTATTGATTGTAGCGGTATTTCTACCTTCAAAATAGAGTTCTTCCCATACTGTAACCATCATCTGTGCACTATTATTCATTATAGCAATTTTTACTGGAAGGTTGTATTCTTTAATAGTTTTAAGATCAGAAAGTGTCATATTAAAACTCGAATCACCATCAATTAAAATTACCATATTGTTAGGATTGGCAATCTGTACACCTATCGCATAAGGAAGACCTACGCCCATAACACCAAGAGAACCGGATGAGATTACTTTATTAGGGTATTGTGATTTAATAAATTGGTAAGTTTGCATCTGATGATTCCCTACCCCGGTTGTAAATGTAACCTTCTTATTTTTTGTAGCTGTATTAAATTCATTAATAACATCCTCCATATGTAATTTTTTATCATCCGTTTTAATTACAAATGGATAGGTTTGTTTTAGATTATTTATATTATTAATCCATTCTGTTTTTTTAGTGTATGAAATATGTTGCATTATTTGTTTCAAAAATAATTCACAGTCCATATCAAAATTATAATCAGAGTTTACAACAAAATCTAATTCTGATTCTTCAATATTAACATGAATAATTCCACCTCTACCTTCCTTTGATGCTTTAAATGCTTCAGGTGCATATTCACTGATTTTACCGGTTGTTCTGTCATCAAATCTTGAACCAAGCGCAATAATCAGATCCGCGTCCTGTATCGCATAATTTGCTGCAGCACTACCATGCATACCACACCACCTTAATGATAATGATTGATTATCATCATAAATACCGCAACCATGAATAGTAGATGTTACAGGAATATTTGATTTATTTACGAATTCTGTTAGATAATTTGAAGCGTTACTACACCCTTTACCAACAATAATAATCGGTTTCTTACTTTTATTTATAACCGATGCTACTTGTTGGATATTATTTGTATAATCTTTAATGGGTTTAACATTTTTTTTATAGTTATTAACATTTATAGCAGGATTATAAGATTGATAAGAAACACATTTAGGAATATCAATATGAACTGGTCCTTTCTTCTTATCGTTAGCAATTCTGAATGCTTCATCTACAACATATTCCATTTCATTAATATCTGTAATCTGATAAGACCATTTAGTAACATTTTTTGTAAGTTCTACGGCGGGTGCTTCCTGAAATGAATTTAGTCCTTGTGCTTCTTGTGAAACTTGTCCGCTAAAGACAACAAGAGGTGTTGAATCGTTTTTAGCATCAAGAATAGGAGTAATCATATTTGTTATACCAGGACCACTCGTAACCATACAAACGCCAGTTTTATTGGAAGATTTTGCATAACCAGTAGCGGAATGACCTGTATTCTGTTCATGTGTATTAATAAAATAATTTATTTTAGAGTTATATAGACTATCAATAAGTGGCATAACACTACCACCAGAATAGATAAACATATCAGTAACATTATTTTTACGTAATGCTTTATAAATAATACTACCACCAGAGTTTACTAATTGTAGCATTTTGTTAGAAAAACGCATAGTTATATAATAATAATAATTAAAATTTAAATCAATTTTAAGCAAAAACAAACATCCTGCCATCGCAGGTCTTACAGTTCCCGCTTATCATAGAACGACCACGCTTGTTTAGTTTATGTTTTCTGTTATCCGGTTTCATAACGCAAGACTTTGTTTTCTTACCACTCGCATGAAAGCATCTCATACATAATGCTGCTAGTTTAGGGTCTTTCATCCTAACACCAATAGCCACTTTCGTTTTATTAGACGCCTTCTTAACCTTAATTTTTTTAGAACCAACTTTAACTTTCTTAGAAAGAAGCTTTCCCTTTTTCATACTCTTTGTTCTCGTACCTTTTTTTGCAACCTTTTTCGACAATCTTTTTGAAACCATATAATAGTATTGAATATTTTAATTATTAAGCATCATTCTATACATTAGAGCAACCGGGATAAGATCCTGTATAACTTTATTATCATTCTCTATACATTTTATTTGTTTATCTACATTATTATTGTTTTGTTTATCTTGAATTGTAAATTCATCATTAAAACATTCCAATTTATAATTTATATTTTCGATCATATTATTAATTTCAAGCAAACTAAGTTCAGTTTGTTTATCCATATTATCAATCGTTTTAAGATTATTTAACATTTTATCAAATGAACTCTGGAAATTTGAAAATTTCTTTTTCTCTGTTTTATAGAGTTCCATCTATTTATAATTTAGATAATATTAATTTAAATATACCGCAAATGTCTAATAGTATGCTATATAATGAATATATACCTAAAACATTTGATGATAGTATTATTCATAAAAATATTATAAAAAAATTAAAAAATATAAAAGAATTAAGAGAAAATATAATTCTACATGGACCTAATGGTACTGGAAAATATGTACTTGCTCTAATGTTGCTTGAGAATATTTTTGGTAAAGAAATATATACTAAAACCGAAAATGTTATTACAACTGGTAATAAATCATTTACATTATATAGTAGTAACTATCATTATGAATTATATCTCAAGAATTCTTATATTAAATATTCAGAAATTAATACAATCATAGAAACACTTGGTAAGAATAGAAATATTGTTAATAATGGAAAGAATGTAATTCTTATCAAGAATAGTCAATATCTAAATAATGAAAACTTATTTCTTATAAAAAAGTCTATTGAAAAACAAAAATTATATTTTATACTAACAACTAATAAAATAAATTCGTTGTTTATAGGGGTAAATTCAATTTTTATGTGTATTCGAATTCCTTGTATAGATTCCAAAGAATTATTAACACTTGTTAAAGAAACTAAAAAAAAAGAAAAAATAAAAATTTTAGTGAAGGATATCAAGGAAATTATATACAATAATAAATCAAATCTTACGATGATATTATATAATCTAAAAATTTATAGTTTAACTGGTGAATTAAACTATGAAAATATATTGCATACTAAACTAGATAAAATCCTAGAATTAGTTTATAATAGAAAAGAAGAAAATATAATACCTATAAGAAAACTCTTATACAATGTATGTACTCACAATATTAGTCGTTATGAAATTTTAAAATATTGTTTTAATGATGCTGTAAAAAAATTAGATACACCACAAAAAAAAATAGAACTACTTAATTTTACTAATGAAATTAATATAAAATTATCAAGTAGTTTTAAAACTACTATACACATTGAATACTATTTAATTCATCTTATGAGTATTATAAAATAGTACAGCAATTCTTTTTAATAATTTTTTCTTCTATTTCTAAGTCTGCTCTAATAGTTGTATTTATTTCAGTATCAAAATTTTTGGTTTTTAATATACGGTCTATAATAGCATCAAATGTTTCATCTACATTATCATTATCTTTTGCTGAACATTCCATTGTAATATAGTCATATTTTTTAGAAATATTTGTTACTTCATGTTTATGTATCATCCTATGTTTTTCAAGATCTGTTTTGGTTCCAACAATAATAATAGGAAGTTCTGATTTATTAAAGAAATTTATTTTATCTATCCATTTTTCTATACTATCATAACTATTTCGGTTTGTTATATCATAAATTATCATCGCTCCATCCAGATTCCTAAAATAAACATTAATCAGATTTGCAAATTTTTCTTGACCTGCCGTATCCCATAAATATATTTTTATATCTCTATTCCCCCTTCTAACTGATATATAATGAAAATCAACCCCTAGTGTTGATGAAAATGTAGGATTAAATATGTTATTATGTTTTCTATTCAGCAGTGCTGTTTTTCCAACATTTGTATCACCTACTAAAATAAGTTTTAATTTATTCTCCATATATATTACATATACCAAAAGTTTTTCTGTGATATTTTGTAATACCGTGTTTTTTAATAGCATCTATATGTTTTTTTGTACCATAACACATATTGTTTTTCCAGTCATATACATTTAATTCTTCATTTTCATCACATAGTTTTTCAATATATTGATCGTGATAAACCTTCGCAAGAATACTAGCGGCTGCTACTGGAACAAATTTTGAATCACCTTTAATTACACACGTATGAGGTATACTTGTATTTGTAGTATCTGTATACATTTTAAATTTATCACCATCTACAATAACATGGTCCACCAATACATTTAGTTTATCGAGCGAATTATGCATACATTTATAAGTTGCATTAAGAATATTAATTTTATCTATAACTGTATTATCCAATTTAGTTACTGAATAGTCAATCGCATATTCTTCAATATAATCCTTTAGCATAAGTCTCTTCCTACTTGATAATTTCTTTGAATCATCTACTATAATATTAGTATCACTTGGGTCTATTTCTTTCGGCCATACCACCGCCGCAGTAAATACCGGTCCAGCAAGACATCCGCGCGCTACTTCATCGACACCTGCTTCGACTTCATCTTCATAGAAATATGCTTTCATTTATAATTATATATAGTTATTTCTTTAATTCGTTTCCTTTTTTTTTAGCTTAATAATATAGTATAATCCAAAGTAGGGTGGCATATTATTGTGTGGTTTACCACCACCAACAGATTCAAAATCTACATCAATAGAACCTTGTAAATTATTTTCTGATACAGTAGGTATAAATGAATTACATTTAGTTGATATTCCTAATTTACTATCAGATAAACATGATTCGTTATAAACTGATTGAACTGGGTCAGTTTTTAAAATAGAACAATCTACCCTTTTATTATATACACTTGGGTCAAATGGTTTATTTTCGACAATACTCTTGACTTTACCATCTGTTCCTAATGGTGCACCATATGTATCTACACCTACTGTAAATTCTTTGTTATTTGGGCAGGTATAGGTAGTCTTTTTATAATTATCTCTTCTAGGCATCATACAAACATATGGATTTTTCCAAAAATCTATTTTCCTATAATCTTCAACCCATAGACCTCCTCCGCCCCTACAAGCCTTTATTGCGGCCTTTTGATCAAAGTCCTTCCTCCAGCCAGCATAACAACAAGGACCCCCGACCCACTTATTGTACCTCTCGGGTCCCCATTTAGGGTGGGTGAACAGTTTAAGTATCTTACTTGGACATCTCCCAGCATCTGGACCACCACTAATATGAAATCCTGGTGGACATACATTATTTATGTTTGGTATTTTTGTATCATTATAGAGTTTGTTTCCTGTGTCTAACATATATGGATTAAAGTTATGTGAATGTTTTGGCATATCACTTTCCTTTAATGTTACTGTCTCTTTACCTCCTGGAACTCCTAATTTAAAATTGTCTCCTGAACCTATAACAAATTTATCCCTTAGGTCTGGTGTCCCATTCTCTCCATCACATACCGCCCAACCTTTAGGTATTTTTTTTATATTACCATAATACCATACGACTTGTCCTTCAAACCAATAGTGATTTAATCTATATAAATCTTCTTCTGTTATTTTAAAATCAATACTATTATCTTTGTTTTTATATCTAATTTCAGTTTCATCTTTATATGGAATTTCCGACATAAAACCTAAATCTTTATCGGTTATACAGTATCCATCTATACAGAGTTCTTTAGTTTTTAACTGTCCGTCTAATTCTAATTTTTCTTTAAGGATAATTGTATTTGTTGTTGTTAGGTATTTCATTTTTAAATAATAGGACAAAGAGGTAAAATATTCGTTCGATAAATATCTTCTAAATAAAAATACTATAATTAGTATTATTACATAAATATACATTATAATAATAAAATATAAAATTAATCACAATTAAGATACACAGGTGGAACTCCAGCCTTTTGTAGTTTGTCAATTAGTTCCGTGCATCTATCTATTTTCTTAGTTTTTGGTTTTGTCTTCTGTTTTATTGTTGGTTTAGGGGGTGTTACTGGTGGTTTATAGTTTACATTTCTCATTAAAAATATAACTCTATAAAATGAAGGCATATTATCGTGTGGATTACCAACAGCAGTATCATTATTTAAACATGGTGTTCCTTCATATTTTGTTAGATAGCTAAAAATCCAATTCGGTGTTGGATAAAATCCTATTCTGGATTCATATAATTTTTGTTTAGGGGTTATTTTAGTAGTTGTTCCTGAGTAACAACATTTACAAGGACCACAATCACCACCTTTTTCATTATATTCATATTTTAGTCCGTCTTCTCTATCAGTTCTTTCACAAACTTCTTTGGGTTTTTTATCAAGAGCAAGTAAATTTAGGTCATCTTTCGACCATTTATAACACTTTTTTTTATCATCTTCTTCTTGACTCGGTTTATTCCAAAATAAATCATGAATTTCCTTGTATTTGTTATAACATACTTTATTGTCTAATGTTACTGAAATATTTTCAGGAGATAATTTAAAAATTCCCAAAGATTTTCTTGGGCCGCCTCGTTTCCCCTTTTTCTCCCACGTCCAGGGCACCGCTTGAAAGACATTATAGTTAATAGGTTGTGCCTCCGTCGCATCCGTATTATGGCAATTTTTACAGGCATTACCAGTAGGTCCAACATAATAATCATTGTTAGATTTTACGTTTGTTTTAACAAATTCTGGGTATAAATTTGTTTCTGTTCCTAGTTTATTTCCATTCTCGTCTTTAATAAGTATTGATTTCATCCACATTTTTGTTTTATCTTTTATATTAATTTCACTTTCCCAGTGTCTTGTATCTCTAAAATATATACAGGTATTACTACACACACCAGCAACACCACCAGAACCCACATTATCTTGTCTAAATCCAACCGCTTTAATTTTATCTTTATTTTCATATAAAATATCATAAAATGGAACTGGTTCATAAATATCAGTATCTATAAATTCTATTTCTTTTTTTAGGGATTCTTCTCCTATTTCTTTTTTTGGGGGTTCTTCTTCTATTCTTTTTTTTAGTTTTTCTTCTTCTATACTTTCTTTTGATTGTTTTGATATTTTATTTCTGTATTCAATTCTACCATTACTATCTTTCTTAGTTGCATAAATATTTGAAACACATTCCTGTAGATTATTTCCAGGTATATAATCCTTTCCTAATTTTAGTGGGTTTCCAAAACCATCAGTTTTACACATACTTGCAACTCCATCGCCGTATTTGCCTAAATGGTCTCCATGTCTTCCATATCTTATATCTCCTACCTTTTCTGGTTTACTCGTATCTAATTCCTTTGCCGAAGAAGGGAAAGCCATATTATGATTGTGTCTAGGTAATTCAGCTAATGTAAGAGAATGAGTTTTTTCTCCACCTGTATCATCCTGTTTATATTTTGTTCCGGCACCGACAATAAATCTATCCTTTAAATTGGGTGTACCATTTTCTCCATCGCATACATACCAGTTAGGTGGTATTTTAGATAGTTCTCCTGAATAGGCAATAATAGTTCCATCATTCCAGTAATTTTTTAGATTCTGTAAATCCGAAACATCAATACATTCTCCATCCTCATCTGGTAAACACATTTTGGAATTATAATGTAGAGGGAGTGATTTAAATGCAATAATATCTTCCTGGGAAATCTCTTTTTTACCTATAACCAGTTTATTACCTTTTTTTATGGTAATTCTATCCTTTGATATGATATGTTTATTATTAATCTCGCCTACTTCTAAATTAAGGGGTGTATTAAAGGTTTTATAGTTTTCTCTAAAACTACCAAATATTAGTAATAAAATAAATATAACTAAAATTGGTATTAATAATTTCATTATTATAATAATAGATAATTTTACATAAATTTAATCAAACAATTGTTTCTTTTACCGACGCCCATTGTTTTTCCAATTCCTCTAATTTATTAACCAAAGATAGGGATGGATCTTTATAATTCGGGTCTGTTTTCATAACATAGTATAAAGAATCGTATGGTGGTAAATTTTCATGACCTTTATTCTTTCCTGTATCTGATAATTTATTAGAAAAGGTATTTTTATGTTTATGAATATCACCTACATTATCTTTCGTACTTATTGCTGCTTTAATTCCTAATTTTTCATTTCCATCACCAGAACCTGGATTATTAGAAGGTAATACGTGATAATGTTCGGGTATTTCATCTATAGTTAAATGATGTTTATTGCTACCACCGGTTATTGTTTTTTTCCTACACATTCCATCACTTGGAGTTACTGTAAATAATTTCTTATCAGAAATATCATCATACCATAATAGACATGTGCCATCCTTTTTAACATTATATCCGGTACAGTGCATCAAATCATTACAATGTTCCTCGCAATTATTACTACTTAATTTACCATTATCTTGAATAAATCGGTTAATTAATCCAAATTTATTCCCACATAAACCGCTCCCTATTGTTTTATATTGTTTTCTATAATCTATATCAGAACCTAATATAAATTTATCTCTTAAATCAGGTGTTCCATTTTCACCATCACATATCTGCCATCCATCTGGCAACATACCTAAATCACCATTATAAATTGTTATAGTTCCTGGTGGCCATAGTTGTTTTAGATAACGTAACTTCTTTTTTTTTATACATTCCTGGTCAATACAAATAGAATCTTTTATTTTAATATGAAGTTTATCTAAACGAATAAGGTCGTCTTTAGAAAGACATGCATTATCTATACATATTTCTTTTGTATCAAAATTGTCACTAATAGAACATTCTTCTGCTTTGATAGTAATGTCTTTGTGAGTGTTTAGATCAACTAGAATTAAACCTGAACCAGTTAATTTCCCAACAAAACCTTCCCTATTATTAATATATACTAATCCGATTAGTATAATAGTAATAAGTAATATGAAAAAACGAAACATTTATAATAAGAGAATATTTTAAATCATATTTTTAATAAATAAAAATTCATGAATAAAATATGGAATAAGATATAACACAGCATTTAGATTTACAAGTGAAATAGTAAATACCAATAAAGCAACTAACTTACTAAATTGTTTAATTAATTTATTTGATACCATTTTTTTATGACTTACATAAAGTCTAACCAGTAGAAATAATGCAATAAACCATGACGCATCATGACCAAATTGACATATCATACTTTTTTTAGTTTTGGTATTATAAATAGGGTGGAACATATATCTATATTTAAAGTAAGATAAAGGGTGTGCTATACTATAGGTGGTTTTAAAATAATTTAAAACGTATACAACATAAACAGCTAATACTACCGACAAACAATAACTCATACTATTTACGAGTATATTTTTTTTTATTCGTCTTTTTCTTTAATTTAGTAATCCTTTTCTTCGTTTTCTTCTTCGTTTTTTTTAGATGAATTACTAATGAATCATAGCCACCAATAAAATCCCGTTTTTTTGGAGTTTCTTTTATAATTCTTGGAACTGTATAAAAATCACTTGGTATATCTTTTATATATTGTTTATAAAATTCTGAATCAGAATCATAAAACATATAGTTTATATTTTTTTTATCAAGTAACATAATTGAATTTTTACAGTACCAGCAATGGTCTTTCCCGAAAATAAGATACATATAGGTTTACTATATTATAATCCAAACTTACTAAAAAAACCATCAATGTAATAGCATATACCTTTATAAACCTGTTTAATTTGTTCTTTTACCACTTCTGGTTGTTTTGTAAACATATTATAGGTTTCATTTTCTTTTAATAACCATTCTTTTTCTTCTAAACTATTTTTAATTAATTTTAATTCTTCATCATCATATACATTATTTTTAGGAATAAATGTAGATTTTGAAATAAATTCTGGATTCTGATTATTATTTAGTTTATATTTTTGAATGTTAGGGTCTGGTCTTCTATATCTACCAGGGATACGACTAAAACTACCATCTTGTGTTATATCCTGAACGAAGTTTTCCTGTTGTTTTATATTAAACATATCCAAAAAAGTTTTAATTTCATCATTCCGTATATAGGATATAATATAAATACACACACAACTATATATTATATTAGAAATACAGAACCCATATAAATTTAGTATCATTAACATTATAAAACAGAGTTTGCACATATTTTTTACCATTTTACTAATTTCTGAATCCTTTTTATTTATTGTTAATAACTTATCTGCTAACAAGTATAAAAGATATAGAGTTATAAAATAGATCATTATAATACTATATTATAAATTATTATAATAAATATTTATAAAAAAAAATCATATTTATATAATGGATGATATTTGGAATACACATACATTACTTGTAAATAAAAATCTGATTAAAGAAAACAAAAAGAAGACGCTAAAGGAACATGGAAGTATAATAAAAAAACTTAAACCAAGTAATAATTATAAATTTGATGAACACCATGAGACTTTTACACACAATAAAGTTACTAAAAAAATATCAGATTTAATAAGAGAAGGTCGCTGTAACAAAGGGATGAAACAGAAAGATCTGGCTGGAAAATTAAATATACCTGCAAAAACAATTGTTCTATACGAAAATGGTTCTATTATACCTGATAATAATCTTATGGGTAAAATAGAACGTGTATTAAATATCAAAATCCGTGGTAAGTTTTAAAAAAAAAAATAGTTATATAAATGTATGGGAATAAATGGACTAAATTTATTTTTGAAAAACCATATCCCTGAAATAACAAACAAAACTGATTTATCTGAACTACGATATAAACGTGTAGGTATAGATACAAGTATTTATCTATATAAATATAAATATAATGATAATAATTTAATTGAATTATTTTTGAAACAAATATATCGTCTAAAACTTAATGGAATAATTCCTATATATATCTTTGATGGTATTCCTCCTATTGAAAAAAAAAATATAATATTAATGCGAAAAAAAAAAAGAGAAGGACAATTTTTAATGATAAAAAATTTAGAATTACAAAGAACTAAATGCAAAAATTTATTTGATACTATTCATATTAATACACAAATTGAAAATATTAAAAAAAAAATAGTAAAAATTAATAATCAAGATATTATTAAATTGAAGGAACTATTAAAACTATGTGGTGTAGATTATATACAATCTGAAACTGAATCGGATTTACTATTTAACACTCTTATTAAATATAGATATATTGACCTTGTTTTATCTGAAGATAATGATATTATTGTTAATAGTGACACTAAACTGATTAAATTTTTTAATGTTTATTCTAATAAAGTTATCATTTATGATAGAGAATTTATAATTAATCGACTTAAATTAAGTAGTTTGATGTGGATACATTTCTGTATATTTATGGGTTGTGATTATTTTAAAAAAATACCATATCCATCTGAGAGTATTTATAGAATGGTAAAAAAGAATGAAATAAACTATTTAATTAATAATAGACTTAAATTTGATTCTTATCAAAAAAAATCTTTTAAAAGAGCTGAAGAATTATTCCTTTTAGTACCAGAAATTATTAATGAAGTTATTTCCAGTAAATTTGATGAAAAATTACTAATTAAATTTATTAAACAAAACACCCATTTGAATAGGACAACTATTGATAATATGATTTCTGTTATTACCTAATTTACTTTTTTATCCATGATGTATACGTTTTTTCATTCTTTGTTAAAGGTTTGTTATCTACACTTAGGTATATACCCCCTTTATGTGATTCGGTTACTCCTTTACAAAGTTTCGAAGTAGAACAAACATCTAAAGCTTGTTTAACTGTATTATATTTTTTTCCAACTTGTTGTGGGAGTGTTGGATTTGCATTTTCTTCTTTATTTCGTTTCTTTACAGGAACTTTTAAAATTAAGTCTGTTTTTTTTCTACCAGGTAATGCACCATCAATTTTTTCCCATTTGCTATAATCGATTTCATCTATATCATGATCAACACAGATATCATAATCTATTTTAGGTTTTGTTCCTAACTTTTTATTGGTTTTTATTGGACAAACTAACCTATTCTTAGAACTATTTTGTTTAACTGTTTCGTTTGGTTTTCGAACTATACATTTGTTAAATATTTTCTCTTTTCCTGTATTAGACCTATTTTTAAATGGGAATATACATTTATTACCAGTTTTAGTCATTCTTTTATTTTCTGGGAAAGGATAGAACCCAACCGTTTTAATCTGGCCTTTTTTAACATTTAAATTTTCATTATTTATATCCTTATCATAAACACTTGTTGCACATATTAGACCTTTATCTGTTTCTTTATATTTATCATAACTAGTACCATCTGTATCAATATATGGGAAACAACAATACCCCGGTTTAGTAGGTATACCGTATACATTTTTATGTTTCTTTCCCATAGTGTCTACATCAGATCCAAATATATCACTGTTACATTTCCCATCATAACAGAACCCATATTTGGTCATCACATTATTATTATCTACTTCGGTCGCACATATATATCCATTATCTTTATCCTTATGTAATATACACTGTGTGTTTAGAAAACTATTACCCTTTACTCTGAATGGGAAAATACATTTACCTTCCTTTATATTTTTATCTTTTATTTCTTCGCCCTTAATATTTTTGATCTTTCCTACTTTATCTTCAAATTCATCATTCTGGTTTTTAGCAGCCTGTATTTCTTCATCCGAAAGGGTATATTTAATGTCTTCTATTTTAGTTAATGGTTTTTTTATCAAATCAAGGTCTATTAACTTAGAGTTACCTAATGTAATCGGCCACATATTTAATGTTGTGTTTTGTGAAAGATACATATTTTTTATATCAAAAATAGAGTTTACATATTTCATATATTTGTCTCCTTCAACTAATACATTAGTACCATTTTCATTATATAAATATTTACCCATTAGTATTTCTTCTCTTTCTAATAATGAAAATAAGATTTCTTCTGTTAATTTAGAGATATATCTTCTTTTTAATCCAGATTTTAATACTAAATTACATTTTGGGAAGTTAATTTCTATTTTTTTTCCATTTATTTCTATTTCCCCCTTTTTATTAGGGGAAGGAGTTGCATGTTTTGTTGCTCCACATTTTTTTGTTTTGTTAGTTAATCTATTATTATTTTTAACGGTTTTTATTGAACTTTTACTTATAGTTATATTATTAACTATAAAGGTTATAACTTTGAATAGTCCCTTTCTTTTTTTAGTAATATCTATTTGACTAATAATATTATAAATATCATCTCTTATTGTATCTATTTTTTTGGTTTTTGCTGAGAAAAATAATTTTAATTCACTTTTTAGGTTATTATACATTTCATCATCGGATTTATAGGATGACATAAATTTGGTTGAATTATTTTCATCTGAATTATTTGCATCAAGTTCAAATTCATAATTGAATTCTATAAAACGTAATTTATGTACGTCTTTATTATATTCTACTCTTTCTAATGGATGGAAACTTCCATCTGTTAATCCTATGGCAAAAATTATATTATCTTTTACAATTAATGAATTCGCCTCGCCACCAAGTAGTTTTATAAGTTTTCCATATTTTATAAGTTTCAATTCTGATATCTTTTTTTTAGAAATACCTTCGGTTTTATCTATACCATATGCTCTGGTAAACACGATTCTATCATTTTCTAACATAACCCCAATACCCTTGAAATTTTCATCAATTATATGATGTTTAATTTTGTCTTTTATAGATGAAACTGGTTTAAATTTTTTATAATTAATTTTGTCATAAACTGTTTTGTATAATGAATCGTCTAATTTCCAATCACAGTTATTTTTAGTAAAGTAATATAATCGTTTTACGTAATTTAATAAAATTCCATTGGTATAATTATTTATCTTTTTGTCAAATACAGTTACGAATGTTGGTTCAAATACATCCTTCGATGATTTTGCTATAATAATAGGTTCATAGTATTGATTATATTTATATAAAATACAAATCTTATTCTCATCCTTGAATGTATCTTCATAAACAGGACAATGTGTATAGAGGTATTCTACCTTGTTTTTTATTACCTTTTCAAAAATAATTATATTTAGTCCTTTTTCAGAAGAAAACCAATCTTGTTTTCTTGATAGGAGGTCTTTAAATATTATAGGGTCTTTGGGTATATTCATGTCTCCACAATATTTTTTAAAATTTTCAAATGCACCGATAATATTTGTTAGTTTATTATATAAATTTTTGGTTTTTACTAATTCTATTTTATCTTTAATATCATTTCTTAATGGAGAACTATTTAAAATAAAATCCAATAATTCTGGATATTCTTTACACCATTTTATTACTAATGTATCATCAAGATTGAACTTATCAGATGAGAATAGATTAAGTAGATCACCATTATTTAATCCTAAAAATTCAACTGGACCTAGATTTTTAATTATTTCTTCAACAAGTCTTATCGCAGACCATTTAGATTTTATTCTTTTTTGGTCATGTGTGTCATCATCTTTATCACCTTTAAATGAAGCCATTGCTGATAAGAATGATGTGTTAATATTTTGTTTTACCCCTTTTCTTATAAACTGAGAAGTTCCATCAATTAGTCTGGAGTCATCTATTAATTTTTCGTTACCATTAAGTAATATATTAAGTCTTTTATAGAGTGCTCCTAGTTTACCTTTATCAAGTGGGAATTTATCTTCACCTTGTATATATTTATCTTCAATGCGAGATTCTATATCTTTATTTTCTTTAAACACATAGGTTTCTTTTTTTAATGTTGTTTCATAACTTTTACCTTTATGTAATCCCTTTGTAATGTTAATAATAAATCCAGGTCTTATAAACACTTCTAATTTAGTTAATTTATCATATACTTCTGGACCATCTTTTGTAATAATATATACGTTATTTTCTTTGGTCATTTTTTGATTTGTAAGAAGTATAGTATCATTTTCTTCTAGTTTAATAGAACCGGTTTCTTCTAGTTTAATATAACCTGTTTCCTTTTTTTCTTTTGTTAGCATCGTTTCTTTTATAGTTCCATCTATAACTAGAGTTTTAAGGTCGAGGTTTTTATCGATTGCATAATTGATATCAGTAATAGCACATTTGGATCTTTTTATAGAACTTCCTTCCTTCTTGAAACAACATGGCATACACATATTTTTAGGATGTAATTTAGAAGCTAATAATCCAGGATAAGCTTCTAATTCGGTACCTTCCAAGTATTTTAACCATTCTGATGATTTATTTACCTGCTCTTTTTTATCCTGCCAATATAGATTATCACCACCTAGACGTATTATAATAGTATTATTACCACCAATTTGCCCTTTTTCATCAATAACTTCTCCTTCACAAAAAGGACATTTACCCTTATTTTTTATAAATTGGTCATCCGTAAGAGCAATATTATCCCTAATACACCATATACGTGGACATATAACAAAATGTTTATTTTTGGATGAAGACCCCCATTCGATATACTTTAATTGTTTAAAACCATCTGGATTTATTTTTTCAAAATTATTAAGTTGGGTTTTGGTTAATAGAATTGGTTGTCTCATTGGAGCCGCACCACAACTTTTAGTATAGGTTTTAAGGGTATCGCTTTTAAAGTTAAAAAGTTTATTATCTCTTTTACGCATTTCAGACATATAGTTCCGAATCGACATCTTTTTTAACTGTACCTGTTCAAAATCTGTAGCACTATTATCATAGTCTTCAACATTATCGTTTTCATTTTCTCCATCATTATCACTATTATTATCACTGAGTGATACATTATTAACATTGTCTTCTAAATCAGCAAAATCATCATCATCATCATCATCGTCTTCTTCATCAATTTTACTTTCTTTTACTTCAAATACAAATTCATCTTTTTTGGGGTTAGTTTTAATTTTAGATTTTTTAGAATCCTCAAAAACAAAATTTATAAATTCTCTAATTTGTTTTATTATTAAAAAACTATCGCAATTTTTTGCATCTATATTAAACATTTCTTCCTTTCTATCAAATGAAATTACTATATTAACATCAATATCTAATGGTTTTTTTTTCAATTCTTCAGCATCCATTGTTTCATTAATAATCGTTAACATCTGTAGTGAATCTGTTTCTGAAAGATTAAATAGTTTTTGTGTTTCATTAATCCATGTCTTTCTAAAATTGGATACACCCAGCTTATTATCATTTTTTATTTTTAGGAAATACCTCCGAATATTTTCAAATGAAGTAAAGTTATTTACTTTCTTGTAATTAATATAAATTTTATTTTGTTCCTTCTCTTCTGGTGTTATTTTATAAACAAAGTTAGTATAGTTAGTAATATTATTATTTAATTTAAGAAATGAAAGTTTATTATCATTCATATTTTCTATAAAATCTGTTGTTAAAAGGTCATCTAGTTTAATAGTTATATGTTTTACAAAACGTTGTATTATTTTATTTGAGAATTTTAATAGTTTTACTATTTGTTTAAAGTTAATTTCTTTATCTAGATACCTAACAACGATTTTATCCTTAAAAAGTTGTATATCATAGTATTCCTCATTGTATTTTATTTTAAGAATTAGATATTCATGGTTCTTTGCGTCTAGTTCTAATTTTTTATTAATTTTTTCTTTATTAGATAGTTCGCTATGTGTCCATTTTTCTAGTAAACTCCTTTCAATTGGGTAGCTATATAATTCTGGATCATATTTAACAAAATAGTTTTTAGGTTCTTTAAACCCACTATTTACTATCTTGGGAGTAATTTCATTTTTATATAGTTTATATAATTCGGAAGTATTTCTAGATTTATATTTGCAGAAAGTTACTACATCATCAAGAACTATATTATTAAAAATATTATAAATATCTATATCTATCTGTTTTCCAGAAAATACAACATTTTTGTATATTGTAGATTTATTCTCATTTAATTCTTCCATATCCTGTAGTTTGTTTTCGATTTTTACCAAATCTTTAATTATTGTCTTATAATTTTCAGATGTTGTTGGGTCTTTTTTGATAAATGGGAAATATATTTGTTCAATATATTCAAAATTTGGAGTTACGACATCTTTTAGTTCATTATAATCGGTTAAATAAATCGTATTGTTGTTAATCGTATTATAGTGTTGTAATAAATGGTGTGAACAATCCTTAAATGTACTTAGTATATCAGGGTCTCTTATAGGTTGTGAAAGATCACATTCCAAAATATGTTTAGTATTATCGACATTATACTGAATACCTAATATATCATTATAACCAGTAATAGTATTATCTTTGCAGGTGAAGGTTTTGTTGCTACATAGTTCTCTAAAATTATATTGTTTTTTTAATTTAATTGATTCATATTCAGAAATCTTTTTTTTATTTACCCATAGGTGTTGGTGTTTTGGTATATAATTATCACAATAAATTAGAATTTTCTTTTTAATAATATCAATAGTATCGTTCAAATTGATTAAAGCTTTAACCAGAACAGTATCTTTTGTTATTTTTTTAGTATCTATATAATATTGTTCAAGTAACTCCTTTTCATTAATAGTAAACTTATTTAATTCAGAAACACCACCATTATTAATGCGATTTACTAATACATCTATTTCAGAAAATGAACCAACAAAAATATATTTTTTTTTTGTAATTGTATTTTCAACTGTAAATATTTTGTTTTTATCAGACATATCTAATATATTAACATATTATAAATAAATTATAAAATACTATTGTATGTCATCAAGAATAAAATTAGATAAAAATAAAAGAATAATGTTGTTTATATTTGGTTGTCTTTTTGCTAGAAGTATACCAATAATTATTTTAAAAAAAATACCTAAACTGTCTATAATTATAGTTCTATTCTATTTGGGAATAGGACTCTCCTTTTTAAAAACATTTCTGTTTTCTAAATTAGAATATGGATTTTTTGGTGGAAAGGTATGGTGGAATAATTTAAGACTATTCCATAGTTTGATTTATCTTTTATTTGTGGTATTATTTATAACGACTAAAAAACTATATATAAATTTATTAATATTTGATTTAGTAATATCATTACTATCAGTAATAAATAATTATGTCTAGTCTATAAGAGGGGTGCCTGTAATCATTGTACCACAGTATTCGATTGGGTTATTACTAAAATCTTGTTTAGTATAAATATTATTATCAATGGCTACTTTTAATAGAAATATCATATTGTCCCAGAATTCTTGATTGTGACCGATTGATTCTGTCATAAGATGTGCAAGTTCATGAATACCAACAAAGGCGATTGTATTTATATCTACCAAAGTATTTAACCCATCTTTGGATCTTAGACAGAATACAATTTTTTCACCTTTATTAATAGAATAGGATGTATGTTTATTACCAGGACTACTTTCTGATATATTATTTTCATTATAATTACTATTTAGGCGTTTAATGTCTATTTTAGTTTGTTCGGTATAACCAGAGTCGTCTGATTCTGCGTTTTTTACACAAATAGCAATTAATTCTTTAAATTTACTATTTAGAACATCCATTAAATTTGCGGCCTCTTCTTTATCTGGTAGGTTTCTTACTAAATAGTTCCTACCTTTTACGTTAATATAAACAACATCTAAAGATTTGTTTTCAAGGTGTACGTAAAATACAGTAATAACTATTAATAGTAGAAAAAAAGAGACAAAATCTTGCATTATATATTAGTATAGTATAATAATTTAATTAAAATAAAATTTGAAGAAAATTAATCAGATATATATAAGTAACACTTCCCCCATCATCATGACCGACACGATTGAACTTCAGATGCTTGACTGGAAATACTATGATGAAACACAGTTTAGTGAATATAAAAGGGATGGAGAAATTAAAAAGAAAATGATAGGTTCTAAATTTATTATACAGGGATTTGGTGTAGATGAAGAAGGTAATTCGGTTGCTATCAACGTAAGAGATTTCCCCCCTCATTTCTATATCGGACTAGATTCGTATATTTCAAGAGAGAAACTGGATATGTTTGTAAAAACGATTAAAAACAAACTTCCATTTTACTGTAAAAATGATATTGATGATAGTTATGATATTGTTAAGAGGAAACATTTCTATGGATTTGATAATGGTAACGAATATCCATTTATCCGTATTCTGTTTAAGAGTCTAAAATGTTTTACTTGTTGTTCTAAAATACTGGAAAAGGAGTTGAAAGTTCCTGGATTTCCTAAAAAAATTTATAAACTATATGAAACGAATATTCCTCCTCTACTTAGATTTATTCATTTTAAAAATATTAAACCAGCAACCTGGATTTCATTTAAAAAATCAGATATAGTCAAATCATTCGGAAAAAGGAAATATAGCACAAATGCTGAATATGATATAAATTGGAAGAATATTATTCCGATTGAGAAATCTACATTTGCACCTTTCAAAATCGCTTCCTTTGATATCGAATGTGATAGTAGTCACGGTGATTTCCCTCTACCTAAAAAAACGTATACTAAATTGTGTAGAGAAATACTTTATAATATCAATAAGAAAAAGAAAAAGATTGATATTAATACACATATTTATAACTATATTAAAGAAGCATTTTCGGATAAAGTAAAAGATATTGATAGGACTATTAGTCGTATTTATTCAAAAAATAATACGAAACCATCAGAAATGAAATTGAAAATAGCATCATCCAAATTGTTAGAGTTATATAATCGGAAAGAAACCTATGATATATTGGCAAATGACATTCTATTGATGTTTAAAAATGATGAAAAACATATTCAGGAATTGATAGAAGACGCGTTCTGTGATATTTCAAATCCAGAAGAGAAGACCAATTTTGATATTACTACTATTTACACTAAACAAAATAAGAAACCACCACTATCCTATATTAAGAAGGCTTCAGTCCAAGTTATTAAACTATATAATAAGTATATTAATTCTTCCGATAATGAAGAGAGATTGGATGATATTATTTCAGAATTTGCAACATTTCTGAATTTGACAAAGGTGGAAAGAACCGAGAAATATAATAAACATGATTTGAATATTATCTATCTACTTATAGACCAGATATCGATTACATTAAATAAATATTTTCCAGAACTAGATACTTCTAAGGAGGTTATGGTTAAACGGTTTGATAACTACATGTCTCAGATCCTACCAGATGTAGAGGGAGATAAAGTGATTCAGATTGGTACTACTGTTCAAAAATATGGTGAAACTGATTGTTATCTTAAACATATCCTTACTTTAAATGGTTGTGAGGAAATAGATGGATGTATTGTAGAATCGTTTGATAATGAAGAAGAAATGCTATTGAGATGGAGTGAATTTATTCGTGAATTAGATCCAGATATTATCACTGGTTATAATATTTTCGGGTTTGACTATACCTATATGATTGAACGAGCAGATGAACTTGAATGTATCGACGATTTCTGTAAAATGTCTAGAGAAATCGATAAGGTTTGTCCTCTTGTATGTAAATCACTATCCTCTTCTGCACTTGGTGATAATACACTACGGTATATTGATATGGATGGTAGGGTTCAGATGGATCTTCTAAAAATTATTCAACGGGACCATAATCTTCCATCCTATAAACTAGATTATGTAGCTGAAAACTTTATTAATAATAAAGTAGTGAGTTATTCTGATAATAAAATTATTATTAAGGGTATTCTTTCGCTAAACAAAGGAAACTTTATTACATTTAATGTAGATAAAGATAAATACAAAGATGGCAAGAAATTAAAAATTACAAATATTAACTATGATACGAATGAAATAGAGGTAGATGAGAATATAGATGAATCTATTACGGCATGGACATTAGCGAAAGATGATGTATCTGTGAATGATATCTTTAACTTTCAGAAGGGTTCTGATTATGATAGAAAAGTAATTGCTACATATTGTATTCAGGATTGTGCTTTGTGTATTCATATCATTAATAAACTAAAACTAATTACGAATAATATTGCTATGGCTAATGTTTGTAGTGTGCCCTTGTCCTTTATCTTCCTAAGGGGTCAAGGTATTAAAATCTTTAGTCTTGTGAGTAAGGAATGTAGGAAAGATAGATTTATTATGCCCGTTGTAAAATGTAAAAGGGATGATAAAGTAAAATATAATTCTAAATTTACATATTCTCAAGAAGAAGGTATGACAAGAACTAATGAGGGGTTTGAAGGTGCTGGTGTTCTAAATCCGATGAAAGGAATTTATCTTGATGTGTATTCTGTTGTTCTTGATTTTGCATCACTATATCCATCGTGTATTATTAGTGAAAATATTTCACACGATTCTATTTGTCTTGATAAAAAATATCTAGGCGAGGAAGGTAAGAAGTTTATTGAATCTTTGGGGTTGACATATAAAGATATTAGTTATTCGACCTATAAATGGGTAGATCCTAGTATTCGTAGTAAAGGTAAAGTTAAAACGGGAGAAAAGACTTGTCGTTATATCCAATTTCCAGATGGTAAAAAATCTATTCTTGGTATGATTGAAGCAAATCTTCTTGCTGAAAGGAAGAAGATGAAAAAGAAAATGAATACAGAATCAGACCCTATTCTTAAAGAAATTTATGATGGTGAACAGTTGGCTATCAAACTAACATGTAATAGTCTTTATGGACAGCTAGGTGCAGAAACCTCTCCTATCTTTATGCTAGACTTGGCGGCATCAGTAACAGCAACTGGTAGGAAACTTCTCTATATGGCGAGAGATAAAATCGAGAATAAATTTGAAGGTGCGGAGGCACTCTATGGAGATACCGATAGTGTTTTCATTAACTTTAAACCTAAGGATGAGAATGGGAATCTACTAAAGGGAAAGGAAGGTCTTAAAAGGGCAATTGAATTGGGTGTAGAAGCAGAGAAGTATGTTCAGAATTTCCTAGAAAAACCACATAAACTGGAATATGAAAAGACATTCTGGCCGTTTATCCTGTTCTCTAAGAAAAGGTATATTGGTCATAAATATGAATTTGATATTGATAATTATAAAGAAACTAGTATGGGTATTGTTTTAAAAAGACGAGATAATGCTAATATTGTAAAACATGTGTATAGTGGTGTTGTAAAGAATATTATGATTAATAAAGATATCCCGAAGTCGATTACAGACCTAAGGAAAGATATTATGAATATGATTAATGGAGTGTTTCCTATGAATATGTTGGTTATTACAAAAACACTAAAGGGTACCTATAAGAATCCAGATCAGATTGCTCATAAGGTGTTGGCGGAACGTATTGGTAAACGTGATCCTGGTAATAAACCAATGGTAAATGATAGGATACCGTTTGTTTATATCGAAAAGAAAGAGAAGAAGGGTCTTGTTATTTTGCAGGGAGACCGTATAGAAAATCCAGATTACATAAAAGAAAATAAACTTACACCAGATTATAAATTCTATATTACGAATCAGATTCTGAAACCGGTGTGTCAAATCTATTCTCTTATCATTGAGCAGATGGCAGAGTTTAAGAAGGAACCTGGTTATTATGAGAATAAGTATAAATTTCTACTGCGTTCAAAAACAGAAGAAAAGGCAAATCAAAAAATAATAGATATGAAAATGGAAGATACATCAGAGATTATTTTTGGAGATATACTAAGGGACATTGAAAACCAGAGGAAGAAGGTTACTAAAATGACTCACTTTTTCAAGAAGAAGTAATTTAACAACATAATTTTATCAAACAACAAATCCCGATACAAGATAGAACACTAATAGCTACGATAAATACATACAGGTCATAAATATCATATCGATTATATATTTCAAGGAAGGGATATTGGTCGAAATAACAATTTATAGTTTGGTTATTATATTTTTTATAATATTGTTTTGCATTATATAGTGAAGTATTTGTATCTGTTTTTAGACTACATGAACTATTGAAAAATGTGTAGAACCCTTTTTGTTTATTATTTTGATTGAGGATATATTCAGTTCCATTCTCAATTATAGTTACATAAATACTAATTATAGGGGATCGCGACATACACTTTTTACCACAATAACAATCACCCCATAGATCATCGTCAGAAACATTGGTTGGGTAGTCTATATTAGTTACATTACAATTTTCTAATTTGTAATCTATTGGAGTGTATCTATCATACATCATAATACTACCCATAGTAATGAATAAAATACAAACCATAACACTTACACATACCAGACAACACGCTCGTTCTTTGATGCCACTCATTTTGTTGTTTATTTGTATATAAAAAATAATTTTCAATTTTTATTTAAAGAGGTTTTATATGTTATTAGTAATGGCTAGCCATCCCCATGTTGACCCGTGCGACTACTCTAAGGTTGTTCAAAAACTACGCGATTTCTTTCTAAAGAAAAACTACAATGAGGTGCATACTCAGAGTCGATTGAGTATTCTTGCTGCGTGTGAGGATCCTGAGACTATCGCAACATTTACATATGGTGGACAGGTCTGGCCCCTCCCCCAGACGGGTCAAATGTGGCTAGAGTACGAACTATTGAGGAACCCGGAAGCTGAAGGTTTCTTTAGTGTTGGAACTAGTTTCCGCAATGAACCTAACCCGGTTCCTGGTCGTCACGAGAAAATCTTCCCTATGTTTGAGTTTGAAATCAAGGGTGGTCTCGACAAACTCCTAGAGATGGAGCGTGAACTCCTTGAACACCTTGGGTTTGGTGCCAAGGAGAGTTTCCCTGGTGATGACTATGATAATATTTCAAAGCATTATGGGGTTGACGAGCTCGAGAACGAACATGAAGACCTTCTCTGTAAGGAGCACGGTCCGGTGTACTTCATCGAGATGTTCCCGAACAAGACTTCGCCTTTCTGGAATATGCGCCAGTCGCCTACTCGTAAGGGTCTTGCGAACAAGGTTGATGTTATCCTTCATGGTATGGAGACGATTGGTTCCGCCGAGCGTTCTACCAGCGCTAAAGAGATGAGGGACCAGTTCTATAACATTAGCGATGGCGGTTATGCCAATATCCTATTTAGTAATTTTACTAAGGAGCGCGTTGAAAAGGAACTTGATGAGTTCCTCTCGTTTGATTTCTTCGAGCGTAGTGGTGGTGGCATTGGTTTGACACGCCTTATTCGCGCGATGAAGCTTAGCAACCTTCTCTAAATTAACAACTAGTGTTAATAAAGTTTAAAATAAAAATTATAAAGTAATTAGATATATAAATCTACTATTTATTGTACGTTGTTGCATTAGTGTTTTTGTAACCGTCAGGCTTTTTGAATGTATCCTTTTGAATAATTTCCGTTTTTTCCTCTTTTGCGAAATAATTGAATATTTTTAACATATAATTGTTGAATTATAATATTTTTTAGAAATATACGCCATATTAATATATTGTCTTAATATATAAATGTCTCTATTAAATAATAATAATAATAATCCAGATTTTAATAAGGTTCTAGCTAAAGCTAAGGCTGATGGCAAGGCTAAACTCCACCATCGATATATTCTGGAGCAACAAAAAGAAAGAAAACGGCAACAGAACCAGAATAAAGCAAATAGAGTGTTTTTTGGACTCAACTCTGAAAATAACTTTGTACCTAACCCCAATTCGTCTCCAGCAAAAAATAATAAGAAAAAGAATAAAAATGTAAGCACCTATAATAGTAGAAAGAACAAGAACAAGAACCTGCGTTTATCTAACAAAGAGCAACAAAAACTATTAAATAATAATAATAATAATCCAGATTTTAATAAGGTTCTAGCTAAAGCTAAGGCTGATGGCAAGGCTAAAGCGGAAAATTATAATATAGAACAAAGATTAAAAAATCTTAGAAACATTCCAAAGAATCCAAAGAATCCAAATAACAATGGAAAAAATAATAAGACTTTTACTCCAAATCCATTACCATTAATACGACCTGGTGTAGAATCAGTATATCCATTAAATACAAAAACAACCCCAAATACAAATAATAATAATTTAAATCTTTCTAGTATAAATAGTAAAAAACCGAATCTCTTCAATAATAATCATGCTGTTAATAATCATGCTGTTAATAACATAATAGCGATGGCCGGTCCCAGAATTCAACAGAAGAATACTAATAGAAACCCCCGGAACAATACGAATTTTTTTAACCGGCTTGAGAATTCTTTACAGGTACAAACTTCACCATATCAGAATAACATGTCACTCTACCCCAATGCAACTCATATATTAACCCATTCTTCTAAAAATAATAACATTAACAGAACCAGAAACAGAAACAGAAACAGAAACAGAACCAAAACACGTCGGCCTAGAAATAGACGTGAAACATTTAACAATAACTTACAAAAACCTTATGTCATGATAAATGGTGAACTGGTTCCGAAGGTTCCAAGTCGTAGTCGTTTAAAAAATACACGTAATGCTATTACTAGAAAAACAAAGAAAGGATTTCGTTTATTTGGTAGAAAAGTTAAAAACACAAGTAAATCTATTAGTAAAAAAACAAAAAAGGGATTTAATTCATTGAAGCGTAGTGCGAAAAGTATTAAAAAATCGTTCAGTTCTAAAGGTAAAACCGAAGAAAAAAGGCTTCTGGTTTTGAATAAAAAAATAGATGAACTTAATGATAAAATTGCTAGGTATTTACTATTACAACTCCGTGCACAAATAAATACGAAGAACCATGTATTTAATAAATTGACTTCACCTGATAAAAAGATCCCATTAAATGATATGAATTGCCTTATAAATAAATTCAGAATGGAATTAGTAGGTTTAGAAAGAGAAAGGAGTACTATATTACCCCCTAATGATGAAACATGCGTATACCAGTAAAAAACATAACATTATTATAATTATTTGCGGCTTCTATAACCCCTTCGTCAGCAACACTGCCACCTGGTTGTGAGATGTATTGTGTATTAATTAATGAAGCATTATCAATAGAATCTCTAAATGGGAAAAACCCATCAGAAGATATAGATATCCCTTCTATTGTCTTAAAATATTCTAGTTTATCTATTTTTAATTCTTTTGGGTTTTCTTTAAAATTCTCTAACCATAACTGTGTTTCATGTTTAGACATATCATTTTCTATATATTGAATTGTAGCATTAATTTTATTTTGGTATTTAGTGCCTTCTTTAAAAACTAAATTATCTGTAATAGATTTGTTATTTCTTAGAAGATAAATTTCAGCTTTCCTTCTTGCTAATTTAACACAATCAATTCGACTCTGTTGTCCTGCACCGATTCCAATAGTTCTACCTTTATATGCTATACACACTGAATTAGATTGTGTGTACTTTAGTGTAATATTCGATATAATAAGATCATTAATAATAGTATCATTAATATTTTTATTGTTAGAAACTATCTTTTGTAAATCGTGTTTACTAAAAATATAGTCATTATTTGATTGAGAAATTGCAACATTCTTAATCATTTTATATTCTGTATATGTCTGATTTTCTAAATTAATAGGAGACCCCTTTAGAATAATAAAACTATTCTTCTTTTTCTTTTTTAGAATATTAAACGCTTCTGTATCAAACGAGGGGGCGATTATACCATCACATACCTTTGACTGAATATATTCCGCCAATTTAACAGTAACATTTGTGTTTATAGCAACAAAATCACCAAAAGATGATTTAGGATCACATTCTCTAGCATTTTTATAAGCCTCATAATCATCCTCACCAATTGAAACACCCGCTGGACTAACATGTTTAAAAGAAGCCGCTGCTATTTTGTTAATAGAGTATTTTATTTCATTTACTAAATACCAACTATTTACAGCATCTAGAATATTAATATAACCAGGGTTTCCATTTAAAATAATAAAAGGGAATTCTTCTTTATTAGTTGAAAACACATTTGCCTCTTTTTGATAAGGATTACATCCATATTTAAGTTTATAATAGTGTTGGATATGGATATTGCTAGACATTCTATAGACCACTATACATTTATTTAAATCTAAATATATATTATATGGAAAAGGTAGGGAAAATTGCTTATAATTCGACCGCTGCTTATGGTAGATTCAAAGCTACGACTGGATTGATGTTAACATTTTTAATATCTAGTATTCTTCTTGTATGGGGTGTCTATAATTTATATAAAAAAATGACAACTAATGTTGCTGTTGCAAAAATATTAGAACCAGATTGCCATAAAAATAAATTCTCAGATAATCAAATGAGTAATAACAAACTACCACATCTTTTATATACGTGTAGTCTAAATATTAGATACAAACTCGATAAAGTCTATAATTCGTATATAGGTTATAATGGTAATAAACAGTATTATAAAGGACAAAATATTAAAATCGCATATGATAAAAATGATGTTAGGGATGTTGAGTGGCCTATTAGTATATGGCTAGTTATTATACCTATTATAGCATCTATTATACTATTTGCTTTATCGTATTCTAATTATTATATGACTAAAAATAACAAAGACTATGCCGCAATTAAAGGTAGTTTTAACTTACTAAATAATTTTACCAATTTAACAAGAAAGAAAAACAACTTAAAAAAATAAAACACATATAATGTAATCGTCATGTTTGAATATATTTATGTTCCGGCTTATATGCCTACTGAAGATGGAGGGTGGTATCTTTATTGGGCGCTAGTTCATAATCAACAATATCTGAACAGTTCAACTGACCAGTTACAGAAATATGTGTTCCGTATTCAATTCCGTCCAGATTCTTGGAACATGTATTCTATTTCTCAGAATGCTAATTCTAAATACGAAGCAATCCAACAGATTATTTCTTCTATGAATGAAATTAATTCGCATCTCCACAATCCTTCATATGAATACTTTAGTACGGTTGATAGTATTGGTCCAGATACCATTAATTACGAATCTATTCTACAACACTATGATTTTATTCTTGAGCAACTTTACAATTGTTCTCCTGAAGTCTATCAAATTAATGCAACTGAATGGGTGTCATCTCTTGCTTAGGCAGAATAATGATATCCTACTACACAAGGTTCTTGTTTGTTACAACAATGAAATAATCCATTAGTATTACAAATATTGCTATGTTTATTACAAGAATTTGAAAAATTCTCACTTTTTTTAAACCCAACTCTACAAATTTGACATAGATATATTTTTTCGTCTGTGGGTTTATTTTCTATAACTTCAATTGTTTTTTTTTCTATAATTTCTAGATCTTGTATTACCCATTCTGGTAAACACCATTTATCACACAACATTTTCATATGGGTAATCGAAATATTCTTATACATTACAATCTTTTTGTATCTTAGTGTCTCTATTATACTTTTTACTATATCTATATCTTCACATAATTCTGTTTTTTCATCATCATCATTGTATTTTATCAAAAGACTAATAAACCAATCTGCATCGGTTAATGATTCTATTTCATTTTTTGTAATTGTTAGTGGTTCACCCCTACAGTAAAATGTAATAGTTTCCATCTTATTATATTTTAATTAAAATTTATTCATCAATTTTTTTATTATCTTCCTTTAATTTATTTTTCATATTAGTAATTCCTATCTCCCAGAATTTATCAAATGTTTCCTGTGAAATTTCATCCTGACATTCGGCCTCATAATCGTGTCCTTCCTTTTTTCCCTGAAAATATCTGAAACGGTGTCTATGATAAGCATCACTAAATGTTCCTTCTCTAATCTCCTTTTTTTTATAGGACAAAGAGTAAATACAATTTTTACATTTTCAGGTGCCACTTTATCCCAGTCATAATGACCTGGCTGATTATCTACAACTATCATTAGTTTATTTTTAGCCATATAATCAGCTATTAGTGGTTTCCATGTTCTAAACCAATTATCCTTTAACTTTTATCCTTCTTTAGACTTCTCAAAATTAAACCCATTAAACATAACCCACCTCCAAAATAGTCTTTCAAAAGTTACAAACCTAACTGGGGTTACAATCTGACCCCCCGTATCTGTGATAGAAACCGTACTACCAGTATAACACTCCTTTTTGTCAAATTCTATAGTGTATCTTTTTTTTTCTTTAGGCAAATCTGAATATGCAACAATATATGACATCGTGTTGAAATAATAATAAAAATTGTGTAATCAATTTTTATAATAATAATAATAGTAATAATAATTTATAATTAAATTTAGAAATAAGAATAATCCATAAAGGTATTCATAGAATCAACACCAAATGGTTCAACCTCATTTTTTCTATAGTTAACAAAACTAGACGCCGAGGGTTCCGTAGTAGCAGGAGCATTCTTAGAGGCAGCACCATCAACCTTTATAATAGGGAGTGGTGGTGGGTCCGTAGCAACATCATTAGAGGGAGTATCTTCAATAGGGTATGGTGTTGTCTTAGCAACAACATTAGTGTGTTCCCCATTAGAGGGTACCCCATTAGCGGTGGGGTCTGCGCTCGTGTCGGAAGGGAGTTCAGCCGGGTCATAAAGAGGTTCAGTGGGGTCATCTTCATCTTCATCTTCATCTTCCTCCATTAGTTTATTAATTTTATTAGAGAGTTTATTAAGTTTCTTTCTGTCATTATTTCTAATTCTTGCAGCAAGTCTGTTTTCTAATTTATTATAACGGTTATTCCTGTAGTTATTATTTCTAATATTTTTAGCATGTAGTATACGTAAAAAATGATTCCTTTCTAGTTCTGCTTTGTTTAATTCTTTCTGTATTTTATTGAGTTTAGAAGATTCCGAATTTTTAGCTCTTTCGGATTTAAGTTTATTAATTTTCGCATTAACATTATCTAATTTAGTCTGTACGTTATTAGTATTTCTATCATTAAAATGATCAATAATAAGTTTAATAACAAGAACACAAACAACCGAGATTAACCCATATTTTAGAACACTTTTAGACATTTTAGACAACTTCATAATAATATATAATAAGATATTATTTTTGTTTAAAGAAAAAAAATAGATTAGATATAATGTCCAAAATTAGTGTTGAAGATTTGAAGGGATTAGTTAATATTATTACTGTTTGTAATAGACGTGGTGCATTTCAGGTTAATGAACTAGAATCAGTGGGTATTCTATATAATAAAATTAGTGTTTTTATTGATGAAACAGAAAACAGGGGACAAGAGGCATCGAAAATGAAAGAGACGGAAGAACTTAAAAAACTATTGTCTGAAGATAACACTTCTTCCGATGAAAACGGTGGTCATAGTGTGACTTATTAATTGTTTTGTATGTTATTTTTTTTTTATTATAATAATAGTCTATATTAAATGGGTAATTTAATATCTGTAGATGATAATGAAATATCAGTCATAAAAAAACTTTATAAACTAAATAAAGATGAATTAAATATAGTTTTTAATCATGTTAAAAAGGAAAAAATAACAAATATAGAATTGGGATTTATTAATTCTATAAAGAATACTCATTCTAAATTAAAAAATAAAATAGAGAATGATTCCTTTAATTTAGTAAGTAGATTTTTAGAAAATATAGTTCCAAAAGAGGAAACGGTTGTACCAAAAAAAAGAGAATATAGTGTAAAGGAAATGTTAATTATATTTAATTTACATAATTCTAAATATACAGAACAAGAACTTAAATTATCTTATAAAAAACTTGCAATGAGATATCACCCAGATAGACCTAATGGTAACAATGATAAATTCCAGTTGATTACCAGATTTTATAACGCTTTAATCGAAGATCTGAAATTAAAAGAAGAAGATAAACAGTTTAATGAATTAAAAATGGCTTCCCAAGATTATATAACTAAACAATCTAGTGATAACAAACAGAATATAAAATTAAATCGTTTTGAACCTAAATTATTTAATAAAATTTTTAATGAGAATAAAGTAGAAGAAGATGATGATGGTTACACTAAATGGATTGAAAGTAATTCACTAAGTGATAAAGATATAAAAAAAAATAGTAAACTATCTGGTAATTTTAATTCGAATTCATTTAATAGCACATTCGAAAAAGAAATAGAACATCCAAAAGATATAGTTGAATATAAAATACCTGAAGGATTGTTTTCATCGAGTTCTATACAACCACAAGAATTAGGTATAACACAAAAAAATTATACTACTAATTCATATAGTGATTTTAAAGAGGCACATACTACTAGTAGAATCGGAGGAATTAATACTAGGTTAGAAAAATATAATTCTGTTGATGAACTAAAACATAAAAGAGAAAATATAGTAAAACTTTCTCAGAATGAATTAGAGGAATTAGAAGTATATAAACAATATAAAAAGAAACAAGATGAAGATAGACAGATAAATCTAAAGAGGAATGATGAAAAACATTTTTCTAATTATAGTAAAATTCATGATCGTATGTTACAGAGTAATATATTGCGATAGATTCTGATAATATATTTATAATAGTATAATAAATTATGACAAAAACATATCGAGAAAAATTGTTAACTGCCGTTAAGGAATTGAATATAGAATTACCTAAAGGTAAATATATAAAAAATGATGACTTAAAAAATATTCTAATAAAATATCTTGCAGGTAATGGTAAAACAGTAGTGACTACTGATACACAAGATACTAAAACTGAAATAATAAATAGCACAAATAAAGTAAATATTAAAAAATGTATTTATCCAAAAACAAAAAAACTAGTAGCAATCGGGGATATACACGGCGATCTTTCAGTTGCTATAAAATCATTAAAATTGGCGAATGTTATTAGTTTGAATACACCCAATAATACGACAAATATTTCTAATATAAAATGGACAGGAGGTTCTACAATTGTTGTCCAATTAGGTGACCAAATAGATAGAGTAAGACCAAGTAAACTTGTAAATGATCTATGTCAGGAGAATGATAATCAGTTAAATCAAGATGAAGGTTCTGATCTAAAAATTATTTTTCTTTTTGAAAAACTTCATGAACAGGCAATAAAACAGGGAGGTGCATTATTTAGTATACTGGGTAATCATGAATTAATGAATGTTGATGGAGATTTTAGATATGTTAGTCCAAAAGAATTCAGAGAATTTGGTACATTTTTTAAAGAACAAGAAACAAAGAGTCCATATCCATATGGATATAATACACGTAAACGGGTATTTTCACCGGGTGGTAGTCTTTCTAAAAAATTAGCTCAATCTAGATATTCTATATTACAAGTTGGTAGTTGGGTATTTGTTCACGGAGGAATGACACCAGAAGTGGCGAATGACTATACTTTAGACCAAATTAATGGTATAATACATAAGTGGTTAATGGGAAATAAGTCTACACTATTAATGGAACATGTTAATAAACTATATCATAATGATAACGATTCTTATTCACCATTTTGGTCAAGGACATTTAGTGATATAGATGAATGGAACTCTTTATCTGAACAAAATTTTAATAATACTCTTAATATTTTAAATCTTAAAAATAAAAGAGATGCTAAAACTGAAATAAAGGGTATGGTTGTTGGTCATTCACCACAATTTATGTATAATAAAGGATTGAATTCAGCCTGTAAAAATAAATTATGGAGAGTAGATGTTGGTATGTCCAAGGCATTTGGTATGGATAAGAATACGAATAGAAAGGTACAGATTCTTGTTATTGAAAATGATTCACAATTTAAAATTTTAAAAGAACAATAATATATATGACAAAACTTTTATTAGATAATAATAGTAAAGATAAACTAGAACTATATTACCAGGATGATATAGATAATATAAATCATGCACAGAAAAACTTATTAGAATATATAGAATATCAGAATGAAAAAATAGATAATATAGAAACAAATATGTATAAAATAGAATATAATACAAATTATGGACTTAATAATTTAATATGTGCAAATAATTATAATATTTCATATAAAGGTGTAATAATAGGGGGTATAATTGGTTGTGTTTTTATGTCTCCGTTTGGATTTTTATTAGGGTTAAAAACAGGAACGGTTATAAGTATGTCTGGTATGCTTTTAGGTTCGGTGGCATCATATAAATTACAAGAAATAGAACCACAAAAATAATTATTCTATCGTTTTAAGTAGTGTAGAGTTAAATGAAAATTTTTTACAATATCTACAAGTTCCATCTTTCTTATAAAATGGTAAATAGAATGAACCATTTATATGGTCTTCCTTACATAAATTACTGAAAATAATGTGTTGTCTACAGAGAGGACACTTCCTATTTTTAACCTCTATTATACATTCATAATGAAAATGATGACCACACGGGAGTTTAACTATTTTTGGCGATTCTTTATTTTTAAAATTAAAACACCCCCTTTTCTCTGGGATATGTAGTAAACTATGTTCTGTAAATGTTTCAAGACAAATAGAACATTCTTTATCGTTCATATTATATAACATAATATATTTTATTATAAGTATTATTATGTTTTACGTAACTTACTTAAAGCACTCTGGATATCTTCTTGTGATGGAACGAGACTATTTTTAGGGGATTGTGTTTTTTTCTTTACTATTTTAATTTTTTTAAGTTTTATATCACTACCTATCATACTAAGAAAATTAGGTCGAACTATATCTGGTTTTTTTATAGTATTATAAATGGGTTCTGTTTTATGTTTTTTATTTTCAAATATGATATATGCAATTTCAGGATCTAAGTTGTCTTTTTTTAATTTATGTTTTATAGTATTAATATCCAATCCAATTTTTTTCATAAAAAAATAGTGTTTATATTTCGGATTATCACCGGAAATATCTTCTTTCTTTTCATCTTCATCTTCTATGAATGCAAATTCATTTGGTGAATAAATAAGATTAGTCGATAATTTCATCTGTGATATATTCCATATTATACCATATTCCTTTTTTGTTTTGTTAATCCAAATATTAGAAATTTGTATCAAAAATTTACCATATATTTTAGCTTTTAATTCTGTTATATCTATTTTTTTATTTTCTTCATTAAAAATCAATACATTATTATTTCTGTTATAATTTACTCTTAATCTTTCTGGAAAAAATGAAGTGTTATCTTCCTTTAAACTATTTTTAAATTTATAACGTTTAAATTTCTTGTTATTCTTAAAAATTTTATTTATCTTTATAACAAATTTTAAAAATGTATTTATATCTTTATCATGTTCGTGAGATAGGAAAGAAAGATCTAAATAATTATTATTACCTTCATACCTGGTCATATTAAATGGTATAAATAGTAAAGGGGTCTGTACCACCCAATTATTATATTCATTATTTGTTTTATATTTGATTGAATAGTATTCAATATTATTTATAAAAATTCCCTTTTTTAGAACAATATTCTTTACTAAAAATTTGTACGGTTTATATTGAACCTGTACCATATATAGTAATTGTTTAAAAGTATTTAAATTTATTTATTTACTAAATAAATATGTCCGATGAATCAAATAAAGAAATATGTCCAATATGTTGTGAAGAGTTAGATGGAACGATTTCAACGTTATTATGTGGTCATAAATTTCATATTAAATGTATTTATACTTCATATATAGTAGAGACTCATAATACAAATTCAAATATTCCACAAAAGAAATGTCCATATTGTAGACAACACGGAGGATTTCTTGAATTAGAACCCAACACTATACCTGTTAAATGGATACATAAAGAATATCCAGACTTTATTAAAGCGAGTCAAAATAGAGATGTTGAAAAATTAAAATTATACATGAACCCAATCAAATGTTTTTCTATTTTAAAAACTGGAATAAATAAAGGAAACCAATGTAATAATAAACACATTAAAGAAACTTATTTTTGTAAGAAACATAACTAGAATTTTTTTAATTTTAAGGAAACTTTATTATATTTTTCTCTGTTTTCATAAATTGTTTTATGTGCATCAGATACTTTAGTTTCATCCTTTTTAAAATATATACTTAGACCATTTAGTAATGTCTTTTTATTTATACCCTTAAATGCAGGTGTATTTTTATAAACCAGAGCACCATTTTTAATATTAATATGTTGAATATCATTTTTCTCCATATTTTTTATTAACATCTCAGACAGAGCCTTTAGTTTTTTCTTTCTTTCTCTAATTGCTACACTTAACTTCGTAATTTCTTCCTCAAGACCAAGATATTGTTTTACATTATTGCTAAATTCTTCTTTATTTAAATCATCCATATAACTGATATAATCTATTTCTTTAATATAATTAAAGAAAAAAACCTTTATTATTTTATGGATAAGCAAATTATTATAGACAATGTTATTTATAATAATTATATAGAAAAAGAACCAGAGTTTAAAAACGGTGATCTAAATAATTTTAAAATGTATTATAAAATCTTTCCAGAAGATTTTGTTCGATTAAAAACCAACACACTTATATCGTATAATTTAGAGAATAAAATTTATAATAGTGGATTTATTATAAAATTCATAGAACCTAACATTTTTATTCTTAAGGATACACAACTACTCTATATTTGGTCTATTAGAGTAGATGATGAAACAAGTGTATTTGTTAAAGATTTAGCTTTATTTAGAAAAGAAAATAAAATAAAAGATATATTATTTGAAAAATTTAAAAATGAAAACTAATCTTCATTTTCTATTTCAAACCGTTTAATATTATAAAAACGACTGAGTATTTTAGCGCCATTCGTTTTATTGTATCCATTACAAACATAGTATCCATTAAATTGATAATCATTACATTTTAGTATTTGTCTAATAAAATTTATAGCTGGGAATTTCTGTTTACTAACTCCATTTTTATGTAAACAAGTTAGTGAGGTTGATTTGTATTTTGATTTTACCTTTGGTATAATTGAATAAAATTTTTTAATTAGTTCAGGATCTTTCAATTTCTCTACTGGTATACTCAGACCAAATAAATCCTGTTCTGTTTTAATAATATAACCAAGTTCATTAAACATCTCAATAATTAGAGGTTCCATATATATTTACTTATAAATATTTGTTTAAATATATAAATGGATACTGATGAAGAAATAGAAAAAATTTTGAATGAAATTTCTTTAAAAAAAAATACAAAGGGTCTTAATCAGGTACTTGAAACAAATACTAAAGTAATAGATTTAATTTATTCTGACTTTTTAAAATATGACATTAATAAAAAAAATAAAGAAGATGTGACTAATTTTATACAAAATAATTTCGAATATATCGAACTCACAAAAGACACACCTACTTGTTGGATTTGTTATGTTGACTATAACAAGTTTTATAATTTAAAAATACATATGAGAGGATTATTTATTAAATTTAAAACAGATGATACGATTCTAGTAAAATACAACAAAAAATATTTTGTAGTTAATATAAATGATAAAGTATTTTTTAGAAAAATTAGTAGTAAAGATTTAATTAAAATGCATCTTGTTGACGCCATACAGTAACTGGTAAACCTAGTTTTAAATAAGTACGTATGGTATTTGGAAAGTATAGTTACCATTGGGGACTTCTTTCCAGTCTTGTTCTTTGTTCCTTTGTGAGGTTAGTAAACGTTTCGAATATTTCTTATAAACGAGTTCTGTTGCAATCAAGATATCACCTATTTTAGCTACAATTTCCCAAGGCCAAATATTATTCTTATTTCCATCCATAAAATAACTACCTCCTACTTTTAACTCTGTAGGCAAACTACAACTATTTTCTTGATCTATAAATTTTTCATCTATTTTTTTTCCATCAATATAGACCATTAGTCGTACCGCATATTCATAAATAGTATATTGGGTTTCCTCCCAAAATAAATCTGGAATTACTTTAATATTCTTGATATGAAGACATATTGGTCCTGGTTTTACAAAGACACCTCCAGTATCACCATAAGCGTGGTTAGAGAAATTATAGTCATTATCACTATTTTTTGTAGCTTCATAACTTTTTAGGCGTTTTTCTACATCTGGTTCTTCTTGTTCAGAAATACCAGGACTAAATTCTAGGTCTAACTTATATGAACCACCCCTTAGTTCCGAACCGTATGGGCTCCCAGGTGGCGGACTACCTGCGTTAATTGTGTGTGTTTTCTTGTATAGATTTACTGTCGTCATGATGAAGTTGTTTAATAAATAGATTTAATGTTCTAACGAATCAATTTTTATTCCTACCAGATACATTTTAAATCTTAATATATAGTATAATGAATTATAGTGAAATAAATTTCTCCGATACATTCAGTGTCCAGGAACAAAATAATGCCCCACAGGTTAATGCTCCACAACTAAATACTGTCGCTAATAATCAGCAGCCACCTGCTGTTAACAACCAACCCCCACAGGTTAACACACCACCCCCACCAGTTAATAATAATAATATGAATATGGACAATAGAAATGTTCAACAACTTCCAAGTATGAATAGATTAGATTCTCTTTATAATAAACCTTCTCCTAAGACGGTTGTAGAACCTGTAGAAGAACCACCAAAAACTAATAATGTTAAACTAATTCAATTAGGTGTTATTTTAATGTTTAGTTTTCTAACTGCACTATCATGGAATGAAGCTATTAGATACTATATTGGTCGCTCCATTAAATTTTATTCTGGTAAACCAATTTTTTATGTGTATTATGCTTCAACTGCTACATTTTTAATGTGTTTATCTTACCTTTATAGTTATTTAAAATAGTATTTTACTTAAGACTATAATTATATATCTATGTAAATGGATTTTTCTTTTATGAAAACTGGTAGATCACCTGTAGTTAATAATAATAATACAAATGATATGCTAAATATGTTGGAACTTTTTACTTCAAATGCTCTAAAAAATTCAGCAAGGTTTGTTGAACTATGTAACCGTAATGGTATTACTGAAGCTGATGTAAAATATGGTTTGATTTATGAGGTTTTTGAGTTTTTTAATAGACCTAATAATCTTCAGGAACTAAATGAGATTGAAAAATTAAATGAGGAGGAATATGAAGAAGACGATTCAGATATGGAAGATATTATTGTGGATGATTCTGAAATTGATGATTTTAAACGTATTGAAATTGATGAAATAGATAATGAAGAAGATAATAACTTTGTAGTTAAATTGTATAATTACTATGATAACTGGGATAGTTGGAAACCACAAACCCCCCTTGAACAGGTTCTACAAAATGCAGTTAATAAAATAAAATAATTTATAGAAATTTATATTATTATTTTAATGAGGATTCCAATATTAAATAGATTTACTTGTAATAGAAAACAATTAGATAGCTATATTAATAATTTTAGAAGTCAAAACATAAAAACTATTATATCATATATTAATGAAAATCCCAAAGATAAACTACAAAATTTTTCTGAAAATAAAAGGATTTTAACTAAAACACAAAATAATACTATCGCGTTAAAATTAAGTTCCCTTGATGTTTATAATAACTTTAATGAAACTATCGAACAATCTAGAGAATTATGTGGAATAGGTATTGAAAATAACAATAAAATAGTTATAGATGCTGAATATTATTCTATACAGGATCAGATTAATGAAATTTCAGATATACTTTTATCAGAATTTAATAGAGATAAAATAAATATTTATAAAACATATCAGTTATATCGTAAAGATTATTGGCATATATATAAACACGATTTAGAAAAGGAAAGGAATTATAAAATCGGATTTAAAATAGTAAGAGGTGCTTATTATGATACTGAAAAAAACAATTCATGGATACATGATAGTAAAGAAGATACAGATATATATTATAATAAAGCTATAATGTCTTTCTATAATTTTAATAAATGTTATCCAGGTGATAAAATCATATGTGCTACACATAATAATAACAGTATTGATATTGGACTTGGTTTAAAGTCTAAAAACATAGAATTTGCACAGTTAATGGGTATGTCCGATAATAAAACAAATGTTATAGCACAAACTAGTTCGGTCTATAAATATATACCATATGGAGATTTTTCGGATACTTTCCCATATCTTACACGAAGATTATATGAGAATTTGTCCTTTTATAAATATTTATTTGAATAATTTTATATTTAAATATTATATTATGCCTAAATTAATAAATGAGAATGGGTATATTTTACAAGCTACAGAAGAGTCGACGGCAGCACTATTATCTGCTGTAAAAACACCTAGTGTAACTCTGAATCCAGGTACTGATATTTCAGAAGATCATTTTAGTAGTCTTGGATTGGCCTATGATATTTCAGATAATAAAGTTAAATGTTTACAAATGAATGCCGATGGCAAATTGCTATGTGATGTTGGTAATCTAACACTAAATACTGGGGCTTTATCTGTAGATAATTCAGGAGTAGAAACCGGTCTTTCAACTGTTAATACAACACTTCTGGGTAATCTAAAAATTATTAATGGTACTAATGGTAGTGGGGATATACCTTTGACGGTTACAGATTCTTCTTTAACCGGCGCCCTTAACGTTACTCCACTTGTAGCATCAGATAATTTTACAAGAAATGCTATATTTGCTTCTGATCCCAGCACTGGGCGAGCGCGTATTGTAGAATGTGATAATTCTGGGAAATTACAGGTTGGTGTAACTGGGAGTGTTACCGCTACACTTTCTACGATTGATAATGAGGCTATAGATGCGATTACTACCGCTGTTTCAGTTGGTAATGTGATTGCAGGAACTAATTCTGTTTCTACAGGTTTAGCATCTAATGTAGCTCATACAAAAACGGTTGTAGTAGGTGTTAATTCTAATAATGAAGGAACTCCTATTAAAGTAGATACAGATGGAAAACTTATTACAAAATCTGATCCACAATCTACTACTAGTGCTTTAACAGCGATTAATACATTAATAGATAGAACTGTAATGGTTGGACATTTCCCGGATAATAATACAGGTGTACCTTTAAAGGTAGATGGTACTGGGATTTTACAAATTGCAGGAACTGTAGAACTTGGAACAACAGACAATACTGTTCTTGATACTATAGCAGGAGATACTACTTCTTTAGATGATAAAATCAGTAAAGGCGCAGACGTGACACTAGCTGGAGCTCAGCAAACAGTAATATACGGTCAAGATTCTGTCACCCCTACTACTTTACGTGCTTTAAAAACAGATACAAGTGGTAATTTACAAGTTGATGTTGTAGCTGGAGCTGTAACTGCAACTCTTTCTACGGATGATCATGATGCTATAGGTGCTATTAATGATTCTATTCAAATAGGTGTAGATACCGGTATTACTCCTTCTACTCCTACAAGTATTGTTGGGAAAATTGCTGGGAATGTTTCCCATCAAAGAAGTGTAATGATAGGTGTTGATAATAGTGATAATTCCGCTCCAGAAGGTGTTCCATTAAGTGTAGATGGCGATGGTGTTTTAAATGTAGCAACTGATTTTACAAGTGGTAACCAATCAGAATTAACCGAATCAAAACAAGTTGCTGTATACGGACTAAAAAATGGTGGTGGTGGTGTGCGCATGTTAGAACTTGATGATTCAGGTAGACTTAAAATATCGAATACTGCTTCAAGCGGTCCAATTGATGATACACCAGCACACGCAGATAATTTTACAAGACAAGCAATTTTTGCTTCTGATGGTAATAATGCGATGGTAGTAAAATGTGATAGTTCTGGTAAATTAGAAGTTGATGCTAATATCACAGCAGGTAATATTACGGGTTTTAATCTTGAAAGCACCCAAACCGCTATGAGTGCTAAACTACCTTTGGCCTTAAGTGGATCAGGCAACTTGAAAGTTAGTATTGAAGAAGGTGCTACACCAGCTATTACGGGTTTTAATCTTGAAAGCACCCAAACCGCTATGAGTGCTAAATTACCAGCCACCCTCGATAGTGGAAATCTTAAAGTTGCTATTCAGAGTGGTGCTACACCAGCTATTACGGGTTTTAATCTTGAAAGCACCCAAACCGCTATGAGTGCTAAATTACCAGCCACCCTCGATAGTGGAAATCTTAAAGTTGCTATTCAGAGTGGTGCTACACCAGCTA